TATTGGTCTACGACCGCCCCCGAATTGGCACGGGGGTCGCCCCGCACTACGGCGTACACCCGTTTACCACGGGCGTTAAGGGCATTAGCTAGAAATAGGGCCATACGGTATCACCTAGGGGTTAGGGTAACGCCAGTATAACACCGTAGCCCCGGGGGCGCAAGGGGGCTAAAAATTAGCCCGCGTCCTCTTCGTCCACGTCTTCTTGCTCGTGGTCTTCAGCGGACAGGAACATCACAGCGTCGGTGTTTGCGCTGTAGTCCGAGACCGAGCGCGCCTTGCGCACAATCTCTTCAGTAATCGAATCTTCAAGAGCCAGAGGCACCCACGGAGCGATTGCAAGATTGAGCCAATCAGCCAGGCTCTCATCCGTGATCGGGCGACCTGCAAACTTGGACGCGGGGGCGTCGTACATAACGTAATCCCACGTATCACCGTTGCTACATTCTAGCGATACATCCATAGAAATAGACGAGACGTCCTGTTCCGCTTCCAAAAGCGTCGAATACACCCGCTCCTCATTGACGCAAACAAACAACTGTAGAACCGCATACGCACCATCATCGCACTCTCGGGTAAAGAGTCGGCGAAGCACTACGTGATCTTCGTCAGAGTTGTCCGGGAGCCACGGCGTAACGGGGACCAGCTCGGAGGCGTAGGGAAGTTTCTCGTAGGTGACAGTCATGTAGATAGAGGTAGGTTAGGGTAAGCAAAGGGGGCGCTACGCGCCCCCGACCAATAATTCTAGACCCGGTGTGCGGCCCCGGTTTACTGACGTGCTGTCCCACTATACGCCGAGTCACTGACAATAGTTTATCTTTTCGATGTAGGGAGGAGGCTGCCAACACCCCCATCTGCTCTAGAACTAGATGGCGGGATCCCGCGCTAGGGTGGGTCCGAAGTGCTGATCGAAATGTACTGACTGATAGCCGCGCCTCCTTAGATACAGTTCTAGGTTAGGGTTGATGACGTTCTCGACGTAAACGATATGTTGACGTCGAGCCGCTTCTGCTTCAACAATCTCGATCAAGCGCTTGGCGATACCTTGACGGCGGAGAGCCGGGATAACGCCGATAGTCGCCAGATCGATTGTCGTATAGACTTTGCCACGAATGCAGTGGCGGGTACGACGCACGTAGATTTCCCAGTCCCAGTCACGATTGTTCTCGCCACCCGAACGGAAGTGCGTATTGGCGTTGATGCGAGTAGACGTTTCGTCGACCCACGCGGTGAGTGCGGCAGGCAATGCGTCGAGGTCCTGGACGTAAATCATTCGGTGTCTGCTTGAGGGCCGTTAACGGGAATGGGGACGACAGACCAAAACTCGGGGGCGGACAGCTTGCGGCGTCGCTCCATCGCAAGATCCACAGTTTCGAACAAGGCAGGCCAATGCACAGCCTTGTCCATGAGGAACTTGTTGGTCATTAGATTGACAATCCCGTAGACTGTCACCGCTCAAGCCGCCAGCCATCGACCATGACGACCTCGTAGTCGAGGTTGGCCTGCTCGGGGTTCTCGTGGGCCTTGAACCACGCACGAGCCGTCTGGACATTGTGGCACAGGAACGGCACTTTACCTTCGTCGACCATGTCCTGCATGACGAATTCGCCACTGACCTTGTTGCGAATCATGTAGAAGTCGCCCACCGACGTGAGCGGGGGCATGTTGTCCAGGGCGTCTTGTACGGGGTTGGCGACATATTCACGCATGGTGAGTCTCCATAAGATAGTTGACCGCATCTTGAGGCGACGCACAGTGCTGGATCAGCTCCTGGACCAGAGGCCACTTGTTGTCATCAGTGATCATGTCGATAATGGCATCGACAATGGGGCACGAATCAGGACGGGTTTGGCCTCGGAGTTGGAGTTCTTGCAGGATTTGGACTTTCTCCATCCGGCGCTCCTATACGCGGTTAGGGGTTAGGGTGTAAAACAAGTATAACATGCGCCCCCAGCAAAAACAAGGGCCAAAAACTCAGCGACCCGGTAGCTCGATTAAGAGCTACCGGGTCGTCTATTCGCCGGGAGAAGCGAATACCCTCAACACATCACTGCGCTGAGAACCGAGTGGAGGTTCTCTACCCCTAGAGAAACCTCCCCCTAACCGGGCTGCGGATACCGAGTGGACGTTGCGTCGCACTGACCGGCTATCACTACAGCCCTACCGTAAACTTGTGGCCTATACGCGCCCCCTAGGGGCTTTGTAGGGGGGCGTTTGCGTTACTGCAAGGCAGCAACCAACAAACGCAGTATACACCATATAAACAGGCTATACCGGCAAACCCTAGGTAAAACATATTACCTATATGTAAAGCCCATTTGTTACAAACAAAAAGAGGAGCCCCGGGAGGCTCCAAAAATCCAGCTCCTGGTCTTGTGAGGGGGTTTAGAGCTGGACCTTGAGATGAAGGAGTTGATTGAGGGACGGGCGCACGCCCGGGTCCACCAGATCACGACAGACCGGAACCAAGCCACCCTCGTAAGAGAAGCGGTAGAGCTGGTCCATGTAATCGACAGCGAGCGTCATGTGGGTGTCTTGGGACTTGAGCCAGTTCTCGAGGATCTGAAGCTGGCGGGCAGGCGTGGCCCGAACGATTTCCATGACACGGTCAACGTAGGTCAGAGCCAAAGCCTCGTCAGGGAACGACGTGCGGGAATTGGTGAGAGACCGGAACAGGAGCTCGGTGGCCTTGGCCCACTGAGCAGAACGAACACGTGACAAAACAGAGGTGGGCTTACTCATGCGGGTGCGGCGATGCTTCGTGGTCTGGACCGGGGTCTGGGTTTGCAACATGGGAGTACCTTATACGGCTAAGGGTTAGGGGTAAAGTAATTATAACCTAACGTTAACGGCCTGTAAAACTTTATTGTAACTTTGTTTAGGTCTATCAAGATCGGACTCGCTCTCCACGATCTTGGACTCAGATCTAAGACCTAGAGTCAAAAGAAGAGGGCCACGCGGCCCTCCGGTACTGCCATGGCGACCGCCGACGGTTAGTCGAGGACGATGGAGACCTGCGTCTTCACTTCACCCATGCGGGGTTCGATGGTGACCGACACGCCGTCCTTCAGGAGCTCGGACTGGCGCTTCGCCAGCTCGGAGAAGCGCGTGTAGTTTTCGGTCTTCGCTTCGCCGTTCACGACGTACTTCAGCACGTTGACGGGCTTCAGGTTCTTGGCGGGGGCTTGGGCTTGGGTGGTCATGGAACTTCTCCTTTCCCTACAGTGGGAGGTTTACTACCGGGCACCATGCCCGGTTTGCTAGGTTAGGTTCGCTGTTTTGCGATCCATGTATGTATTATAGGGCGTGTTATACACTTGTGCAACCCCCTAACGTGTAAAACAATAAAAATATTTTTAGGCGTTGTAAACCGTGTACACGTGCGCAAATAAAAAGGGGCGCACAGCGCGCCCCCGGGGTAATTAGTGCAGCTTTAGGTCAGTGGAGCACCGTGTCGCTCTTGCCCTTGATGGCCTTGACGCCGAAGCACAGAAGCGCGGCAGCATCCAGGACCTTGACCACGGTATCCGGCAGACGGCCAGTCATGCGTTCGACCGTCGAATCGTTGCCCAGAGCGCGGGCAATGAGATACATCTTGGCCGGAAGGGCGACAGTCGTGCTGTAGAGCGCGGTATTGGCCGCATGGGGCGACAGCGTCTCGTCCTTGAGAAGCTGATTGACCACCGTGGTCATGCGCTCGTTGTCGAAGCGAGCGTCTGCCTCCTCGTGGTCCTTGCACGTGCCGTTGAGCACGTAGGCGTCGGGCACCGCGTAGGAAAGCAGAGACGCAATCATGTTGCCTTCGTGGAAGGCGTTGTCCACGTGGTCCATGATGGTTTCGGCCAGATGCAGCATGGCCGGATGGGTGATGTCGAGGGCGCGGTCTTCCGCCAGCTCATCCTTGAGCTTGAGGTCTTCCACCGAGGGGATGGGGAACTTGCAGGCCAGCCCGTGGACGAACGTGTTCATCACGTTGATCATGCTGGGGATGCGTGCCGGGTTCTCCAGCATCCAGATGATCAGGGGGCGCACCTTTTCCGGGTCCCACTGCGGGCAGAACACCAGATGGGCGATGCCCTTGTTAACGATCTCCGGGCTGTCGAGGTCCGGATCGTAGCGGCCCAGGTTGTTGAACAGGGCGCTGAGGGTCGACACGAACATATCGCGCTCCTGCTCGGTCCAGTGGTCGATGACCGGGACCTTGGACTTGCCCGAATGGGAAGCAGAATCGCGCTCGCCGAACTTCTTGCGGATGATGTTTTCCATCGCCGACAGCACTTCCGGCGGGATACCTTCCGGCGCTTGCTGGCGCAGGTTCTGGAGCACTTCTTCGAGGTTGTTACCCTCGACGCGGAGGGTTTGAACCTCGCTGTCGCTATCGAGCGCCGACAGGAGCTGTTCGATAGGGGATTTGGAGTCGGCCATGGTTTTTCCAGGTTGTTAGGGTTAGGGTAATAAGTATAACACGGGGGCGGCGCAATGTAAAACGGGGGCCAGCGCCCCCGGTTTTTACTCTTTCGACGGTGACCCCGTAGACGCGTCGATGAAGTGAGTGAGGAACAGGTGAAGCTCGTGAGGCACTCGATTGATGAGGACCTGAGGCACGGGGGCGCTTTCGCCCACGAGTTCCGCTTCACCGAGTGCTTCGAGCAAGCGGTGGCAGTCCAGGAACAGCATGGGGGCGCGGAGCTCGTGGTTGACCCACACGAGGCCAATGCCGGTCGTGTTCGACGCATGGTTCAGCGCGAAGGCAGCAGTGCCGATGGCGTCCTGCGGATCCCATTCGGATTCCGATTGTGCGCCCCGGTAGTAGGCAAGCACCAGAGCCCGCAAGATCCAGAGATCCTTGTCCAGCAGTTGTTCGATGAGGTTAGAATCAGACATTGTCGAGCTCCACGTTAGCGACCAGACCATTGAGGTCGGTGTAGATGGTGATTCGTTTGGTAGCCGAACTCATAGCCCCAATGTCTGGAGCTTCGTACCACAGGTGATAACGAATCTGGCCTTGGATTTCACCCACGCACTTGATGGTAATCTCGAAGTTAGCGTGATTGGTATCCAGGATCGAGGGATCCACCGGCTGAGAACCGAAGGCGTGGTAGTGGTCCCACGACTCGTAGCCCTTGGCGATGGCATGAAGATCACGGACAGTAGCCTCGAGACCCTCGTGGTGGCCGAGGGTAGCCATCGAGGCCATGACATACAGATTGGTGATGTGCATGGTCGATCCTTAGAAGTCGAGGCCGATGGCTTCGCGATAAACCTTACGGATTTGACCGAAGGTGGCGGGGCGGGGCAGCGTGCCCGACAGATCCGTGAAGCACACCCAATTGAAAATCTTTACGAGTAGATAAGCCACTTCGTCTTGAAGTTCGAAGGGAACCCACGGATGGGGAGGCATACCGAACCCACTGATGCAATACATTGACCAGTGGAGTTTATCCCCAGACTTACCGGAGGGGTCGGCGATGGGAGTGTTGTTGATCCAGTCGAGTGCTTGCTGGATTTTGGGGGCGGGGATACGCTTTTCGACGCGAGCAACGATGGCGTCGACACGCGCCGGATCCGGAACGTAGTCTTCGCCGTGGGGTTCGCTGATGAAGACCTTGACGATCTCGGGGAGGGTAGCTTGGGACATGGGGTAGCCTATACGGTTAGGGCTTTTACTGGCCGGGGTTAGCCATTAACTAAAGTATAGCGTAATAAGGGCTAGGGCGCAACCCCGCCACACATTTATTTTTCCTCCGGACCGGAGTCGCTCTCTTAGATCTAGGACGAAGATCTTAGACCTGGAGTCCAAAAAGAGGGAACCCGAAGGTCCCCGAAAGATCAAGATGGGGCCGGCTGGCCCACCCTGACAGGTTCTTTAGAAGGCAGCGCCTTGAATCTCGACGCCGACGAAACCCAACTTCTTGTTCAGGTGCAAACGCATCTGCTCGACAGCGTCATAGATCGGGGTGATGAACGGGCGCATTTCTTCCATGGCCTCCTCATCAGCATCATCATCACCATCCGACTTCTGCTCAAGTTCGTCGAACTCCGCATTGAGCCGAACGAGATTAGCCCGCAGAATGTAGTAGCGATCCATGAGAGGCACCATTTCATAATGGCGCTGGTACAGACCAACGACAGGAATGTCCTGCGCCACGATGTTGCACAGAAGGATCGTGAGCCGAGTAAGCTGGTACGTGTCGTACGAATGGGTCGGAGCCAGCTCGTTTTTCGGCAGCTCCCACCGCTCGTTGCGAATCGACTCGAGAGCACGGGTGATGTACTGGAACACCTGGATGGCATTCGTGGCGCTGCTGGCAACGATGCGCTCGATTTCATGAAGACGAATCTCATACACGTCCTGGGCAATAGCCAGAACATGAGTGATCGTCGAATACGCACGTTCCTGGTCCAGGGCTGCCGACGTACGGAGCGCGTTCATGAGGACGCCCCGCACGTTGCTGACGTCGGCCGTGTTCGGATTGAAGTGAGGGAGGGACATGGGGTTAGCCTATACGGTTAGGGTTTACTTAGGGCCAGGGGTAGCCCGTACCACATTATATAGCAGTGGGGGCGGGGGCGCAAGCCCCATGTAGCGTTACGCGCCTGGGCTCTTACGCTGGTGTTCCAAAGCAATGGACAGAGGCACACCAACCACGGGCTGACGAGCAGCCAGTATCTTGGATGTCAGCGACCGAGGATGCTGCTCGCAATTCGCCCAATACCAACGCTGAGTCGGCTCATGCCACACGTACACATAGTCGCAGGTTTCACCCTTGATCGCTTCGGCCAGCGAGTTGTACGTGCGATACTTGCAGAGGTCCCAAGGCTCTTTCTTGTCTCGGTGGTAATAGACCGAGACCAGATTCTTCATGTAGGGACGATCATGGTGAGTGCGCATGATCTCGGCCATACGCATCTTCTCGCGATCGTCATCATCGAGGGCCGGATAACCAGACATGGCGGCGAGGCCCGACATGGAACCGCCGTGGACCAGGGGCTGAATGACCTCAAGACGGGGGTACGCGTTGACCAAGAGCAGACCCACGTGAGACAGGTCACCATCGTAGTGAACGTCGTTAGCCCACGTGTAGGAGCCAGTGTGGCAGATAATGGATGCAGAAGTTCCCATGTTACGCCCCTTACCCGTAGTAGCACATCTGAGTGAACCAACGCCCCATGATCGCATGGAACTTCTGGGGGACCAGAGAGGCAAAGATAGGAGCCGACGTCGGCCCCGCCCCCGTGTACTTGTACCGACGGATAGACCCAGGTTCCGGCTCCGAATCTTCATACACCTCGGGCCTCTCAACCTCGTGCAATTCAATCCAACAATAATCCGAAGAGTACCACAGGAACTCGGCAAGGAACACAGCATGGCTGATATCCCGGGACAACCAGACATTGAGTTCAGTTAGGAGCTGGAGCTCGGCCTCCGTGTGAGTGACGTACATATGTTTAGCGTACATATAGTCAGTGGGAGGCAGGTTCTTGCCCTGGATCAGGGACATAAACAGCGGGAACACGAACGGGGTGTGCTTGGCTTCGCGGGCAGCTTCGTCGAAGTAATCCAGCTCCCCGTCCCCAGCGCTACCATCGGGTGGGAACAGGTCCTGGATAAACGCAGAAAGCCAGGGCAGATTCTGGAGGGGGATCATGGTAGTGTCGTACATACGGTGTACCTTTTTACGGTTAGGGCATTAGGGCGCGGGGTTACGCCGTACACAAATATAACACGGGGGCGCGCTACGCGCAACCCCCGGGCGGGTCAGGGATTAGTCGTTGCAGGCCAATTCGTAGATGTCGATGGTGACTTCGTGGAGATTTTCCGGGATAGCCGCTGCAGATTCTGCGGCAGACATTGGAGCCGGGCCATAGAACTCGCCGTAGTTATCGGCATTGATGTCGTACTCTCGATCTCGACCGTGCGTTTCCGCCTGCTCGTAATCCGAGTTGAACCATACGAAGCGGGCAAGCAACGGAGCGCGAACCAGAGGGTCTTCCCGAAGCCAGATCTCAAGATCCGCCAGAGCTTCGGGCTGAGGCTGATGCTTCGAGTCCTGAACAGAAGCAGCCCAATAGCCGAGAGTGCCGTCGAAGTAATCGACGTTATCCCAGAGGCATTCGACATCCTCGTCGTTCTCAGAGTTGATAGGCAGAGTACCGGACACGAGAGCATTGAGTGCGAGGTACGAGTACTTCGGAAACGGAACCTCGTGGCGAGCTTCATCAAAGGGTTCGAAGGAATCGCAATCCCCGGACATGAGATCAGCGAAGAACGCGCACACATACGGCACGACAGGGAGGTCCGGGCCTCGATCCACACCCTGAGTCTTACCCAACTGGGAGACGTAGTGAGCGATGATCTGATCGCGGGACAGGGGAACAAGGGTCTGGGACATACGGTTTGCCTTTACGGTTAGGGTTACTGGCTAGGGGTATTAGCCAGCCCTTAATATAGCACGGGGGCGCAAAAATAGCAAACTGGGAGCCGCCCCGTTTTTGCAAAAAGTCGGAGTAATACAAGGAGTTGCGCCCCCTTTTAAAACCGTGCATAATGCAACCCGGGCCAATTGTGGCCCTAGGGTTTTGTTATTGATGACCGTACATCACGACTACAGCTACAGACTAGGCACCGAGTTCATGCAGCGGTGTCACAGTTGCCTCAGTTCTGACCTGTTGCGCGAGCGCTTTGCCGTGCTGCGCCAGGACGAGCGGTGGCTTAATAGCTGGGAAATCTACGAATTCAATCTGTGGATCAAGAACAAGACAGAAGAGGACTTCGTCAAGCTCCTCAACTGGCTGCAAGATCTGCACGACACACAAGCAGCGATGCTGCGCCCCCACTCCTTTCCGTTGCCTGCCCGCCACTATGCGGCGCGTGTTCAGCGGAACGCGAGTATCATCCCAGAGTCACTGCACGAGCCATTCATTCGCCTCGTCAAGCTCCTGGGTCAGATCCACATTTCTACCGAAGAGGAGTCCCCGTCCACGATCTAAGACCCTGATCCAGTTCCGCGGTCCAATGCACTAGATCCAGTTGCCGCCAGTCTCCCTCTGTGAGCAGGATCTAGGAGCAATGAGCAGGATCCCACATGGTGATCGTAGATCTGAATATTCAGACGGCGATCGGGCCAGGGGGAATCTTGGACGTCCATGATAGACGCCCATGACCGGGATCCCTGACAGAGATCTGGGATCAGGATCCAGGAGAGACGTAGACTCTCAGGGAGACGGAGTCGCTCTCCGCGATCTAGGAGGAGGATCCTGATCCCAGATCTGAGACGAAGATCCAGGTCTTAGATCTAGGACTCGGACTCAATTCCAGCAGGAGAGGAGATAGATCCAGCAGGAGATCTGCAGGAGAGTCCATTCCAGCAGCAGGAGATCTGATTCTGCAGCAGGAGAAGAGAATGACTCCAGCGGCAGCAGGAGAGTCCATTCCAGCAGCAGGAGAGGAGAATGAATCCAGGTGCAGCAGCAGGAGAGTCTTGCAGGAGCAGCAGGAGAGGAGGAATGACTCCAGCGACAGCAGCAGAAGCAGCAGAAGACCCTACTCCAACAGGAGCAGGAGCAGGTGCGGAAATCGTAAATAAGGTGTAGGGGTGGATCCCAATTTCATCCCCATTCACAAACCCTTATAGGATGCTGCAATGTCAAAAGACTGGAGCCAGATCAAGCCAGAGAAGCAACGTCTGGTAGGTATTAAAGGTACGTCAGGATCAGGCAAGACCACGATCGTGTTCAAGCTCTTGTCCCAATACAAGTACAAGACTAATTACTTTGTGAACGGTCGGCGTCAGCCCATCGCTCACGTGTTCGAGAATGAAGGCAAGCGCCCCCTCGCAGTCATTGGTCACTACGAAGCAGGATCGGCCGGTTGTGGTGGCCTCGATTCGATCTCCCATTACGCAGCTATGAATGAGCTCGTAGCCTACTTCTGGGCCAAGGGCTATCATGTACTGAACGAGGGTCTCCTATATACCGGGGACGCCATCCAAACCATCAAGATGAACAAGCTGACCAATGGTCAGTCTCGTATCCTTGCCCTTACCACATCCATGGATGACTGCATTGCGGCTGTCAATGCCCGTCGCCGTGACAAAGACCCCAACGCCAGCGATGTCAACCCTGACAACCTGATCTCCAAGGCTAACAGCGTACCCGGCGTCATGAAGAAGCTGGAAGAAGCGGGGGTCCAAGCCAAGTACGTGGATCGCAATGAAGGTTGGGAGTGGGTGGCTAAGATTTTCGGCCATGATCCAACTAAGGGCTGGCAAGTTGGGGAACCTGAGTCCAAGTGGGAACTGCGCCCTGAGATCAAAATCGAATTACAATCCCTGGATAAGAACGGGGAGCGCACTCTGGGTTACAAATATGACGTGGATCAGCGCGCTATGGTGTTCGATCAGCAATTATACGAAAAGGAAAAGGCTGCTCAGGACGCACGCGAAGCTCGTAAAGCGGGTATCACTGGATCCGGCACTGAGAAGTCACCTAAGGTGAAGGTCTCTACATACCACAACATGATTGCGCCTGCGGATGATGCTCCGCCTGAGTACCGCCGCTTCTATAGAAGCTGGAGACAACTGCGGAGAGCTGAACGCAAGGCACGTAAAGCAGCACAGGCAGCTAATCAGGCGTGGCCTCCGTTGGAGGGTGATTACAGCGCTGAGTGGCACTCCCAACAAGAGGCCAAATGGAATGAGGCGTATAACAAGCTCATGGGTGAACTGCCCAACACGGAGCCCGTGAGTCCAAATCCAGTACCTGCGTCCAATCCGGTTCCAGGTCCAGGTCCAGTGGGTCTAGGTCAAGTATTACCTACCCAACAGATACCCACGGACTACAAGATGGGTCACATCCATATGTTGGAAATGGAAGTGCAATACCTGTCCCAAGCGCTGGGTCAAGCCCTAGCGCGTCTACACGCTGCAAAGAACTAGGACTTGTTAACAAGTCCGGAGCCTAACCCGTAGCGGTTAGGGTTGTATAACAAAGGCCGGTTAGGGTTTGTAGTTTAAGCCCCTAACCGGCCTTTTATCATTTGACGCAGTCAAAAGTCATGGGAGCACCGTAGCTCCTTCCAATCCAAGATCCAAGAAGTAATACAAGAGTCGGGTAATATCTGTGAAAGGGGGAGGAAGGTGAGTACCCCGAAGCGACTCCGTTCGTGGAGTCGTCATGATAAGACGAACAGGACACTGGGACAACACTGGAAACCAGGGCAAGATATAGAACAACACTGGAAACCATGACCAAGGACACTGGACAAAGCATAGACCCGTACACCACAAGACCCAGGTAAGCAATGTACGGACCTAAAACTACCCCACCCCCTCAGTAGCCAATTCAGAACTACACAGACCCCCGTTCATACACAGGACATATAACCCATACACAGGGTGACAAAAACAAGAGTTAAACCGACAAAATCCGAGTTAATTCGGAGTCAAACGATCTCCGCAGATAATAAGATTCAGAACTAGGAAATGGAACTAGACCCTAGCTCAAATGGAGTTAGCACCTATACCCGGACCCGGTTGGAACCTCGAACCTACAACTGAATGTGGGCGCAGAGCGCCCCATGACAGTACCCGGTTCCAGTTCCTAGCTCAAGTAGAATAGGTGTAAGACCTAGACTACAGGGTAATGAGATACATGGGTAATAAGTGGTTCTTAAAAAATTTTGGGTATGGCACAGTACGTAAAGAGATAGGAGTTGGAACACACCTGTAATAGACAAGAACCAGTAGAAGTATAGAACCTATGATAGAGGTAAAGTAGAGGTTAGTTAGGGGTAAAGAGGTAGATATAGAAATGACGGTAAAAAACGGAATTTTAGGGTGAGTAAGGGGTAATCATGGGTAAGCGCCGGAGCCCCGATTTTATCCCGAATTAGAGTCCGTGTAGAGTGAGTAATTGGAGGTGTAATTGTGGGTCTAAGTCCTAGGTTCTAGGTCTTTCTCTTATCTTACAAAAACGCCGACCGAAGGGAGGTTGGTCCCGGCGGTAAGGAGCGCAGCGACTGGAAGCCGGGAACTTTGTACAAAAACATCCGCCTCCAATTATCTAGGAAGTGGACAGTGTGTTGTGTGTCCATTACACACGTCGGCCTTCGGCCTCCGTGCGTTGCTCGCTACGCTGCGCCACGAAAATTTTTTAAAACAGTTGTATTACCAGTCTATGAACGTTACGTACCATGGACGTAGTCCGTAACCCGTCAGTTAAACGCCTATAGAAAATTATGTTGCGCTCGTTTAACGGACACTTTTTGAGCAGTTCCAGTATTACACTCTGGTTCCGTTGTCAGTCCGTAACACGCCTATAGAAAATTATGTTGCGCTCGTTTAACGGACCTCCGTTAACAAAATCCGTTAAACGTCATACCGTTAATAGCCTGCATGGACTTACTAACTGGAACATCATGCCCCTCTATTCGATAGACGGTCATCCACAGACTATACATTACCTGTCATCGCTCCCCGGCGGAGGTAAAACCCATTGGGCCATCCGCGTGATCCAGAATCGCATCCGTACCGGGAGTGGAGTCACCATCTACACAGCCCCGACACACAAACTATTGGACGAGATCGGGCACAAAATTCGTATGGGAGTCGACCCAGCCCTCCATCCTCGGATCTTCAAGATCAACGACGACCTAAAGAAGAGCTTGGGACTCAACACGCTGCGCGAAGTAGCCAAGGTGTTGATGCGTGCCGTGTCCAAGTCCATAAGGATCAACAACATAGAAGTACCCAAGCTGGAGCGCGGAACCGTCATTATGATGGCCCACGAGACATTCTTACGCCTGGACAGCGGCTACAAGGAAAATGGAAAATCATTGCTCCCTAACCGCAAACGCGTGAGCGTCATCTTTGACGAAGCCCAGAAATGCGTACTACAATCCGAGCAGATGATCTTGCCCCCGGAATTGGAAGGCGTGCTCAGCAAGTTCCTACCCCTCCAAGAACTCCATGAAGCTCGGACCCCCATTGAGATCAAGTCCAAATTGACCCGCAAGGAACTGGACGACGCGCTCCAGTCCTACGTAGCTCAATATCGACTCACTCCAAAGGTCGATCGCATGTTTAAAGACCTGAAGAGGGTTATGGAACACGTGTACGGGTCAGCGGTCCGTGTTATGGGCCAGGCTCAGTATAATCCACGGACATGCACCTTACAGCTCCAAACCGTTCTGGATCCAGCCCGGGTGTTTTACGGATGGAAGACCGTTACGATCATGGCAGCACGTCTGGAAAACACTCAAATGTTCCACATGCTACGATTATCCGGATACGAACCTCTGGACGGGGAAGACAACGATTTGTTTGAACGTCGTATCCAAGACATCGACTGCCCTATCCATTTGGAGCAAAAGCGTGTGCCGTCCATCCAGATCCAGGAACGTGCGTTACGCCGAGCGTGGTCCCAGGCTTATATAACGTATGCGTCCGCCGGTCAGTCGAAGCTCAGTATGGGACTCCTGGACAATGGGATCGTGGTGCGTCCGGAGCCTGGAGACAACCTGGATCTGTGGAGTTCTGGACTTATGGAACTCAATGCAGCCCCCGGTGCTGGACTGAAGCCCAATATCTTGCGGAATCTCATTCGCGGTATAGCAAAGGTCAAGGGTTACAGTGGAACGTCTCGATTCCGAACCAACAACGAAGACCTGATAGCGTATATCAAAACTCTACCGGACCTCCAGCCCTATACTCCAATCCAGTACCTACTGAAGCGTAGTGTCGACATAAATCGAGCGTGGAACAAGGCTCAGGGTAACTACGATCCAACTCCATTGCTGGCTACGATTAACGTCGGGGATGGTAGCTATGAACGTGAAGCAGAGCTTTTGAAATTTGGGGCCGACGACATTATCTTTGTTCCGTTTAAGAGCCAAGGTTCCAATGCTTACATTGAGCATCACGTGTTTGCCTTCCTGGCGAGCGTTAATCCACATCCAGGGGCCAAGACAGTTATGGAAGCCCTGTGTCCTTCCTATAATTCAGATCTAGACCACCTTGTGGACCAAGCAGTGCAGTCCTTAACACGATCTAGCATTCGTGTTCCAGACATGGACGCATACCGACTACTGATCTTGCCAGATAAGGCTAGTGCAGAAAACGTTAAGAAGTTTGGATTCTCCGATCTTCCGACCCTCATTGAGCCCTGGGACATTGGGAATCTTGGAATTGGGAATGGGCTAACCAAGGAAGACACTAAGGACTTGCGCAATCTCCATTCGATCATCGCCCTCAAGTTCCAGAAGCGTCAGGCTGGAAATCCGGTGGCGACTAAGAAACGGGGTACTAAGTTTGCCGCTAAGAAAAAGTTCCTGATCCAGAAGATCCCACAATACAAGGAAATAGTGTCGTTAAAACGCAGATTAGCGGAAAAGCGTGCTTCTCACGACCAAGACCGTTTAAGGGACGATTTGAAGACCCTAGAGTCTGCCCTGGCCGACCAAATAAAGCTATGTGAAGTGCAGTTCGAGCGCCGCTGGAAAGCGGGCGATTCTTTCTTCAAACCGGAACTATAGACTATGACCCTTCGTCGCTTCCCTACCCTCTCCAATGACAATCACGCCACCTTGGATGAACGACTATCCCACATTCCGTTGGCTACCGAACTCGAAGACTTAGTGCGTCTAACTCCAGAGCAAGTGGACGCCCAAGCCTATCCAATCATTATGAGCCTTGGAAACGCACTCCAGTCCAAAGTAGCGAGTCGCATAGCGACACATACTTTCAATTCATTTCCAATGGACCGTGGCGAAGTCCATCCATTGGTTATCCAGCGTGTCCGTGACTTCTTTGAGGTTCGTGGGTATGGAGTTTACACTGGACCGGAAGGTATCACGGTCGATTGGAACAATCCACGGGAAGGCTTCCGTCCAGCCACTGCTCCCACCCTAGTTAATCCACACAATGTAACCACGCCGCAGGTGGAAATGGACCCTGTCATGAAGGAACTAGACTCGGCTATCCAGGCCCAGGTGGAAGCTGAGTGGAATCGTTTGAACGCACCCCGGTCCGAGGAACGCCGTTATACGATTGGCGATCCTAGCCGTACGATTGGAGGCAAGTAATGTTCAAGTCCATCCGCAAGTGGTTCCAATCTGAACCTTCAGCCTCGGCCACGATGTCGCCTAAACTATGTCTCAGTGCGGCTCAGGCCACGGTGCTTACAGAACAGGCACGACAGAATAGCGAACGGGAACTTTTGGAAAGCGTACTGGACGCGGTTAACCACTACGCTGGACGCGGGCTTAACTCCGTGTCAGTCACCAGGCCAAGCGGTCCACCGTATGACCCGAAGTCTGTACAGACAGTCCTCGCTCGTTTGGCACTCCTCGGATACACGGCCCGCTTTTCCGATAATGCGTTTACCGTCGAGTGGAACGCCAAAACGTAAATAGTAGGGTTAGGTAAAAGGAACCTCCATGGACTGGCGACAACGCACACTCCAAACACTGCGCAACCAAACAATTGACCGTAAAATCAAGAGGATGCACGATGGAACGAACGCTACACGAGCTACTCAAGTGATCAACTCTGAACCAGATGTTCAAGTTATATCACCTGTGAACACGGCCTGGAATGGTCCAAGTCCGTTGGATGGTCAAGCGTTTGCCAAGCACTTGATGAACATCGAGCTTACGGATGATCAAGCATTTGCATGGAACAAACTTATGGATTGGGTCCAGGATGCGAACGGTTCCGACTGGATTAATCTGCGTGGGTTTGCTGGGACAGGTAAAACAACGCTGGTCCAACTACTGTCCAAGGCACTCCAGGTCCTGAACTTCCGTGTTATTGGACTGGCTCCAACGCACAAAGCTGTCCGGGTACTTGCGTCCAAGGTCAGTTGCGACACTGCTACTGTTCATTCGAGTTCCGGACTTAAGATGGAGGAACTGGAGGACGGTACGCGGGCCACTGCTCGCACTCAATGTCATGTCCTACGCCAGTTCCACTTTGCACTGCTCGACGAATGCTCCATGTCGGGTCGTGAGCTGACAAGCGCCTTGGAAGAGGCTCGCGGATCCTGCCGTATAATTGCTATTGGTGACCCGGCACAGTTCAACCCCGTCGGGGAAATGGAACAGAGTCCGACCTTTAGCATGGGACCGAAGGTAGTCCTGAAGCAGATTACACGGCAGGCCGAAGGTAATCCACTTATCATCGCGTCCAAGAAGGTCCGCGTGCGCATCCGCAACGAAGAACGGGTGGACCTGGAAGACCTTACCGAATGGTTGGACGAGTCCCACTTCGTTCCGCGTAAGACCTTGATCAAGGCATTCATCAAGGCGCACAAAGCCGGTAAGGACGTTCGGATCCTAGCCTATCGGAACAAGATTGTGGTGGCTCACAATCAGGCCATCCACTTTGCGCTGTACCCAGACACCAAGGATATGTTTTGTGTCGGGGAGCCTGTTATTGCCCATGAGGGGTACACGCCACTCAAGGGTGATAATAAAGACCTGCCAATTAAGAACAGCTTTGAGTTCGTAATCCGCAATGTACGCCTGACAACGCACCCGGTTTACACCGAGTTTAAAGCGTGGCGTCTTGAGCTGGGTAATGACCTGGAGCCCCGCACCGGCTACACGACGGTGTATGTGCCGTGGTCAGATTCCGAATACGAAGCAGAGGTTAGCCGCCGCTTCGATGAAGTACGAGAGTTTGAATCCCAGTCCAAGTGGAACGAGCGACGTGCTGCTCTTAAACGAGCCTGGGACTTTAAGAATGGCTGGGCACTTATCCGCCACGCTTACGCATTGACCGCGCACAAGTCACAGGGTTCCACCTTTGATCTGGCGTTGGTTGACCTTCCTGACATGGATTATATCCGTGAAGACTTCGAGCACGGGCGCGCTCTTTACGTCGCCTTAACTCGACCCCGAGAAAAGACGAGGTTCATACTATGACCACCCAACCCCGCACTGAAGAAGAAGCGCTGCTCATGTACGCAACAGGTCTGGAGTACCTGAAGCGTACAGGGTCCAAGCTGTTACCTGCCGCTGAAGCGGTTACAGCTCCTGAATCTAAGAAGAAACCGACTCAGGTGGATTTTAGCTCCTTTAGCCAAGCGGCAACGGACCAGCGCCTAAAGGATCTGGAGCGCCAAGTTCAGGAGCTTTCGTTTGAGAACTCTATACTGAAGTCGAAATTGGCCCAAGCTAATCAGCCTAATACGTGGCCGCTGCGTCCGACCCCCATGTGGGGAGCTGCACCGGAGACCCCTCAAAACATCCCGCTTAATCCCTACTTCACTACGTCGACCGCTGATAGCACCACTCCAGACGCTTATCCGGGTGTCGCCCGTAGCAAGATTACTATCACCCCGGAGGGCATACTCAGTGTCGATGGTGTAGTTAATGTCGATACGGGATCACTGGCCGACACTGTGACTTTGTTCGGCGATGTTACCTTTTCGAGCGATGTATCAATCACTGGGAAGCCGCGCAATGGCTGATGATACGTGGTCCTTTGCGGAGCAGCGTCCTGCTGTTACCGTTGCCGAAGAGTTGCGTCAACTTGCCAACAAGTACGGCTGTCCACCCAATGTGCGCCCTATTGATTGGGTACGCCAAACACTCGAAGAATTACTGGAGTCTGATAATGAATCAACCACATGATGTTACCGAAGCCTGGGGTCAGTTTATCCTGGCCCGCGATTACCTGCTAAAGCACGCTCCGCATATGCTCGTGAGCCAAGCCTACGGCACCCCTCCCCAACCGCAGGTCCAAGAAACAGCTACCGATATCCTGTCCAAGGATTTGGTGGAGCTTATTGCTCTAAAAGAAAAGATGAAATGGGTTATTGCCCAAGAGGAAGAGCGGGAACTGGATCTGCATATCCGTGCAGAAGACGACGGCGCGATGACTGTCGAGGAAGTTCTAGAGAGCTTGACAGAGCGCCTAGCCTCTCTTGAGGGTCGCGTCCAGCTCCTGGCTAACGGACAACTGCAATCCAAGTCTGAGGCTCAAAAGGACAATGAGTCTGCTCCCGATCTTGCGGCTACTCTAGACACTGCGAAGGAATCGGCGCGTGAGCTGTTGGCCGCTGCTTCCAAGGAGGTGGAGGAGTTTGCACAGTCGGCGGAGAAGCTCCAAGCGGATCTGCGTGAACGTATTGGTGGCCTGTTCGTCTCTGCATCCGAAGCTGTGAAGCCGAAGCGTAGCCGTGCCAAATCCAAACCTGCCGACGAAAAGCCCTCCGAATAGGCGTAAATTTTAGGGTTTAAGGAGTGAACATGAGCAAACCGTTTTCAGTTGCTTACAATACGGACGGTAAGACAGTTGACCGTGTCCGTAGCGCGGCGCTCATCCTATGGGATACTCCGCCGTCCATTGTGGCGACGGTTATTAAACCCGCCTCGGGGGACGCCTTAGCGTACATCCAGGATATTACGGCTGACGACTCTGCCACATTGCAGAAGTTTATCGAGTCGTCAGCCGCCAGCGCGCCTGTTTCTTTTGTTGGTGAATCGAAGAACAAGCTATATGAACTACTTCCCGAACTCCCTGTAACCATATGGGTGCGCAACGGCAAGAACGTTATCCGCACTACGGAATGGGCTACAGCACTGAAACTCACATCGGATTTGGCAAGCAATGACGTGACCATTAAATACCAAGCGTAGGAGGGTATATGGAACCGAGTCAGTTTGTTCTCAACCTAGAGGGCTGCGCCCTTACCGAAGCCGCGTCGCTCTTTTGCGACCATCCGCAAGAATTGGCTATGTATGCACGTGATCGTCTGACTCATGTACTGATGTCAGCCCCGATCCGCCGCACACCCAATGCTTTGACGGAAGTGTTGACGTCCGTGTCCTTGGACATCAGCACCGCCTTTGGCCGTGATTATATTCTGGAGTTGATCGATTCAGAGACTGAGGAGCAGATTACGTTTATTACCGAATCTGACGACATCATGATCTTGATCGATGCTGTGGAGGTGCCCGTTTCCGTGGAGCTTCATTAATGACTAAACCGATCGTTGCAGCATTTGATGGGAATTGGTATCTAAACCGAGCCCATCATGTATTGGATGTCAATGATCCCGAGGTAGGTCGCAAACTGGCCTACCTTGTGACATCCATGATCATGAAAGATGCACTCGCTGTAAGGGCCGCTCACGTGCTAGTTGCGTGGGACGGCCCTTCAGTCTTTAGATACAAGCTAAATCCGCGCTATAAGATCAATCGGCGTGGAGGCACTAAGGACAAGAAAGACGGTACTCTAGGTGAAGACAAGACAAAGACGTCTAACCCGGTGTATGAGCATCTGCCACTTGTCCAGGAATATATGGATAAAGCCGGTATCCCTTGGGTGCAGCTAAAGAAGTACGAGGCTGACGATATCTTGGCATGCGTGGCCCGCCTTGGTAGCAAAGGCTACCGGGTGTATCTCATGACCAAGGATAAGGATAGCTATCAAGTACTGACTAAGAACGTTAGCTTGTATATCGCTGACCGTAAGATCGATGGTAAGAACAAGCCTTACGTGCTGACCTACTCAATGGCTGAAGAGGCTAAGGGTATTCCATGTTCGCGCATGGTAGATTATCAAACGTTGTTAGGCGACTCCATCGACAACGTTGTTGGCTTACCTGGAATTGGTCCAGTTGCTGCTAAGAAGATTGTACTTAAGTTCGAATCTCTTAACGCATGGATTGAAAGTCTCGAAGGTGAGGAACTTGCTAAGGTTACGGCCCACATGGAACGGCTCCGTCTAAACCGTAAATTAGTAAAGTTAGACCGTAAGTGCTACGACCCTGACCCTAGTCATATGGTGATCCCAAAGCACAAGCCTCAGGGATATCCTAAGTCGTTTGCAGCTTACGTAGACTTTCTATACCCAAAATCTAAAGGATTGTTTGGATGAAACCTACAGACATTCAAGTCTATTCGCTGGGCTGGCTTATGCACGGCCCCATCACGACTAGCGCCGCCATGAACATTCAGGGTAGCGACTTCTATGGCCTGCTTGAAGCTGGGCTCGCTACGAAGGTCGTGATGCCCAAAGGCCAAGAAGGCTTTGCTGCTACCCTTTCTGGTCGTGCTGTCTACTGCGATGCCCACAGTGTCGCTACTCTGAAGCAAGCTCTGGATAAGGACACCGGACCTAAAGGTACGACTTTGGTATCTGCTTAATCCAGATGGAGAATATTCATGTTGTTAACGCCGGGTCGTAGTTTTGCCAAAGACTTTCTCAAGCACTACGCTAAGTGCATGAAGGAAGTTGAGGTCTGGTCACCCGCTGACCCCCATCGTATCTTAAGCCTACGTTGCTCGGCTCTGCCCTTCTGCCCTCTAGACTTCTTCACGAATATTGCCAACAACGGTATGGCTCGATCCCTTGATATGCGGGGTCTGTTCTATACCAGTGTCGGCACAACAGTTCACTTGGTTATGCAGCAGGCGCTGTCTATGCGTGACGGCCGTCTGTTTGGTGATTGGAAGTGCCGCCGGTGCGGTAACTTTGAACCCATGTCCACCATTCGTATGTGCTGCGGTAATCCAATGCAGTACGAAGAACTGAATATCGACTACAAGGGTGTCAAGGGTCACGTAGATACGCTCTATGCCTTAGATGGCAAAGCTGCCCAGAAGCTGTCCTTCCTTCCTAAGGAACAACGGTTTGAAGCTGCCAAGGAGCTGGAGTTCGTTATTGTCGATTATAAGACAACCAGTGAGAAGGGTAAGTACAAGAAGGAAAAGGATCCGGGTGATGGGTATAAGTCACAGATCCGGGCCTATGCGTACTTGCTCAAGAAGCAGTACAGCCTAAATATCGTCGGGGTCATGCTCGCGTTTATCCCACGGGATAATCCTCAGTACCCAACTGTGTGGGAGCAGGCTATTCTACCCCACGACCATAAGTTAATCTTTCAGGATCTAAAGATCTGGAAGGCAGCACACAAGGATGTTATCAACGCTCGTAAGTGGGTTGATATCAAGGCGCTGTATGAGACGTATGGGCTCTGCAAGGACCCTTACTGCGATACGTGTCGGTCCAAGGAAGTGGTGCATGTGCTCAAGACCGCATACAATCGTGCCAAGGAAGAGGGCCGATTGCCTATTAAGAAACTAGCCATGGAAGCTCTAGGAATAAAAGATGATGATTAACACTGGCAACATGATCCAGGTTGCTGACCTGCTGGCATACACGGCCCACTCGGCTATTGACCAGCGTCGTAAGTACACGAACGAGCCGTACATTGTACATCCTCGCGCAGTTTCGCTGTTGGTACACTCGTACTTTCCGGCCGACCTGGAGTTGCAGTGTGCTGCTCTTCTACATGATGTAGTGGAAGATACCCACATCACCAATGACTATATCCGTCAGGTGTTGGGTTCTGACATTGCCAAGCTGGTGGAGGAAGTGACTGATGTAGCAAAGCCTGCGGATGGCAATCGAGCTACTCGCATGCGTATGAATATCAATCATCTGGCGACTGCTAGTGCCCGAGGTCAGACGCTTAAAGCGTGCGATATCATCGACAACCTGAGCACGGTGTTGGTGCGTGACCCAACATTTGCTCCGGTGTATGCCCGTGAGAAGCGGGAGACGTTAACTGTTTTGACCAAGGCGCACCCTGAGGCGTTGGAGCGTGCGTGGTCTATTGTCAGAGGATGGGAAGAGCAGCAAGTCCAAAACGCATTGGCAAGTCCCAGATTCTCCAGAGGTAGACGTTATGGCAAAAAAGTGGCCTCCTCCAAAGAAAGCAGCTCCACCTGAAAGTCCCACGCTATACTACATAGCAAGGTTCTCAGAGGGAGCTCGGTTTCCGTTTCTTAATTGGAATCCTTTGTGTTTCTCGTATGACCTACAAACTCTGTTGTCTTATACTATAGAGCAAGTCAGCGATCTGTGTATCCACCGCTGTGCGCTACTGAGCCGTAAAGAGTCGAGTAGTCCTAGCGACTTTCGCATTGAATACGAATTCAGTCTAACCAGTGGCTGGAAACCGCCAACTCTTTTAAAGTGAAGCCGGAATGGTACGAGTAGAAATGCTGTACACCGTGGAATACAACCTAAAAGAAGCTCTAGTGAAACTTGCTGAGGAAGATGCAGCATCCGGTGCTCCTACTCCAGACTCGATTGAACGTTACGCGGGCCACGTGGCTAAGTTAGTAACCCGCTGCGCAACGTGCTTCGATGTGCAGATGCTGGACGACATTGGAGCTCGAGCCTTGATACATGCTCTGTCAGATATCTTGCAGAAGGATAAGGACGCGGGTCTGTTGAGCAGCTACACGGTGATGGCTAATCCAGTCTACATCAGTAACATGCAGGGTATCCAAGGGGTTGTGCTCTTTCAGTGGCACGACGCAGTGGATAGCAGCGGTCTAGAGTTCTGGCTTAAAGAAAACGGTATGCTGTCGATAAGCACTATCAACCTGTAAATACAGGGTTTGGTTCACAGGAGTAGGTATGCCCCGTCGCGCCCTGCGCATTGTTGGTACAGATCAGGTGTTTGAGATCAGCCGAGTCACAGCCATTAATTCGGACAAGGCGGATTTCGTCTTCCATCTGGATCGTCTTAAGGACGGCACCCACCGCCTGACCTACAACAAAGCCCTAATACCAGACTGGACTAAGGTGCAAACCCTAGAGTTCGGCCTGGAAATGATTCGAGATGACAACGACCCCAATACCGTCTGGGTCGGAGAAGCCACTACAAAATGACAGATTCTAAAGCCTTTCATCTGAAGTACCGTCCCCGCACCTTGCGTCGCCTTATTGGTCACGAGACTGTAGTAACGCGCCTCAAGGGATTGGTAGCAAGTGGCAAGGTTCCTAACGCCCTGGGGTTCTTTGGTCCGCCGTCTGCCGGTAAGACCACGCTGGCCCGTGCGTTTGCCGCAGAGATTAACGGAGTTGCCTCTGTGCAGTTGATGCACGGAGACTACACCGAGATCAACGCCGCAGATCAGAAGACAATCGATGATGTCCGTAAGCTTGTGCAGATTAGCAAGTTCCGTCCAACACATAGCCAGTACCGTGTGATCGTCATCGATGAAGCTCAACAGCTTCTGTCAAATAAGCAAGCCGCGCAAGCCCTCCTAAAGCCTTTGGAGGAACCTTCCAAGAACACTATTTGGATCCTGTGTTCGATGGAGCCCCTCAAGTTTGGCACTACCATAGAAGGTAAGGCTATGCTGACGCGGTTGTCTCAGTTTAATCTAGAGCCTCACACCGATGAGGATCTGCTGAAGCAAGCCAAACGCATTGCTAAGGGTGAAGACATGCTGTATGCGCGTCCAATCCTTAACGATATCGTCCAAGCTGCCGGTCGCGAAATGCGTACCCTCGCAAACGTTATGCAAGGAGTCCAGCAGTATTACGATGGTCTTGAAGATAAACCCAAGCGCCTAACTCCGGAGTTTATTTCAGGTGTGTTGCGGTCCGTTGCTACATCCGACGACGATCAAGCGCTTGAGGTCCTAATCGGTACGTACAGCGGCAAATTTGATCGGGTGGTCAAGGCATTGTTGGATGTGAAGGATGGGTTCATGTTCGTCCAGAAGTTGCTCTGGGCAAATTCCTACCTCATGTACAAAGCTGCACTGAACGGCAGCAACCACCCGGAGCTCAAGCATTGGGCTCCCCTTAATCGTGCAATCTCTGATCGTACGAAGAAGAATCCAGTGCCTATCAACATCTTGGCGGCGGTTAATGTAGCTCTGACCAACCTACGAATCGAACTAGGTAATCCTGGGATCAGTGCTCCAGAGCTTATTGCTGCTCGCCTTTACACGGCTATCGTTCAGATTCACGGCTCAGATTGAGCAAGTAGCAACGGGCATTCCGCCCATAAGGAAGCACCCCATGAAGAGAAAGTCCATGCGAACCGCAGTTACGCGCCCCTCTAAAAAGATCAAAGGGCGTCGTGCCCGGTCTGAAGAGATGGATTTGCAACTGTACGAGGCTGATACTAGCGCTCGCACAGAAGGCCCGCGTAAAAAGTCCTGGTCTGTCCATGACTTGATACCGTTGCGGCCAAAGAACGACAAACAGGCTACAGCAATCACTAACTGGATTGGGGGTGACAATCTAGCACTGCTGGGCTCTACCGGTACGGGTAAGACCGAACTGGCTGTTTATCTTGCGCTTTCGGCTCTGCTCCGTAAGGACGATCCGATTGACAAGATTATTATCGTTCGATCTGCGGTGCAAGGCCGCGATCTTGGTTTTCTTCCTGGGGATCTTGCTGAAAAACTGGCTGCCTACGAGCAGCCATACGCCGACGCCTTCGCACGCCGCCTAGGTCGGGCTTCCTCTTACAAAGACATGAAAGAAGCAGGTCTGGTGGAATTCCATTCCACGTCATTCCTGCGTGGCGTTACCTTCGATAACGCGGTTGTTATTCTCGATGAGGCTCAGAACTGTGAGTTCCGTGAACTGGATACGGTACTGAGCCGCCTCGGTGAAGAGAGCCGTCTGGTTATCATGGGGGATAAGCGCCAACTGGACTTGGACAAGCGCCAGCCTTCTGGCCTGCCCATCTTCAAGGAAATTATCCGCGACCTCCCCAAGTTCACACTTGTTGAGTTTGACCGCTACGATATCGTGCGTTCGGGCTTTGTACGTTCTTGGATCATTGCGAGCGAAAATTACCTGGAAGCTCAGGAACGTGAACGCGAGCGCAACCCTCACAAACTGCGAGTAGTCAGCTAATGTTAAGTCGCCTAGACTATCTATTGGCATGTGTAGGCGAAGAAGCAAGTGAGGTCGGGCAGGAGGTAGGTAAATGCCTCCGGTTCGGCCTCACGAACGCTTACAGAAATGAGCCAAAGAATATTCAAAAGCTTCTAAAGGAATTCTATCAGCTAGTTGCTGTTATGGATGCCCTTACTAGCGAGTTAGGTGTAGAAGTACCTGACGAACTAGCTCAGAAGTGGATGGCCCAAAAACTACAGGGCCTCAAGGTGACTATGGCGGAATCTGTAGAACTTGGAACACTAGAGTCGAAAGACCCCAAGCCTACGGCTGCCTCAGCGCCCAGAGCTGCCCCTGCTACACGTATCCAGGTCAACCCGGCTCGCCGTGGATTAGACTTTGGAGAGGAAGATGATGCATGACTACTCCCGATCTTAGTACCGTAAAGACCGCTTCCAAGACCCTGCTTAACGCAGCCCTTCAACAGAAGGCAGAGCATGTACAGGTATTTGACCAGACAATGTCTCTAGGGGTGTTCCAGCTTGCTCTGGACAAGTTGGGTACTATCGACTCCCAGAATTTCAAGTATTACGCACTGGTAGGTTCTTCTTATATGGACCTAGCCTCCGACCCTGACTTTCTTAAGATTGTGACACTCTCTGATGATGAAAGCGCGAAGGCCGGTATCCTAGGCATAGTCGAATCCAAGGGCGCTACCATACCCGTGGTCAGCGATTATCTGTGGTCTAATGACGAAACTGTTCTGCCTCCGAACTGCCTTTACATCATGGCTATGGATGATCAGGCGGTTGTCGGCTCTGTCTGTGTACACCTAACCCCACTCACATGGCACTACCCATCCACCGGAATTAACTAATGGTCTCCCGTGCAACCCATCCTGAATTATACGCTACGCCTGAGCAAGAGATCACGAAGAACATAATCCGCATCGAGGAACAGTATGGGGTGCGGATTATTATGGCGGTCGAACAGGGCTCCCGCAGTTGGGGGTTCTCTACTAAAGATAGCGACTACGATGTGCGCTTTATCTACGTACCTAAGGAGTCCACCTACTTCTCGTTAGATAAATCCCCAGAGACCCTGGACCGCAACACTTCCGGGTGGCCTGTTACTTCCGATCTTGAGATTGATATGGAGGGGTGGGCTATTCACAAGGTTATGCGATACGCATGGCGTAACAACGCGATGATCCACGAGTGGGTGAATAGCCCTATCGTATACCGCGACCTTGGCATTGGCATGCAGATTAGTGAGCTGATGAATAAGTATCGGCGTGTGGGGCCGGTGTTCCATCATTACCTGGAAATGGGTAGCAAGACCCTACTCCAGATCGATGACTCAGAAGGCCGCTCGGCTAAACGCGCCTTGTACGCCTTTCGCTGCTTTTTAGCGGCCTGGGTAAAGATTCGCCTAGGCATTATGCCCCCGGTGCCTATACGCGCCCTTATAGCCAGCGCACAGACCGCGCAAAGCCTTACTAGCCCCATGCCCGAGGCTGGCCCTGGCTTTGCGCATTTAAACCTGCCCAACCTGTTTGAGCGACTCTACCAACATAAGAAGGCCGGTACTCGACCGGATGCTGATCTGTTGGCAGCCGTTGACCAGATGCGCAGCGCCTTACAATGTGCCAAGCCATACACGGATAGCCCCGCAGGTATCGCCGAGTATGATGATCTGCTGATTAAAACCATCAAAGAGTATCAACCATGAATGACTCAGCTTTTGTATCAACCGCCATTCGTCTAACCGAAATGGTAGTCAGCTCCAAGCGCTTGACCTACGACAAGGAACAGATGGCAACTGAGGGTGTAGACGACCTGCACCCCTTCAAGTTCATGACCCAGACGTACACCCTGGTGCGAGAAAAGGTTCCGGAAGCCAAGTCGTATGCTATTGCTATAGGTTACGACGTGTACCATCACCTGACTATGGGTGATAGTCCTGAGTTTCTGGCAGTGCTGGACCCTGTAGCGCGCCATAGCCGTCTTAAAGACGGGGAGCTCGGTCGGATCTTTGGGGCTGATGTGTTTACCTCTGCTACGAACCCTGCACTCCGCAATGCTGTACCGGATGACGTGATCGCTGTTGGTGCGTATGACCAGGACGGCAACCTTATCCGCAGTGCCTCCGTCCGTTTGGAGCGCTAATATGGCCCGCCGCGCAAGGAAAACCGTTAATAAGCCGGTAGTCCCTGTATCGGCGCGCAAGGCTACGGCAGATGCGATCAAACTCAGAGTTGCTCGTTATTATGCCAAGAAGAAATCTGGTGTTAACTTCGAGCTCGCAGTATCCTCTTGGGGTAAGTTGCGGGCGGATGTGTTTGTTATGACGTTCAAAGGTCATATAACCATAGTCGAAGTAAAATCCTGTCGCGCCGACTTTCGTACCGACACTAAGTGGGAAGGGTACTTACCCTTTTGCAATCAGTTCTATTTCGCGTTCGATCAAAAGACGTGGGATAGCCTGAGCCCTACTTGGGAATTTGGTCCGGAGGTCGGCGTAATTGTCATTGTGGACCCCGAAAATCCACAGTCAGCCCTCAAGTTTGCTCGCAAAGCGCGTAAACGTGAGGTTGACAAAGACGTACTTCTGAACCTAGCTTTGCGCGCTGCTTACAGAGGGGCTAAATACCGATCACTGGCCGACATAAAGGCTGGTGGAAACCAGAGGTAATTATGCGAAAAGTCAAGGAACTGACAGTTGAAGTCAAACGTATCATTCAGACCGCACCGTATGAAACGGTTACGATCGGGATCACTGAGACGTACACGTTGGACCCTGACGATGACCCCGAAAAGCAGCGTGTTCTTGCTTACCAAAAGATTGCTCGTACAGTATCTGAAGCTGCCGAGCGTGAGCGGACCCGCTATGCTAAGTCTAAGGATAAAAAATGACTATGGATCTCCGTCCGCTTAAAACCAGTATCAAATCAATCCTGACTAGCCCCGCCGCACACCGTCGCGTCGGGAAGGCTATTGCCAATCGAGTTAACTACATCGCGGCCAATAACTTCGTGCGCCGTATTATGAAGTCTGTGACATTACCGAATGGTGTTCTGCCATATCCGTGTGACTACGCCGATGGACTTTACTTGTTTGAGGGACCCTCTGGTGCGTATCGGTGCTCACACCTTGAGTTTCTGCAAGAATCTGAGTCACTTGGGCACGCAGAACTTATTCCAACTGAATTTCCCGGGAGAATTCCGAAGGAAAGTCTTTTGATTTCCCGCCCGTTTGTTAATTCGTCAGACTGGGTCGATACTCTAAAGGAAGAAATGGGCGCAAAGCCCTTCAAACAGGCTGCCGACCTTGAAGCTGAGGCGGTAGAAGCTCTATCTGCTCAGGAAGAACGCATCCTGTATCAGAACCTGCAAGTACACTCGGACAAGTTCCTGCTCTCAGTAGCCTATGAGCCTACGCCTAAAGAGCTTATCAACGCGGCCCTGCATCGCTTTGCGTCTCGCTTTGGTGGTAAGCTCCCAGAGAACACAGAGCTTCTCGTAAGCTCCGACATGATGATGCGTATCCGTGGTGTAGTGCGTGACTTGTCGATTTCCAAGACAAAGTGGTACTCTGGATACATTGGCCGCTGGTCCTACGCTGATGATATCTCGGTGCCGGTGTTCTCCGATGCCGGTCGCCCCAAGCACATGCGCTTCCTGGAAGATGAGGATATCCTTATCTACGTTGGAGAAGACTCCGGCCAAGTGACCGACCGTGGTATCAATCCGGTAGACCCTATCTCTATCAATACGGACTACCTACCGGGTCGCGGTTGGGTTATTAGCCGCACTGTTTCTATGGCCGTAGACCTAAACAAAATTCTACTAGCACGGGTGGCCTGACATGATTCATTCATCTAAGAACTATATTATTGTCGATGTAGACGACCGTCCTGAACTAGATGATCAGGATCAGCCTGAATACGCGATTGCTCTGGGTCTAAGCCTAGCGGTTCCGGTAGTTTCCGGTATTGTTACGCATGCTTCCTGGGACACCACTTACCCTCAAGGAACCCGAGTCTGGTTCGAAGCCGACAAGGAACTACTTATGTTGGTGAAAGGTGTTAAATACAGCGCAGTAAAGACCTCCGCCATTATCGCATACGAGACCACATGATTATCTTCCGTAGCCTCCGTGTCAAAGATGTAGCACCTTACCGAGATTCGACTTTCGAGTTTAAGACCGGGGTGTCTGTCATCTATGGACTTAACCGCACAACCGCAGCCTCTAGCAACGGTAACGCAGCGGGTAAGTCCCGCTTCTTCTCGCAGTTGCCAGAAACTATTTTTGACTCCCCGGTCCTAGGTACGACACAGGACCGGGTGCAGTCTGGTGAGCGTTGGGTTGAAGCGGAGGTTAACGGAAAGAAGGTCACCTTTTACCGTAAGGGCAGTAAGCTCCAGGTTTTGGATGAGAACGGAGCTTCTGTTGGTCGTACCACTAAGGAAACCAAGCATTGGATAGCCCAGAACTTACCGCTTACCGAAGAAGATTCGGAATCCTACTTGTACCTCGACAGCCTGCGTCACCATCCATTGGTACGCGGAACCTCCACCGAGCGCAAAAACTTCCTGGATTCCTTCTTCGACCTAGAAAAGATCGGTATGGAGAAGAAGCGGGTAATGGCGGAGTTGGCCGACTTAAAGCCGCTTAAAGCCACTTACATAGAACTAGGCAAAGAACGGGAAGCTCTGCTAGCTCGTATCCAGGAGCACGGTGGGGCTTCCCTTAAGGAACTTAAGGCAGATGCCACTACGTTGAGTGTGCAGCTCGATTCTATTCAGGCCAAGAATTCTCAGGCTATGGAGCTTAGACGTGTCCAAGAGTACGTCAAAGATAACCAGAAACCGATTCAAGAACTTCTTACTGCATTACAGGATACCCCTATCACAGAGGAGTCCTTTGCCGAGGTTTTGGGCAACACACGAGATTCTCTGTCCAGTAATCTGAAAGATCTGCGCCTAGCACGCTCCTACGCAGACTACAGGCGGGACAGAGCAGCTTACGATAAGGTTGTAAACACGCTGAGTAAGCGCGCCCGTATCTATGCCACGGATGAAGAGAAGCTGGCTAAGGCCCGCCGCTTGGATGTCAAGTACGAGCAGGCTAAGGCAGACAACACTCGTAGATTGCGTGAAATGCCAGAGGAACTCGAGAAGCCCACTAAGGTCAAGAAGCCCAAGCAGGACAAACGTGAGTTGATTGCCACCCGCGATATTCTGCTATCACAGATTGAACACGCAGAAACGTTTGGCTCAGGCACTTGCCCCACTTGCGGGCAGTCAGTTAAGGTTGCAGATATGGAGACGCTCAGATCGGCTCTGGCTACCGCCAAGAAAGCTATTGCAGCCCATAACGCTTACGAAGACTACGTTCGGGATCTGAAAGACTGGGAGGCTAATGAGCATAATCGTATATCGTCTCTAGAGGCTATTGAGAATAACAAGGCACTGATTGAGAAATGGCAGCCTATTCACGAGGCCCTACAGGAATTGCGCAGCCTGCCCGCTGAGCCGGAACCTTATACTGGCCCCAAGAAGGATGTGGATATCTATGAGCGCATGGTTCAAGAAGATAGATACCGCCTACACTGCCTGGAGCTATTGGAACCGGGCTTACCTTTGCTCCTAAAATATCCAGAAGTTGAGGGTAAGAAGGTTCCAGACTACACGGTTAAGATGCGAGAGTTGACCGAGAAATACGCAGAGGTAACGGCACAGGTCAGCGTGCTGCGTAGCTATCGTCAACGCTTAAAAGACTTAGATGCTAGGCTGTCTGAAATGGAAGAGGGTTTACAGCATGAGCGCCTGCTGAAGCTGATGCTCCAGGCTTACGCGGACAAGGGGATGCGTAAGATGGCAGTTCAAGCCATCAGCCACAGCCTAATGGCTCAGGTGAATAAGTATGCGTCACGTATATTCCCAGAGAATTACCGCTTCGAGCTTAACTGGGACAAGTCACAGATCGCGCTCCTATGCCACCGGCGCTATGGTAAGAAAATAGAGGTGAGTGACGTCCGGAAACTTTCGGGTGCGGAGTCTAGGCTGTTCACATACGTTATGGTATTATCTCTATTGACATTCGTCCCTGAGAACCGCCGTAGTTCCATTCTGATCCTGGACGAACCTGCAACCAATATGAGTACGGAAACGCGCGAATCGTTTAAGGAGCTCCTAAACGTAATGAACGCCATTATTCCTTCCATTATCGTCATTACACCAAAGTCCGATGAAGTGTACGATGGCGCTACTGCGTACACTGCCGTTAAGAAGAATGGGGTTTCGACACTTGTCGAAGGTCACCCATCAATGCTACGAGGTTGAAGCATGTCAAAGAAAGTTACAGTGGTTAAGGCGTGGGCTGTCTCCAGGTGGACTCCCGTGCAACTTACCGAGGCCCTCACCGAGCTTAACGTGAGCCATTCGGTTGTCGGCTGGTCGAAGGACAGCCACGCCTTAAGGGGCCACGACACAGATGGTTTGTCGGTTGCTCAGCCCGCATGGCCTATTGTGACCCATTCGGTAGCGGATGTGCCGCGCATCCGTATTGATAAGGAGCGCCAAATCCTGTTTGTCTGTGATTCGGTGCCTGCTCTGGCTAACCTTAACCTTACCCCTCTACCAGAGGGTCGCGATATAAAGTCAGTGCTTAAGAAGGCACTGCGTATCATGGACGAAGATTGGGAATACAAGTCGACAGAACCTGACATTCAAGACTTTGTCGCCATGGCTTCCAAGCCTTCCTTACTTAATCAGATTCTTACAGCGATCTATAAGATTAACCCTTATGCAGAGCGTAAGATCATCCAGAACAAAGTGGTGATGTTCCTGGGTGGGCGCGTAAGCGTAAGCTCCATGCGTGATACCCTGCGGTCGAACTTCAAATACGATACAATTCGTACACTGCTTAATACTCCTGAGGCAGTGATGTTGTCCAAAGCGGTGGAGCGGGCTAAGGATGGTGAGGATATAGAGGACCTATCTAACGAGTTTAGCATCGAGGCTTTCGACATTTCGTACATTTTGTCTTCAGTCGTGAAACAGGGTGGGAAAGTTTAATAGGGTATCTCCATAGTCTAAGGAGTTCCTTATGCCGTCACGACTAACAATTATTCGTCCAGACGGTCCAGCCCAAGTCGACATCCCCGATGAAACACTTGTCTTGACCCCAGAATTACAGTTTGAGGAGCCGACTAGAGCCGAGTATATCTTGGCTGTGGCCGCTCCGATAGCGTCATTCTTTATACCGTTCACTCCAGACGCTATTGCGACTCAGCTCAACACGTATGCCTTGTGGTCTTACGCGGTTGTCGGGGTCCGCTATGTGCCGACGGTTGAATACCCAGACCCTTCCCTACTAACGCAGCCCGAAGGTCCCCCGCCCGCAGTAATCCTATGCACTGGTGAGGAGCTGAAATTCGTGCCTGTTCATGTTGTCCCACAAACATAGGAGGCCATAATGGCTACTAACGTCGGGTCAAAGACCCAATTCGGCCTGCCACTGGACACACCAAGTGCGCAGACCATTCTACCTGTAGGTATCGTGCAGAACTCAACCTTTCAAGTGGTTGGCATGTTTGCTATCCCGCTGACCACATTCGACGGCACCGAGACGACTTACGTTGTCCAACCCGGTGCGGGCGGTACGGTTGATATACAGTCCGTGACATTGCCCGCTAAAGCTGCGGCCCCAGACTACCCACCGTCGCAGCAATTCATGGCTGTGACGTATACATATGAAGAAGCCAAGCCGCTGCCCTGGGGCGGATTTTCCGAGTTCATTTATCCGGAGACGACGGGTTACTACAGCCGCTGGTCTACGCCTACTGGACTGCGCCGCCATTGGTACGATCCGGGTTCGCTTATCGGCTCGTTCCTGAACGGTATGGATTTCTACCCTGTTTGGGTTCCTCCAACAGCACCCACCCCGGATCCGGTTGACGGCACTCTACGCTGGGCCGTTAGTTTGGACCTCGCGGCTATCCAACCGCAATGCACGTTTTTCGACTTCAATTGGGTAACGTTGTTCCAAGAATCGATCTTCAGTGCCGAGCCGAATACTCAAGGTGGATCCAATACGTGGGTTCCTATGCAGATTATGACGGTAACTCAGCCTGCGGGCGGTGAGTTCCGTGCAGCTATTCTGCAACGCCCTGAGTACGTGGCTGGAGGTGGCACTATGTTCGACACCGTGCGCATTCTACGTATGACTGAGACTGTCGCCCCTGGCGATTATGTCTTCGAGTTCGAGGTGACTGCTTCGCTTAACGGTATCGTGAACACGACGCCTGTTATCCTGACAATGACCGTGGTGTAAACCGTAAATAGGGGGTATAAAAGCCCCCTATTTTTCATGGTACGAGAATGAAGTTTACAACAGAAAGCGAATCTATTCAGTCGGCTATAAAGACCGTATCTAAACTTGCGGCACCGTCTGAAGGCATTATCACATTTCGGCTGAGCAAAGGCCGAGCACAGATTGTGAGCTACAGTGAACTGAGCTCCTGCACCATCGTTGTGCCGGGTACAGTCGAGGGTGAAGGTCAGTTTGCTATCGGACTAGACGCCATTCGTGATGCCACCAGAGGCCGTGCTTCGGTGGAGCTTACGTACAAGAACACAATGCTGTATGTAAAGTCCGGCTCTTACCGGGCAGAGTTGGCAACCTCCGATGTTCTGGAACAGGACGACGTTGCACGGACTACCGACACGCCCATTGAAGTTAGTACCGAACAGGCCGCGTGGCTACGTTCGGCTATTAGCGATGTCGCTATTCGACCCATGGCTCTGGTTAGCTCGTACATGCCTGTAGGTATCCACTTGTCAGATAAGGGTGCGTTCATTTCGTGCTTTGACCGTACCCGGATGTCTTTCCTACGTGATAAAGCTATCAAAGGGAGTTCTAACTTTGTTGTTCCAGTGGACACTATTCAGGCAGTGCTAGAGGCTGTGGGCATGGCTGCGTTCAACATGGTGGTTACGGATGCCTATGTTGAAATCTACACGGACCTAGTGTGGGCTCGTGTGAGTCTGCCTACGCTGGAAGAGAACTCTATTGGTCTGGACGCTGTTATGGGTAAAGCCCGTGAAGTGGCTAAGATCGAAGGCCAGGATATTACCGTACCGAAAGACAAGCTAGTTGCGTTCCTAGACAATTCGCGCGCCGTTGCTCTTAAAGAGCGCGGTGAGCTGCGAGTTAAAGCTGAAGAAGGTAAGCTACGGATGTCGATTCAGACCCAGGCGGGCAAGATTCAGGCATCGTTACCATACGACTCGGGCTCTGACCTAGCATTTGCCATTGATTATGAACACTTCGATGAGCTAGTACGCAAGTCGGGCACCGAAGTTACCCTCAAGGTTGTGGGCGACGCATTTATTGTCGGCAAGACCGCCAAGGGTGCTACAGTTCTGATTGCGTTTAACCAGGAGGATGGGGAATGATCGAGTTGCCTATGACCCTGGACCCCGGTGCATTCTACCGCATCGGGAACTACCACGTACTGCCTCTTCAGATCATGGCTATTGGCACAGTATACGAGCCAGAACCCATCGACGTGAAATGTACGTTCAACATAAGTAAGCTCCGTGTTAATGGCGCTACAATTGGTCTTGCGTTCCTATCCCCCTACCGCATTCATAACGACGGCGGTTATCTGTGGACTGTGTCTACAAAGGGCTACAATCTAGCCCGATACACTACAGTTATCCGCGATGAGCGGGTCGTTATCTACAACTACGAAGACGCGGCTTTGGCTATCACACCTACGGTCAGCCCCTACGTGGAAGCCTTCTTCAAGGAACAATAAATGGCAACCGAGCTAATTCAGGCCATACGGGCGGATACTCGATACAAGAAGTTCAAGAAGATTGTCACAGAAGCCCAGGAACGCGTGGATTTTGAGAAGGACCGGCAGGAGGCACTTTCCCTACATTCCGGACTAGTGGTTCGCACTCTGTATGGCAAGAAGCAGTATAGCTCCAAGACACTGCTAGAGTCACTAGCTCAAGTGCAGGCTAATCGTAGCCGCTTGGTTGAGTTACGGGTACGGTCGTCTATTCATATCTCGTATGTGAAAGAAGCCAGTTCTGCGCTGAAGCGCTATGTGTACACTGCCTACGCAGATGACATGCGCAATGCAGATTACCGAACCAAAGATCAGCGAGAGGCCCTCCTAATGAGACTCACAGCTTTGGCTGAAGAGTTTATGTCAGAGGGCAATTCACACTTAGACCTAATCGATACGCTTATCAAAGACTTGGATCAAGCAGGCTTCGCCATGAAGCATATGGTGGAAGTGCTGCGTCTGCTCGATGGTAAGGAAGGTAAAATCCTATGAGCTTCTGGGCTCCAATTCGGTGCGGTATAGGATGGCATCTGTGGTCACAATGGGAAGACGGCCCTGATCTTGAATACTTTCATCCGGAAGAGGAGGGTGCTGAGAATCCTAAGCCCTATCTCGTTAAGCATCATCAGACCCGCCGGTGCTTACTGTGTTCCAGAAAAGTTGTTGAATACACCCATAGCTCGGAGTAGCAGTGATTGAAATCCAATCCTTCTCTATTAGCCAGTCGCGTACTGGCACCCGTATGACGTTTGCTATTCATGGCGAGCTATACATATCGGGCGGTATCGTGCGATTCTCCTTGAAGAAGACACACCGAAGTCCTATGTGTATTGAGATTAAGAGCGCAACGCTCTTCCCCAACACTCCGATGGTTTCTCAAGAAGAAGCTGCTCTAAAGAAAGAAGCCGCTCTCACAGTGAAGGCAGAACTTACTAAATGGGCTCACTCTTCAAATATCATACCAGAAGCATTACGACCGGAGATCGTCCAGCTGTTTACCATTAAGAACCCCGCTGACCGGGAGATCGTAAAATGAAAGTTGCTGTAGTGAAGCACATTACAGATATTCATATTCACGAGCAGACCTGTGTTGAATATATTCATTGGGACGACAAGGCTCTAGATGAGGGTCCATGGCCGGTCGGTGTTGGAAACCTGGGTAATTTCTGCACGGAAGTCGACGGGAAGAAGATTTATGCGTGGTCGTCTGAGATCTTGATTGAGAATTTCAAGAATCTAAAACGCTTACATCCAGGCACCATGGTCACGCTCATTCAACGGGAATACCCTTGGTGGGAAATGAATGTTGTCAAAGAAGGTCTGGACCCGCGCTGGTTCAACCATCCGCAGTACGGTTTGCCCCGCGTGGCCCGCACCGATCAAAACAACCCCTAGCAGTGCCTTAAATCGGGCCGCTACGCCGTTTTTAAGCCTACCCCTCACCTACCCCGGAGGGCTGGCCTAAAAGCCCCGGCGTGGCGGCTTTTTCCATTTTGGGGCGGAACTTGGCTCACCGTGTAAATACTGTGACAGTAAGTACAAATGCAGGATAGCCCATGAAAGTATTTGAGCGTGAAGCATTCTTTATCCGTAAAGAGGATATCAAGGGAAGGGAAGCGCGTCAGGAACTTATTGACGCATACACTTTTCGTTTTTACGAAGAGAAGGCATGTGACAAATGTGAATACCAGCCAGAACGCCATGTGGAAGGTGTGTGCGATAACTGCGCCGCCTACCAGGGCGGAGCACGGCTGGCTGAGAACGTTAAGATAAACGAGAAAGCGTATATTCGCTTTCCAGTGGGGGATCGGAAGGGCTTAGTGCGTAACCTGCGTCGTGCAGGCGTTCTAACGGATGTGCAGTTACCCACGTGGGTTAACAAACACCCTGACCACGAGGTGACCCGCTTCAAGCGCCCAATCAAGTTCAACGGAACATGGCGCGGCCCCTACCAGAAGGAGGCCCACGACGCATTTATTGCAGCCAAGAAAGGTGTGATTAAGGCACCCCCACGAAGCGGCAAGACCGTTATCGGCAGTGCGATTACCTGCACTTTGGGTCTGAAGACTCTTATCGTCACAGTTCAGGCCGAATGGCTAAAGGGATTCTATGAAACTTTTTGTGGTTCGGCGTCTCAGCCTGCTCTTACTAACGCGATTGGCTCCGGTGTTACTGCGGCTGAGCGCCGCGCTTTTTGGAAGAGTGGCAAGAAGCGTGCGTCTGTGGGTTTCTGCAAAACGCTAGAGGATTTCCAGCGTCATGACGTATGCTTGGCTACTGTTCAGAGCCTGTATTCTGAGAATGGCTTGCGTCTGCTCAAGAAGCTGAAGAATATGTTTAGCGTGGTTATCGTGGATGAAGTCCATACGAGTGCTGCCCCTAAGTTCAGCCAAGTTCTGGCCGCGCTTAATGCGGAGTACATTCTGGGACTATCGGGTACACCTACTCGTAAGGACCAACGCCACGCCATCATGCACCAACTGATTGGCCCTATTGTGTTCAAGGCTGAGGTCGAGCGTCTAAAGCCCACCGTGCGTCTGGTACGCACCGAGTATGTTGACCATAACAAGAAAGCGCAGTGGGTCAACATGGTGACTAAGCTCGAGAACGATAAGAAGCGCATTAAGCTCATCGCTCAGTGGGCTATAAAGGATGTGGAGCAGGGTCACATGGTTATCATTCCCCTGACCCGTGTCAAGGCCATTGATAAGATCGTCGAGCAGATTAACAAATTGGCAGGTAAGAAGCTGGCTCATCCGTTCTACGGCAACGTTAAGGGTGAGGAGCGCGAGAACCTCATTCAAGCTGCCCGGTCCTACAAGGTGAAGATTCTAGTAGGAGGTGCCAAGCTGGTGAGTACCGGCGTCAACATCCCGCGTGCGTCTGCTATCTATGATGTTGCAATGTCTTCCAATCTGGAGAACTGCGAGCAGCGGGTTAGCCGTGTACTTACCCCCTATGAGGACAAACCCCCTCCTATGCTCCGTATCTTCCTTGATGACACTAACGCTCGTCGTGCGTGTTTGCGTAACGAATGGTGGGGGTGTATATGGAAGGTGTTCAAGCCTACTATTTCCAACCCAGACCTAGTGACATTGAAAGCGTATCTCAGCGGTAAAAGCGCCAGTAAGGCCAAAGAATTGAGCATCGAGTTATGAGCAGTCAGGTGAGTATGAGCTTGAGCATGACTCCAATGCGAACTAAAGTATTGGAGGCTGTTCGTATCTGGTATAAGAAAAATTCCGGTGCAGAGGGCTCCGGGACATTTACCAACAAGGATATTCGCGAGATTGACCCGGATCTAACAACCGGTCAGGTCACCAGTATCTTGCGGTACTTTGTTGATCGCATGGTACTGAGCGCAACGAAGGTGGAGGCTGGCATATTCACCTTCTATATGTTCTCAGTACGCGACATAGCGTTAATAAGTAATGGCCCAAAAGACCGTCATGCTATTGCGGATAAGCTCCTGCTGCTCCAAGGTATGCGCGCCGCTCTGACAGGCCGACCTCTAGAAGTACTGAGCTCAATTATAGAGGATTACGAAAATCAATTATGACAGAACTTAAACCTGTTCGGCGCAGATCGGGTGGTCAGATGATTACCCCGCCCCGCAAGCCTGTCGCGAAGGAGGCCGAGCCTCCCAAAGCCCCACGGGTTATTACCGAGGAAGCCAAGGATCCCGAAATCCAGCTTCCGAAGGCTATTAATCTAGCCAAGTTCAATTCCGATGTGCTACGCGCCGTGGTTCCTAGCTGGATATTCCGACAGTCCCCTTTCCAGTACCGTCCCCAATCGTTTGCTATCGAATCAGACCGGCTGAATAGCCGCATTATGTCTGGGGATATACAGCGGAATAGCCTACGTCAGTGGATTAAGAGCCCGACCGCTCCAATCAACTTCTGCGTTACGGGTTCCCCTGACGATAGCAAGGCTGCATATTTTGCAGCGTACCTGATGTATCTCCACATGAAGCATCTGGGATCCCGCGCCGTTCCGGTGTGGGAAACTCTATATGGCGGGTACTCAGAACCTAGCGTTATGACCCGCTCTGAGAATTTGGGTGCGCCTACTATTCTCGTGATTCATAACCTAGCCGTAAACTCAATCTCGTCTAAGATTGGCAAAGCCCAAGACCTGATCGAGCGGTTCCCCAATATCCCCAAGATTATTGTGGGCGCGGGCGAGGACCCTATATCGTTTATGAGCACGCGTCTGTTCAAATCTGTTCAGGGTATTGCCTACTTCTCGGAAAGTATTGTCAAAAAATCTATTGAGGTAATCTAGATCTATGGCACGGATTTTTAGTCCCAAGGCAGAACTAACTGTTTTGCGCGGTATGCTGCACTCAGATCGTACTGTGGTCGGTACGATTTTGTCTTCCATCGATGAGTCCTACTTCTATAGAGAGGAGTCAAAGGAGATTTACAACCATGTACGCCAGTCAATCTCCGAGGAAGGTGTAAGCCCCAAGCTCAAGATTTTGCTGGAGGACCCGGGTGTAAGCAAGGATGCGCGCGAGTTTCTGCGTGATGCCCCGGACTCGATTGAAAGCGCAACGGATGCAGCTAAGGCTGTACGTATATTGCGCAAGTTTCGTAAGATGCGTGGTCTCCATGAGATCATGCACGACATTAATACGGGGCTGGATGGTGATAAGATCGATCCCGACAAGCTGTTGGAGAAGCTTGGCGAGAAGATGGTCGAGGTCCGCCAGACCAAAAGCCAGGACAACGCATTCCTGCACTTTGGTACGAGCAACAACTCGATGGAGTTTGTGCGCGAGCTTATCTACGAAGGCTCAGACGCAGAGATTATCCCCACAGGAATCAAAGCCTTCGACGATACGAACTTGGGCTTCATGCGCGGCTCCCTGGTTATTATCGGGGGTAATTCTGGTGCGGGTAAGTCACACGTAGCCACCGCTCTGTGTATGAACATGGCGGAAATGGGCTACCGAGTATTGCTGGTGCCGCTCGAAATGAACAAGAAGGAAATGACCGCCCGTATTCTGGCTAATGCGTGCAAGGTCGATAGCTTGAAGATCAACGGTAATCAGCTGAGTACCGAGGGTAAGGACAAGCTGATGGAAGGCTACAAGAAGTGGGTGCGTCGCATTAAGAAGAAGGGTGGCCGTTTCACTATCTTTAAGCCTGATTCGGACTTGACTATTGAGGAAGCCTACGCTGCCATTTCCACCTATCAGTGTGATGTGGTGGTCATCGACTACGTTACCCTCCTGAAAGGTACGGATGGTCCTGATCAGTGGAAGGATCTCGGCAAAGTCGCCCGTATCGCTAAGATTAACGCGGAGCTTAACAACCGCGTAAATATATTGTTGTCCCAGGTGGACGATACCGGCAAAATCCGGTACAGCCAAACGGTTAAGGAGCACGCGTCCAACGCCTGGATTTTTGTGGCGGATAAGGACAGTAAAGAGCAAGGCATCTTGAAGATCGAGCAGATCAAGAGCCGGAACCAAGTGGCCTATCCGTTTACGATTAAGATCGAGTACAAGTATTCGACTATTGGCGATGTGGATCAAGATTATGTAGAGCGTAAGCCAGATCAAGATTTCAGTATGGATGTGAAAAACCTCGCAGCGGACTAAGGAAGGCCATGCTAGAAGAGAGTTTTAAGTTTGCCCTCGACGAAGAGAAGGAGTATAATCTCCGCCTTCGTCGAGACCGCAACTGGACAACCGCTAAACAGCGGTTGCTCATTGTGTTGCAGATGGTTCCGCAGATTTCACTGAAAGAGCGCGACATTGCCCCTCAGGGGCTTGTCCGTGATACGATTGTGAACTGCATTAAGTACAGTCGCCGCATTTGCCGTAACTACGAGCATAACCCGGCTGACTTCGCGTTCTCTGTTGTGAACTTCAATGCGTTCAAGCACTTGCAGCTTAAGGGAAACGCCCGCAAGGATGCAGAGAACCACTTCGCTTCACGTCTGCGCAAGCTCATTAAGAAGCTGAAGCCCACGCATATCCTGATTAGCGGTGATATTGCTGCTCAGTACATGCTGACCGACATTACGCACCACCCCTACAAACGTGGCTGGATCCACGAGTTTGAGGGGGCTAAAGTTGCGACCACTGTAGACCTGGACCGTCTGCTGGAGAAGAATGGTGCTAAGGCCAATCTTCTGGGCTTCTGGACCCGACATCTTGCCTATCTCATGATGGGCAAGCACCCACATAACATCGGAGCCTTAGCTGCCGAACCTCGATACATCGACACGATGGAGAAGTTCGAGAAGCTGATGGATCGTCTTGAGGCATTGGGTCCTACAGACAACGTGGCGTGTGATACGGAAACGGCCAACTTGACTGTTCACCACAACGCTATCTATACGATTCAGTTCTGCACCAATCGCCAGCCTAATGTCGGTTACGTACTGCCTATTAACCACCCCATGACTCCGTTCACAGGGGAGGACCTGAAGATCATTAAGAAGCGCCTCCGGGCGTTCTTTGACCAGCCTGCCCACGAGGGTCCTGAGTTGGTGACCTTCAACGGTATGTATGATTTGCGTGTTATTCGGCAAGCGTTTAAACTCCCGATCATCAACCTCAAGGTCTGGGAGATTATGGCAGGTGAGCACCTTCTGGATGAAAACACTACGGAGCTGACTGACGTAGGTCCCCCGGTTGGCGGCTTGGCCGCTACGTTTGCGTCCTATGGTAATGACTTCTACTACCGAGCCAAGTTCAGTAAGGAAGATCGTACCACTACTGGCACCATACCGCCGTCTGACGCTGAGTTCCTGAAATACGCGTCAACTGACGTGGTGGCTCTGATTGGTATTAAGGCCCAGCAGTTACGCCGTGCCGACCGCACTCCGCACCTAGGCAAACCCTATACCGCGTATTTCGAGCGTCATATGCGCCATATCATGAGCGATCAAGCACACGCCCTGTCGCACTTGCGCGAAGACGGTTCGTATGTTGATCGCCCCTACCTGCGGTTCCTGATGACCAAGGATTCTCCTCTGCGCAAGGAGATTCAGGCGGCTGAGCGTCAGTTGCGGGCATTCCCTGCGGCCCAAAAAGCCAATGACCAGATTCTGGCAGAGTCCGGGGTTAAGTCCAAGGGTCTTTGGGGAGACGCAGTTAAGGAATGGGCATTCCGGCTTTCTAAGGGCGCACATAAAGCCATGCTGTTCCTGGACATCATGGGTTTGGAACCTGTGGACTTTACAGATACTGGCGCACCCTCTGTCGGTAAAGCGTTCATCGCTCAGTACAAGGGTCAGCACCGCGAGGTTGCGGTCTTTGAAGAATGGTCCAAGCGTACTAAGCTCCTATCGACCTATGTGCGTGGTTGGTATAAGAAGCTGCGTAAGAACCAGGACTCGGCCAAGGATGGGTATTTGCGCCCGGACTACCTGTTCTGGAACGTGGTTACGGGTCGTCTGGCATCGAAGAACCCAAGCCTACAGCAAGTTCCGGCACGGGGTAAGCTCAGCAAGATCATTAAGCGGATGTTCATTACGCCTCCGGGCCACCTAATGATTCGCTTTGACTATAGCGCCCACGAAGTTCGTATGTGGAGCGTGGCCTCGGGTGACAAGATCTTGGCTGCGGCGTTCCGCGCTGGTCAGGACTTGCGTAAGCAGTGGATTCAGAACCCGACCAAGGAAATCCTCACCGAGCTTAAGACCAAGGGTGACATTCACATCCAGAACGTGTACCGCTTCTGGAAGGTATGGGTAGACAAAGAAGACCCCCGCCGTGACGCGGTTAAGCGCGTTATCTTCGGTCTGTTGTACGGCCTTAGCTCGAAGTCCATGGGCTTTGAAGTGGGTCCCCGTGCATTGGCACGCAAGCGTATCCATGAGATCGACGATATCCTGTTTCTGTTGGGCGATACTACCAAGGTCGATGACTTGATTAAGATCGCCCTGGATATCCTTGGCAAGAAGGCCACTGACGCTGACCGGGCTGCTGCTGACCCGAAGGCTGTTCGTGAACTGGTTGCCCGTGTTACGGCTGGTCTAAAGGCGGAGCGTAAGCAGTTGGGCTCTGGTCTAGGCAGCGAGGAAGAGGACGAGAAGAAGGATACCAAATACGCACAGGACCTGATTGATAAGACGTTCGAATCGTTCCCGAAGGGGGCCATTTGGACCAATACCATGAAGAAGATGGCGGAGGAGGAATTCTATGTGTACAGTCCGGTACACCGCCGCCGCCACCTGTTTGCGTCTCTTACCAAGGACAAGTCAATTGTTAGTCGTCAGGTCCGCCGAGGCTCCAATGCACCTATCCAGGGCTTCTCTTCGGAATTGGGCTCCAAGGCAGGCTACATGATCCTTCAAGCATATTATCGTGAACTTCCAAAGTTCATTAAGAAGTTCCATCCGGAGCGTAAAGTTTGGGATTCCAAAGTCCAATTCAGTCGTCAGGTTCACGACGCGTCCTACTTTGCGGTTCCCTATTTTATGGTGCTCCCACATATCCATATTTGCCAATGGCAAGCGACGTATGGACTTGCGCGAGCCACGGAAGAGCAGCTCGGTGTGCAGTTCACCATCGAGCCTGAAATCGAAATCGAAATCGGTGCTTGTGATGCGAGTACTATCAAGTGGGATTGGTCGTTGCCTCACTTGATTGATAGCATTAGCAAGTCCGTAGACGAAGGTATTTCTCTCGGTGCGATTAAGGAATCTAGGGAAGAAGTTATGGGCCAGATCCTTGCCCCGTACCGCAGTGTTAAGACCATTGAGTACCTACAGAAACGGTATCCGCTGCTTAACGTGCCCGACTTGACTGAGCAAATAACACAAGCTGTGAGGAAGTATGATCAAGAAGAGAAAGCGCGTAAAGAGCAAGTTTCGCCTGTTTAAGTCGGCGGAGCGCACGCTGTTCCTAACGGATGAACAGCGTGTATTCATGCTGGCCGCTATTGAACTGCGTCCACATACATTCAGTGTTGTTCTTGCCGAATGCGCCCCGAAACACGTCGAAGGGGACGTGGTTTCATATTCGGAGGAATTATTCAATGCCGTTGTGTATGACACGTCCCAGAATGGTATCGATGAGGTTCTTAACTTCATGGCCCAGCAACTATGCAGCGGTGATGTGAATATTGAGAACCCAATCGATTTTGCGATGTCCATGGGAGGCACCATTAAAGGCCGTCCGCTAATTAGCACGACCCCTGTCCCTAAGACTAAGATTCACTAATAGAAGGTTCTATGATTCTTGGCTCGATAGTCCTATCCTCTAATTCACCTCCGACTGCCCATATGGGACTCGAACATGACCTAACTGGTCAGCACGTACCGGGTCGCCAGAACGGTGTCTGGTGGCTGAAGCCAGCGGAGTACATGGAGCACGAGCAAATCTATATACCTCAGCGGGATAAACGTATCCTGGCCTACGCTATGTCAGACGATCCGGAATTCATGGGTCGTCTGACCAAGAGCCTGAGTGACCTAGATTCTAGGTTTCCGGGACTTACGCAGAGTCAGAAATACTATAAAATCCAAGAGGAGCTAGGTGAGACCCCTTACCTGGCAATCTTGAACGCAGAAGGGGACCACGGTTCGTGGTCCTTTCTTGTAAATGGGGTGCCGCTCTATATGTATGGCGTATGGGACGGCATTTCTGTTCAGCTGATGTGGTCTGACCACGATATTGGGCCGGAGCTACGCTCCAAGACCAATCCAAGGTTATGGATTTATCGGTTTCCTGTAATTCGCAATCGACCAGTCTTTATACGCACTCAGGCTCTATGCTCCAAATGGTGGGGTTGGATTACTGCTGAGCGGCGCGGTGACTTGTTCCGTTGCTTTAATACTCTTGAGACTTTCCTTTTTGGCTTAGGCAACCGTTTATGAATGATCCCATCAGTCAGGTCGAGAAACTCAATCATGTCAGAGAACAATTACGTATCTGGTCTGGCCGAAAAGGCCGAACAAATGAAAGCTGGACTTTCATCAGCTGCCCCTTCCATCAAGAACGAACCCCAAGCGGACAAGTCTTCCACGGCGTGGGAACTAGGAGTCCAGGTTATTTCCGATGCCTTGGATGTGGTCATAGATGTCATTGGGACGAACTAGCAACCCAGATTGGCCTTCAACCGTTCGGTAAGCAGCCTGCCACCGACCTATACTCAATGCGTTTGAATCTTACTGAGGAAGACGAAGAAACAGCCAAATTTGAGCTTCATCCGCTTCCTAAGAATAAGACATGGCGCACCTTCGATACCCGATTCTTGCGCAAGATTGGTATTCAGATGATGCTCACCGAGTGGAATACGCGCATGCTGTACATGCCTGTTCTTATCAACGGTGAAGAGCGCGGGTATATCAAGGCCCGACTCAAGAAGGATCCTACGGGGGAGCGCCCGTCCTACATCAACAGTAAAGGGCCGTGGTCTAAGACTCACGGCCTTTTTCCGTTTGATTTCTCTATCAAGATGATGGAGGAATTGAAGTCGAGTACTATTGTTCTGGTTGAAGGTCCCCGAGATGCTTTGCGGTTACTCTCTCTAGGTATTCCAGCTCTGTCAATTCTTGGGACCAACACCTGGAGTCAGCGTAAAGCCCAACTCCTAGAGCTGTATGGAGTTGAGCAGGTATTGCTCATGATGGATGGTGACGAGGCGGGCATTCTAGCGTCAGAGCGCATTGGTCCGGATATCTCTGAGGTTATTCCAACGAAATTAATCAAGTTGTGGTCTATGCCAAATAGTCCGTACCACCGATATCTGAAGCTCAAGACTAAAGAAGAGAAAAAGGCGTTTAAGGGTAACTTGTGGGACCCAGGTAACTGCCCAGAGGAGATTCTGTTGAAAATCAAACGCAAGTATTTCAATCATCGTGAACTGGAGTAGTTATGTTATCGTGGATCCCCAAGCTATTACCGGCTGTTGGTAGTCTACTCCCAAGTCCCTGGGTGCTACTCGGGGGCTTGGCCCTAGTCGTTGGTGCGTATTTCACGGGCCATTGGAAGGGGGACACTGCTGGGTATAATCGGGCAGAGGTTGAGTTGACTGCTTCCTTCAACAAGCGCCTCACGTTAAAACAAGATGAGGTCGATGCTTTAGTGCGCGACCGCAACCAAAAGGCGCAGGAGCTTAATGACCGCATCGGGGTCTTAGAGCAAAAGTCTGCCCAAGATGCGCTACGCATTCAGAAGTTACTGGAAGAGAACGGCCAGAAGCGTACCGAGATCATTACGGAATACCAAACGAAGTACGTTACTGTAGCGGGTCAGTGTGGGTTGTCCGGCCCCTCGCTGGATGCCATTAATCGGATTATGGGTACAGCGAAATGAGTCTTCCTCTAGATCGAATTATACTGCGGATTCTAGTTGTTGTAGCTTTCGCCTACGTCTTAACTGCATGTGAGACTACACCCCGCAATCCTGAGCAGCCAGTCGTTCCAGAGAAGCATACTGTACGCATCCAGGAATCGTTGCTGGCCCCGTGTCCGCCGCTACCCCGGCCCCCTGCCCCCGGCCCTAGTGGTCGGCTCCAGGAAGGTCAGGTAGTTGAGTGGGTATCTAATATGGTTGGCGTATGGGAAGTCTGTTCCGTGTCCAAGGCTTCACTGACACAGACAATCCGCGACGCATTTAATATCCAACCGCTGGAAACGAAACCGTAAATATCCAGGGTAAGCCTTAACCTACGGAGTTATACATAATGGCTGATATTTCCAAAGAAACTCTTGCCCTTCTTGGTAAGGGTCATGTCTGGCGTCGTGTAGATACCGGTCGTCAATCTACTGTCCTGTATCTGGCAAACACCCGACTGAAGGGCGCAGCAGCCAAGCGCAATCCGCCCATGGTTGTGTATCTTGACGACATGGGCAAGATCAACGCCGTACCGATCGAATCGTATATTGAAAATCGTGAGTATATCACGATTAACGTATACATGGAGGATATGCTTGAGAAGGCTCTTCAGGATCCTCCTCAAGAGCCAAACCTTGAGGATCTTGTTGGCAATATCGCCAGTGAATCTCAGGCTCAAGGCGAGGGTGCTGAGCCGATGGAAGGTGATTGGGGTGATCTGGGCGGAACGACGGAAGAGCCTGCGCCTTCCCAACTTGTGGCCGTGTTTACGGCGGCGGGTAGCGAAGAGCCTGTCATTGACGCTATTACGCTGGCGGGTAGCATTCTGCAATATGAGCAGGATCCGGATATCGACATGGAGAATCCGGCCCGTAGCCGTATTCGTCATAAGTTGGTGGTTGCCCAGAACGGCTTCACGCTAGATGATCTGAACTCTGTGTTTACCCCGAGTGGCGAAGCTCAGGGATACTACCCTGTGTTCTCGATCAACGGGATTGTGGTTGATTGGGTTGCTTACCACGGAGCCTATCCGGTTGTTTCGCCGGACGGTATGTTTGCTTCGATTATCTTCACGACCCCGATGGCCGGTGATTTCGAAGAGGAACTGCTCATCGATGAAATGCCTGCGCCAATCGCTCCGGCAGAGCCAGAAATGAAGCAGGACCCCGAACCTGTAGCTGATCCGGTTACGGAGCAGCGCGAACCTGAACTGCGTGTTCGCGTTGAGACCAAGTACGAGCAGCAAGATCCTAGCGATACCGTGCTGGCCGCTCTGTCGACGGTGGCTACGAAGGCTTCTGTTGAAGTTGATGAAGACCCCGTTTTGAAGATTATCGACGATGACGAGCCCGTTGTGGTGGCTGGTCAGGGTAATAGCCCGGCTGACGACCAGCGTGACGACACCGAAGCCTTGTTTGGCAACCCGGCACCGACTAAGACGGTACAGCCGGAAGGCATGGCTCCTTTCCAATTCAAGCCGCAAGTAGTTCGTAAATAAGGTGGAGATTTATGGCAGACATTCTGGCAGTATCGAAGGGTGACTACGCAGTCGCGAATTCGCCCGACGGTAAAGGGCCACTCGTTATCAAGGTGAGCGGCTCGAACGGCACCACGGTGACGGGTGTTTCTACCAAATATCAAAACATTCAGGAACTGCGTCAGGTTGTCGATATTCCTGCTCAGGATGTCTTCCTGAATCTGGGGAAGGACCCTCGTGGCGGTAAAGTCTATGGTGTGGACGTTACCAACCTGTACCGTAGCTCCATGGAGCACAAGCGTTTCGGGCGCTTGTGTTGGATGTACAAGCCGGAGGAAGAAGCTAAGGAAAGTATCGTGCGCGGCTTCAATGTCGCGTATAAGCGCCTGACCGCTTTCGGTCTAGAGCCTCTGGCCAGTGAGGATATTGTCTGGGAGCTTAATGCTCCTGGTAAAGAGAAGTACGCTGGTATGTACATTCCTCAGAAGAAGACAAAGTCGATTGAAATCCCGGCGCGCATTCTGCTGCGCCCGGAGGTTATGACGGCTGACCTGTATCCTTACGCGGTGCTCCATGAGCTGGGGCACCATATCCATTCGCGTTATGTAAAGAGCCCTAAGCTGGAAGCGGCGTGGGTTAAGCTCTTTAACACCAGTATCAAGAAGCAAGATATCCGCAAGGAAGAGGCTTTGCAGATGCTGGAGAACCTGCTGGCCGGTGAAGACCGCCCCTCTAGCTTTAAAAAGTCTCTGGAGGAAGAGGACGCCCTGGTGTTCAAGTGGATTATGCGCCACATCAAGCAGACCCACGGCGTTAGCGTTCATGAGCTAGACTTGCTGTTTGAAGGTGAAGAGCGCGAAGAGATTCGCTACCTGTGGCCTACCCGCACAATCGAGCGTAAGGAGCTGGCCCCTGTTATCAGCGAATACGCCACCAAGAATTACCGTGAGACGTTCGCCGAGGCGTTTGCCCTCCACATGACTGGCATTACTCTGCCAAAGAACGTTATTAAGCTGGTTGAACGGACCATTTCGTATACCAAAGCCCAATTCGGAGCCCCAGATGGAACAGACTCAGATACGGAGTGAAGCAGTGCCCGAGCTGCCTAGCGATGCCGACCAGTACACAGCCTTCGTGTTCGCCCGCCCTCGATATGTGGCTTACGCCCAATACAAGCCCTATGACACTCAGTTTGAGTGGACGATCCTGCCGATCCCATCCGGCCTGTCGGGTTCCAACTTTGGCACGGAGCCTCTGGTGCAGCTGATGCGCACTCTGCTCAAGCACTTTCAGTGCAAGGCGGAATCCCATCAGGTGGCTCCTCAGGTTCTAGCGGAAGGCGTTCCAATGGGGCTCATTCAGCCGTCGGCAATTTCACACTACGTGGAAATCGACGCCAGCACTCGACTGGTACAGGGTTGGGGAGCAGACGTTAGCTCGGAAGAAATTGACCAGTTACATTCTAAGTTCTATGAGGCACTAGCTAAGTGTGTAGTGGATGTACCGGAGGTGTTGAATGAAGAACATCCAGATTGAGTACCTGCATCACATCAACTATGACGAGGAAACTAGCCGCCCGCGTGGGGGTTTTACGCTGGCCTACTACGTGTCCCGTCCGGACCGGGTAGGTCTACAGGTAGCTGCCGCGTTTTGTCGTCCGGATGAGACTTTCAACCGCAAGATCGGTCGCAACGTAGCTCAAGCCCTGCTCACGTTAGGTTCACCCTCGGTGCATCGTTTTTATGTACGTACCCTAGACCTCTTCCCAGAAGCTTTGTCTAGAGCGGTGTTGGTGGATCATCTACGTAAGGATGCTCTGGATAACGCCCTCCTACGCTTTGTACATCGCCACGCAGATACCTTTCGTGGTGCGAATGCCCTTCGGGACATTCCTAGCGATGTGCGCTCAAGAGACGCGATTGTCACAACATGCTTCCCCAATGAAACGGGGGAGACCGTTCACGGCACTGCTGCCTACCGGAACAAATTCCCCCGCTTTTTGCAGGGGCGCATTGATCTGGCAAAGCCCAACCTAGAACCGAACCTGCTAAGTGAAGACTTCGAAGAGAAATTCCTCGCCCCCGCGCGTTCACTCAGCTCCGAATAAGTCGGTTGACTATCGGTATCCACTGACTCACTATGTCCAGTCTGTAGTATTCAGTTCGACGCACGTAAAGCTCGTGCTGTCTGACGGTACTAAGAAGAGTTACCTGCTAAAGAACTTTATTGTCGCCGAGAAAATGCGCAATAGTAATCTTACACGGGTAACGGTCATGGCTAAGAGTCAGTGGACACTGCCAGCCACTATTGGGGAACCTGAACGTTTGAACAAGTCTATTGTCCGCTACAAGACCAGTAGCGGATTTTTGTGTATTAGGGAAGAACAAGATGGCTAAAGGTCAACTCCTTTTAATTCCACCCGATAACAATCTGCTGTGCGCGGATCCACATAATCTGGACCGCTACGACACTCATGCTCGGTTTGTTATCGAGCGCCATATGGTTTATCTGCGCCGAGCGCGTGGTCTAGATAAACCATGGACTCAGGATCCAGTACTGCTTGAGAATCGATTTTGTAATATTTATCGGCAACTCGACACCGTATCGATCTGGATCATCGACAATATCATCCGAAAGTACGAGGACAATCCCAACTTGCCGGTTATGCTGGCTATGGCCCGCCTTATCAACTGGCCTGACACGCTACAAGAGCTTATTGATGAGAAGGTATTCCCAGTGTCCCGATGGGATTGGAAGAAATGCTACAACGTCCTAGAAGCTCGTAAACAGCGTGGGGAAAAAGTGGTTACGGGTGCCTACATCGTTAACTCGATCTTTCCTCAAGGCTTTGACAGCAGTGAACTCGGTAACACGAAGGTCCACTACATTCCGCGCTTTGGTATCGACCCTTTGTGGGCTACCCGTAAGGAGTTGACCAAAGATATGAAGGTCGGCATGGAGCATGCTGTAAAGAAGCTGAGTACCTATCATGGGTGGGCTGCGTTCATGTCCTATCAAGTGATTGTTGACCTTTCGTACTCGGAGAACTGGCTGGCTAACGCGCTGGACCTGAATACGTTTACGAGTCCCGGCCCTGGTACTAGAAAAGGCCAGCAATTCTTGACGACGGGGGTTTTGGGCAAATCGTCTTCCTTCGTAGGGGTGCAGGAACAGATGATTGCAGGTCGAGAGGAAGCCAACAAGCGTATCCAGGCGCTAGTACCTAAAACGCTCTGGACCGGAGATTTCCGCACAGGCTTTGCACCTATGGAAATGTCTAACTATTCCAATTCGCTTTGCGAATTCAGCAAGTGGATGGCCGTTTCCACAGGTTCCGGCCAAATGCGCGCATCCTACCGTGGCAAAGCGTAAATAGGAACGTATCCCTTACAACTAAGGAATGTAATGCTGACTGTATTCACGACCTCCGCAGATGACGCTCTGCAATCTGGCCTTCAGACTGTTATCGACAATTCCCCACTTGTGGCAGAGTCGCGCAATGGGCCGGTGCTGCGTGCGCGTATGCCCCTGACAACCACGTATGTCGATCCGAAATCGCGGGTGTTGTTTAACCCGGTACGCGACTGCAATCCGTTCCTGCATCTGTTTGAATCTATGTGGATGCTACGGGGTCGCCGGGATCTGGCATTTGTCAGTTATTTCACACCTCAAATGCGGTCCTATTCGGACGATGGTGTAACTCTCAACGGGGCTTACGGATGGCGCTGGCGCTACCAGTTCGGTATTGATCAGATTGATGACTTCATCGTGCCGGAACTGAAGACCAATAAGGATAGCCGTCGGGCTCACCTGGGTATGTGGGATGCCCGCAATGACCCCCGCTCTGCCCAAACCGGCACTAAGGATGTTCCGTGCAATCTGAGCATCGCATTTGATGTGGTTGAAAACCGCCTCAATATGACGGTGTTTAATCGCAGCAATGATCTGGTGTGGGGTGCATACGGTGCCAATCTGGTGCATATGTCGTTCCTGCAAGAATATGTTGCCCAATCGGTGGGCTTGATGCTGGGTAACTATTATCAAGTCAGCAACAACGCTCACATCTACCTGGAGAACCCGGTGGCGCAACGCTTGATCCAAGGTGACGCGGACACTGGCTATTCCTTGACCGAAGTGTTCTTGAGCTCGACTAAGATCCCTCAGGGGCTCACTGTTACCCCATTTCTATTCGACTACACTCAAGAAGGCCGCGATTTGTTCTATCAAGATCTAGTGAATCTTTTCCACAGATTTGATAGCGCGGGTCACTTGACTGGTACGTTCTATGCCTCTAAGTTTGGCACTCAGGTGTTGGACCCCATGGGTAAGGCGTACGACTTATACAAGCAGGATAAGCTGGAAGACGCTGTAGCTCTTCTGGAGAATCACAATCGTTACGACTGGCTTGTCAACGGCAAACAATGGATTGAGCGTCGTATTGCAGCCCGAAAGGCAAAGGCATCCCAATGAGCAAACAACTGGACAAGCGTTACGCATATTCAACCGAAGACTTGCCGCACACTGACTTCGATAAGATGCAAGCTATCCAGGATCAAACCCTGGAAATGTGTCGCAAGAAGGATGCTGAGTACGGAGCAAGTTGGTGCCGCCGTGGTGGGGTTGGAGCATTCTTCACGGTATGGCGCAAAGCCGACCGTCTGGAAGAGCAGCTCAAGAAGGTCGAATTCAATATGTTCGACGTCTCTGACGACCCCAACAGCACCGAGTCTCTAGACGAGACTATGCGTGACTTTGCCAACTACCTGTATCTCGTGATCGAAAAGCGCAAGGCTATTCGTGAGCGTGATGCCGAGATTATTCGTCGTAGTCGGCAAGCGGGAATTGACATCGAAATGACCCCGGAAGAGCAAGCGCGTCTCATCAAGGAGTTCCAAGAGGCTGAACGCAATCCAGATGGTGGTTTCATCCATACGGTACACGCGGGCGGTGCCTCGGTTCCTCTCGAAATGTGGGCTAAGGCGGCAGGCGTCGACTTGGAGGCCCTTAAAGGGAAGGGCTTAATTAAAGATCCTGCGGAGGACGAATGCGGCAAATAGTCGTATTTGACATTGACGGTTGCTGTGTGGATCCCAGCGAGCGTCTTCCACATCTTGTGGCGGGTGATTATGAAACCTACCTCAAGATGTGGGAAACCGATAAGCCCATCCCGCAAGGGGTGGCTATCTACTCGGCCTTCCTCATGAGTCCGGCCTATACGTGCCTGTTCATTACTTCGCGTTCCGAGGAAGACCGCCCCAACACCACTACTCAACTGACGCGTATTTTCGGCCCTCAGTTAATGAACCGTGCTCGACTGCTTATGCGGCAAAACAACTACGAGACGGGCCGCACCCTGAACGTATCTGAGTACGACATTAAGCCGTTCTTGCTACAAGAAGCGGGCTATAAGCTGAGCGAAGTGTTCCTGGCCTTCGATGATCGTGACATTGTTGTCAAAGGCTGGCGTGATCGTGGTGTCAAGTGCTACCAAACCGACTATGGTGATTTTTAATGAATCCTGATCAGAAAGACCTGCAAGAAGATAGCGAAGATGTCGGCCCGGACAATATCCTGGTCACTGCGTTCATGGAACTCTATGTTAATATGCAGGCGCAGGGTGCAGAATTCCCGGAAGAAATCAAGGGACTGCTCCTGCAGGTGTTTGCCGCCGGTTCTGTGGCATCCCTACACATGCTATCGGAAGGCGCTCAGGATAGTGAAGGCTACGTAGTCGGTGTGTCAATGGCGGACATCCACGAGGCAGCATCGGAGCTTCTGGGTGACATTGGCGACGACGATGATGAGGACGAGGAAGAAGACTTTGATCCTGAAGAATCTGGTCCCGTTAAAGGCTCAGTGGGCTACACCGTAGTCAACGGCACGAAACTCTACGAAGACGACGATATCCAATGAAAAACCTAATCTTGTTCGATATTGACGGGTGTCTGTTGGAACCGGGCCCGGGTCGCTTTAACGCCTTTCAACGACAAGACTGGATTGCTTATCATGCGGCGCATGTTGAAGATACGCCTATCCCTGCCGGTCTTTCTGTGTACCGTGCTTTGTGTGCTGATCCTAGCCTCAAGTGTGTTTTCCTAACAGACCGCAGTGAGCGTAATCGGCACTATACTCAGGCCCAGCTCGACAGTCTAGGGTTCCAAGGAGTTCCACTTTGGATGCGTGATCGGGACCGTAAGCGTACTCCTGATGACGGTGGCCCCTCCAAGCTCATTACGTTGGAAGAGAATGGTTGCCGGGTGGACGATGTGCTCCTGGTATTTGAGGATCGGCAGGACATTGTCGATATGTGGCGCTCCCTAGGCGTTACCTGCTATCAGACGAAGGTGGCTAAGTACCTCATTTAGTTTTATTCTTTGAAGGAGTAAATGATGCTTACCATGCCACTAATCCTGAGCCGCACTCCGGCTCAGCGTATTACCGATGCGGGTCTCGTTAAGATCCTACAGCAGAAGGCCGGTTATCTGGATAGCGGTGATGTATTCTTCGCGGCTAAGACACAAAGTGTAAGAGAACGTTTGCCTAACGGGAATATTATTCGGATTACCGGAAAACCCGTGTATTTGACTGTTATCGTTCTCTTAAATAAACGGGGCCATGTTCAGTGTTCTTGCTCCTGCGGTGACTTCAAGTTCCGCTGGGAAGTAGCACTGGAACGCAAGGATGCGGCTGAGATCGAATACTCGAACGGTCAGCCTCCAGTCATCAACAATCCCCAGATGGTGCCTAGCGCCTGCAAGCACCTTGTGAAACTTTACCAGACGATCCAACCTAGATTGGCTCAAGTGGTCCGCATATGAAGACATACTCCCATTCACTGACGTTTAACAGTCTGAAGCGCACTAAGGAACAGGTTGCTGGTAATCTCACTAGCGCCCAATACCTGAATACGCTGGACATGCTCCTGTGGAAAGCTCTGGAGCCTATAGCTCTGGAATGCCCTTCCTTCTTCTACACGTTTATGTCCAAGTGCGTGGCTTACCAGTCCGTGTATCCTAACAGTAAATACACGTCAGGTGAAAAGGGAGTACTTCCAACGATTTTGATGCAAATGCTTGTCGAGTCCAAGATAGATCCGGTAGCGGCACTAGCAAAGGCTCGCAAGCTATATATCAATCGTGGCCTGCTCTTTGGCATGATCAGCACTTTTCTAAAGATAGCCGAACCCTATGAACGGCTGCACTCCGCGTTTAGCGATATCCCCAAATACGAGCAGCGCTCTATGTGCCAAGCTCTAGAGATTGCCTTGGGGGCTCGCGATTCAAACACCCTTTACCAAGCAATTCGTCAGGTAGAGTATTGGGACAAGCGCGCACGTGCCTGGAAGAACGTTATTCTGGAAAAGTACACACGTATGGCCTTGGGCCAAGCTCAGAAGACATACGTGGACTTTAATCACTATGTTGATCTGGACGACGTAACTCAGATTTACCTTATGGTAGCTGCTAAGGCGGTAGATCGATGTGACGCCAGACGAGGGGTGCTAACTACCTTTATCCAGAACTGGCTAAAAGGTGCGCGCTCTCAGGTGTCAGAGTTAGCTTCTGGCCAGAAGGACGATTCCCTAGAGGAGTTGTACGAAAAGCTCGGCGATAGTATGGACATCGGCTGTGTGGCTCCGGATACTAGCGCCGAAGACTCCCAAGCCCTTGCCTACCGAGCTCAGGTACATGATCCAGAAGGCGTCGTAAGAACCGTGCTCGGTATACCTCAGTACGTTACCCAACACGACCGTCAAACACTTTTATCTTTCGCATTCGAACAATGACCGAAAATTCACGTGCAGATGAGCTGAAACAGAACAGCCAAGCAATTTCTAGCCGCATCTCGGCTATCCTAATCAAGCGCCGGGATTACGTACTAGGGCTTTCTGAAGAAAGTCCCGAGAACCGAAAGCGCATTTCCGATATCGTGCGCTTGCAGTACGACTTGAGTTTCAAGTTGGCTGGCGCAGATTGGCTGGAGAACACGGCCCGCGTTGACACGGATTCCGCTATGCGTGTGGAAGCCGGTGAGCTGATGGAAAGCGCAGGGTACAAGTCCTGGTGGACGAAGGGTGTGCAGCCCATTGATCACGAAAACTGCGTTATGGAAATTGTGGATATTTTCCACTTCCTGATTCAGGGTCTGCTGCAAGCCCACTATGCCCGGGTGTCGTTGCTGGAACCCTATATCTACGACCCGTCGGTACTTACCCAGAACGATAAGATTTCCCAGAAGATGCTTATCGAGCCAGTCACCGAGTTCATTACCGACGGCTTTCTTATGCCGCCGGAACTTACCGGCGCGGCCCCTAAATGGTCGCCTGTTAAGGCCGCTAACCGCTGGCTAGGTAAACTCCTACTAGACGGCCCACGCGCCTCTATGCCCCATTTTTGGGCCATGTGTGCGGTGTATGGCGTAACCCCGGAAACCCTGTTTACCTTGTACCACGCCAAGAACGCCCTGAATCGTTTCCGCAAGGACAACAACTATAAGGGTGACCAAGAAGGCAAGCCCCCGTATCGTAAGATTTGGTCTGACGGCCGTGAGGATAATGCCCACGTCATGGAAATCGCCCGTTCCCTGGCGTCCGCCCCTGAAATCACTGTGACTGCAGATTCAATGTATCAGGTGATCCAGGATATGTACACCAAGGATGGTGCTCAGGCACCGGCCTAATGTTCCGCCCCAAGCGGAACCGTTAATAAATGCACAAGGGCGGAATGTTGTATAGCCGCCTGTCCTATGGATTTTACTAGGAGCCGAAATGGCAGACAAGAAGTCGAAATGGTCCGATCTGGGTGATATTCCCACCGGCAACAAGGAAAAGCGCAGCAAGCCGGACGAGCGCGTCGCCGTCTACAAGTTTCCCAAGAATAAGTGGGTGCGCCTGCGCCTGCTGACGGGTATGGTTACGACCGCTGGCTATTGGGTCACGACCAAGAAGAAGGACAAGACGGAAGGTCGTTTCTTCGCCCCGTGCAACTCCTACGACTACGACACGCATGATCGCGATGACAACAAGGTTGACCCGTGGCGTGACGCGGCTGCTGAGCTGAACGAGTACTCCGAAGACAAGGCTAATTCCAAGAAGGTCATCAGCTTCCAGAAGACTTTTTGGATTGGTGCTATCATCCGTTCGGAGCAAGATAACGCTCCAGCCAACCAACCTCAGCACACCAAAGCTGAGCGCGAAACCGGCTTTAAGGACAAGGATAGCGATAGCTGGACTCCGGTTTATGCTGTTCGCATGACCAAGACGCTAGTCGAGCGTATCCAGGGTCTACGCGGGACCAACACGCACTTCAACAAGAAGTCTGGTGAGACCAAGTCCTACCACATGTCGGATGAGAAGTACGGTTGCGATCTGATGATCAAGTTTGATCCGGACGCCTCCACCCCGGCCAATATGTACGACGTGCAGAAGGGTGACCGTACTCCGCTGACCGAAGAAGAGCGCGGCTTTTTGCTCCAGAACCTGGAGCTGCTCATCGATGAGCCGATGGACGAAGATGAACTTATCCGCGATTTCGAATCGTGGGCCAAACGCAATGATGTGGAGATTGGAAACATGAGCATCAAGGGTATTAAGAAGTCGAAGGCCAAGGACGAGGAAGTTAAAAAGAAGAAGGCCAAGATTGTTGACGAAGACCTCGATGATGAAGAGGACGACGAGGACGAAGCCCCGGCCCCTAAGAAGAAACCTGCCAAGCCCAGCAAGAAGCCTGCTAAGGTGGTTGATGAGGATGAGGACGATGATGAAGACGACGATCTCGATGATGAGGACGAAGACGAAAAGCCCGTCAAGAAGCCTAGCAAGAAGCCGGTGAAAAAGCCTGTCGACGAAGATGAAGACGAGGAAGACGACGAGGAAGAGGAGGATGACCTCGACGACGAAGATGAGGATGAAGCCCCCGCCAAGAAGCCGGTAAAGAAGCCTGCCAAGAAACCCGTCGACGAAGACGAAGACGAAGATGACGACCTCGACGACGAAGACGAAGACGAGGAAGAAGAGGTAAAGCCCGCCAAGAAACCGGCCAAGCCTGCTAAGAAACCCGTCAAGAAGCCTGTCGATGAAGATGAGGACGACGAAGACGAAGATGACGACCTCGACGATGAAGAAGAGGAAGAAGTCAAGCCTTCGAAGAAGCCTGCCAAAAAGCCGGTGAAAAAGCCCGTCGATGAAGACGAAGACGAAGACGAAGACGAAGATGAGGAAGACGACGAGGATGAAGAGGAGGACGTAAAGCCTGCTAAGAAGCCCTCGAAAGCTCCGGCTAAAAAGCCTGTCAAGAAGCCCGTTGACGAAGATGAAGATGACGACATCGAAGACGACGAGGATGAGGACGAAGAGGAAGTGAAGCCTGCCAAGAAGCCGGTTAAGAAGCCAAAGCGTTAATACATAGGTAGGCTCTGCTAACCTAGTTCTGGGGTCTACGTCAGGTTCGGCGTAGACCCCTTTCCTATTTATGGAACATCGAATGCCAAAGAAGATTGCTGTTGGTGAAACAGTTGATACGGAAATCACGCCCCGCAAGAAGCGCCGGGTTGTTAAAGATGAGGTGTCTGATGACGCCATTTATGACGTGAGCTCGATTTACGGCGATATTCTAGATGATGTCTGGAAGCGCCAAGGCATGGACGATGGTCTTGCCTCCGATATGGAGCCTATGTCTACAGGTATGTTGGCCCTAGACATGGTCATGGGCGGCGGTATTCGCCCCGCGTGGTACACCAACTTTGGTGGGGAACAGTCTGCTAAGACGACCACTACCCTGACAATTCTGGCCGCAGCTATTAAGGCTGCCATTCCGTATTCGCGCCTGGAAGACTTTGAGGGCAGTACCCGCAATTCGATTCCTTACGTGCAGAATATTTTCCGTAGTGCTGGCATCAAGAAGTCAGTACAGGAAGTGTTCGGGGTTAAAGACCCTGATACCGGCAAATGGCTGATTCGCCCGATTGTTGGTTACATTCCAGAAACCCGGGGTGAGGCTTTCTTCGACCGCCTACACGACCTGCTTAAGACGCTGCCAGATAAGAAGAAAATCGGTAAGGATTGGTGGTTGGTATTCGAGGACACCAAGCAAAACAAGGCTAAGTACGGAGATCGCTCGGTCCCAACTATGGCTAAGAAGCACGGTCCCGGCATATACGTTAAGGCTCCGGACGGCAAGCTGCAAGCGCTTATTATCACTGACTCCTACCCAGGTATGAACCCTGAGGCTAACGACGATGATGACGCTAACAACTCGCTGGCATTGCAGGCCCGCATGTTTGCCAAGCACATTCCTCGGGTTAAGGGCCGTCTAGCCTCCAAAATGGTAGCCGTTATCGGGGTTAACCAGCTCCGCTCCAATCCTATGGCACGCCATGGCCCGCCCGAATCGGAACCGGGCGGCCAAGCCCTGAAGTTCTTCTCTGACGTGCGTATCCGGCACACCTCGCGAGCTATTAGTGGCGTACCTACGTCGCCCAAGCCCAAGGAAAATCCGGATGACAAGAGCACGGAAGTCGAGGCCAGCGTGCAGTACGAAGGCCAGGATACGTATCGGTATATTGCGGTTAAGGCAGACAAGAATAAGCTGTGGACCCCTAAGCGCGTAGCCTGGATTCGTATTTGGGTGGAAGACGCCAACGGCGAGGCCCAGGGCTTAGACCCCGTGTACGACACTTACTGGTATCTCTTCTACACGGGCCAAGCTAAGGGCAGTAAGCGTAACGCCATTAACTTCAACCTGGAGGGTCTGGGTGCTGGCGCTAAGACCATTACGTGGATCGACTTTAAGCGCTGGGTTATCGGGACCAAGGAAGAGAAGGCGGAAGTGTGTGCCAAGCTCGGTTACAAGCCCATAGATATCCGCAAGTTCTGCTTCCACCAGATGGAAGAGGGTGTAGCGGAGCGCTTGTATGTTGCGTACAAGAACTCTAAGGGTAAGGATGATGACGATGAGGGTGAAGCGGATTAAACCGGCCGATGCTGTGGTCGAAGTGGTTCCGGTTAAGCGGGAAACGCCCCGCGATGCCAAAGCCGACATGGACAGCATTGTATCTGAGTTGTCTTCCATTGCTACTTCATATAGAGACCCTTCCCGGCGTTTTGGTAAGCGCCGGTCTTTAAACCCGCATCGGTCCCGATTTATATTCACGTTACAGGGACCCTCGGATGAAGACCTACGTCGGGAGGAGCTCACTGCTGCACCGGAATTACCCCGATCATCGAGGCAAGTTGATGACCGGGCTGATGCCTACTCGGTAGAGTTGCCTGCACAGATGGAAGACATAATGGTACGAACTCGGGAGTTTATGCTTACCGAGTTAGCGCCCAAAGCCATGGCCTCGTTGACAGGTATCGACCAAGCGCGATTAGTTGTTGAGCGGGTTGTGGGAGGTAAAGTAGACGGGGTAACTGAGCACTTTTTTCATCAGCTCTTGATCAAAGCGACTAATTTAAGACTATGCAAATTCGTTGCAGAACTTTTTGATCTCCCAGTGGAAGAAGTACAAGCGATGCTCGCCCAAGTAGACTATACCAAGAAATTAGTCATTGAACGACCACCTCTAGGGAGCCCATTACCCGAAATGGAGTCGCAAGATGAACGACGACCTACGAAGAAAAGCAAACCTGTTCTTCCCAGAACTAATGGGAATCAGCCGTCTGGAAGCCGAAGACGAACCCGATCCCGAACAGGAAGTAGAAGGACTGAGCTCGAAGACGACGTCTGACGAGCCTGGTAAAGTTTGGACCCCCGCAAGCAAGCGCATTTGGACCAGTGACGATGAAGAGGACTTTGACATTGCTGCTGCCATGCAGTCTGCCAAAGATCCTCTCACTGGCCTTATGCGCGATCTAAAGATCGATGATCGGGACCTTCCTCTAGCCAAAAACTATTTTGACTTTTGCCAGAATATTTTGCGACTAGATGATCCGGTTATGCCGTGGGCTCGCCAGATGTGGACTGCCTTGGTTCTGTTTGGCGAGGTGTGTCCCCGTTGCTCGAATAAGAAGTTCCTGAAGGACATCATGAATGTACCCAAGGGAATGCCTACCGAGAAGATGGTTAGTGAGCTTCAGTTACTTGAATACGGTATCTGTCCCAGATGCAAGGCCACGAAGCTGGAATTTGCCAAGAGCGGAGAAATGAAGATTTACAACGAGCTGGTCCTGGTGTGGGGTCAGCGGAGTGGTAAGTCTACATCTGCCTCGATGATGACGGCGTACCATATTCACCGCTTCCTGAAGCTGCCTAAGCTCGGTACTCTTATCGACACCATGCAGAACAGTACGCCCCTCACGTACTCGTTTATCAGCTTGGACCTGGGTAAAGCTATTAACCTGCTCTGGGAACCCTTTGTCTCGATTATCAAGGATAGTGCGTGGTACAACGACCTCTTTGCTCTTCTAGACTTTTACGGTAAGAAGTATGGTGTTGAACTGTACAACCGTAAGCTGGAATTCATCAAGTTCTATCACAAAAACATTCACTTAGTTCCAACTCACCCAGGCTGGGAAAAGCTGCGGGGTGCCACTCGTATCGGGGCCAGCTTCGACGAATTGGGTCTGTTCCCGTTGCCTAACGTGAGTGTTAATGAGCTCGATTTCGACGGGGGTCTTACGATCACCAACGACAAGAAGATGGCTAACGCCGATCAGGCACACCAGTCGGTTAACACCAGTCTGATGACGATTCGTAAGGCTGCGGCAAAGCTGTTTGAGGGCGGTATGTACCATATGCCGACGGGCATCATGCTGGGGGTATCCTCACCTATTAGCCCGCGTGACATGGTTATGCGTCTGCTCGGCATGTCTAAGGTAGAGCCTACGTGCAACACAATGCTGGGCATCCAACTGGCTACCTGGGACGTTCATCCCGACTTCAACCGAGACAGTCCTGAAATCGTTGCAGCCTACGCCAAGAACCCTGAGGACGCAGAGCGCGACGTTGGCGCTAACCCGCCACGCCTGCAATCAGCGTATATTCACCGCAACCTGTTGCGTGAGGACGTGTTTGGGCCGACGCGCAATACCCACACATTGGAGTATGAATTCTCCGGTGAAGAGATCAGCGCCCGTGTTCGCAAAGTCCGCGAATGCTACCACGCCAGCATCCTAACGATTGACGCCGGTCACGTGAACAACTCGTTTACACTGTGCAGTCAGCACTTCGATAAGAAGACTGGGCAGACAGTCACGTCAACTGTCCTGGAAGTGATCCCAAGCTCCGGCCTGAAGATTAACTTCAACGACATGTACAACAACGTGATCCTGCCGGTGGCTAAGGACACTAACGCTGCTGTAGTTATCGCCGACCGTTGGAACTCTCTGGATCTGCTGTATCGCATCAGCGCGGATATCCCCGGAGTTACGGCTAAGACCTTTACACCGATGCGCCGCCACTTCGACTCCGCTAAAGCTCTTTTGCAGGAGGGCAATGCCCGACTGCCATTTACTGAAATTCCTCTCGAAGAGCTTATGGAACTGTCTTTTGAGTCGTATCGCAAATTCTTCCTTAATCGTCCTGTAGCCCACTTGGCTGCTCAGATGATTACGGTCAGGGATACGCACGTCCGCCGTCCTCCGGAAAAGGGCGATGGTTTCACGGACGATATCTTCCGGGCATGGGTCCTGGGGGCTTCTCTTATCCACTTGCCACGAATTCGCGAGCTTTTGGACGAGTGGGAAGTGAAAATGAAGCGCACTACCTCTGCGGCTCCGGCTATGTTTGTTAGCCGCTCTGGAGTGAACATTTGGCCTGGACTGCGATAGTAAAACCTTAAATAGAAGGGGTATGCGGCTCTAGTCCGCGTCCCCTAACAAGGATTATTTCAACATGGTTAAGAAGTACGTACCCTCCAATTACAACCCGATGGAGCCTCTGGCCATCCGAACTTCCCAAGCCTTGGCAAGTGTGAACGGAGTCCTGAACCGTATGACGGAAGCCGGTGCGGGGCGTCACTATGTGGTTGCTGAGCAGTATGCGCTGGATCTGCTGCGTACCGCCGAGTTGGCTGTTCAGTATTATCAGCAATTCACCAGACCCGTAACGCTGCTCGAACTTACAGTGCCTCTGGGTGAGAAACAGGGCGACTGGGACCCCAACGAAAGCGTCAACCATCTGTTTCCGCCGAATACCTATCCTGTGGGCTCGTATTACGTTGCGTCAGGCTCTTACGCGGATTTTGAGCCTGGGGATCTGCTGGTGGCGATTGAGTCCAACTGGTTCAGAGTTCCTAAGGGCGCACCGGGTACGGAACAGGTGGGCTAATGGCCGTATACTCAATCGAAGAGCTCGGGCTAAATAAATCCGAGCTTTCCAATTATAGAAAAGAGTATATTGTTACGCTAGGATTCCAGAGAGCCGACTTTTCTGAGTGGCGTAAGAAATGGAAAGCCTTATCCGCAAATGCTACTCGTAGAGGGGTGACGTGCCTTTTATCGTTCATAGACTATATGAATCTAGCGAAAGCTGCGGGTATTAAGCATCCGACCCAGATTGGCCTTAGGATGGACCAGTATCAGATGGCTCGACCCTCAGATAGTGGTGACTACTGTATCGGGAATTGTAGGTTTGTGCTGGCTTCCGTGAATCTGGAAGAGAAAATGCTAAACGGTGGCGTAGAGCGCTCGAAACGAAAGATAAGCTCCGCCTTATCTGGGAGAACTAAAGAGTTAGACGCTTCAAAAGCCGCTGCTTCCCTGAAGCTAACGGGTAGGTCTAAGCTAACCCACGAACATCTAGCGCTTATAGCTTATAAGCGTAGCATGGAATTCCGAATCATCGATCCAGACGGAACAGTACACGCTGGTCGAAATCTAAGTCAATTCTGCAAAGATCATGGGTTGGCAGCCTCTTCCATGCGAGAAGTGTGTCGGGGCGAACGCTCAAACTACAAAGGTTGGGTTGGTGAGTATACTTCGGTGTGGGAGGGTGGGAAATGGAAGCCCTAGGGTGCGGTGACCTACATCTAGACGGCCCATTCACTAAATTGGTCCCGAACGGTAATACGGTTATATGTCGTGAAGTGCAGAAAATCGTGGATTGGGGCACAAAACGGGGCATAGATCGCGTAATCTTCTATGGCGACCTCTGCGACTCACCTCGCATGTCCTATGAAGCGTATACCGCGTTTACTAAGCTACTCCGGTCAAACCCCTCTGTTGAGTTTCATATTATTTTGGGCAACCATGATAAGTTTGCGCCAGATTCTAGCGCGGGTCACTCCCTAGAATTGTTGGTGGACTGGCTTGACATGATACCCAATACTCATGTGTACACAGAACCGACTGATGTTGAGATTGATGGTGTGGGTGTGCGGTTCTTGCCGTGGCCTAGCCGTGCGTTTTCAAAGCGTATGCTCAACGTTGCTCACATAGAGACTGCGGGATCTAAATCCGATTCAGGTCGTGAAATGGATCCTGAGGGTCTTTATGCAGGTAACGCAGTTATCGTTGCAGGGCATCTTCATACGAACCAAGTAGTGCGGAATACTTATTTCTCAGGGACACCATTTCAGCAGAACTTCGGTGAAGGTATTAAGAAATACTTTCACCATATTCGGTTTGAGTCGGTTAAAGACTTTGACATAGAAAGTATCCGCACTAGACCCGAGTATCGGTTGCACAACATCGTAGTCAAATCGAAGCGAGACCTGGAGCTTATTCCTGACGATAAGAAAGACTTGGTTAAGCTTATTCTACGTGACGGTGCAGATGTCGATGTTTCGGAATGGGCCTCAAAGACAAATGTTGTTAAAACAACCGGGTATAAGTCAAGGGAAGAGCTAGAGTCGGTATTATCCGAAGACTTAGCTCAGTCTGAGCAGATTACCGTAGATACAACGGAATTCTTTAAGGCATGGCTCGATACCCAAACCGAGATAAATGACGACGATCGGGCGGCTGTTTTAAAGCTGAGACGGTCGATACTTAGGAGAAGAGCATGACGTTCTGCTGCGTTGTGGAGCGTGAGCTGGCTACTTCCAGTTGCCCACTCCATAGAGGGGCATGCTTTTGGCGTCACAGAGATACAGGAATCTGTATGTACGATGATGACGCTAAACTCTTACCTCCAGAAGATTTAGCCGCGTTAGTTGGTGCTCCACTGCCTACTAACGAGGAACTGAGCAAGATACTCAACGGATTGGCAGGCTCTGAAATAGCGAGCCCTGTTGAGTCTCCAGTGATATTTGACAGGCTCCGCCAGTCTTTAATGAAAAAGGATTAACCATGGCAGTCAAGACTCTAAGTATTTTCGACGTTGAGGCTCAAAAACCCAACGAACCCATTTGGGTCCTAAACAACAGTAAGCGCTCACGTATTCGAGACGCCGGTAATATTATTATCGGTATCCAGCAACTACGTGGTGACCGTACGGATCCTCTGGTGATCCTACAAACGTGGCTCCCTCAGCGCGTTAACATCAAGTTTACACGTGAGCAAATTCTTACGAGCAATGAATTCCGCGATGCTCTATTTAAGGAGCTGATTGTTCTGATCGACGACCAGACGGCCACGCGCCTTCTGGCAAAGCCGGAAGCCAAGCGTGAGCACGCTCGCCTGAAAGCCAAGGAAGATAACGTCGCCGCAGCCGGTTCCGCCCGCACTATCGCCATGGCTAACGTCACCATCGTTGGTCAAGATGGTAAGGTTGACCAGCCTGAGGAATACATTAGCCTCAACGGCAAGTCGCAAGAATCGGAAGACCCGGCAAACGGCCTGGAACCCCGCTTTAAGGCGTGGGCTGATCGTCTCGCTGACGGCAAAGACGATATCGACGTCAAGAACGAAGTACAGTCGCAAGACCAATTGCGCAAGCGCCAAGTTCTGTATCTGCTGCATGTCCTGGATTCGGATAACTTCCCCAAGACTGTTGCGATGCTGAACCGCGCTATCGGTCGCGCCTAAAACACCGGGGCAAGCCTATAAAAAGGGCTTGCCCCGTTTGCGTTTATGGGCCAGCCGCTATATAATAGCTACACCGTAAACCCTAACCGTATAGGATATTCAAATGAGTCTGTCCCGCGACCCCGAAGTCGGCATTCTTCTCACGCGTTCCCTCGCCCTCCACCTTGCCGATATGCTTACTCTGCTCCCCTGGGGAGGTCAGCAACTCATCGCATTTGTGGACGACACTCACACTTATGAAGTGACCCGTCTGCCCGGTGACCAGTCGGTATCCATTACCCGCGTCCCCGTAGGTGGCTTCCGCAGCCAGGATGAGCTTTTCTCCTCCCTGGAAAACTTCCGCAAGGCGTATGCTCGGGAAGACTGCTTGGATTTCCTGACTCCGGAAACCCTGGAACGCCTCGTTACCGCCATTTCTGTCAGCGGCGTCACTTACGTAGGTGCGGGTCGCATGGCGATTCGGCGTATGGCGGATGGCTCCATTGAGCTTCACGACACCCAGTCATTGGACGAATTCAAATCCTTCGTGAACGTTGAAGACTTCCAGAAGCGATACGCCGTTCAGCCCGCTTAACCCTTTACATACCGGCCCCGGCGCTGTATTATTTGCCTAACCCGTAAACCCCCTAGCTGTATAGGTTCTGCATGACCACTCCCAACCAAATCCTCACCCTTGACACGCTGCCCGTTCTGCCCCAGAGCGAGGCAGAAGCTTCGGTCCAGGGTATCGCCTCCGTTACCGAAACGCGCAAGATCCTGAAGTTTGCGACCCATGGTACGGGCCGAGCTCTACTGCTCCATGTTCGTCATGAAGTCCCGAGCGTCGCCCATGGAACTCCCACCGACGTGAACTATCGGGTGCGCGGCTGCCTGAAAATTACCCCCAAGCAGGCCAACGAGTTCCTCACCGAGTACTACGAGAAGCCGGGTCTGTCGGCTATGGGTGCCTACGTGCCGATTTCGGTCCACCACAACATGATCTTCATCGGAGGTTAAGCGCATGCTTTCTGAACGAGTAGGCGACATCCTTAATAGCCGTGAAGCCATGGCTATCGGTGTCGTGTTTTCCAATGCGAGTCTGGCAGGTTCCGAGCAGTTGCTCCGCTTTACGTTTCCTACGTATGTCATGGAAGTGCAGTTGGCTACTAACGGTGCCATCACCGTAAGTGAGCATGACTGCCAGTCGGATACGACCAAGAGCGAGCAGCATCCCAACGTGATGGCGTTTCTCAAGGCTTATACCCGTGACGACTGAATTCAACAAGCGGTTCCTGTCGATCCTCCAACATACCATCGGCTTTGACGAATACGGTGAAAGCCGTGACCCGAGCCGCCCGGAAGGGTTTCGCAATCACTTTGTTGCGAGCGAAGGCCACCACGATTGGCAGTACATTCAGCAGATGCTGAAGCTCGGGCTCATGAAAGAGCGTCCGGCCACCGCTATCTCGGGCGGTAGCCCGTGGTTCTTTGTCACGGAAGCTGGCCGCCAGTATGTGAAGACGCACAGCGCCAAGCGCCCCAAGTTGACCCGTGGGCAAGAGCGCTATCAGCGCTTTCTCCACTTGTCGGATGTTATGCCTGATTTGACGTTTCACGAATTCGTCAGACGCCGCCTCTACCTCGATGACGACAAGCGCGAAGTGTGGCTGCGGAAGGAGTCCGACAAGCGCCTAGCCGCGTACCAGGAAGAACAACGTAAAATCCGTGAGACGTATGCAGGCGTACAAGAAGAACTAAATAAATGGAAAGAACGATATGGCATCAAAACGACAGAAATTGCTGGCACAACGGGATCGGGAGCGCAAGCTCCGGGAGCATGAAGTCCTTGATAAGGCTCTGGCGCAAAACCTAAAGCGCTTGCGTAGCCTTACCGGGGGCTTTGCCCGCCCCGGCACTACTGCGGCCCCAGGTATCCGCCAAAAGGCCGCACAAACGGCGCAATTGATGCGCTTTGGCCCGCGCCTTAATATGGCGATTAACCAGCGCCTACCGGCCAAGGCCGACCCGGCCCCCAAGGTGGTCGCAGAACCGAAATACGATGGTGAAATGGCAGAGCGCGAAGCCGCCGCCCTCCAGCGTACCAAGGAAATGCAGGCCCGAGTTGGCCCCGTCGGTAATAAGATGGGGCCTCAATATATGACTGACTCTGATCTCGCGGATGAGCGCCAGGGTCTACTCCGGAGACGTTCGTGAGCAAGAAATCCCCGGTTCTTACCGAAAGCGATCTCCGAGCTGACCAGCAGATGCTGAAACAGGCCAGGACCCACATCGAATCGGGCGCGGAGCGATACATTTGCTTTGCGCTCTTTCGCGCATCGAGCGAACTCCGGAGCCATCAGCAAGCTGGGCCGTACTCTGTAATCTACGACCGTTTTGAAAAATCGCGCCATCGGGTACGGGATTGGATTCTTGACATGCTCCGGGTGAAGGTCGGTACGACTCCCAAGGGCCGTGTTCGCTATAAAGACTACGTGTACTTGGATGTCTGGATGAAGAATATCCATCTGGATTTGGTTGCCCACCTGCCGGAACACGAATATCGTGACAAGATGCGCCAGACCCGCATGGCCTGGATTGATTGGATGCTTGGAGAAATTGATCGTGAACTTGAAACTGTTCGGGCTGTTGTTGCCTCTGTTCCTAGCACTGCCCGCGACCGCCGCGCCCCAGCAAACCCCTAAGCTGGAAATTCAGGAAGGGCGAGCTCTACTGGTTTGCGAACAGATTGGCGTCGGCCAGTGCCGTGTGGATGGAGCGTCGGCTTCCCGCACACAATCTACCATTTCTGAGATTTCCCCTCAGTCGTGGGCTCAGCGGCAGGGCTACACCAAGATCGTCCGCCAGTCGGTGTATTTCGACACGGGCAAGATTTATATCCTCATGGAGGTTGAGAAATGATTACTGCCGTGCCTGTGACGATTGAACCGAACACTCCATTTCTGGCTATACGCTGGAACGCTCTCCCAAAAGATGCTGCTCAGGGTAAGGGACGCCCCAAGCTTGCACGGGAATGCAACGACCATCCGTCTGTGCGCCCCACGTCCTACGATGAAGTGTCTGCGGGCCTCGGTACGTGCGGGTGCTCGAAGGACTACCCGTGGTGGACCCACAACGTGATGGGGGTCATTGACTCTCAGAAGGGTAAGCTGTTCGTAAGCCCCGGCGACTGGGTGATCTCGATGGGTGAAGGTCAGCATCTAGTTCTAAGCGACACCCACTACAACGAATTCTTCAGGAGTGCTACGTGATTAACCAGATCGTAGTCGTCGGCACTGACGGCACTTTGTCCTATATACAGCCGGAGCGTTACCCCGGTGGCGAGCTGCGCCTTCCGCAAATCCCTCAGGGACCGGCACTCTCAGTGCGAGCTCAGCTTGAATCCAGTGATGACATCATGGCGCTCATGCTTCTGGCCGAGTACTACCAGAACTTGGGTGGGGTCATGCCACATCTCATGATGCCATACATTCCGTATGCGCGTCAAGACCGCCGTTCCAGTGCCGACAACAACGCTACGCTCTCGATTAAGGCGTTCTCGTGGCTTATCAACGCCATGAAGTGGTCAACGGTCACGGTGAGCGACCCCCATTCGGGCGTGAGCACGAGTCTCATTGACCGTGTGGTGGTCGTGGACCGCGCCGAATACGTGGACAATTTCATCCGCCGGATGCTCAAGGAAGATGTGGAGCTGAAGGACGTGGTGTTGGTGGCTCCGGATCTCGGGGCTGTGAAAGCCACGCAACAGATCGCACACAAATACGGCATCCAGACTGTTCTGTACGCCCAGAAGAATCGTAACGAGGCCACTGGCGAAATCGGCCCCATGACGATCAGCGGCGGATCCGCTATTTGCGGAAAGCACATTCTGGTCTGCGACGATATCTGCGACGGCGGAGGCACGTTTGCAGGTCTAGCCGAGGCCGTGGCATCCTATATGCCTGCTTCGCTAAACCTCTATGTGACACACGGCATTCTCAGCAAGGGACTGAAGCCACTGTCCGCGTATTCGCGCATATACACGCCGTTCCCGTTCAACGGATACGCCCTCCAGCGCGCCCCGGAGTATACTCCGGATTACACGATCTTTTCCGACCAAGACATTCCCCCTTACACAAGTCTCTACTTCCGGAGAAAGTAACCATGGGTTTTCCCACCGAACCGTCCATCTGGGCGTCTACCCCCGCCACGGGCAGTGACTATACTCCGGGCGTAGCGCCCGAGGGTTACGTGGCTTGCGCCGCGCCGCCATTCCTGGACGTGGACTTCTACAAGGTCGGGCACGTCCACCAGTACCCCACGGGTACGACGGTTGTCTACTCGAACATGACGCCGCGTAACGACAAGCACGCGGAAGCCAAGATGAATCCCCGTGTGTGGGATTACAAAGCTGTCGTTTTCGGCCTTCAAGCATTCATCAAGGAATACCTGATCGACACGTGGAACCGCGATTTCTTCCAGCGCCCGTGGTCGCATGTTGAATACGAGTACCGCGAATCGGTCGACACCGGCCTCAACACGGTACTCGACATCAGCCACCTGAAGGCACTCCACACGCTGGGCTATTTGCCGGTGGAAATCCGCGCGCTGCCGGAGGGCATTCGAGTCGGTATGAAGATCCCGGTCTTCACCATCCACAACACGCTGCCGGAGTTTTATTGGCTGACCAATGCGCTGGAAACTGTACTCAGCAACGAGACGTGGAAGCCCATGGTCGCGGCAACTATCGCGGCCAACTACCGGGCCACGGCCGAGTACTGGTCCCAGGTCAACGGCAGTCCAGACTACATGCTTCAGTGGGGCTGCCATGACTTCAGTTCCCGGGGCATGTCCGGCCGGTGGGATAGCCGCGCTTGTGGTATGGCTCACCTGTTGGCCTTCACGGGCACCGACACGGTGTCGGCAATCCACGCTGCTCGCTTGCTGTACAATGCAGAGCCGCGCCGTCACTTCGTAGGCGGTTCGGTTCCAGCCACCGAGCACTCTGTGATGTGTATCGACGGCTCGGACAAGGAGTTCGACACTTACGTTCGCCTGCTGGCTCTGTACACGTCTGGCATTGTCAGCATCGTGAGCGACACCTACGACTTCTGGCAGGTCATTACCATGTTCACGCGCCGCCTGTACGATACTATCATGGCCCGCGAGGGTCGTGTAGTGTTCCGGCCGGACTCTGGCAACCCGCTGGATATCATTACTGGTACGGCCATCACCGTACCCGGCGTGGACCGCAATACCCTGACCAACTGGCTCCTGGACAACGGTCACACACGGCCTGAAGGTAAGACCGTCGTATGCGACGGTAGCTTCTATCGTGTAGTACGCCACCCGATAGACAAGGGTGATGGTCGAGACTGGCACTACTACACAGGCGAATTGCTCGATAGCGCCATCGTACCTCCGGAAGTCAAGGGCGCGTATTACTGCCTGTACGAAGTGTTCGGAGGTGCCAAGAACTCCAAGGGCTTTATTGACTTGGACCCCCACGTGGGCCTGATTTACGGCGATAGCATCACGCCGCAACTGTACGACGCCATTCTCAAGCGTCTCACGGACATGGGCTTCAGCCACAGCAACCTCGTGGTTGGTGTCGGTTCCTATACGTACCAATACGTCACTCGTGATACCCTCGGGGCTGCCGTCAAGGCGACCTACGGTGCCGTGAAGGGCGTGGGGAGAGCCATTATCAAGGATCCTAAGACGGACCCCGGCAAGAAGTCGGCTACGGGCCTCCTTGTAGTGCAGGCGGAAGGTGGCGATTACAAGCTTCTGGACGGCATTTTGGCTGAACCTACGGAGGTCATGGGTGGTAACTTCGGTTCCGGTGAACTCGTCCCAACATTCCGTAATGGTCAGCTTCTGGTCGACGAGACCTTGAGCAACATGCGTGCGCGCCTCGGTTGGTCTGACGCTTATCCTGCCGCGTAAGTCCAGGGTCCGGGGAAACCCGGACCGTACCGTAAATATATCGGTATCCACCCCACAATAGGATTTTCTATGAACGTTACCCAACCCGGCGCTCTGCATTACGGCCAAGTATGGCGTTCGACCAATGATCGCTTCTACTGGATCATGACGAAGCATAGCTCGCGTCCTGAAATCTGGACGGCCATGGACGTAGAAAGCGGTGTTACCCGCTATTTCTACGCCAAGACCATGCAAGACACGATCAACGAGAAGAACAAGCTGACCCGCGTGTACGGTCACATGCGCACTCCGGCTATCGTGCCGAACCATCTGTCGATGGGCTATCAGAAAGGTGTGAACACCCCGATCATTGCCCGCCTGAATCGCGGCCTGCTCCGCACGTTCAGCGGTAATCTGATCAAGGCAGCAGAAGTGAGCGACCCCCGCCCGACGAAGGTTGCTCCCAAGCGTCCTCAGCCTACCTATGACAACGAACAGCAGATGTGGAGCCGTCCGCTTGCTGAAATCGGTGATGACCTTAATTTGATTGAGGGTCAGCGCGTCGGCCTCGTGGGTGGTATGGCGGGCGTAGTCGTCGGTGTGTATCCGGCGAACCCGTGGAAGTACCATGTCCGCCTGCTCGGCACCAACGTCGTGCGGACGTATCGCCCGGACGGCACCGATTTGGGCGGTCGCCCCGGTATCGTTGAGATTATGCCCAAACCCGTTCCTCATAACTGACAGGAAAGAGCATGAAACAGACCCTGATTGCTGTTGTTCTCGCTTTGATCGCCTATGCAGTGTTTGAAGGTATGTACCTTGTATGGGAAGCGGCGGAGTTGGACGTCATCTTCGTCCCCATCGTGTGGCCCGTGACCATGGTGTGCGTTGGCTTTATCTTCATAGACCCTATTGTTGGAGGATTTAAACGTGAGCAACACTATCAGGGGTTCAAAACCGCCCGGATATGAATTCTGGTCCCGTCGGCCAGGGAAAGGCCGCATGAGTCGCGGCGCTTTTGCGAAAAAGATGACGCATCGCACTGAGCGTCAGCAAGGTCGCGTGAGCGCCGAACAGGCCGCTGAAGAATATCAGGAAGAGCTGGATCGTATCGTTGTAACGAACGACGATATCGACGACACGATCCATTACTACAAACAACGGGGTATTATGTAGCCCTTACCCGTACCGCTAGGGCTATAGTTACATAAGCGTAATAGCGTTTTACGGGGCGCGGGTATATAATACGTATACCGGCGTGTACCCCTACGCGCCTACCTAAACCCCAACCGTAAGGGAGTTACCCTAGTGAGTACCGTTCGCAAGCACATTATTTGGGAAGAGCGAGAGCATCTGCAAGTTGCGCTCAGGACCATGGAATTGATGCGCCGTGGGCAAGAAAAGCGCGAAGCCATGCTCAACGCACAGCTTGAATGCCTTCCCAAGGACAGGCGTCGGAAATGTGACAATGCGTGGCTCGGGCCTAAGTTCGCCTCGTTTCTGGACACCCTCCAGTGCATGTTGCCAGTGGATCTTCGGGCTCTCGTAGCAGAGCATGATCTGGTTTCGCTCGACACCGTGGCCGAAAAGGCCACGGCGCAAGCCAATCTGGACACTGCTCCACCTGCCGCCGAGCCCGCTCCAGCCCCGGTGGTTGAGACGCCCCCCGTTGCTGCGGCCCCCGCCCCGGAACCCGAGCCAGAGCCCACTCCGGCACCGGCTCCCACACCAATCATCAGTCCCATCGTACCGGCACTTCCCATTTCGGCCCTCGGCCGTGTGGAGCAGAATCTGCTGGCTGCGGTGCAAGACTACGTTACGGTGCTGGTCAAGCCGATGCTTGACACAGTCATCGACAAGCTCCATAACGAGTACGTGGTGCCCAAGCTCCAGGAAAAGCTCACGTCGGCAGTCGACGGGGCTATCCAGGGCGCAATCGCGGCCAATACGCAGAAGATCAGGGATCACGTTCAATCCCAGGTTAGTCAGGTAGTACCCGAAGTCGCAAGCGCTTCGGAGCCTCCGCAGACTTCGACCCTGCTGCAAACTCCGGCCCCTTTGGCCGAACCGAAGCCTCTTCGCCTCAACAACTACTGGGATGCGGAGACGGACAACATCGTTGTTCTGGGTATCTGGCCTGCCAATCGCGAGTCGATCAAGTTGGCAATGCGTGACAAACCGTGGTTCCAGAACGTGCGTATCCACTACGTGCAAGAGCTTCGCGAGTTGGAGCAGAAGCGCAACGCCAACACCCACCTTATCCAGCTAGAAAAGTTTTCAGCTCATCTGCCGAAGAACTATCGTAGCCAAGTCAAGCGCATTTACCCCAATGTTAAAGGGGTGGCTCGCCTGCGTGAAATCAACGAAGCCATTGTGCTGGGCAACCGCTCAGTCGATTCCTACTAAGGAGACTATCATGGGACGCCTTACAGTTCCGGTCATTCCTATTCATGGACTTGATTTTGAGTGCCCGGTTGCCCCAGGCAATGAACCTCATTTTGAGTTGCCTGCTGCAATTCGCAAGCAACTCAAAGAAGAGTACCAAGCAAACCCCAAGGTTATCATCGGGTCTGCCTGGAAGATCATGCACCCGGATACTCCCAAGACGGGTGTCACTCCTATTTTCACCGCCCGGTGCCTTAATCAGTTGGGTGCCGGTCCTTCTAATCTCGTTGTAGACCCTCGATTGCAGCAGGGCGACCCTATCCGGATCAATTGGGGATTCGTGGGTTGGGTCCTAATGGCCCTGGCCTGCGTTGGCGTCTTGACGTCGCTGTAGAGTTTCTGTATGCAAATGTCCGCTGCAACTTTGGTCCCGCGTGTGGACACCCTGATTGAGCTTACTCACGCCCATGTGTTTCTGGAACCACGCAATCCAACCACGCGTGATCTGAAAGCCAACCCGAAGGCTCAAACTACGTTCACACCGACCATCACTATCCATTACGAGCGTGAGCTTGATAAATGGGTAGTCATTCCTAAGGATTCCCGCCATCCCGATGGCTCGAAAAAGGGAATGATTCTGTTCATTCTCGGCCCCGTTACCAAGGACACCACGCATGTTCGCGTTATGTCCATAACGCAAAACGGCCGAGGAGCGCGAGGGGTTCCCATTACGCTCTGACCCAACCCTAGTCTTGTCCAGCCCCGCCCCGTGCGGGGCTTTTCATTTGGAGCCTGCTATGGCGCAACAATGGCCCTTAGCCCTATACCGGCCCCCCGATTACCTGCCGCGCCTATACCGCGCCCGGGTAGCCCGTAAACACGCATTAGCCGCCCGAGAGCGGCTTTTATTGTTCCTGGGCGGGGTAAACCGAGTCCTAAGCGATTACGAGCACCAGCACCCCGTTTTGCGCGCCCACATGCTACGCTTGCAGCAGCAAATACGGGAAGTACATTACGGTAAGGGCATGGCCCCAGACCGGGAAGGCCGAACCTTTCGCAACGTCAGTGAGCTTACTGTTGAAGGTGAGTCCACTAGAGCAGACGATACCCGCCTGTATGAGTGTAAGCGTTACTATCGCTCGCTGGCCCAGAAATTTCACCCCGACAAAGGGGGTGATGTAGACTACTTCGTAAGCTTGCGCAATGCCATGACTATGGGGGATGTGGATTATCTGCGCCTCCAGTTCTTCACCCAATTCAAGGGTATGGACGTGGATTGGCAAGCCCAGGAAGGGGAGAAGTTTTGGTCCGAGCAGCAGGAACGGGCCATCATAAATAAGGAGCGTCTACAGGCGCTGCCAATTTTTAAGGTCATGTCGGCCCACGTATCCGGCAATAAGGAACGCGCTGCCGCCCTTATGGAAGAAGAACTCCAAAGGCGCGCAAACGCGCTTATGGAAGAGCTTAAATACGTGTACAACCGAAAACAGGGAATAGTCCAAGGCGCGGACCCAATACTGCGCCCGGAATCCCATAAATAAGGCCGGTATAACCCGGTCCTTTTTATCACCCCTCCTCGTGGAGCCATGAATGGCTAAAGCTGAGAAAGTCAGAAGCGGTAAAGAAGTAGTGACTAAGGCGCTCAAGAAGCGCAAGGAAGAGAAGGTAGAGGTAGCATCCAAGGCTCGTGAAGGCAAGCCGGTTATCCCGGACGTGGCCCATACCCTGACCACCTTCGAAGACCAGCGCACCTACACGTATGTGCCGCCTTCGGACTTCAAGCCGTTCTTCCTGGAAATCACGTTCAAGACGGAACAGGACGGTATGGTCAACCTGCATAACGACTTCCAAGTGAATTATCACAAGGGCCGTTATGACGATGACGAAAAGAAGAAGTACGATATGTGGGAATTCGATCCCAAGACGGTGGCTTCTGTGTTTGCCCGCCTGTCGCCCAAGCTGTTCCACGCTACGGGCCGCAAGCTGGTAAACAAGGAAGGTGCAGAAGTGCCGAAGCGCCTGGAACCGAACAAGGTCTACCGTGTGGTGTTCCGTGTTATCGCCAAGAAGGACCCGAATGGCGTTCACGAGAAGATTCTGGGTGTGACCCTGCGTCATGTCTTTATCACCAAGCGTGTGAAGAACAAGAAGACCGGCGAAACCACAACCAAAGTTGTGGAACTGAACACCAAGGACCCGTTCCGCCGTATGTTTGCCGGGGCTACCAAGTTCCTAGCTTGCGCGTTCAAATCGATGATGCAACCGCCGAAGGGTCGCCGCCCCAAGAAGGTTGAAGAAGACGAAGGCGAGGACTATTAATATGAAACTCGCTGCATTCCAACTGGTTAACGGTCGTGTGATTGTCGGCCGCGTGGACCCTGAAGATTACCAGGATGACCCTTCTTATGAAGAGCAACTGAAGCGCACTCATATTGTCCACGGACCTCATGAGTTTGCGTTTGTTCGTGGTCGTGACGGCCAGCCGTCGCCTGCCATGATGCCGTACTCAGTTATTCCGCATGTAGGTGAAGGTCTGTTGGTTCTGCCTCTGCAGGCAATCCACGTTGTCGTCTGGGAATGGTCTGACGCGGCCATTGAAGCTCTGTACACCAAAGTGACGAGTGGACTTGATCTGGCAACTACGATGCCGGATAACGCGACAGGAAAGTCCAGCCTAATCCTTTAATACGGATTTAGTTGCGCAGTCCCACAAATACCGTTAATATTGCATTACTGCGTGGCGCTCCTTGCTCCGCATTAAAAGGACCCGGTACATTTCCGGGTCCAAACCAAAACTCTATCTCTTTTGAGGTTTTACTCATGGCTAAGATGACCAAAGCTGAACAACTGGAAGCCGAAAAGAAGGCTGCTCGCCGCGCTGCTCGCGCTGCCCGCAAGGCCAAGAAGGCTGCCGAAGTCGCTGAGGCAACTCCTACCAAGACCCCGGCTAAGACGACCCGCGCCGCTTCCAAGAAGGAAGCTGCCCCGGCTGCGGCCCCGGCAAAGCCCAAGACCAGCAATGTCCGCAAGGCCAAGGCTGCTCTGGAAACCACTCCTCAGTTCCTGACCATCGTGCGTGAATTGCGCGGTGCTGTGTCGAACAACGGTGATTCGTTCACCATCGGTTCGGTCTCGGTTCCGGCGTCGGCTGTTATCGCTGCCTCCAGCGATCTGGCCTACGTTCGCACGGTTTTCGCTCTGGAAGCTGGTGTGCAAGTCCTGCAACCCTCGTACGTCTCGACGCTGGTTGTCGTCGAAGCCTCGGCTGAGGAAGACACCTCCTCAGAAGACACCGACACCGAGGAAGATGAAGACGAGGATGAGCCGGCTCCGGTAGCCCAGAAACCGGGCAAGAAGACCAAGGCTCCGGTTGTCGAAGAAGACGACGAAGACGAAGATGACACCATCGACGTTTCGGACGACGAGGACGACGACGAAGAGGACGAGCCGCCCGTGCGTGGTAAGGGTGGTAAGAAAGCCGTTGCCGTCGAAGAAGATGACGAAGACGACGAGGAAGATGACGGCATCGTGAGCCTCTCGGGTGACGACGAGGAAGACGAAGACGAAGACGAAGACGAGGATGAAGACTCGGACGAAGATGAGGACGAGGATTCCGATGAGGATGAAGACTCGGACGAAGATGAGGACGAGGACAGCGACGAAGACTCCGATGAAGATGAGGACGAAGACGAAGACGAAGAAGACGACGCCTAAGTCTTTGTAGTGCCGCCATAGAGTAGACCGGGGAGGTCTTTGCGGGCCTCCCCTAACCGGAGTTCTCAATATGAAAGATTCACATACAATAGACGAGAGCCGGGAGTGCATTGTACTCTACTCGGAACGGTGCTTTCGTTGCTCTCATCTAGTTGACGGTGCAGAGAAGACTTTCACCAAGTGCCACTATAGCCAGGGCAATCCTGACTGTCCGGCAATCGCAATCCGGATCATGACTAGCGGTAAAGTGCGAGCTTATATCGACAGGATCGAGAAAGCTCAGGCTGCCCGTAATGCTCCAGAGGTTGCCAAGATTTGGGAGGAAGTCGTTAAGGAAAGTCCCGAGGTCCAGCGCCGCATTTTCGACGTCATGGGTATCTAACCAAATCGTATCCGGAGTATCCTGTGGAACCCAAAGTTATTCTTCTTGTGGTGTACAAGAAGTTCTACATCCCGGCTAATGCTGCCTCGTACAAAGCTCTTTGCGAGCTTGGTATGCCCAGCACTCGTATTCACGAGGACCTGATCCCCATGGTTAAGAGCGCTGCTCTGGCTAAGGGTTATGAGTTGCGGGGTAAGTTGTGGGCTAACGTCAGAGCCAAAGCCGAAGCCAAGTTGGCTGAGTTCTGGAAAAGCGTTCACCCTAACTGCGATGCTGAGTTCCGCACGCGTCAGTGGATCTTCTCTACGAAGAAGGCTGATGCGTATGTGGCTGCCCGTGAGGCGCTGCCTAAGCTGGAGCGTAGCCTTCGTGAGTTTTTCGATCGTTGGGGTTTCGTTGGTGAATTCGTGCCTTCCGAAAGCCGCGAGCGCCTCAAGTTGGTGATCAACTTCAAGATGGATGTCAAGCGCATGCCATCTGTGACGATTAAGAAAGACGTTCAGGATATCGAACCCAGCATTCTCACGTTTGGGTTCAATCGCTTGACAATGCGCCGTGACAAGCATTTCCTGCACTGGTCATTCGAACAGAAGTCGGGTGACAACTGGATTGAGAAGCATTCTTCGAGTTGCACACTTGATGAGCTGAACAACCCACTGGCCTTCATCGGGTCGCTCATCGAAATGCAGAAGCGTTAATAGATGGTGTGCAGTTTTAAAACCTCTGGACCTGTAGCTTAAAGGTGAAGCAGGGAACTCATAATTCCAAGAGTGTGTGTTCAAGTCACACCGGGTCCACCATCGAAGTAACCAAGATGAAGGTAGATTAATGGCGCGCAAAGCCTACACAAGCGACAGTATTCGATTACTGTCCGGCCTGAACCAAGTCCGGGAACACCCCTCGATGTACATCGGGGATACCGGTGAGGATGGCCTCTTTCTGATCCTGCGGGAACTGCTGGATAACGTCGTTGACGAATTCGGTGCTGGTCGTGCCACGTTTGCCAAGGCTCACGTAGACGCAACCGGCTATTGGGTTCTCGACGACGGTACTGGCGTTCCGCAAGGTGTGAAAGAAACAACCGTGGAAGTTGACGGGAAGCCTGTCAAATCCAAGCTCCCGACGATGCAGGCCATTTTCGGCAATCTGCATACTTCGGGTAAGCATAGTGATGCCTACGAGACGGCTCGTGGTGTTCACGGCGTCGGTGCTAAAGGTACTAACGCTCTGTCTACACAGTTCCAGGTGTGGACCTTCTTTGAAGGCAAGTGGCACTATATCGAGTTCTCTGAAGGCAAGCTGGTTTCGAAGGGCGTTGAGTCCAAGCGCCCACCGACCGATAACCCCTTCGGTAAGATTGCAAGCGGCACCCTAATCCATTTCGTACCTGACACGAAGATTTTCAGTGCCAAGACCTTCCCGGCGGTTATGCTCCACGAATGGTCGGAGCTCACTGCCTACCTCAACCCGAAGTTCAAGATCCAGGTTACGTACAAGGGCGATACTAAGGAGTACTACTCCAAGGTGGGTCCGCGTGAGTACCTTGATAAGCGCGTTGAATTGCTGAAGGCCACGCCTCTGTCTGAGCGTCTGGCATTTGAGGCAACTAGCCCTCTGTGCGATATTGCGGTATCGTTCACAAACTACGACGGGCAAGACTTGCGGGGTGCTACTAACGGTTTGACCAACAGTCAGGGCGGCACTCACGTGAACTCGGTCCAGAGTGGCCTGTTCCGTGCAGTTAAGGAGCACATCAAGAAGAAGCAAGTGTTCACGGCACTAGACTTCCGTGAAGGCCTCGTGGGTATCGTTAACGCGAAACTCAGCGGTGCCAAATTCAGTTCTCAGGCCAAGGTACAGCTTACCGACGAGCGTATGGGAGCTGACTTCGAAGAGTGGGTGTATACCCAGGCTAAGGCGTTCTTTGCCAAGAACCCGGGCCTTGCTGCCAAGATCTGTGAGCGTAGTTCTGCCATTAACGAGCTGAAGTCTAAGTTCCGGGCAAGTAAGAACGCTCTGAAGGAGATTGCCAAGGCCAGCAAGCAGATGCCTACGAAGTTCGCTAAGGCAACTGAGGGTCGTCCAGAAGATCGGGAACTGTTCCTGGTTGAGGGTGACTCGGCAGGCGGTACGGCCAAGAGCGCTCGGTTTGGCTGGCAAGCCATTCTCCCGCTTAAGGGTAAGATTCTTAACGCGGCTAAGTCCACGGATGCCCGCGCCCTGGAATCGGAGTCGGTGGCCCACATTCTGGCGGCTATGGGGTTCGATGCTCGTGCATCTGACCCGTATTCCAAGCTCAACGTCGGCAAGATTATCTGCCTCGCTGACCCGGACCCAGACGGCCCGTTTGTTGCAGGCACTCTGATTACGATTCAGTTGGAAGGTGAGGAGATTCTCCGCCAAGTTCAGATTGAGGATCTAGTCACTTCCGGCGTCAAGTTCAAGGTCCCCTCATGGACGGGTAACTCGATTAAGCTCATGCCTGCTACGGCAATGCAGGTTCGACACACGGATGAGATTGTCTCCATGGAGATCGGTGGCACCAAGTACAAGGTGGATCCAGATCACAAGTGGGCAATCACCAACTTCAAGCAGTGGGAAGTAAGTGAAGGAAAAGTCATCCTTGATGAAGCGCACGATATTGCGTGGAAGCGTGCGCGCGACATTACGAGTGGGGACCACATTTTCACCCCTGGCGCGAAAGCTAATAAGCGAGAGACGAAACCGTTTACGATCGTATCGAAATCCAAGCTTCAGCGACTCAAAGAAGCCGTGCCAGTGTACTGCTTGTCGGTTAAGGGAATGGGGAACTTCGTTACTCCTTCGGGTCATGTGAGTTCCAACTGCCACATCAATACACTGCTCTTGACCTTGTTCTACAAGTTCATGCCGCAATTGTTTGAGCTGGGTATGGTGTACGTGGTAGACGCTCCTGAGTTCTATGCTATGTACAAGAACCAGATGTACTCGGGTGATACTCTGTCAGAGGTGCGTAAGAAGCTTGATGCAGCGGGGGCTCCGGCCAAGACGCACATTAAGCACATCAAGGGCTGGGGTGAGATTAACGCTCCTCAGTTGCGCACTCTGGCTATGGATGCAGCTACTCGCCGTCTTATCCGGGTTAAGCCGCCAGCCACGGCAGAGCTACACGACAACTTCAATCGCCTGATGAACGAAGACGTCGAGTTCCGCAAGAACCTGTTTGGAGTTTAACCATGGCACGCAAATTATCATCGCCTGTTGCCGTGGATGCTAATGTCCAGGACCAGGATCTGTATTCGTTTAGTGAACGGCAAATCATTCACTACGCGACCGAAGTAAACCTGGAGCGTTCTGTTCCTGACGTTTACGACGGACTCAAGCCGGTGCATCGCCGCATCCTGTGGTCAGCCCACCATGTCGCTAAGTACAACGGTGAGCCGGTTAAGAGTGCCACAATCGTCGGTGATGTTCTGGGTAAGTACCACCCGAAGGGTGACGGCTCTGTGTACGGCGCACTGGTCACGCTGGTGCAGGGTCAGCTCCCAACTATGTTTGGTGACGGTAACTTCGGCTCTCTTACGGAAGAGGCTGCGGCTTATCGTTACACAAACGCAAAGCTCAGTGAATACGGGGCTACATTTTTCGACCCCAATTACATCGTTCCTGAGGTTACGACATTCGTGCCGAACTTCGACGATCGTACTGTGGAGCCGGTTACGCTGCCTGCTCTGCTGCCTAACGTGCTGCTCAACAGCAACGAAGGTATCGGGGTTGGCATTACGACAAACCTCCCTGCGTTTACCGTGGAGAGTGTTTGCGCAGTAATCGACCGCCTACTTGCTGGCGAAAAGCTCACCGCAACGGATTTTGCGAATACGCTCAAGCCGGAGCTTAAGTGGGGCGGTCGTCTGGTTAAGACCAAAGACAATATGGAAGCCTGGGAGAACCTGTTCAAAGGAACTTCCGGCGCTGTGCAGTATACTCCCAATCTTGAGGTTGACGAGGACCGCCGCCGTATTATCATTCGTGAGTGGCCCCCGGGCCTTACTCCTGAAGCCTTGGTCAAGAAGGTTCGAGCTATTGACGGTTGCGAGGACGTGTACAACTCATCGGGTAATTCCGAATACACGATTACTATGAAGCGCGGTTACAATCTCGCTCAGTTCCAAGCATTCGTCAAGAAGGTACAGAAGATCACGACGGTGCGTAAATCTTACAAGATGAACGTTACCCGCCGTTCCGCAACGACTGTTGACGGTGTGACTAAGCATAAGACTGAGTTCTTGTCGATGTCCATCCCAGACATTCTCATTACGTGGTTGCGGATGCGTATCGAGCTTGAGACTCGTAGCCTGAACTATCGCATTGAGAAGCAGAACCGACTTATCGCTAAGTCTGAGCTGTTGATCTACGCGGCATCAATCAAGGATGTTATCCGCAAGGCGTGGGATGCTCCTGATGATGTGAAGTTTCTTGTCAAGAACAGCAAGCTTACTGAAGAGCAGGCCAAGGAATTACTGGAGCTCAAGATCAAGACTCTCTCCCGTCTGGATCAAGCAGCTATTCTGGAAACTTTGGCCTCTCAGAAGAAGCACTTGGCTGTACTTGAAAAGTGGTTGCTGCGACCCAAGAAGAAGGTTCGGGCTGAGATCGTAGAGTTGGGAGCCAAGAAGTTCTGGCACTACAACCCTGATGCTGAAATGGCTGCGATCAACGCTTCAAAATCTGCTCGTAAGTCCAAAGCGTAAATTATGTGTGCTCCAATTTAAAAGCACACGTTCTTTAGCAAGTCCCCTGTCCGCAGGGGTCAATTCGAAAGACCCTTGCATCTAACCTCACTAAGAGAAAACAACATGAGTATCGTTAAATCCCTCCAAGACGCGGCCAAGACCGCCAAGTCGCAAGAAAGCCAAATCGCTGCCCTGACCAAGCAAGTTCAGCGTCTGGAAGCTAAGATCGCCGCCACCGCAGCTAAGGCTGCTTCGGGCAAGGCTCCTGCCGCTGCTAAGACGGCTCCGGCTGCTAAGAAGGCTGCTCCGGCCAAGACCGCAGCGGCTCCCGCTGCTGACGCCAAGGCTGCTCGCCGCGCTGCCCGTAAGGCCGCTAAGGAAGCCGCCGCCGCTGCCAAGGCTCCGGTGAAGGCTGAGAAGGCTGCAAAGCCGGTTAAGGCTGCCAAGCCTGCCGCCGAGTCGAAGGAAGACAAGGCGGCTCGCCGCGCTGCTCGCAAAGCCAAGAAGGCTGAAGCTGGCAAGGATGTGAAGGTTGTGGTCAAGCAAGCTGACAAGCCTGCCAAGACCGAGAAGAAGGCAAAGGCTGAGAAGGCTGCCCCGGTGAAGGCTGAAAAGGCTTCCGCTAAGGCAGAGACGTTCGGCCTGTAATAGATAGGGGTGTGGTCCTTAGAGGCCGCACCCCTTTAGTTCGTTTTGGGAGAGATAAATGGAAAATCTGATTCGAGTAAACGACAATAATTTTGACCGACTCCAGGCCCGCCGTGGCCTTACTGTAAAGAACAATTCCCAGATGTCCAAGGTTGGTGACATGGGTCTGGGTATCGAAGCCGCAGAGCGCCAAGATGCGGCAGTCCGGGCCAAGCTGGAGGCTCGAATCAATTCCATTAACAGCCTGGATAAACAGCTCCAGGAACTCGGCGTAGTGGTTGCTACGTTTGGCCTCAAGAGCAAGTCGGATCAGATCATGACACTGACCGCTGCCCTCGAAGCCCTGGACTCAATACGCGACCAACCCGAGTTGCCCGTGGGTGCCAGCCGCCCACTCCGTCTCATCCGCAATGCTATGGTTTCCGTGCGTGAGGGTCTTATGACAGGATCCTACACCAAGACCGAACGCGCCGGTCTTGAGATCACCGAAATCATCGAAGCCCGTCAGATTTTGGCGGGCCTGAAAACCAAGGCCGAAGCCCGTATGGAAGTTATTACGGCTGCGAAGGCTCCAGCCCTGGAAATTGATGAGAGCTCGGTTAAGGCGCTCACCACTACGGCCCGCGCCAAGGGTGCTCTAGATGCCATCCGTAACCGCCCGAATGTCCTGTGCATGGCTCCCATTATTCCGGTCCTGGCTGGCCGTCTCGATCTAGCCAAGCTCAAGGCGGCTGGTATCAAGTGTGAAATGGTCGGGGGCTATCCTATGATCTACGACCAACGCATTATCGGTGTGAACCGTGACGCCATCCAGGCCGATGCCCGGGGTAAACCTGAGCGAGCTATTGAAGCCGCAACTCGCTATATGGTTAGCCTACGCGATGCCGTGGCCCCGCTTACTATGGTAAGCGCTAAGGCTCAGGCGCACGCGGGGGGCTCCTGGTATTGGGTTGCTGACCGGCAGACACTGCGCGCCCTACAACAAGCTGCTGGAGGCAACATTAACATCAGCGATTGGGGCTTCGGCTTTGGAGGCTAATCATGTACTTGCAGCACTTATACGTTACCCTTGAGCCGGAGTCATTAGCTAAGTATCGCCAACTGGCTTCCCTTCATCGCCTACAGCTGGATCAAGACCCAAAGCTTACGATCATGATTTCGCGGGATACTATCCACCCCGATCCAGACCGTAAATATGAAAGTAGAATTGAGGAAGTTGCCCTCTACTTCAGCACGGCTGTTGGAGGATCGTCCCCATTGGCTGGCGTGATTTCTCCGGATGCAGAGGCCCGATTTGTAGAGCTATGCGAGATGGGTGTGGAACCCGCTTTCGGTTACCATTACTTTCCGCACTCCATGCTCGTGCGCCATTTCCCACCCCTGCGTCGCCGCAACCGCAATCGTCTGAACCAATTCAGTCTCGATATGCAGGCTCCGCTATTCATTTGGGGTCAGGAGACAGTAGTAACTGAGGACTTTCTGGACGAACCCAGCCGAGAGTACAACGAACTCTGGATGCGTGTATGATTACCGAGACCATTACCCTAGACCATTGCTGGGTATGTGGTAAGCGGTTTAACGACGTGCTTCCACCGGGTCCTGCCCAGCGGGAAGAACATCACGTAGTTCCACAAGCCTACGGTGGAACAGATGGTCCTACTGTAAGTCTATGTGACGGCCATCACACTGCAATTCACAAGATAGCGGTGGCACTCCGTCACAACAAACCTCACCACCAGTTCCTCGGCACCTATGACCGAACCCAGATCGCCAAGTTGGAGTATCTGGCGGAGGTTATCCAGCGGGCTGAGGAACGTACCCGCAATGACCCCAATAAGCGGACCTCAGTCGTATTAGGTCTCGACGCCGAAACTCGGGCTATGCTAGATGCCCTAGGGGGAGTGTATCCTCAGTGCCGAGGCCGTGCTGCCCTAATCCGTACCGCCATAAGAAATCTGTATTTGCAACACTTCAGGAGCTTGCGTTCTTGACGCCTCTGTGTTATAATACATTTAATAGCTGTAACAAAACCCCTTCCCATTGTTAAGTATCGGAACCGTATCCGTATTCCTTTCAGGAAGCTAAGATGCAAAAGCGTGATGTAGCAGATGGTAGTCCCGCTACTTCGTACAACTTACCGGCTATGAAGTGTGGCTCGTGCCTACACTTTGAAAACGTGCCTCACGCCTCCAAGAAAGGCGAAGTGTGTTCGAAGATGGGTGTGCGCGCCCAGGGAACCGCCCCGTCTTGCTTTACCCCCAACGTGCAAGAGTTGTGTGTTACTTCTGAATTGCTGGTCCAGGCTACGGCTATGATGTCGTTGCCGCGCACTGCTCGGCGCGTGTTAGCTGCCCTCATGTCGGCCGACCAGAAACGCTTCAAATTCGGCACCAAAATCTATTTCCGCCCGATTGGTAAGGACTATATGTCCAACTACCGTTCGGGTTTTGTTCTTGGTATGTCGTCTACAGGTGACCTCATGGTTGTGGGTGACCGTGACCCCAGCAAACGAGGCAATTCCTACATTGCTCTGCTCAAGGACGAGGAAGGCATACTGACCCCCGCCGAGTGGCGTGAGAAACGTGCGCAGCTACTGGAGCAGAACTTGATCAATGATCCGGAACTGAGCCGCGCCTTCATCAAGAAAACCACTCTCGACGATTACGAGCCGCCGTCCATGGATACTGCCCCGGACCACTGGTTCCGCAAAGTCAAGGATGACGAGGTGGATGAACACGGCAACCTTATCAAGAAGAAAAAGTCCGTGGTACAAGAAGTCGAATTTCCCACGGAGTAACTATGAGCCAGGAACTGGATGATGCAAGGTTCCGGGAATATATGCGCATGCTAGAGGCAGAGCAGGCCCGTTCCAAACATGGGTCTGTCGATGCTAATACCCACAAGCGCTTGACCAAGGAGCTAGACGACAGAGTTACACAGGCCAAGGCGGCACTAGACGGCGAGTATGCCTTCGATTCTGGTGCGCCTCTACCATTTACGGAACATCCCACTCCGGTCAAGAAAGCTAAGGCTGTTATTGAGCGACGCTTGAGTGCAGACAAGGGGTGGGAGCCTGTATCAGTACACGACTCCCTGGAACTGGCTGAGAAGCAGTTATCTCGCAAAGCCCGGGACCGCCGTTATGAGTTTAGAGTGCGGGAGTTATAAATGCGCAAGGAAGCCCAGTCTGTTACTGAAGCTATGGGATACGAACTGACCCCCGAACAGTTCAATGCAATGTTCATGTATCTGTTCCGTTACATCGACAACGCCCAATTCCGCAAGATGTTTCAGGATGGCATTGAGGCAAAAGCTACAATGGATAGTTCCGGGTACATTCTACTCAACTGTAAGCTGTACGCCTACGCAGTTCACAAGGCACGGCTAGAAGGTCGTGACCTGCCCTCACGTCTGGAATATGGTGTTAGCAAAGGTGATGCTCGCAGACTGCGTGCTCTGGACTTGAGCCATATTGACCCCAAGTACCCGGCGTACTCAATAGCGCAGTTTCGCTCGGAAATGGCGTTCCTTACTAGCCGTAAGATCGACGACTACATTGGTAAGTTCACGACTCGCAAGCATACCTTCATCGTTAAGTCTTACGTGGAAGGCCGTCAGGATATCTCCCAGCGGGAGAAGCTGGCCGCAATCTACGCACTGTATCGCCGCTATCCGTTCTTCGAGAATCACATGCACATGGTGAACGTTGCCAAGTCTGCGATTAAGGATAGCGGCCAGTCCCTGATTAAGGAGCAAACCACTCAGTCGCGCCAACGTATCGTGAAGAATTCGGACGGCACCTACAGCAATGTTCTAGTTCCGTATGATACCCCGGGTCTACAACTGGAGCAGAAGGCAGAACCCGAGAACTTCCTGAAAGAGGGTCTCACAGCATTATCTAAGGTCGAACCGTACATGACCAAACGCGCCCGCAAATTCCTCTGGATTCTTAGCGGCCAATACGACAAGAAGTTCAGTGAGCATCTTGGCACTGACAATTCCGTGCTGGTGGAGCGCGTTCAATTCACAACTTATCAATCGAAAGTCCAGCGGTATTTCGGCGTTACTGCTGCGCAAGTCCAAACCTTTTTCCGTAAGGTCCGTCGCCGGGCTCGCTGGGAAGCGCGCTAACTTGTAAATAAGGGTTGCCGGGGCTAGGGCCGTGCCGTATAATGGCAAAGCCCTAAACCCCCTTTACCCCCTTGTAAAGTTCATGAATAATTTTGAGCGACAAATGCGCCAGATCTTTGGCAAGAACTCCGCCTTTTCCAAGGTGTTTAACCCGAAGCTGAAGTCGTATCAGCTTACTTGGAAAGCAGGCGGTTCCGAGGTTATCGACGGGGAATCCCTGTCCGATGCGTGGTCGCGCAAGGGCTGGTCCAAGGCCAAGATCCAGGAACTCGCTTCCTACAAAGAACTTTGAGGAGTATATCTGATGACTATCATCAAGAAGTTTACGCCTGAAGAGGCTGGTGAGTTTCTCCGTAGCTGCCGTGAGGAGCAGGAGGCCCAGCCGAAGTCCTGGTGCATCCGCTACGGCCAGACCGTGGTAAATCGCCTTCGCACCGAGGGCAAGTTGCTGGACCCCATCCCGGAAATCTTTTACACCACTGATGATCTCAAGGTTGATGAGTGGTTCTGGACCAACTGGGTGCAGATCCAGACCGTCGAATAGCGATGCGCGCCCTGTATCTGGCTCATTACGGAGTTGATGTGAAGCTCTTCATAGCATTTCTGATTGTGCTCGGGGTTGCAGGCTTTCTGGCTCTTATCTGGTGGGCACTCCACAAGATCGGTATCATCAACTTCGCTCCCAAGGACGACAATGAGAACGGGTGATCCTCTTCTTACTCTGCACGATTCCCTGGCCGACGCTCGCCTTGTGACGCTGTACCCGGTCAAGAGTCCGCGATTCAAGTACGTGACCAGCGACACACCGGACCCTGTGACCAAGTCCCGTGTGAAGAAAGTCAAAACCGATGAATTCGACGAGCGCCGTCCTTACGTTGACGAAATGGACGTGCATATGTTCCCCCAAACCTGGGGATCCACGGCTCTGGGGTTCGGTGGTATTGGCGGCGCGGCCATGACTACCGCGTACACGGTTATCGTGCGGGGCCCTCAGGGTGATTACGCTGTCTACTTCTCGGGCAGACTGGCATATCATATCGAGAATCCAGAGCGTCGCTTCTTCGAAGATATCGCCAAGGGCCAGATGGAATGTGTACGCGGCTCCATCGTTTACTACCCGCCCAAAAATAAAAAGCAAGCCCCCACCAAATAGGGCCGTATTTGTTGTATACTGGCCCTTACCCCACCGCCCTAACCGTATAGGCGCAACCCCATGCAGCAACCCCCCGAACAGCAGTCTGCCACCGACAAGGTCGTACGGGCCTTGGCGATTCAGGCTCGCATCCTTCAGTTCCAAACGAATATCCTGGTAGATTTGCAAGACCCCAAGCTCCCTGTTCCTGTGCGCTTCAAGCAGATTCGCCAGCATCAGGGGAAAATTGGCACTCTCTGCCGTGAGCTCGAAAAGCTCAGCCGACAACCCTAACCTAAAGGAATACCTATGTGCTCCAAATGCGGCCACGACCACAATTTCTTCCCCGACGACAGCACGCGCCAGCGTGTCGCACTGCTCCGCTGTGTGCGTTTCGACAACGACGGCAACATCATCGAGGCTGAAGTTCACGCCTATGTCATCGCCACGTCCGATGCGGATCTCGAGGAGAAGATCAACCAGTTGGTTGTGATGGACCACGAGGGCCGCAACCACGAGTCCCATCTGCACGTAACGGCAGATCCCATGGTGTTCAACGACCCGGCTATGGATGCGCTGGAAGCGGTGTTGGGCAAGGACCTCAGCGACTGGCACATGGTCGTGGCCAGCGGGGACGAAATGGATGACCGTGAACTCCGCATGTTCGACAGCGTGGCGAGCATTTTGCCGCCGGAAGTTCAGGAACAGCGCCTGAATTCCACCCTCAAGTGGGTGTCTGTGGCGAAACCCAATGTCAAGGGCGGCTTCTACGGCGTCTACCTGATCTCCGCCGGTTCCCAAGCTGAGGCCCGCAAAATCGTGCGCAATACGCACCTCGACGGCAGTCTCGAATACGACATCCACATTTCCGGCGTGTCCGAGATCATGAAGGGCGTTATCGAGCCGGGGGACCTGGACCGCCGCCTGAATGCTGAGGAAGCCGAGGCCCTCAACGCCCGGTGCCAACTCATGGCAGAAAAGCTGAAGGAATTCCAACAGATGGGGAGCTCCGCCAATGCGTCTTCGTGACAAAATCTATGTGGCTCTGGCTATCGTGCTGGGGCTTCTGGTGACCTACTATGTGGTCTGGCCCATCGTGGCCTTCGGCCTCAAGTGGTTGTTTTTCATCATCCTGACCCTGGTATGGATGGTGCCTCTGGGTATGTGGGCTTACGTACAGTTCTATCTGTACAAGAGCCGCCGCGAGCAGCGTCAACATAACCTGTAAATAACTCCTATGCGTCTGGATGTGGCGCAGTAACTTGTGAGGTAATCATGGATTTGGAAAAGAAGGAAGAGAATCTCAAGAAGTGGGGCACCTGGGGCTTCGCTATCGTCGGCCTCGGCTTGGCAGGTGCCTTTATTATGAAGGCGCTGGCCGGTCTGGTGGCCCTCGTGGCGTTCCTGGTTACGGGACTTCTGGTCGTCAATCTGGCCCCCGCGTTTGGCCGCATGCTCTCCGTGTGGCGCATCAAGGCCATCAAGGCGGTCGCCCAGCGCAATCCCGAGGAAGTGCAACGTGCGTTCCTCAATCAATTGCGTGAACACCAACGGGCGGGGCGGCGTGATCTGGAGATGATGACGACCGAAGTTGCCAACTACGAGTCCGAGGTCGCCAACTACATCCGCGAGTTCGGGGCTTCGGATGCCCAGGACCAAATCGACTATCTCGAGGCCAAGAAAGAAGCGCTGCACCAGATGGCTGAGGGCCTGGATGCGCTGGGCCAACAGATCGCTCAAGCCGAGCAAGAAGTTCGGAAGTGGCAGGCCAAGAACCGCATGTCGAAGACCAGTGGGCGTCTTGCCGACCGCATGTCCAAGGCCCGTACGATGTCGGCCGACGACCAGCTCGCCATGGAAGAATCGTTCCGGGCCATGCAGAACAACATCAACAGTTCCATGGTCAAGATGCGCAGCGCGGTGGATGCCTCCAAGCAGGGGGTGAAGCCTCTGCATATCCCGAAGGCTACCCTCGGGACCGTGGCGTCCAAGGGCTTTACCCGCTCTGCGGGTCCCCAAGTCCCGGACACGTCGTCCGAGACGCGCAGTATCCCGAGCTCTGGCCTGGATGGCAACATTCGTATCCCGGCGACCGTGGTTGCCGAGATTGTCGATTCTCCCTCGGACAAGAGCACCCGCCACTAATCCGAGCTACTAGCCGGGGCTCCTATGGTAGCCCCATTCATCACCTAACCTACCTCTACGATCATGAAATTCCGTCTTATCATGAGCTTGGTTGTCATCGTCATTAGCGCCCTGGCGTTTCTGGTCATGAACACCGAATCGAGCACCCCGAAACCTGCTGCCCAGAAGTCCTCGCAGCCCAACGCCTTCAAACGCTAATCAAGGAACCTTAACATGCGCAACCGTATCGCATTCGTCGCTGGCACCCTCCTGTCGCTGGCTGCCGTCACTGTTCAAGCTCAACAAGTCAAGATCGCCACTGGCGGCAAGGGCGGCACGTACAACACGATGTTCACGCAGCTCGTTTCCGCGTGCGGCATCGATTCCGGACTGAACTTCAACGAAGTCGAGACCAATGGCTCGATCACGAATACCGACCTGCTGGCCGGTAACAAGGTTCATGGTGCGCTCGTCCAGTCGGACGTGCTGGAATACCGCGCCATGTCCGCCAAGAAGCTGCCGGAGCAGGTGAAGGTTCTGTTCCCCCTCCACAAGGAAGAAGTCCAGATCCTGGCGCTGGCCGACGGCAAGAAGGAAGGCGGCTGGGGTATCGGCAACTACAAGGTCGGTGCGACCCAGGTCCAACTCCGTGACTTCAGCGACCTGAATGGTCGCCCCGTGGGCGCGGTGGGCGGCTCCTCCATCACCGCCAAGTTCATGGCTGCCAACTCCGGCGTCGACTTCCAGGTGGTCGAGTTCCCCAAGAACGACGAACTGCTGGAAGCGTTGCGCAACAAGCAGATCGACGCGGCCATCATCGTGCAGGGCTTCCCGGTGCCTGCTATCGCGGCTCTGGGCAAGGAGTTCCGCCTCCTGCCCATCAGCGGCAAGCCGGTCAAGGAGCTCTCGCAGTGGTACACGCCGACGCAGGAGATGACCTACGAGAACCTGACTGACAGCCAGGGTGTGGACGGCATTGCTGTGCAAGCCCTGTTCGTGGTCCAGGACTACAAGTCGCCCAAGATGGTGGCGGCGCTCAACAAGTTCCGCGAGTGCAAGGCGGAAAAGCTGCCGGAAATCCAGGAAGAGCTGGGCAACCACCCGAAGTGGAAGCAGGTGGAAAACGACACGAAGGTCAACTGGCCCGCGTACAATCGCTAATCGTCTGAACAAGAGCCCGCTAGAATCCTAGTGGGCTTCTTTCATTATAGGATCTAAGAAATGTGCCCGAACAAAGAAATCAAGCTCACCCGTAAGATCGCTCGCAAACTGATCAAACACTGCCTTACCGCAGTCGCAGAAGGTGTGATGGCTGGCGCGGGTAATGTGGTCGGCCGTGTTCGTAAGATCGAGGGTTCCAGCAAGAAGAAGCGCTCGATTACCACCTACGACCTGTTTTACGATCGCCACGACCACGAAGTTTTGCTCAAAGTCGAGTATGACACTCCTACGGACCTCTCCGTCCAAGAGCAGCGCTTCTGCTCCATGGCAGACTTTGCCCGTGCCTACGGGGTGGCTTCGGTGAATATTCCTCGGCGCGCTGTTTACACCCCGGAGTGCGGGAATGGATAAGCCGGAGCTCGACAAGTCCGCCGAAGCTGAAGCCGCCCGCCTGCGCTGGATTCTCGACAACCCGGACGCGGCACGGCACTTGCTACGGCTGCTCGAAGAGGGTCGGTCCAACAAGCGGGATGATTTCCGCATAATGGTGGACCGCCTCAGGTCCTGCAAGCCCATGGCGCACCTCGAATGAGTGGCGACGATACCGCAGCGCGGCTTCAGGCTGAGGTTGCCTTCAACGAGCTTCATTTTCGTGAGTGGGCTACTGAGCAGGGATTACCCCTTACTCCGGCCCCGGGCATGCACTGCGCTGACGGCAAGTTCCCCGCCTGTTACCTCAACGCGGCTACGGAAGGCGCGTGGCGGGCGTGGGCTACTAAAGACAACTGGATGGACCGTAAAGGGTACAAGAATGGCGAGAGTAACTGATTCTTCTTCCATGTCGCTGGATATCGCAGCGGCCTTGGCTCAAAAGCTGGCGGCTGACTACCGCAACGGGGCGCAGTGGCCCGGTATGACCAAGCGTGCTATCGAGGAGATCCAAAAGCACCTCGAAGACGCACTCCGCTCGGTCCCGGGTTGCTACTAGGGTAAGCGGGTACGGGCCGGAATATAATCCGGGCGGTGTGTTTATACGTGCTACACTGGCCCCTTACCCTTAACCCTGGTGTTACTATGAGCAAGCCTTTATTCGGCGTCCCTACTCCCATCCATGAACCTGCTTCTGAAGCTCCTGTATCCAAGCTGCGCTGGTGGCATTTCGACCAGAATAACAGTGGCGGGTACTTCATCACCAATGAAGATGTGGCTGAGGATGTGTTCATTCAGGCGTCTTCTGCAGAGGAAGCTACGAAGCGCGCCGAAGCGCTGTTCGAGAATTACTCCGAATATTGTGAATGCTGTGGTGCTCGATGGTATATCGATGCTCATGAAGATGAGGGCACCGACAGCCCCGAGCTTTATGGGGATTCCATCTACAGCTCCAAAGCTCAAATGTTTCACAGCGAGTGCCGCCTCCACTTTATCGATGGCTCCGTAGAAGCTTATGTCTACGGCACAGATCCACAAAAGACCTTAACCTGACCCTCCTCGGGAACCTAATCAAATGACCGTAACCCCTATTAACCGCACCGTAGCCGTTACCCTGGCCCCGCGCCTGCAATGCCCCAAATGCGCCCGTAAGGCGGTTTTAGGCTTTAGCGCTACCCGCACCCGTACCGCCTACGGCCAAACGCATACGCAAACGCTTACGGGCGTTTGCCGCCCTTGCGCCCGCGCTTTTAGCGCCAGCAACCAGCCGGAGCCCTTGGCTGTGTCAGGCACGAGTCGCGCTCAGAGCTTCCGCGAGCCTCTCAAGCGACTTGTGTAATTTTTGCGCAACAGGGCCGCGCTGGCTATGGTGTTTTACGGCGCGGCCCTGTATAATTAGGCGTGTAATACCCCACTACCCCGCGCCCTAGCGCAAACCGTAATAAAGGAGCTACTCATGGCACCTACTCAAAACGTTCACTTCAATCTCTGGCGCGGTGGCGACTGCCCCGTGGATCACGAAACGAAAGTTGATGTGGTTCTGCGCAGCGGCCAAACCGTTACCGCCGCCCGTGCCGGTTCCCTCAAGTGGGACCACGAGCAGATCGGCAGCGATGTCACCCACTTCCGCCGTACCCCCGAACCCGCTCCGGTCGGTGCCGAATACGTGCGTGCCATGGAAGACATCAAGCGCCTGATTCGCAACCGCCCCGACCTGACGGCACACGTCGAGCTCGGCCTGATCAAGGATATCAACTCGCTGGCGGACGCCAAATGATCGAGATCACGCTGGTGGCCCAGCAGGCCCGTGACGTGCCGGAACTGTTCTGCACGGAATGGTTCCCGCACGATGTACGCCCCGAATACCCGGGTTACTACGAAGTTCGTAACTCGGTGTATACGGACAATCGCCACTCGGCCCACTTGACCGGGTCGCCTTTCCGGTACTGGACCGGCGAGTTGTGGACTTCGTACCAGGGTGATCCGACCCCTTCCATCTTCGGCCGGTTTGAGACCCACCAATGGCGCGGACTCAAGAAGAAGTACGGCTCGGAAACCGAGCTCGGTCTCGCGGTATCCGACTACCACAACAACCTGAACTGGAAGGGAAATCGTGAGCTCCAGGAACGACGCGCAGGTTAAGCACGATTCCGAGGTTTGGATCGCCATCGCACAGAACTTGCGAGCAGAAGGCAAGCGAGCGCGAGATAATGCGGGCCTGTACCCACAGGCCCGTGAAGAGATCCTGAAGTCGGCTGCTTCCTTGGAGAGCGCCGCTTCCACTGCTGCCTTTGCCGGGGACAAGCTGCTTCCGCTACACGTGCCGATGCCCATGCCGGAAGTGGATCCAGCGCTTGCCCAGAAGGATGACGAGATCCGGCAACTGAAGGCGGCTCTGGAACAGATTCGACGCGATCTGCTTGACCCGATTATCGTTCACACGAATATGTGTCGGGGACTGATCGCCGCTCCGGCCCCACGCGATTATTTCCATGCAGCTTATGGGGAGTCGGGGGTTAAGCGCTGGCAGAAGCTGGAACGTTTGGAGAAGGCCGCTAAAGCAGAAGAGATTCGGGAATATTTGCCAACGGTCCAGGAGCTGAAAGCGGCTGAAGCGGCGTACATCGAATACACCAACAGCCATCCGGACATCCACTCCAACCGATTCCCGACATGGGCGCAGATCGGCAGCAGTGAGCGCCGCAAATGGGTGGAAACCATCCGTAAGAAGGCTTCCGATGGAAAAGCGTAACCCGTGGCGTGATGCCGTCGAGGATGCGCTGATTACCCATTGGGTCCAGCTCCGCGACGACCCCAAGGAATCGGTTGACGCCCTTCTACGGATAGTTCAGATCATGGCTCTGGACCCGCGTATCAGCAAAGACGCTGAGGAGCTTATCCAGCAGGGTATTCGTTTGCAGCGTCAAGCGCAAGCTGCCTACGAGACTACGGGTGATACGCCTGCGTGGTCCAGCCTGTCCGAGGAGCAACAGGCTCCGTGGATTGCCAAAGTCCGTAACGGAGCTAATCGAGATGAAGCTGTGGACTAGCCAGTCCGCTAGTGCGTGGCGTGAGCTTCAAAAGACGGGGGTGCTTCGGGCACCCCTTTCTGTAACCTCCGCCGCCGAACCGGACGGCGATAATTTCAAGTTTGCTTACGACTGGATGCGCGAACAAATGCGCAAGCGCGGTGTTAAGCCGGATCCAGTTGACCCTAACCAGTACCCCCTCTGGGCGTGGAGAGATCATGTCGTGGCATATGAAGAATGGGCGCGTTATAAACGTCGCTCCAAGTTCTGGACAGTCAACAACGTTTTCCTCGAAATCGAGCTCCCCGACGACCACGTCCTCCTCTCGGACTACCACCTCTGGCACCTTGTCCTCAACGGGCAAACCGCAAACGCCCGTCAAAGATCGCTCTGGGAAAGACTGGTTCTAGATCTAGAGTGGCGTACTGCCCGAGAGCGCCCTCGCCTGGGTGAGGTCCTAGTCCAAGCTACTTTCTGGGAGCTACGTATGGACCAAGTGCGCGTCATAGAGCAGCGCCCGGTAATGCGCTAGGCGGTATAGCGCGGCACATGGTATAATGCCGTAAATACATACCCTGTTAACCGCGTTTACAGAGGAATCAATGCCTAGTAAGAAGCTCATCGGGTTTCAGTTTCCAGACAATCATAAATGTGAGCTGTGTTCCTATGAAAAGCGTCTGCATTCCATAGGGAAGTTGTTTTGCCCGACTTCGGTCAATGCCTTCGGCGCGACCTACCAGAGCAAAAAATCGTTCGTCCCTGTCCGTGATCGCAAAGTGGTGATCCGGGGACAGGATTCAAAGAAACTTCACGATCCAATCTAATGCCGAAACCTCGAATTTGCAGCGGTGCCATCCCTTATCGTTACAACGAAGACGGTAAGTTTGAAGTCTTGATGGTCAAATCGACCTCCGGTGAATACTGGGTGTTCCCGAAGGGTGGCGTTGAAGCCAACCTGTCCAAGCGCAAGAACGCCATCAAAGAAGTGGCCGAAGAGGGCGGTGTGGTCGGTGGCCTTGGCTCCAAGCTGGGTGTCTTCAACTACACCCGGGGCGAAACCGTGCAGGAAGTGCATATGTACTCCATGCACGTGGTTCTGGAGCTGGAATCGTATCCGGAATCCCAGACGCGTGAACGCCGCTGGATGACTGCGGAAGAAGCGATGGCCGCGTGCATTCGCCCCGAAGTTCGCAACATGGTACTGCTTCTGTCTTCGGTCTTCCCGACCCTCACCGACGGCGTTTCCGATGAGCCGGAATCCGACGCCGAACCCACCACAACTCAACCCTAAGCCGAGAACCCCATGGCTGATTCCCTGACCGATATCAACTGCTCCGTTCCGGATGCCTTACTGGCGAGCTTATTTGCCTACGCAGCTTCCACAAAGACGCCGTTTGCCGACGTGGTAGTGAACGCACTTTCACGCGGCATCCGTCTCCTGGACATCGAAGCCGACGCGGTTAAGGCGGCTCCGAAAGCAGTGAAGCCCACGCCTATCCGGCGTTTGCCTGCTACGGCAGCTTCCAAGAAGCCGGTGCCGAAGACTCCAACCAAAGCTCCGTTGATGGGAATGCAGTTCCTGGGCCAGACCCAGGACGCAAACAGCGAACCTGTGCTGGACGTGGACTACCGGGCGTATCCGATTACCGAATCCCCCAAGATTCTACGTCAAGTTCTGGCTCTAGCCCTACGCCGTAACGCAAATACCCAGTTTGCAGTGCGTGACTTGTTCACGAATCAGTCATGGGAATCTCTTCCCCGTCCCCTGAAGCTGTCTTTGGGGCAGAAATTTGCGGCGGCGGTGCGCTTCAATGGGGCCAACATCCGCTCAGCCACGCATTTCCTGGCCCGCACCCATCAGCGTGATAACCAGGGATCCCCGTTCTATCAGGTAGTTCCCCGCGCAACCAAAATTCGGGCCTGATATGACTATCCCAACGTTCGAGACCCCGTCGGGTTTCAGTGAAATCCAGGCTGAGGCAGAAGCCTTGCTCACACCGTGTCCGTACTGTGGCGCGGGTACGACCCAGATTGTACCACATTGGTTCTGGACTGGAAGCCGCAAGTCCTTGATTTCTGTGGAAGTCAAGCACTGGTGCGAATCTCGTGAGCGCCAACCTCAACGGGCACTCATACTGGCGGGCTCGAACTTGGAACAGGCGATTAACGCGTGGAATAGCCGGGTGACGCCCTCAAGCAAGAGCTCGGAGGCTGAGTGTATTGCTAAAGCCGCGATTTGGTTTGACGGCAAGGTGTATTCGTTGCCTCCACCAGCCCGTCATCCGGATATCCTTCGCCACTTCGGCGGGTTCGGTGGCCCTACCCGGTACGGATTTCTGACCAACGATAATCTATTCGTGAACCGCACTGAGGCTATGAAGATAGCTGTGAGCGCGGGCCAACTTCTGGCCCCCTCGGACAAGCCTGAATTGTATACGGAGGATCTATGGTAGATGAAAACACCGAGGAACTGTACACAGACTCGATCAAGAGAGCGGCCCATGAGCTTCTGGAATTGCATCGCTTGACTATGCTGCTGTTCAATCTGGAAGACGCCTCGTGGGAAACCAAATTCGAGATCGGTTTCAAGATGTCGAAGCAAGTTCATGCGTGTCTGGACACGTTGGGCCTAAGCCTGGAGTATTACGATCCTGATACCACCTACGAAGAGGACTTCAAGGCTTACGTGAACGCTTTTGACAAGAAGGTCCAAGAACTACTTCCGTGGCTTACGCAAATTACCGCAAACCTGCAAACTGCGGTATAATACATACTGTAACCCCTAGCCTATAACCCAAAATAAGAGGGTCGTCCTGGAATCCGGGTCGACCCTCGGAGCTTATTATGAGCCTCGACCAAGACAAAGCCCTTTACATGCGTTGGAAGAATGCCTACTACAACGGCGATCCCGAAGTCGAAGATCACGTGTTCGACGCGCTGGAAAACAAGCTTCGTAAGGCAGACCCCGACTGGAAAGGTCTAAAACAGACAGGCGTGCGCATTCTCGACAAGAAAGTCGAAGTACCGCTGCCTCAACTGATGCCGAGCCTGGACAAGATTTACCCAGACGCTGTGGAGAAAACCTTCACCAAGAAGAAGGTGCTGCGATGGCTCGAACTCATCAAGTACGACGGCACTTCGTTGCTGCTGCGGTACGTGGGCGGTAAGCCTATCTTCCTGGGGACCCGTGGGGACGGCACGCTGGGCAAGGATGTATCCTTCTTGATTCCGCTCCTGAATATTCCGGAGCAAATTAAGGACAAGTCCACTGTGGACTTGCGCATTGAAGGCATGCTCACGATTCAGGACTTCAACGAGCGCTTTTCCATACAGGCTGCCGGTGAAAAGAAGGGCAAGAAGAATGCCCGCGCTGCGGTTAATGGCCTCTTCAATCGCAGTGCCGACAAGGGCGACGCCACCAAGGATGATTTTCAGTTCGTCTACATGAAGGTCCTCGGCGTATACGGCAAACCCATGGAAGAGGGCCTGAAATGGGCTCAATACAACGGCTTTGATGTGGCGCACTACCGAGCCGTTATGAAGGGCTCTATCGTAGCGGACCCCACGTTGCCGAGCAAGCATCTAAACGAGCGCCTTGCAGATTCCGAATTCGAGATGGACGGTCTGGTATACGTACCGGCTGACCACCCCTTTGAGTACACAGACGCCGACAAACCTAAGTGGACGTTTGCGTTCAAGGAAAACACGGCAGAAGAGAATGCTCCTGAGGCTAAGGTCCTGGATATCATTTACGAGGAAGCCAAATCCAAGAAACTGACTCCGGTGGCAATCATTGAGCCTACCGAGATTGGCGGCGTTACGGTGACGCAAGTTACGATGCACAATGCCTCCCTCATGGAAGAGCGACAGGTCGGCCCTGGAGCCATTATCAAGGTGGTGCGTGGTGGCGACGTTATCCCGTTCTACGTAGGTACGGTGCAGCCTGCGCCCCTAAAGTGGCCGTCTGTTCCTTACGAGCGTAAGGGTTGCTGGCTGTTTGCCACGGAATTCAGCGCAGCCGCTGAGCACCAGAAGATTCTCCACTTCTTTGTTACGTGCGGCGTGGAGAACATTGCGATCAAGTCGATCGAAGCTCTGTATGAAGTGGGCTTCCAGGATATCATGTCCTACATTATGATCCCCAAGCTCATGATGGGACCGCGCCGGGGCTGGGTGCAACGAGAAATCCTGAAGTCGGGCATTGGTCCCGCCAAGACCGAGACGCTAATCAAGGAATTGGCTAAGATTCAGAAGGTCGGCCTCAAGACTTTTATCCTGGCTACTGCGTGTATGCCTGCCGGTATGGGGGAGCGCAAGCTCACGGATATTCAGGAGCACTACACGCTGCAAAACATGCTCCAGTGCAGCGACCAAGTGATTATGGATCGCCTCCTGACCCAAGTACCCGGCTTCCAGGAGACCTCAGCTCAGAAGGTGGTGGAGGGCTTCAAGCGCTTCCGTCCTATTTATGAAGAGGCCCGGAATCACATTGAGATCATCCCGGACAAGAAAGTGGTAAAGGTAGCGCCCAAAGAAGGCCCGTTCAAGGGTATGTCCGCCTGCTGGACTGGCTACCGCAGCCCGGAGCAGGAAAAGATTTGGGTGGATGGCGGGGGCACGATCTCTTCCTCAGTTAGCGGTTCGACCACGGTTCTCTTCTGGAAAGTTGGCGGCAAGAAGAGCAGCAAGATCGAGAAGGCTGGCGCTCGAGCCCGTCACTGGGAAGACTTTATCAAGGGGCTGTAAATGGAACTGCTAGAACGCTTGATCACGTATATCCTGCTCTTTGAAGCTGGGTTCTTTCTGTGCTGGTACATTTCGGCACAGCCTCTGAAAGAGTCGTGGGCTATGCTGTATAAGCGCCGGGATCGCATCTTGATCGATATCGAACAGGCACAGGCCCACAACAAAACTTCTATGTGGGCTATAGAAGAGGCCTACGAGCAACTTCATATAATAGCTAAATCCAACGACGAAAACGAGCGCCAGATCGCCAGTGCCCGTCTCTCTGAGATCTCGACCATGATTAAACATCATAATCAGCGAATTCGTGACGTGTCAGATTCCATGCGCAAACGCCGTGACGAGGGGACGCTATGATTCAATACATTCGTAATTTGCTCAAGACCTGGAATCAGGGATCCGAGGTCACCGACATGTACTACGAGATATCGTTTCTGGCCACGGATCTGAGAGCTTCCTACGATAAGGGCCACACTATGGAAGCTGCGCATTCCCTGAAGCTCCAAGAGCTGATCGAGCGTATTGGCAAATTCACACCGGAAAGCCGCAAGCGTCTTGTATCTGGTGTAGGCCGTGTGAACGCCGGAACGTCTGACAGGACGCGGATCCTAGCCCTGAAGCTGGCAGACTTGCCCTGGTTGACCCGAGTCATGATGCTTCCTGTTCAACAGCGTCTTCGTTTTATGATCGCTGAAACCGACGATTCCCAAAAATATAATGTAAAACGGTAGGCCATACCGTTAATACAGCTAGTCACTATTTGGAGTTGATTATGATTGGTTTGAAACTCGCACACAAGTTTGTTGAACAGCTTCCGGCAGAACATCTGGCTCAGACTCTGTTCAAGACGCCACCGAAAGTGAAGGACCCTGAAAGCGATGCCAGCAAAGCGGCACTAGCAGCGGCAGCCGCAAAACGGGCGCGCAAGGCCGCAAAACGGGGTTAACCTAGGGTAGTACCCTAAACGTAACAAAACGGCCCCTAGGGCTTTTACGCGGGTTTAAAGCACATTTAGCCGCCGTATTACACTTATTTGCGGTATAATATGTTTTTGCCCCTACATAAATTTGTGCCTTACGCAAGGAACGTCACATGAGCAAAGTTGACGCCAATTCTCTAGCCGCCCTGCCTGCAAATGCCACCGAGGTCGAAGTCGCGCCGGACACGCCCTTCGATCATGTAACGGCACGCATCACTGACTTTCTGGAACGCATCGGTATGCAAGTAGGTGAAGACATGCAGAAGCTGCTGTCTGACACCGTTAAGACCGGCGCGTATTACGCCCTCAAGACCCTCCGTGACGGCCAAGCGTCGTCGGAAGGTCAGGTGCCATATTCGATGCAAGAGCTGATGGATATGACCCGCCCCGACAACACCATGCTGGAAGTGTTTGAAGACATGACCGACACGGAAGTTGTGCATGTTATGCAGGCCATGGACGACGAAGAGGAAGACGACGACCATGAGCCGGCCCCTGCCGCTGCTGGCGTAATTATCCCCAGCACCCGCACGCTCCATTGAGCATGGACCCCCTTTTAATCCGGCACCACGGAGCTGTGAACGTCGGGCCTGCCATCGTGCAGGCCGCAGACGCTATAAAGCTCCAAAACTATAAGACCAACACACCCAAGAACTTCCAGGTGCAGCCTCTTCACAACGAAGAGGCGTCTGCTCTTATGCAGGAATTAGCAGATCGCATTAAGGTGCCAGTCTCGAGGCTGGATTTCGTATACTTCTCTGTGTGCAAAGGGGCAGAGGAACATACGGATTTGTTGGACCCTGAAGTCTTCGAGTCCAGGACCTTCGTTATCCCAGTGATCCTCCCCGAAAGCGGCGGTCTTATAGTCGCCAAAGGAGTTGCTGGGGCGGACGGTATTACGCCGACGCATTGTACGTTTGTCAAACTCAACCACGTTTACGAATTTGACCACGAAAAACCCCATTCGATGCACCTGCAAGATACGGAAAGCGGTTGCGTCGTAATCATGGTCGCTATCAAGAAGGAGAAAGCGAATGACCATTCACCAACTGCGGGTGATGCTGGTGGAAGCCCGCCGTGCCAAGAACCAGGACACGATCACCCTGCTCCAGATGCTGGTGAGCGCCTTCCAGAACAAGGCAATTGAGCTCGGCCACGAACTGACCGAGGACGAGGGTATTGCCTTGCTGGTCAAGGAATCGGCCAAGCGCAAGGACGCGGCACAGCAGTTCCTTAAGGGTGGCGCTGGCGACAAAGCCGCCCAAGAATTGGCAGAAGTGGCTTTCATCAGCCAATTCCTGCCCAAGCAAATGACGGAAGACGAAGTCATCGTCGTCATCGTGGAAGAAGCGCGCAAGATCCCTGAGGGCCAGCCGGTTAACATGGCTACCCTCATGAAGCCGGTGCGCGCCCGCGTGGGCAATCTGTATCCGGGCAAGGAACTCTCTGCCCTGGTCCAGACGATCCTCAGTAATGACTGAATAGGACTGTACCTATGAATCTGCACGACGTAGTGCCGCTCCAGAAGGTCAAAACGACCAAGCGTCCCGCTGGTCTGGCCGACCTCGTGGCTTCCCAAAAGCCATTGATCGACGCAATCGAAACCATCAGCCGTTCGCTGTCCCACGATCGGGCTACCAACGAGGTAATTGACCGTCTTCGTATTGAAGTCGCCGACAAGAGCAACAAGTTCCTGCTCGACTATTTCAAAAAGAACGATGCACTGCCGGACGTGGAGCTCGTTACGGTATCGCACAGCAGCTACGACGGGACCAAACTTGTGAACCGCTCGGCAGTCCAGATTCTGGGGTCCAACGTGGGCCGTCTAGCGGAATCGCCTCGGGCCAAGCTCAGCGACCTGCGCTCCCTGTCAGACGCGCTGGCCCTGACGATTATCCCGGTCGACTACCTGAGCAAGAAGTCGTACCAAGGCTCGTACAGCGTCGAGAATCAGGTAAACCTGTTCCGGAAGGCCGCGCATGAACAGGAAATGGACGTGTATGTCATGGCTCCTGTTCGCCACTACGACGTTCTGCGCCAAATCAAGTCCCAGGACCCCGGCGGTCAGATGTACAGCTTGCATCACAACACCGCGTTCGAAAGTCTGCAAATGACGATGCCCGCCCTGGTTATGATGTCGGATGCCATCGTTAACATTGGCTCAGACTTGCAGTCAATCTTCAAGCGCCTGGATTCCTTGGAATCGACGGTCAAGAGCACGGTGCGCGGCCTCGAACTCATGGACAAGCGCATGACAGAGCTGAGCAAGCGCGTCGATGAACAGCAGGAACAACGACTGCTGGAGCAGATTCAAATCAAGAAACTGGAAGAAGATTTGATCCGCGCTCGCGCTGAGAGCAGTCGCGCCTTCGACTGGTTCGCAGTGGGCGATCCCATGGTGTTTGCTCTACCCAAGGGTACGTCACTGGCTACCGGCGAAGCGCTGGCTATCATTGGCCCGTGCTGGGGTCCGGAGTTTGACGAAGTCATTGTCAAGGCGCTGGACATCATGACGATCCCCAATCAGCGGGAGAGCCTCAAGAATACCATTTACCGCCTCTGGTAAATCCAGACCCTAAATAACTGTACCTGGAGCCTCACGGGGCTCCTTCTTTTTGAGTATAGGCTGTGAATATATTCTGGCTTGATGATGATCTAGAGCGCTGTGCTTCGGACCACTGCAATAAGCACGTGGTGAAAATGATCACCGAGTACGCACAACTATTGTCCACGGCGGTGCGTATGTCCATAGGAGGTACCGCAGGTCTAATGTCTGGGGAAACACTGAATAGTGAAACTGGGAGGCCCTCTAGATCCGAGGGCTCTCCATTTCTGATAACTCACAAGAATCATCCGTGTGCAGTGTGGGTACGCCAGAGCCAAGACAACTACGCACTTCTACGAGCTCTAGGGATAGAACTTGGTGCAGTGTACACCAGAAGATACGGCAAAATTCACAAGTCTAGTATCGTTTTGCAGAATTTGCCTGAGAACCTTGTTTCTCTGCCGGACATCGGCAAAACTCCAAGGCCTCTGGCAATGCCGGATGATTGTAAAGTAGATTCCGTGGTTCAATCGTACCGAAATTACTACAGAATTCACAAGCGTGATATAGCGCAATGGCCGGAAACGGAAGTACCAACTTGGTTCAATGAGGTAGACAATGTCTGATTCTACTCAGTTTTCTATTCGAAATTATGTAGCGGCAGAGCCTGGTTCAATTCACTGGAACTATGAGCCTCCATCTGATCGCGGGTCCAAAGTGCAGTTGCTGACAATCGGCGGTATCCAGGTCAGCGGGCGCTGGTTCGGTGAATGGGGTGACGCCTTCATGGCGTGGGCTCCAAATATTAAACGCGATAAGAAGCTGGAGACCCTGCTGTGGAAGGCCAAGGCTGACGGGGTTAAGGCTCACCTGGAACAGATCGTTGAGCCCCCTATGTCGAATAACCCAGCCGTAGAGGAAGCCCGAAAGGCTCTACGCTGCTTGCATATCGCTGTGGATCCTAGCGTGGCCGCAGACGTGCAGAAGAAAGTAGAGGCCGCATTTGTTTCCCTAGGTGTCCAGGATCTACTTCCGGAGGTTAATAGTTAATGGAAAAACTTACTAGCATTATTCCGCAGTTCATGATCGACAATTCGGTTATCTGGGGTCTGCTGCTGTACTGGCTGCCTCTTGTGATTTGCGCGGTGTACTTCGCCAAGCAATTCATTAAGGAATACGCCATTGATGTGAAGCACCGGGAAGAATCTGACTACTACGTACCCACACTGACGGTAGGTCGTATCCTAGGCTGGATCTTGACAATTGGCGTGCCGGTTGCGAATCTGGTGTGTGCCGTGTTCCACGCGGGACCTCATCTGTTCCACCGTCTCTTCAAGTGGCTAGGTCGGGTGTTCGATTTCCCGTTGGTTCCGGACTCGGCGGCTGCTAGACAGGCTAGGGCAGATCGTAAGAATAAAGAGCATGCAGACGCCGCTCGTAAACGTGCTCAAGAAATATCGAGCAGTATCCGTAATCACTAACTAGGTTAACTGTAGCTAGGCACGGCCCCGCTTTACATGGGGGCCGTTTTGGCGTATAATTGTTTTAATAGGTGGCAAGCTGTGAAGGAAGTTAGGTTTTTCCAGGGAGTCGGCCCCGTAGCCGATACAGAGTTGGAGCTCCATTTCCGGCTGTGTGGCGGTATTATCGTGGTTGCTTCCAGGGATCAACTAGCTTGGTCTAAGTTGATTCGCACCGAAGCGGTCTTATACACACCTTACACCCTTAACTCGTTGCGGACCCTTCCACGATTAACGCTCGTGGGAGCTCTATCAGCTTCGCAGCTTGCTGGCCTATACAACAGAGCTCGTGCAGAGTTTTGTGAAACAACCGTAATCGACGTGCGGAGGAGCTTTAGCTCAATGCTTCGTGCGTAACCCTAACTCCTAACCGTATAGGATACCCCATGAACATGAAGCTGCTCGGTTTGAAGGTCTTGCTGGGAGTTGTCGTGGCTGGTTCCTTTGGAACCCTCTTGGGCGTCTACCAACCCAAAGCCCACGCTTCAGCTTCGTCGCTCTACCAGGACAATCCGGCAAGAGTATGCGTCGACGGCATCGTTCACTACAAATGGGTGAGTTCCAGGACGGCGGCTGTCCAGGCGGTGACTGTAGCAGTCACGCCGGAAGGCAAGCCCCGCACTTGCAACGGCCAATGACCATGGAAATCAACCTCAATCAGCCGCTGGTCGAGCTGGAGCGCAACCTCAACGTTGAGCATCTGCGCGCACTTATCAGTGAAGCAGCACGCAAGCGTATGCGTCTTGCTACACCTAAGGAGCGGGCAGGGGCCACTCTGTCGCAATTCATGCCCCGCCACGAGGTGAACCGAGCGTGGTTCGTCCATGATAAGGCGCAAATCCCCATCTGTCGGGGCTGGCCCCGCGAAGTATAAGGAACCCAGATGAAGAAACTGTTGTTGGTCGGTCTGCTGGCTCTGGTAGGTTGTGGTGAATCCACTTCCAGCTCCAAGGAAACTCCTAAGTATCTCACGTCCGAGGGTAAGGTCGTGGAAAACTTCACTGCCGACGAATACTGCTATGATGGTGTAGTGTATGTGCGCTTCCCCGTACATTCCCATCAAGCTTTCGGTGGCGTCAAATTCAACCGTGACGGTCAGGTCGTGACCTGCGTCTACGCAGCCTCCAAGGAAGCAATTGAACAACTTCGCCGAGCGCAAACGCCAACGAACTGAGTACTACGAGAAGCAGGTGAAGGGCTGGAAGCTCAGACCCTGCACGGCGTGTAGCGGTTCTGGATACTACGACTCTGACGGCAGCCCGTATTGTGGCTGCTGCGGAGGCACTGGAAAAGAGCGATATAAGCCTGATGAAAATTCTCAGCCCCTTCCGTGATTTCTATGACTTCGTCAGCCACGTCCATGGTCGTGACGAGAAGCATACATATGTCCGGCGTGCCTTTGAAGGCGCTCCGAACCCCTACTTTCTAAACCGTCACCCGACGTTCGTGACCACCGTGGAGGGTACTTCGGCGGGGCTCGGCCTCATCGATATCTATTCCCCGTACCGCAAATACTCGTGGGTGAGTCGCTCCCTAGATTATCGGGAAGTCGATGAAGAAGGCCGTCCTCTGGACAAGAAGACCAAGAAGGACTTTGCGTCTCGTCTGAGTCAATACGACACATACTGGATTGCTGTCGCGGGCAAGGTGTACGCAGTTATCGGGCGCAAGGGCATGACAGAAGAAGAGCGTGAGCGCCAAGTTGGGGAAACCCGAGAGCGTAAGCGCCGGGTCGAGGATGATCCTAAATCCTATACGCTGCTGCACGAAGGTCACGCGGCATGGCCCCTCATGAGTAACGCGGCCCGCGCCCGGTTCTCGACCCCCATCGACGGAGGGGAGACGCTGCTGGCTATTCACCGCAAGCTGCAAGCTCCGGTGTTCAGCATCTTTGGCCCCGCACAGACGACCAAGCAGACGGAAGTTTCGTACCACATCGGCTACTATCTGCCGGTCCTCCAAGAGCATGATTTCCAATCGGTTGTTGATCCGTACCAGCTCTACCAAGACCTGGAATATTTCATCGCCAACACGATGAACGAAAGCCCGGACACGATGCCCGCTACCCAAATGACCGACAAGGAAAAGATTGTGGCTGCGGGTTTTGACCTCAAACAATCGTTCCGCCACCGTAAAGGTTGATTATGGCACACTCCGCTGAAGATTCTTTCCCTCTGCCGGACACCCGCCCTGCGGGTTATCACACGACGCACATCAAGAAGGGTGTGCTGGGTGATATCTCCAAGATCCAGGAAGAACTGTCGGAACTGATCGACGCATACCTGCAAGGGAACAAGATCATGACCCTGGCGGAAATGGCCGATATGTATGGGGCCATGGAAGCGTTCTTGGCGAAGAATCACCCGGGCATCACCATGGAAGATATTCGCATCATGAGCGACGCTACCAAGCGCGCCTTCCAGAGCGGGAGACGTTCATGATCTCGCGCTACCGTAACAGTGACCCCAAGATTTCCTCGTCAGGCTGGCAACGTCTGACAACGGCCTTGGAGTTTTACGAGAACTGTGGGTACACGTATAGTAGCGTCCCATGGCTGGTCGACCGCCATACCTCAATCCTGACCTGCCCGGATACGGGTCGGCTTATGGGGGTTCCTTACCACGGCGATCTCGTAGGTTCCGCGGAACAGGGTTTTCTGGAGCTGAATCTGAGCCAGAGCCCTGGGTCTTACGTGGCTATCACACCATGCTTCCGGGACGAGGGCCGTGAGTTTGGCCCCACGCACCGGTACACCTTCATGAAGGTGGAACTGTTCCGCAACGATGAGGTTGACGCGGATTCGTTGATGGATGTGATGACCAGCGCTATCCAGTGCATGCAGATGTTTCTGGATCCGGAAGACGAAGCCAATCTGGTGACAGTAGCTACGCCGGAAGGTTTCGACATCAACCTTAACGGCTTGGAGGTAGGATCCTACGGTATCCGTACCGTGCCGTGGGGTAAGTATATCTACGGAACGGGGCTCGCAGAGCCTCGCTTTGAACTCGCAATGAACAGAGGCTAAATGGCTCGCGTATACACGCAAGACGAAATTCTCTTTATCCAACTCTACACAGAGCTCTTGGAAAGCGACCTTAAGGAATTCGGCTCCGAGAAGTGGGTTGAACTGCACGGGGATAAGACCCCGGCCCAGGTCGCTGACGAAATGCCTCACACCCGGTATGATCTGTTCCAGGCGTTCCGTATAGGTCTCGGGGCTAAGGTGCCGCCTGTTCCGGACGCCGGTCCGTGGCAGGTGTCGGTGGACAAGCTCAACCCGCGCAAGATTGGCTTGCAGTCTGACGATTTCTTTGCAGATGTAGCCGTCTACGCAGAGATCACCGGAGACTTCGGTGCCACTGCTTCCAAGCTGATGTACGCACGACGCCTCTGCCGCCTTATGAACGAGGTTTCTCTGCTGGATAAGATCCCGCAGGACGCCTCCGACAAAGTCATGGGCTATGTGCGCGTTGACAATATAGTGGGAGGCCAAGATAAGAAGGAAAAGCAGTTCGTGCGCGCCTTCTGGATGCCAGATCTGCCGGAAGGTCGGTATGCCATTTACGCAGTCCCGGTGGAAGTCTCGCCACCGATGTCGGTGAATCAAGATCTGCTGATGGCAGCATCTAGCGTGCTTGAATGGTCACGGTTTCTATTCTCAGACCGCGCCCGGAAACGCTGGTTCAGCCGATATCAACTCTTCGACAGCATTCCAACACCTCAAGAGTTCAAGACGCTGGCGGAGGCCGTACAGCGGGCTAAAGGTTAGCCCATTACCCCGTTACGCAAACGCCGTAAACGCGCTATAATGGCCCCGTATACACCAATGCGGGGCCGTTGCTTTATGGGCTGGCCCTTACCCCACGCATAAGGCGCAGCATGCAGGATAAAAACAAGCTGAAGATCAACTCACTCGTTGGTCAGTATATGTGGATAGTGGACAATTTCGGTCGTCCGGGTTATGTAAGGTTTGTCGAGGATAAGCCGCATTCACGTGTTCAATGGCCCCTCCTGCAAGCGCGCAATTTTCACACGATCACCCGGGAAGAGTATTTGGCCGTGCCGGGCGATTTGAAGCTGTGGCATCATTTTGACTACTTGTACGATGTCCGTTCAGGTCTTCCTGAAATACGGGTCTTGATGGCCCTTTCTAATGAACGGGGCTGCATGTTGCAGCGTCATTCCCAGGCACACGAGGACATACCTGGGTATGAATGGAGAACTGAAATAATTCTAGTTGGAGCAAACCATGAGTAAGTCGGGTAGTTGGTGGGGTCCGTCGACCTGGGCGCGCGATCAAAGAGCGACGCCGGTGGAAGAGGACATCAAGCAACCTAAATTCGTACGACACGAGCCCAAGAACTTCTCTGTGCAGTGGCGCGTCGTCCAGACTGGGCGCACTCCAGTGTGGGAGCACCACAAGGACTTCGAGACGTTGAAACGCGCCGAATCCTGGGTTCAGACCATGAACACGCGTGAGCGCCGTCGTAGCACTGCCAATCACGGCTCGGCTGTTCGTGTGGAATATCGGGTGAATCCCATTCATTACGGACCCATCGAAGAGGAGCCTATTGCAAAGGCTACGGACCCGACGCTTGCTATGCGGGCTCTTCTAGACCCCAAATAACCCTAGGACGCCCTGAGGGGCGTTTTTATTTCTCTACCGGTCGTGGACTATGGAACAGGAAAACACTGAAAACACGCAGAACCAAGCCACCTCTTTTTACCGTACTGAGCTACGGGTTATGCAGAGTACTTCCAAAGACCCCGAGGCGTTCCTAAACAGTGTGGCTCGGCTACTTGAGAGTAAGGATGCTGAGATCGAAGAGCTACGAATTGAGCTTCAAAGTAAAGTTTATCTCTTAAATAAGCTGGATATTGACCATGAGTAAAGAGATCATTGTATTGATCGGGGTAGCCGGTTCTGGTAAGTCAACGATTCGCCAGAAGCTGCTGGAGCAGCACCCGGATTACAAGGTGTATTCGCATGATGACCTCCGCGCTGAGTTCTATGTGAAGCGCACAGGGCGCACTCCGGACGCACGGGACGCGTTCCGATACTGCTCCGAGAATGACCGCGAGTACGGCCAGTACGCCAAGACATTCTTAGCCAATCTGGTGCGTTCCGGTGTCGGCATTATCGCAGACTCCACCAACCTCACGCCCGCGCGCCGCATGAAGTATGTGAACGCCAAGTATCAGTATGGGTACGAGCTGAGGGCGATTGTCGTCAATACGCCGCTCGACGAGTGTATCGCTCGTCAGGTAGGCCGAGGGGACAAAGCTGTCCCCGAAGACTCTGTGCGCGAACAGCATTCCAAGATCAATGTTTCGGACCTGCGCCGTTATTACGCAGACGTACAGTGGGTTCCAGACGACATTGGCTTTGAAAAGGTGCGGTCTGTTGTAGCCGGTCCCGAATTCAATGTTTACGACCCGGCCCAGCTCAAAGCGTGGGTGGACACCAATCGTATGCTTGTCAGTGTGCGTCAAGTTAAGAACTATCCGGGCCTGCGCATCCTGAAGTACACACACGATTGCATGTACCGCAACCTCTGGGATTACGCGGCTATCGAAATGCGTGGTCTTGTGGTGGACGAGAACTGGAACATTGTAGTGCATCCGTTTACGAAGCTGGCAGCCGAGGGGGAAGCGCTGGGTATTTTGCCCGTAGTGCGCTTCCGGGATGACCAGTGCGTTACTTACGCTCGCAAGGTCAACGGATTCATGGCCGCGTATACGGATCATCCTAAGTACGGTCCTCTGTTCTCTACCACAGGCTCTATGGATTCGCGCTTTGTAGATATGGCGAAAGAGCATCTGGAGGGTATCCAAGCCAAATCGGAAGGTCTATGTACGTGGCTCTTTGAGATTTGCGACCCTACGGACCCACACATTGTAGTTGAAGCTAGTGGGGCAACCCCTATAGCACTTCGTCCTCACCGACAGAATGCGGAGCTGTTGGGAACGAGCAAGGCTCTGGTGGGTGATCTCCGTCAGGAACTGAAGCGCTGCCGTCACGAGGGTTTTGTGGTCCAGGATCCGGAAACCGGACGTCTAATCAAGATGAAGTCTCGCTACTATGCGCTTATTAAGCGGATTGGTCGTACCGAACCCCAAAACGTAAATAGAATCATATGTGATACGGCTGCGCTTTCCAACGCCTATGGCGAAGACCTGATGCCTCTCTACCAAATGATGGCTAAAGGTACTCCGCTAAATGCTGCGCTCACGTCCTTAACGGACAGTGAGCAGCGCGTGTGGGTCCTGAGGCAGTCTGTGGATCAAGTCTATTCACAATTAGGTTATAACGATGGCTAATACGTGGTACACGTCAGATACACACTTTGACCACAACAACATCCTCAAGTTCGCTCGGGCGACGCGCCGGGGCGAAACTGTGGAGGAAATGGGCGAGCTCCTGATCGAAGCCTGGAATTCCGTGGTAAAGCCCGAGGACACTATCTGGTTCCTTGGCGACTTCTCCTTCGGTAATCCCCAACAAATTGAGGCGGTGGTCAAGCGCCTCCAAGGCAAGATCGAGCTCGTTCCGGGCAATCACGATAAGGTCATTAAGCGGAACCGTTACCTGTACGAACTGTTCGAGAACGTACACATTCCGCTTATTGTCAACAATTCGATCGGTCGGGACCACATGGTGTACTGCCACTTTCCCATCTACGAGTGGGATGGCGCTCACTACGGGGCTTACCACCTACATGGTCACAGCCACGGCCACGTGATTCGGTTCCCCGAATGGCGCATGTTCGATGTTGGTGTGGACAACCGCCCTGACAACTTGATGTTGCCGTGGAACCACGATGAGGTTATTGCGATGCTACGTGATCGCAAGCCCCGTATGCACGAGAACGTTCGCAATCGTGAGGATGGTTATGTCCGGCAAGAAATCCAGACAGTATAAGGGTACGACTATCGGCCAGGGTTGCGCCTTCTACGAACTCCTTGAGGAATTGGACAAAGCCAAAAGCCCCAAGGACCGTAAGGAACTCCAGACCAAAGTGGACAAGGAATGGAAGCGTTTGGACGATGAATTCCATTCCAGGTTCCCCCGTGAGGATTGGGACCGTATTGTCCAGAGCTTGCGGCGCTAGGTCAGTTTTATAAGGTTAACTGACCAGGAGCTGACCATGCCCGTACCTTACATCAAAAAACTCGCCTCCGAAGGCAAAGGTTCCATTGATTCTCTGGAGAAGAAATGGAGCGACGCTAAGGCGAAGGCTAAGGAAGAAGGTAAAGGTGATAACTATGCGTATATCACCGAAATCTTCAAGAAGATGGCCCACGCTTCGGTAGAAGCATCTGCTGACAAAAGCGCTTCGGAGTTCCGTATAAATCTACTCGCGCGTATCTTTGCGCACAACGAGCCTAAATGACTACTTACGAAGACATTCAAATCATGTTGGGTCAGGGCATTTGCCGAGCAGATCGGCTTATGTCCTGGTCAGAATTCGACACCTACGCGGCAGACCCATCGGCCAAGGACACTATTGTCCTGATCGCAGGTCAAGCGCTGACGATGGACTTTATCAATCGCTACCCGCTAGGTGAAGGTCACGCAGCGGGGTCGGCAACTGAAGCCACTAAGGGACCCCTGTCCACGTATCACGGCATTCACACTGTCACGGACATCTACGCCCATCCTACGCAGCGTCACGAGGAGGGTATCTGGGTTATTAGCTTCACTCAAGAGTTCATGAGAAGCCTATGAAGCAGCGCCATCGTAGACATAAGAGGCAGTTGTGGGAATCGTACTGCGTCCACAATTACGTAATCCAGCTACGAGCTCAGACGTTAGTCCGGATTGGAGCCATGCAATTCGCGGTGGCTCAACTGGAAGGCAAGCGCCTAGATCCTAACGATGAAGCTCAAATGCATCAGTTCCGCGAGCACCAGCGCCAGTTCATTGCGAACAACACCGGACCGATCCCGTTCCTAGTGAAATACAAAGGTCGCCTATGAAGCAGCGCCATGCTCGTCATAAGCACTCGACGTGGAAAGCCTATCGGCGAAAAGCACGTTCTGCGCGCAACGCCGTGTATGAGCGAATTCCACTACAATCCAGCTCTATGCGGATGTCACGTATTCACCTCTTTACCGCAGAAGAAAAAGCTCAGCGACTAGCCGCCCTCCCGAGCCTTACCCGCTTTAAATAGGGCTTGCCCTGGCCCCCGTACAGGGCTATAATTACCCCACGGCCTACCCTGGCCGCTACATTAGGAGATTACACCATGTCTTAGGTTTGCGAATTCAAGCGCCCGAAATTCAACCGAGTTTGGGGTGTTGTGAGGGGCGATAAGTTGATCCGCCTCACGTTTTCACGGCTAGTAGCAGATTTGTGCGCGTCCTACGATTCTAACTCGGAGGTACGTCGCCTCCGTGTAAAGCGTGGTCGCCAACTTGAACCCGGTGAGCAATCCGAAACTGGTGTCTATCTGCTATGTACTGCGAAATGTGGTTCGCCCTTGAGGGCTCAGCTCGATTCGCGGTTCAGTGAAATGTATTATGACCCTAACCACCGGCACATTTACGTCGGTCATTTGGCCTAGTAGCTCAGTTGGCAGAGCAGGGAACTCTAAATTCCCGGGTCGTGGGTTCGAGTCCCACCTAGGCCTCCAAAGGATACCCCATGCTTGCAGATACTCTAAAGTTGCAGTTGGAGGCTCTGAGCCTTGTCGACCTCAAGGAACAGCCGGAATATGGTTCCCACGACGAACTCGCAGGTAAGCTGCGCCAGAAGCTGGTGACGTTGCGTCAACAGTCCATGGTAGACCCGGCCACGGGTGAAAATATCTGGCGTTCGGAAGGTGTGGTGATGCGCTGGACGGATACCGCTGTGCGTGTGGCCTTCGAGCAAGGCGAATACTACTCGGTATCCAACCAGCCGGACTCCGAGATAGTTCACGTGATCCGTCTCGACACGCTGCGTGTGGCTTCGGCCAAGGACGCAGAAGCTGTGGACAAGGCGCTCAATCTCGAGACCGTGAGCTTCCGTATGTCCAAGACGGAATACGACCTGTTGGAGGCGGAAGCTCGCCGCCAGGGGCTTATCCCGTCGGCGTTCCTGCGCCAGATTCTGTCCCAGGAGGCGGCGGCTATCCGTGAAGGCAACCTCACGTTCTCGGGCGTTGGAGCAGGCAATGTCTGAGTCCAAAAGCACTTGGGTGCCGAAGTCTTACGTCGTCACACGAGCTGACGCTGCCAACGCAAGTGTTAAGGTCGGTGATATCGTCTACGACTTGAAAAGCTGGGACTACGGTTTGGCGGGTGACGATAGCCGCATTACCGGCGTTCCCCACGTTTCGGTGACTCTGGATCCTACCGGGGATTACCCGTCATTCACAATCCCTGAGCACTGCTTGCGGGAGCGTAAATAAACACATGCGACTATAGCTCAGCCGGATAGAGCAGAGGCCTTCTAATCCTCAGGTCGGGAGTTCGAATCTCTCTAGTCGCGCCATTTCCCTAATCCTCCGTTCTAGGAGATTTATATGGCAAACGTTGCCAATAACGCTACCAACACACCTTCCCTGAAAACCGAGATCATCATGATCACCGACCGCTCGGGCTCCATGAGCTCGATCAAGCGGGACGCCGAAGGGGGCTTCAATAACTTCATCGAAGAGCAGAAGAAGGTCGGCGGCGAAGTGCGTGTTACCAGTGTCATCTTCGACTCACAAGTCGAAACGCAGTACGAAAAGCTGGACTTGCAGGCTGTTCCCCAGTTCACGCTGATGCCACGCGGCAGCACTGCTTTGCAAGACGCTATCGGCCAGACCCTGAATGTTCAAGGCAAGCGCATTCATGACGAGAATTGGGCGGATCTGGTGATCGTCACGATTCTCACCGATGGCGAGGAAAACGCCAGCCGCGAATACAGCGCTCAGCAGATCAAGGAAATGATCACCCACGCTGAGCAGCACAACTGGAAGTTCATCTTCCTAGCTGCAAACCAGGACGCCTTCCAGGCCGGGGCCGCTTACGGTATCAGCGCGAACACTACTCGCGGCTTTGCGGCAAACGCCGCAGGCACCAAGAGCGCTTACGCGGACATCAGCTCCATGACTACCGCACTACGCACTCACGCGTAACCAGAGCGCCCTTCGGGGCGCTTTTTTATTGGATAAACATGGGCATTGAAAAGACACCGGCCTCGGAGCAAGAATACATCGATCCGAAAGACGATCAGTATTTTGATCGTAAGTATTTCCAGCTAGATTGGGCTTATACCTTTCCGGATCATCCGAAAGGCGAAGACAACTTCAAACGCGACCCGGACGGACTATACTCAGACCCCGTTGTACGCGCCGCGTTCGCTCTGTGGCGCGAGGGTCGCCGCACTAAGAACGCGGACGGCACTCAAAAGCGCCCTAAGCTCTGGGACTACACTCCTGCGGAATCGTTGTACATATCGCAGCGTGCAGGTATCTATGACGAAGACTGTCATTTGACGCATGCGTATATGTCCTGGGAAACCTGGGCTCCTGACGTATCGGAGTTCCGCTTCGACTACAAGGAATTCATTTTCGTTGTGGTACAGAAGGGGGTCAATCGTAGTAGTAATGCCGTGACGTGGGCTGTTCGTGATACCTTTGGCTCGTGCTTGTCTCTTGCAGGTGAGTGGGTGGAAGAGTTGTCCCCGAGCTCCCGTACCGCCGAATGGCTGGCTGCGCATCGCTTCACTTCCCATGAAGAGGCGTACAACGCGGGCAAGAAAGCGTTCGATGAAATGGTCCGTGAGTATGAAGCGCGAGCTCGAGCTCAAGGTCAGGGTCAGGACACGCAAGCCTAACAGTTACAATTTAGCCATGTAAAGCGCTTGCGTGTTTTACTGGCGCGTGTATAATTATGTTTATGGTGATTAACGCAGCAAACAAGCAAACGCCGCGTTAATTACCCCGCTCTTTAACAACTAGAATGAATTGGTTCGGTCAGCCTGAGAAAAAGCCCGATGGATTCCTAACGAATCGGGTATATCTCTACTGGCTAGAGTACGGTGCGCACGACTTCATACACGGCAGTTCCGCTCGATAGCTCCTAGAGCTAGCTCCGGTTACGGTGTTCGTGAAGTCTACATGACGATGAGCTAGGGGTTGCGAGGATAGGACCTCAAGAGACTTTCTGCAACACACGTTGAGGCAACAGTCCCGAAATTATATCCAGCTGAGGCTAGGGCTGACCGAACCAATTCATTCTTACCGTAAATAACTTTCTTAAGTCGGGGCTCTGCTCGTCGACTTCAGGTCTTCCTCTAGTCTTGTTCTTTCTGCCACATGCCTCCCTCCTTTGCTGCCCGGCCCGCAGAGTCCCATCTTAAGAAAGTTTATGGACCTTAGCTCAAGGGAAGAGCGCTGCTATAGTTACCACCAACAGCATCCGTCAACTATTTCCGTCAACAGATCCGTCCTGGTTAAAAGCCATCCGAGAGGTTCCTAGGCTCTCGGCGGAGCAGGGTTGAGAGTCTGGATGAGAGTCAGGGTGTGAGGCTGGGGTGCGCAGAGGTTGCTAAGTTCGATTCTTACAGGTCCTCCAGAGTTTCAATGGGTTGATAGTTTAAGTGGATAAAACGCCCGCTGTCGCAGAGACGCTCGCGAGGCTATGGGATCATCGCTCATGTTCGTCGAAAGTCGGACCTCTCAGTGTGTGATGTACGGTTCTCGGTGCTAGGGACTGTGTCATGGAAATTACTCAGGTTCGAATCCTGAGCAACCCCCAATTTAAAAACCTTCCTATGAAGATGAGACAGAAGCGGTTAGGCCCAAAGGTCGTTCGTGAAGTAGATTCTAAATCAAGGAAGGTCACTGTGGTGCTCGCACGGGAAAGGCTGCCGAAAGGTGGTCTTTACTTGTCAGTGATTAAGATCAGAAGGAAATAGCATGAAGATGCGAGCCAGACGCTTGCGTTGGAAATTTGTCTACCTGAACGTGCGTCAGGATTCTTATATTTCCGGACGCAAGATGCACTACTGTGGGGTAGAATCGGAGCATCCGATTACCTACGACACGATAACTATTCCAGCAGCGATCTGCTGGAAGTAAGATCTAGGATGGTCAACCCGACAGTCGGCGACGGGATCGGTCTTGAAAACCGCCGAGCTAGAAATAGCCTTGAGAGTTCGACCCTCTCACCATCCGCCATTACATAGTCATTGGAGTTGTTATGAACAAGAGTCCGGAAGTTCTCATCAAGCTGTCCGAGCGCGATTCCAAGGCACTGGTCAATGCGCTGCAAGCGGCCCCGAAAGAGCCGACACCTGCCTTCAAACGTGCGCTTGCTGCGCGTAAGCAGATCGAGCGTGCCTCGTGACCAAAGATGAATACGATGACCTGAACCCGCATGCTCGTAAAGACTACGAGGAATCGGAGGAAGGTTCCAAGCAGGTCGAAGAATGGCGTTCTCAAGAGGACGGTAAGATCAACTTCGATCACTAAGATCAATGGACCCGGGGTAGCGCCCCGAGGGGAACAAGGAAAACCAAAGAGTACGGGGGTCATGTCCCGGAGGGTATGGTGGTTACTGCGTTTCCCGGTCCTCCATTTACAAGGCATCAATGTACGACAAAGAATCCAGCCAGTATGCAGTTCGCATTCGCGAACGTATCAAAGAATCCGCTACTCATGCGGAAGTCGAAGCTGGGACTGTCGGATTGGCCCTAGAAGAGTTCAAACAACAGCCTCCGGAACCCCATTTGGTGACGGTTCGGTTTAAGGCGGAAGACCTCGGTTACGAGGTTTCGGACCCCGATGATGAAGACCAGCGCTACATCTATCTGTATGTATCGCGGGCGAATCTCGAGCTCGGGGTCGTGTAAGATCACCCGGGTACATGGCCGAAGGGTTAAGGCAACGGATTGCTAATCCGTAGTTCCGAAAGGGGCTTCCAGGTTCGAGTCCTGGTGTACCCGCCAATTTAAATCTCATACAAACCAAGGATCTATCATGGAACCACGATACGAGAAGGATGACGGCCCGCTGACCGACAATCAGCTCGCCGCGATCCGTGAAGCCAGCCCAGCGACAAACACGCCTGATGTGAATTTCACATGGCGTTTGTTTCCTGAGCATAAGCCCAATGCGATGCCTGAGGATGCCAACCTTCCTCCTTACGAAGACTAATCCATCTAGGATCCACTTCGTTTGGTAAACGACCCAATGTAGGGTCCGAAGGTTGTACGTTTCCGTGGCGTAAATATACATGCGTGGATAGTTTAGTTGGCAAAACGGGAGTCTTCCAAACTCTTGTCCCGGGTTCGAGGCCCGGTCCCCGCACCAAGACCTTCATACAATGACAAGCATTTATCGTGCAGTAAAGCGTTCAGTCAAAGGGCGCGGTCCGCGAACTCAGGACCGAGATTGGAATCATATGCTTTGGCGTATCTCCAAGTCTGAGAATTTCACCTTTGAAGCGACGTACACCCGAATGCAGATGAGGGGAATGGTTCCGGAATCTAAGCGCATCCGAGAGGCATATTTGAATGGAAAATCAAAGAACAGAACTGCTGTCTGAGCTCAATCGTACCGATGGGCAACGAGCATATGAGGCCTACTGCTCCCACACTGGCTGGAAAAGTCTGGTGAGTGGTGCTCCGCTTCCTAAGTGGTCTGACCTCGATCTTCGAATCAAGGAAGCCTGGGAAGCTGCGGCCGAGGCGGTTATGGCGCGCATGCAAATTAACAAATAATGCTTGCGTACCCCTGTAAAACGGGGTACAATGTTTTTACTGTAGCTAATTAAGGTGGGCGCTCCGGCACTCACGGGCGGTTGATTCTAGGGCAAATATAGCGTTGACTCCGTATAGTCTCAATGCTTGAGCGCCTAGAGAACGCGCCTCCGGTCATTATACGGGAATCCGGGTTCGTGCTTCGCTGGAGCGCCCACCTTAATTAGTTCTGTCGCGGGGTAGCTCAGTTGGTCAGAGCACGGGGCTCATATCCCCGGTGTCGTTGGTTCGAATCCAACCCCCGCTTCCAATTACAAGGACCCGGATCTTCATGTCCAATCTATCGAATGCCAGTCTTGACGAATTGCGCGCAGAGCTCGCTCGCCGCACAGCGCAAGAATCGGGCGAGCTTGAACTGGTCCGAGTTCCATTGGATGTTGATCGGTATTCGGATTTCGTCAATAGTGTCGACAGGATGATGCAAGAGGATGTCGATAACGGTCATCTTGACGAGGATACCCCTCACTATGTGTATGAAGAGGCTATGAAGCTCGTGTATGGGGATCGTGCGTTCGACATCATAAACAAGATCTTTCGTTAAGTTTGTGGACACGCTGGTGTGCCGGATGATGTATGTTACCCGGACGAGCGTGTCCTTTTTGGGGGTGTAGCTCAGTTGGTTTAGAGCAAGGCCCTTTTAAGGCCGAGGTCGAGGGTTCGAGTCCCTCCACCCCTACCAGTTTCGGACTGTAGCATGAATAGCCTGAATGACGACGGTAATCTGTATAGGAAGTTCCGGCGAAAACGCGCCCAAGCTAAACAGATGAAAATCGAGTTCAAGCTGAATTACGAAGACTGGTGTTTCTTGGTAGCAGAGGCTGGGCTGCGGTCCTCTGATCTAGGATTCTCGGGTAAGAATTACGTGTTGGCCCGATATGGAGACGAAGGACCCTACGAGGTTGGGAACTGTAGGTTCACTACTCAGCAACAAAACGTTCTAGAGCGAAAGATATCTGATAAGATGAGAAGTGCATCCGCTCAACTTACTAAGTATGGAACTGCGGCAAATGTGGCACGTGGAAAACGTACCCGAATAGCTTTCGAAGCTACCGCACACTCATCTTATCTGAATGAGCGAAATTCCCAGTATGGAACCCGTTGGATCACGGACGGCTCCACGAATCGAAAGATTCGCTCCTCTGATCCAATTCCAGAAGGCTTTAAACCCGGTAGAGTGGGTCAGGGCTTGAATCTAATGAATAGAAAACGCAAAACCCAATTCCCTTAGGAGTGTCTATGTCAGGTCCAGCGCATACTACTCCAGCAGACGACAACCTCTTTGAGGTTCTGGGGTTTAAAGAACCTGAAGCCTCTCAGTTGTTGGCAGAGGCAAACGCTCGTCTAGATGAGCTTCGCAAGCACTGTAAGGTGAATCTAATCAGTAGCCGCATGTGTGAAAAGGGTACGAGAGGCTGTGTAGTCTCCCACGGAGAAGATGATGGCAAAGAGTATCAAACACGTTAGCAAGAAGCCTCGCAATCATGTTGCGGTGGCCGTGCTTAAGCGCCAAGGCGCTGGAGCTCATGTAAAGTCCGAGAAGGTCAAGCGCCGCGATGCGAAGCTGGCCCTCAAACGCGGGCAGGATTTTTCTCCGGTGGTTATCATAGGATAACCCCTCGAGAAGTGTCTTGCTCTGGGTGAGTAGTTCAATTGGCAGAACGCTGGTCTCCAAAACCAGAAGTTGAAAGTTCGAGTCTTTCCTTGCCCGCCAGTTTTTAAATGTAGTCCAAAGCGTTAATAGTTAGTACCTGGAAGCATAGCTCAGCGGTAGAGCGGCTGCCTTACACGCAGCGGGTCGGGGGTTCGATCCCCTCTGCTTCCACCACTCTAACTTAATGACACGCCGTATGACAAAGACACGCTTGCGCTACTGGCTGAAAGCCCTGATGACCCCATCGTCTTGGACGCCTATCTATAAAAGAGACAAGGTGCTAGACAAGTGGTTGTGGGATCGTATGGAAGAGGGCTACGAACTCTATCCGCATAACCCCCTGAAAGGCGTGTCGGACACTTACGTGAGTAAGGCAGAGGCCGAATTCGGCGGTAAAGTGTTCTGGATAGAGAATGCTCCCTACGCAAACGGCCAGCCAGTGCCTGGGCATGGAAAGAAGCAGAGCATTATACCGCGAGCTCCAACTAGGATTCGTTTTGCGGAATTGACAGCTAAGGCCCGCGCCGAAGGTCGTATCCCGTACTTCGATGAGTCTGGGGACTTTAAGCCGTAGGGGTTTGCGGGGCCAGTACAGTACGCTATAATGGGGCTTACCTAACCCCTTTACAGGCCGTTTTATGTACATAGCCCGCTATGCCATGCCGCCCCGTATAATGCGCGTACCCGAATCCGCCGTGTTCTTCACGGACCGGGAAGGCAACCGCAAAGCTGGGTTCTATCACACACAGCTCATGAGAATAACACGCTCTTCCAAGATGCCGTTCCGTGTGGTGAACATGCGTCCTCGGTGCCGCCGCGTGTGCATACCTACCGTGCAGGGTCCGTATACGCACCGCAGCGATCGTCATATGGATATTGCTTCGGTGATCACGATTAACGTGTATCGTAAGCTGCGGACATCTAATCCGCGAGCAGCTCACATTCTTCGCACGTTGAAGAACAACCGTTGGGATCGTGAAGCCACAGAATAATCCAGGCGGTTACAAAATAGCGCTTGCATTTTAGTTAACGTGGCGTTATACTGTTTACATAGTTAGCAGTGCCTTAGCTCAGTTGGTAGAGCACCCGCTTGATAAGCGGGCGGTCGCTGGTTCGAGTCCAGCAGGTACTACCAGAAAGGAAAGTCATGCGAGTTGTGTCGGCCCCTCCTCTTCAGTTCAAGTGTAAGCATTGCGGTGCTACTAATGAAGGTGAGGCTCACGAGTTTCGTGACCTGAATACTAGCCCTCCGATGTGGGCCGCGACGTGCGGTCACTGTAACCTGGAAAACCGGGTCTACATTTCGGCTCTTGCCGCCCGCCTCGTAGGCAGTAGGATGTAGTCTACCGGACCCGAAAGGGTTGCGGCTTCGTATGCCCGGACTCTTGGTCGGAGTAAAACCCGACCCCGCTCCTAATGGGACCGCCTACCTCTAGCGGGGTAACGCAATCTCCCTCGTTCTTTGCACACGGAGTAAGAGCAAAGCTGGCCTGGAATTACAGGCTGAGTACTAGGGGACGCCCTAGGAAAGCGGGCCTCCTCTGGTTAAAGCCAGACCTAATGTCTTGAGTTTTACTTGGCGGTTTGACTCAAGACCTCTTAGGGAAGCACATTCTAACGAGTGCGTTTCACCTAAGTGCTGCTCTTAGCGGAGCGTCAGCGGTGTTAGAACCGCCCCAAGAAGCATCGAGAGTTTGGCTGGGATGTGGTATTAAGTTGGTGCATCAGCTTCTTATCGCATGAACGTAGACCCTTCGAAAAGGAAAACCCAGAAGCTGGTAACGACCCAGCACGTTCCGCTAAGAGTAGTTTTGGGGGTGTAGCTCAGTTGGGAGAGCGTCTGCTTTGCAAGCAGAATGTCGTCGGTTCGATCCCGTCCACTTCCACCAAGTTTTTCGTGTCTCGGTCTTCTAGATGGCCTAGGAACCCGCACTTTCACTGCGGTAACACGGGTTCGAATCCCGTCCGAGACACCAAGGTTCACTCTGGGTAGCTCAATTGGATAGAGCTACGGTTTACGAAGCCGTCGGTTGCAGGTTCGAGTCCTGCCCTAGAGGCCAAGTGTTGGTCTGCTCCCATGCAGTCCTACGTTGAGAGCGCGAGAGCGTCTTTCGGACAGGGCTAGTCGATAGTGCCTAATAACTTCGACTGGTGGTGCGGAGTGTCGTGCGTAAGCCTTTTTTATCATTTGCCTCTTCACACGATTCCTTGCCCGGCCTCGGGTTAACTCCGGTGCCATCTGATGTAATAGCTGGTGAGGTTCAGGCTCGCACAGTTGAACCAAAAGCATCACTCACCTGTACGTGCAGGTCTGGTCACAAGCCAGGGAAACGAGACCCAGACTATGAGTACGGGGCCAGGGGCAACTCTGGCCCTATTACGTAGGGGTGTTAGCTCAGTTGGTAGAGCAGCGGATTGTCCATCCGCATGTCAGGGGTTCGAATCCCCTACACCTCGCCACTTTCTTGGGATCTTCTATGTGTACTCTTGTCCGAGTCGGTAATAGTGATTTACTGGAAACAGTAGGTGATCTTGCAGAAGCTCTGGGCATAGAGCATTCTGCAATAAGCGAGCACGGGCCTGATAATTGTCTATGTGGTGTCGAATTTGAAGCTGTTGCCCTGGCAGCTAATCGAACAGTTCGAAACTGTGTAGACGATCCAGGGTATCCGTGGCCTGAGTATATATTCGAGTAGAAAATGGACCTCCGCAGTTTCCTTCCAATGTGCCTCTTGCGCCGCGTTATGCGTCGCTATGATGGGCAACTCAAACAGGTGATCGTGTTGCGCACGGACCTGAAAATGCGTCGGGGCAAGGAAATTGCCCAAGGAGCCCACGCTTCTCAGTTGGTCGGCTTGAAGTTCCGCTGGAATCCGTTCTATCGGATGTGGCTCGATGGTCGATTCACCAAAGTTGCCGTCGGCATCGAGTCAGAAGCTGAATTGAAGGATTTGTACAATCGGGCGTGGCTCGCGGAAGTTCCGTGTTCCATTATCCAGGATGGCGGGAAAACCGAGTTCAAGGGCGTGCCTACGTTCACGGCAGTTGCCGTCGGACCTGGAGATCCTGAAGTCGTTAAACAACTTACACAGCACCTGAAACTACGATGAAAATCGATTACGAACTGGACGACATGGTTGGAACCTACAAGAGTTCCCTCGATGGAGAAGAGCGTGAGTACACGTCGAACGAGAACATGCTGGCGGTCCTACTAGCCAATGAGGTTGTGTGGGTCCGCGAGGCATCCGTCACTATCAACAAGGGTACGCAGTACGAGGCTTCCCACGAGAACGGCACTATGCTGTTCGTAGCGTGTAACGACGTGTTCGCGTGGGGATGCGCTGATGGGGAAGCCTTGGCTGAAGATCAGATCAAACCTTTGTTTCTGGAGTGGCATAAGGATAACGGATGTGGTCCCGCCATATGGGCCTGCAAGTTCCGAAAGGAAAAGCCTCAGGCTCCGGTTGCCAAGATGCTGAAAGAACGGGGGCTTTGGGACGACGAGCTTGAAGCGCTGCCTGAAAATCGTTACGACGCAGCCCTGCGTGAGCGTAAGGCTCGTGAACAGGCTGACAAAACGGCCTGAAGTTACAAAATAGTCCTTGCACAAACCAATTGTTAGGGCTATAATGTTTACATAGTTAGTTAAGTTTGTTGGGGAGTAGCCAAGTGGTAAGGCACTGGATTTTGATTCCAGCATTACGAAGGTTCGATCCCTTCCTCCCCTACCACCGTCTGGTATAAGCTATGAAGTACAAGAAGCCACCATATGAGTCTGAGTTAGACGATGATGGTTATCTGTATGCCAGATTTTACCAGAAGATATACAATGCGAGAACTCGGGATATCCCATTTCTGCTTTCCTACGAAGACTGGCAGGAGCTAGTCCGGAGAGCCGGGCTGAAATCTTCCGATCTGGGTTTCTCTGGAAAGGGCTATGTCCTAGCTCGACACGGGGATTCTGGACCCTACGCTTTAGACAATTGTCGATTTATTCTGCAATTGGATAATGTTCGGGAAATGAAAACGTCTGTGGAAGGTAAAGATAGGAGCAGACGTGCTGGTATGAAGGCTACCCGTGAATACTGGGATAACATAGAGCCAGAAGACCGTGTTAAGATAATTAACACGCGCATGGAGAAAGCGTTTAAGAAACGCAAAGATGATGCAGTTAGGAGCCACATCGAAAAGCGTGCTAAGATGAACTCCTCATACACAGGGGAGCGTAATTCACAGTACGGAACCTCCTGGGTTACGGATGGGGTTACGAACCGCAAAGTCTCTGGTGAGATCCCTGAGGGATTTCGCCGGGGTCGTATCACAAAGAAGTAAAGTTTCAATAGCGCGTTAGCTCAGCGATAGAGCACCAGGAACTGCTCCTGGAGGTCGGTGGTTCAAGTCCATCACGCGCTGCCACCTAGGAGAAGTTCATGAGTGGAAACAGCGATCAGGCTTATGAAGACTATGCAGAAGAAGCACGTAAGAAAGTCCCGGCCCCTACGCCGGTAACGAAGTAAGAACTCTTCGGTGGCTAGTAGCTCAGTTGGTAGTAGCACGTGACTGTTAATCACGGGGTCGCTGGTTCGAGACCAGCCTAGCCAGCCAAAGAGTTTTTCAGCAAGTGAATGCGAGGCACCGGAGTCCGGTAATCAATCCAGACCATGAAGTGCGTGTAGTGCTGGCGGGTAAGCCGCCATTCTGGATCAAATGTCGGAATTGGCACTGGCGGCGGGCTGTAACCCCGTTTCCCTTCGGGGAGTCTAGGTTCGAATCCTAGTTGATCCACCATTTTATCTGGAGTTCCAATGGTCTGCCCGAAATGCAGCAATTACACGACGTGGCGATACAAGAACTGCCCACACTGTGGAGCTCCACTGAAAAAGCCCGACAATAAGGGCTGATAGTTATAGGTGCGGTAGTTTAGAGGTCCGACAGAGGGCCGTGGCAAAACCTGGGTCATTCCCAGACGATGGTTCGATCCCATCCCCGCCTGCCATAAACCGGGAATTTTATTTGATACAGACTCGTGGATTGGTGAGGAGCATCAAATGATTATCGGTATTGTGGCAAGCACCGTCAACTCAAACCCCTGGACACCCTTAGCGTCCACTACGTCGATGACGGGTGGGGCTGGTCAGTTGACAATCATCGACGGCGTAGTCCGGATGATTACAGGGGCGATTGGAGCAAGCTCTCTTCTTCAAGAGTCCAGAGATAACGGTGTTACCTTTACGCCGTTCAGCCCTTCGTTCCCTAACGGATTTGACCAGTACGCGGTGAGCTCTGGTTTTGTTGTGGCTACCGGATCCAGTGGATTGCGTATTCGGCGTCGTGTGAACGACACCTCGAGTGCCTTCCAAACAATCACCCCGGATCCATTCTCTAACTCCTTAGGGACTGGCGTAGCTTTCAACGGAACATACTTCGCGACGGCGACTATCGGTAACGGTATTGCCGCTCAAGTGTATTCGTCAACTAGCGGGACTGCCGGAACCTGGGTCCAGCGTACTGTCTCCACTCCAGCTCCAGCGAACACAACATTTGTACGCCCCATCGAGTTCGTGCTGGGGACATTCGTGATAGTCGGAAGTTTATTACCGGACTACTACGCCTTGACGTCTGCAGACGGTGTTTCGTGGCAGGGAGGTCTTCTACCGTCATCAACGGTACGCCCTGTTGTCAGCTATACTACAACCGAGATAGTGTTCTCAGTGTCGTCAAATACGACGGATGCGTACACAACAGTTCCGGGGTCCGGCACATACACGCCGGTTACGCTTGGAACTCCGGCTATCAGTATCCGACCTTATGAAGGAAAGTTGTACGGACTATCCTATGACCGCCGGAACCTCGTTGTGGGGACTACATTAGAGACGCTGCAAGTAGTTCCAGGCATCCTTCCAGACAATCGAACGATTTCGAGCTTTGATATCAATACCACGACTAATGAGATCTGGGTAGCTTCCACTCAGGGTATCACTGGCGGTGTAATTTGGAAGAGACCTATTCCGGCATAGACCATGAAGCAAATAACCCAAGCTCTGTATCTAGACTACGATGGCCCCATGCACTCAGATGAGGTCTATCTGACACGGGATTGGCAGACTGGTAAACGGATGCCTAAGATGCAAAGGGACGGTCACATACTGTTTGAGTATGCACCTATACTAGCGCGACTTCTGGCCCCGTATCCGGATCTCCCCATTGTGCTATCTACGTCTTGGGTGCGTGTGATGGGCTTTGACACGGCTCGGTCTTACTTAATCCCGGACCTACACCGTCGAGTTGTTGGCGGCGTATTCCACCGAGAGTATTTCCCTGCTAGTGAGTGGGATTATACGTATCGCGGGGATCAGGTTCGTCGTGATGTGTCGGTCCGACGGCTTAGTCGATGGGTTGCGGTAGACGATGACAATCTTGGATGGGATGGTTTGGAAGATCATCTGTGCCTAGTGGATAGCACTACTGGCCTAGGTTGCCCACAAGCGCAAGCCCGGTTAGCGGCCCTACTGGCGGCGCAATTTGGCCCCGTAGCGGCCCTTAATGCGGTATAATAGGGCATACCGTAAATAAACATACCCTGGATGGGTAGCTCAGTCGGTAGAGCGCCAGCCTGAAGAGCTGGGCGTCGTTGGTTCGAATCCAACCCCGTCCACCAAGGATTACCCCAATGGCCTTCATGTCCAAGATTTACATGCTACCTCATGAAGCAGAGCCCATCATCCGGCGACAGTTGCTGGGCGTTCTGGGCCAAGTCTTGCTCAAGAAGCAGGGCGTAGAGGTTGACACCGTCGAAGCCTACGAAAAGCGCGTGGCCCGCAACCGCTTGATCCGCATGCTTAAAGCGATTGAACTTAAGCGCTTGGAAGTGGATGCACGCGAAGCCATGAGAACTGTCCGCCAAGCTTTGGATAGTTGGTCTAAGAACGTAAGTTTTGAGTACATTCCGACCTCCACCCTAACGTTTCGTATCTGTAGCATAGAGGCAGTGGATGGCGGGGTAATATCGGAAGAGCCGGACGCCGTTAACCAGGAAACTGCATTCCTGGACAGCGTCCTAGGTTCGGGCTCTAACTATCCGGAGGCAGTGTGAAAATCTTTAGGTGTGGCCGTAGCTCAATTGGCAGAGCATCGGGATGTGGCCCCGAGGGTTGTCGGTTCAAGCCCGACCGGTCACCCCTAAAGGTTTTCATAGGATGAGCATGGAAATCACAGCTGAGTTGGACGTAGCCTCCGTAATGTCTGCGGAGCGGAAGGGTGTCCCTAAGTATTACTTCCTAGTCTACGGTGCAATCACCAACGATATCCGAAAGAAGTTTCGTGACGGGTATATGGTGTATACGTCGCCCGTATGTGCGCTGGATCGAGAAAACAACCTCGTGATCACGCACTACTCAGTTTATAAAGTCAGTCCCCTGGACATGGTTATGATCGAAAAGAAGGTTCAGGAAGGGGGCTTTAAATTCTTCCCACGTCCAGACCTTAAATAGTTATCATCGGCGGGTAGCGCAGTCCGGTAGCGCGTCTGCTTTGGGAGCAGAGGGTCGCAGGTTCGAATCCTGTCCCGCCGACCACTTCCGTGGTGTAAGTCATTGTACTTGCATCTTTTAAACCCGCCTAGTGCGGGTTTCTTTTTGTCTGTTCAAGATACGAATGAGGCTCACATGGATATTCAAAATCCTATCCTGCATCTTCTGGACGACGGTTCCGAGCGCACCGCCCATCACTGGGTTGACATTGAGGAGTTCCACTCCCAAATTATGCGCCACACGTCGCGACAAACCTTTAAGAAGATTATTATCTTTGTCTCTGAAGATGTGCTGCGTGAACTAAGTTCGCTATGGGTGGACAGTGATTCTCGAGTGTCTTTTATCAAAGAGCACCAGAGCCTACCTGGGTACGAGTATAGCTACCGACTGATGCCGGTTCTGACTGATTGTCAGCAAGACAAGGGTCGCTTTCTTACTCAAGGGAAGTATGTCGTGGCGTACTACAACGACATGAAGGAGCTTCCTAATGTTGCTATGGCATGGCAGGCTCCTGAGGCAATACGTCGCCATCAGGAAGCACGTGAGCAACAGGAGTTCGAGTTTGATCTAGAAACCGAAACCTTTTCCACACGCCAGGAAGGCGGGCACAAATTTGCTAATGCCGCCGATATGTACTATAATGGGCCTGTACCAATGCAACAGCAACAGGCAAACGCGGCGGCGTATTACAGCAATCCGCGGGAGCAAGCTAGTGCAGAAGGTGGGTGGGACGCCAGTGACTACGGTGGCCCTCAAGACAAGTAAACTCTGAGTCGGGTTGGCCGATGGGTTAGGCAGTTGACTGCAAATCTTCGTAGGTGGGTTCGACTCCCGCACCCGATTCCAAGGACACCGTGATGGCGTTTATTCGGCACAAAACTAACGATGCTGCGTCTCTAGTAGCTGCTATTGTTGACCATGTTCTGGAAGAACTCCCGGAAGATGGGCTTGAGGCGGGCGTGACCATGGACGTTGTCCTACGCATAAATCCTGAGTCCCCGGACATGCGTGCCACCGCTCAACGTGCTTTGGACGCCTGTGCTGAAGAGCCTGCGTTCAGTCGCATTGACGGGGCGGGTTTGGCAGTGGAACTTGTTGAGGCGGAACCCTCGGACATTCCGGGCTCACAGTATGCCCTGCGGTTCTTTGTCAAAGATCAGCCGATTATCCACTAAGGATCCATAATGAACGTACCTCAAACCACCGCAAGCAACACCGAGTCCCATTCGGTTGACACCGATTCTGCGGAAGAATTCGTGTCCATGATTATGGACCGGGTGCTGGAGCGCGTAGTGACGCTAGAGCCGGGTCAGGTACTGGACCTGCGCATGACAATGGATAGGGGTACGGAAGACTCGATTCAAACGTTCTACAACTTCATGAAGAGCCCGAAGTACCAGCTCCTATTGAAACAGAACCACTTGCAGGTATCTCTGGGGTCTGAGGACGAGACGGCGGAAAAGCCTGACACGTTCCGCTTTGAGTATCTGCCTCCGGCTGCTAACGAGCTGAACTGATGAAACGCTTCCAGACACGTAAGGTCGCACTAGTCACTTTGTGGGCTATCGGCGGAGCTCTCTTCTCTGTCTTCATGTGCGGTATGGTTCTGTGGGCCTTCGTCATTGGCCCCGTGGACCCCTTCTACAGAATTGCGTTCTACAAAGCGTCTGCTATTTTTGGCGCTCTGTACGGCACGGCAGTCGGGTGTGTGATGGTCCCCGCCTACAAGAAAATCCTATGACTCGACTTCGCGCTATTCTATACGGCCTTCTGTTTGGGTTTGTCTCCATGGAGATTTTGTGGCAAGTGCTCCACCATTATGGAGTCTTGACACAACCTAGGGTGTACGTGGTGGACGCAACCTTGGCTCTGTTCTACGGGGCGGTGTTTGCGTACATACTACGTCGGTTCCACGGGCCTCAGGCAGAGCCTGAAGATGAATCTACTTAAGAAGATTCTTCCCACAGCTATGGGTGGCAGTATCCTACTCGGGATACTCGCCACGTGGCTCCTATCCATTGAGTATCGAGAGGCTGCTCAATGGCTAGGTGCTATATTGGGCGGATTGTTTGGATGGTGGGCTAACCGCAATCCAAGCCGTTAATATACACTAATTGGACAAGGAGATGATCATGAATTAGGTATCTAACAGAGGACCTCACCATGATCAGAAACAAAAACTTCTTCATTCTTTGTGTCAACGCTAAGGTCGGTGGCGGAGGGTTCAAATGCCCGTGCTGCTTCCCGCGTCAACGCGATGCTCGACGTCGCGAAATGCGGGCAATGCGCAAACGCTTTGACCGCCTTATCAAGAAGATTGAGAAGTCGGAAGAGTAAGAAATGCTGGTTTAGCTCAGTTGGTAGCAGCACCTGTCTTGTAAACAGGAGGTCGTCAGTTCGAGTCTGACAACCAGCACCAAGATTTAAGGAGCAATGTCTATGACGTTTTATGTTCGCATCGGTAAGCAGGACATCGTCTGGGCGGCAAACACTTTGCCTACCTCCGTGGAAGAACGCGCGGATTTCGTGCTTCCGTACAGCGGGGGCACGGATTTCGCCCGCATCAAAAACCGGACAGGCGATGATGCTCTGTACGTGCTGTTCCGCCAGTTGGACAGCGTGTTCACGGTTCATAGCCTGACCAACACTGGTATCGGCCTTGAGTTTGCACGACTCAAGATCACTGAAATCGGTGAGTTTCTGGATCGTATCCAAAATGAGCAGCAAGGATAACTTCCCGTATTTCGACCTAGAGTCGTTCTCCAACGATTTCCGGGAAGTTGTCAAGAGTCGTAACCTAACGGCTCAGGCTGTGTCGGACCAGACGCATGTAGCGCGACCCACGATCACTAAGATCATGTCGAGTTCGCGCCGCCATATGTGTGATGCCCCGACACTGGCTATTCTCGCCTTCTGGGCTAGGCTTCGAATTGAGAGCTACGTCGCGTGGCCGGATGAGAAGGCAGTTCAGGGACAAGATGGCGAAGAGGCTATCGTTGATGCTATTCATAAGGATAGCTGTTTGAACAACAAGAGTAAGAATGCTCTTGTGCGAGCCTTCCGGGCTATGTACAAGGCACTGAAGTAAACGAGCGCGGGTGGCGAAATCGGTAGACGCAGCAGGTTTAGGTCCTGCCGCCATCAACAGGGCATAGGGGTTCGAGTCCCCTCCCGCGCACCACCTTACGGAGTAAGTATGGTCGATATCACGAGAATCAAAGTCGGCGATGTAGTGTACCTGAATTCAGGCTCCCCTGAATTGTCGGTTACCCACGTCTGTGAAGCGGACGACACCATTGAAATTCAGTGGCTGGATAAGGAAAATTGCATGAACGTCGCAACGCTTCCCGCAGCGTGCCTCTCGGCGATCAAGCCGGAATTCGACTGACGGCGTGATCTACAAGTAATACTGGAATGTACCATGAGCAACGTCAAACCCGGTGATCTAGCGCTTATCGCATATCCGAATCCTGCCAATGGCAGTTTGGATAATTGCGGCAAAATAGTACGGGTCATAGAGCCTTGGGGTGACAAGCCTCGCGTTGCCCATAACATCTATTTCGGGTATCCGATTGGCAACCACGGGTTCCTGTGGCTGGTTGAAGCTCAGTCCGGATTGCTCGTCTACAAGCATCTGTACCCAAGTCTGCACAAGACAACTAGGAAGCACACTCCGCTGGGACCGATCTCAGATTCTCGGTTGGTGCCGCTAGGTGACGAGTCTTTGCTTGTGGAAGAACGAAACGAGAAGGAACTGGAAAAAGTTTAATTAAAGCCCCGATGGTGGAATTGGTAGTCACAGGGGACTTAAAATCCCTAGCCTTCGGGCGTGCCGGTTCGAGTCCGGCTCGGGGCACCATCAATAAAGGACGCTCATGAGCGCTCAGACCGTAGAAGTTGGTGACTTCGCGTCCCACCCGGCAATTAAAACAAAAGTTCTTGTACAGGGGGTGTACGGGAACGGGAAATGGACCGATATCGCGTGGATCGATTCAGGTGGACTACTACAGAGTGCCAAGGCCCACTACGCTTCCCTGAAGCTACTCCAGAAAGAGGCTACGTAATGAGTGACTTCCGCGAGGAGATCCACTTCCTAGCCGTTCGTACGGACACCGCTGAGGGTCCATTTACATATCTCCAGTTCTGGCTGGACGCCGGTACATCCACGGAGCCTAATTGGCTGTGGGATGGGGGCAAATGGTCCTTGGAAGAAGCACTCAAGAAATACCCCATGGAACATTTCCAGTGGGTGTCTATTCACCCAGACGATTGAGACCCACATGGAAACCAAGCCCTACGATGTAGCCGAGCAGTTGCGCACTGAAGAAGAGCGCGCTCTGTATCTGGAAGCTGTACGCGAACAAGAAGGCTGCACCGATATCGAATACCGGAAAGCCCTACTGCAAGTCATGCGGAGCCGCACTCTGCACCCTAACCCCGAACCCGAAGGTAAGATTTAAATATGGTGAGCAACGGAAAGCGAGTTTTGGGAGAGATCCGCGACAAACGTGCAGCAAAGTCTGCGCGGACTAATGGTCTTTCCGTGCGTGAGTCACTCCACAAAGTGGAGCTGCCTCAAGGCTGGCATATTGCGCATTCGGAAGCGTCTCTGACCTTCCGGCCGAATGCCAGCCCAACTCCGTCCCTCAAGATCCATTTGAACGGCCCTCCGTATATGGTCGACATTGACCGTCGCGAGAAAGGCCGCAAGATAGTTAGCACGAGAGAAACTATCGTAGACCCCGCCAACGTTCACGGCTGGGTCCAAGACTGGCTCGACTATCTACACAAGAATTACAAAGAAGCCGCGTAACTTCACGCTGCGCACCGGCCCCGCCTAGGCGGGGCTTTTTTACGACCCGGTAAGACGCATTCCACCGTGGCCCCGCGCGGTGCGGTACGCCCTGGCTAAAAACGGGCCATCAAAACGGCCCCCAGCGCATTTGTTTTACCAGGGTAAGGGTGCGGGTAGTATAACAAAAATAATCGCCTGTAGGGGCTATAAACGGAGTTGCTGGACATTTGCCCGCTAGTCCGGTTTATAGCCCCGCTACGGCGTTTTTATAACGGGTAGGGGTAAGGTGGAGGGTAGCCATTTAAACCGAGCCAGCGGCCCCTGTAGCAGTGCCAGGGCATGCCCCACACGTGGGCAATAAAAAACCCGCCAGGGCGGCGGGTTTGTGGTTACTTCTCTTAGAAGAGGTCTACTGTTCCATACCTTCAGGGCGCGAATGGAGTGGCGTAGCTGTCGAGCCTTCCACTACGGCAGGCATGCCCGGGAAGCCGGTAATCATGCACGGTGGCGTAAGCTCCGTGGAGCCAAACACATGGGCCACGAGGCAGCACATAGCGGCGCGCAATCGCGTATCTGCGTTATACGCCGTGATGCGAGTTGCGTGGAGGTAGTGCTTGTCGTCACGGGTGCCAATCGTGTAATCCTTGAGCGTGGCCTTCCATGAGCCCGTTTCTTCATCGAACTCGGTGGCAATCTTCCACTGGTCGATGATGTAGCCACCCTGGTCTTGCTTGATGTCCGGACGGAAATGTATGTACTGGTTCATTTCCTTGTGGTCGTGCTCTTCGGCGTGGCGCTCAGGGTCAAAGCGGAAGCGATAGGCAGGCACCCCGTTGCGGTCTACCAGACCCACCTCACGCGTCGCAGCCCCGACATACCAGCAGAGGTCGGGGCCAGCCAATTCGTGTACTTTGGTCTTGAAAGTTTCAAGCATTTGAGGACTCCGTAATGTGAAAAAGCCCTGCCCTTTGTGGGGGCAGGGCTAGGGCTACGCGCCTAGGTTAAAGGCGCTGGCCGAACGTGGCTTAGACGCGGGCCGCGATGAGCTTGTCGATGTCGTTGAGCAGACCCTTCTTGTTGGCGTCGAACACTTCCTGCGCCGAGGAACGGGAAGCAGCGGCCACGATTTGCTCGATGGTCGTGATTTGCTCGGGCTCCTTCTCTTGCAGGAGCTTGACCTGCGCCGAGATGGTCTTGGCGGCTTCCAGGATGGCCGCTTGGCCGAGCTTGGTGACGATCGAACCTTCGGGCAGCAGCTTGAGTTCGCTGAGCTTGGCACGCTTGACCACTTCGGCGATGACAGCCGGGATGGTCTTGGCGGAGGCCAGCTCGACACCGGCTTCGGTCAGGTCGGTGTCGGCGTCGATGGCCTGACCGGCGTAGAAGCGGATGAGCTTTTCGACGGCCTGGGCATCGGGCGGCGTCACGTTGATGACGGCGTCCAGACGGCCGGGGCGCAGCAGAGCCGGGTTGATCGACAGCAGGTCGTTGGTCGTGACCACCGTGATGATGTTCGAGCTCTTGGTGTCGATGCCGTCCAGGATGTTGAGGATGTCGTCCATCTTGACGCTGCGGTCACCGGCCACGGCGCGGTCGATGTCTTCGCAGAAGATGACGCATGCCGGCGACTGGTACTGCTTGGCGAATTCGATGGCGTCGGACAGTTCGTCGGCGCGGGGGACGTACAGGTAGGTGATGCCGTGATCGACAGCCAGACGCGAGGCAACGGTCGCCGCCAGGGTCTTGCCGGTGCCGAACGTGCCGCCCAGCAGAACACCGCGCTTGACCGGCACGCCGTTGGCGAGGCAGTCCTTGACGCGACGGATCGGCGTGAACAGGTTGGTTTCCACGGCGTCCTGGACGTCCTTGGCGTAGATCAGGCCGTGCGGGTCGATCTTGCTGGTGTCCATGAACTGCGGTTCCGGCATTTCCAGCGTTTCGCCGTTTTCGTCGCGGAAGCGGATCTTGATGGCCTGGCCCTTGTAGATCGAGTTTTCCTTGAGGTAGGAACGGACTTCGTCGAACAGGGAGCGGACTTCACGCTCGTTGAGGCGCAGGATGTTGGCGCTCAGGCTGAACACCCAGCGGCCCTTCTTCTGCTCGGCGCCGCACTGGATGTAGCCCTTGATGTTGGGCAGCGAGAAGCGGCCCCACGGAGCTTCGGTGAAGACACCGGGCTTGATTTCGATGCGCAGCATGCGCGGCGGGTTCTTGCCGAAGAAGCCCGGGGTCGGGATGGCTTGAGCCCAGCCGTACTTCTTGGTCAGGACTTGTTGCAGGGCATACGCGCCGTCGAGGGGGAAGGCGTCGAACGCATCGCTGAACGCGGTTTCTTCCTGCTCGTACTTCAGGCGGCGGGAGAGCAGGTCGATGGCTTGGGGGAGGGTCATGCCTTCCGGCAGGGTCAGCTTCTCGCCGTGATAGACGATGTCGGCGACGGCGATTTCTTGCTTGGTTTCGGAGAGCGATTTGCTCATGGGGTAGGTTTCCTAGGTTCTGGGCTACAATTGCCCGTTTACAACATTACGCTAACGCGCCGCATTAACGTAAAACAATTATAACACGCTTTTTGCTACGGTACAAACTTAAAGCGCATTACAAAAACTTTTTAAGGTGCTCCGGGGTTCTGTGAACACCCTTCCCTGACTGCCAAGTTAGAGGGGGAGTTAACTGTAGCCCCGGAGCTATGCGCTAATTAATTAGTGCATGGGTGTAATTATAGGCACGTTTTACACGCAATGCAAACGCTAACCGCCACTGTTACAAATTAAACGGTTTTGCCTGTGAACACGTCGTACGGACCGTGATTACTTCTTCTCAATTTTCTTGCGATTGAAGGGGTTGATTGACATCACGATAGAAGTTCGATAGTCTGGACCCCAGGGCTCATTACCCTTGTACCATGTACCGAGCTCGCGATCCCAATAATTCCACGCTTTCCAACCGAGCTTGTAGGTGCCATACTTACCCTGGAGGTTGATGTTCCAGTAGCCCTCAGGTGAGGAAGCGATCCAAAGCTGATAACCCTTGTCTGAGTCGGTGCCGAAATTACGTACCCATTTATGAATAGTCCACTTGGATTTGTCCATAGGAACTCCAAGCGGATAATAGGAGAACGAGTACCCGGAGTTACGGTTGAGCCAACGCCACTGATAATACTTACGACGCCAGAAGCTAGGCATGTTGTCTTTGCTGTACTTGTCTTTAGGAGCGAAGTACCCACCGATCCAACCTGCGTCTAGAGACGCATCGAAGGTTTCAAACCAAGACAACCAGTTGGGAAGCTTTTCCTCAAGACCTTGCCATTGAGGCTTGGCCTCGTGGTAGAGCCAATCTCCCTTGACAACGGGGCGGGCTAGGAAAATCACCCACCAGTTAGCGAATAAGACGCAGAACAGATTGAAGATAAGGTCCAGAGGTCCAAGAAAAACCCACTTAAAGGACTTGCGCAGAATAGGCCAGAACATCACAGTCTCCTACGGAGGCTAAAGACTAAAATTCAGTCCTCTTCTTCATCAGCAGACAAGACGATTGGCTTCTCTAGCTCACCGCTGACACTATATGGAAATACTGGATCATGTCCCTTATCCATCCAAAGCAAGAAATCGTTGCACCGATCGTACATCCAGTCCGAGAAATCAAACAACCACTCGGTGTACTTGTAGCGGGCCTGGAACGTTGGAGTCTCAGCCTCGGGGTCTGCAATAATGATCGGGCAGAGCCCGAACCATCCGTAATGTGTGAATGTAACTGTAGCCATCAATACTTCTTCCCTAAATCTCTAGTCGGATAGCCTTGCGACTTAATCCGAATCCAGACCTGTTTCTTTTCCTCAGGTGTATAGAACACCCATTCCGCCACTTCCATAGCAGTGCGCCCGCAACCACGACAAATGTCGTCGTAGAGTGTAGAGCAGATGGCCACGCACGGGCTATCTAGGCCACCGCTGGGGTCATCGTCATTTGTCATTCGGACCTTCTGCTGAGTATGCACGAAGATTAAACAGAGCACGCCCCTTGACCTCAAAATCCCAAAGCTCTTGAGCTACGTTGCGCCAGCGTGTGGAACAGTAATAGACGTCGTACGTTGGACCATCTTCCCAAGAAGCACGCTCTGTACCTACTTGCTCATCAGGGTTTTGACCCCTAGCTAGACACACTTCACGGGCAGCCGATTCTAGCCGTTTATAGTCTTCAATCTTCATAGACGAATCCTCGTAAAAAAAGCCCCCGAGTTGGGGGCCATATAAAACTATTTACGGTACAGCGCTAGACGCGGGTAGTAATGTAGATATCGGAAACGCTACCGAGATCGAACTTTTGGTCCACAATCCACTTGTACAGGCGCAGATTGCGTTGAGCAACATATTCCGACAGATCGCCGGTGAAATCATGCTCACGAACGCTGTGTTCATGTTGCAGGATCAGGTAAGGGCGGTCAATCAGCACACTGATCGGAGCGTTGGGGTCAGCAAAGAAAGCTGAGTAAATACTGCGCACCGACAAAATCTGGTCAAAGGCGAAACCCGGACGACCCCGCAGCTCCCATTGCACATTGACCGGAAGCTGGTGGAAGTCCAGCTCCAGAACACGTTTGTACTGCGACAGCGGGGCTTTGTTGAGTCCAGGGAAGAGATGGCGATCTCCGGGAAATTGCGCCACATGGCAAAGCTGGGCGATGCGTTCCGGGATGTTGTCGAGGTTTTCCATGGTGCGGGGTAACGTGTAGGGGTTTAGGGCCAGCCAGTATATAACGTAAGCGGCCCCAAAAGCAAGCCGGGTTTTTAGGTCTAGGAAGCTTCGCTAATCATGCCATGTTCCTTTGGACGCGCTTTCTCTTCCTGATCCAGACGCTCGAAGGCTTGCTGCACGCAATACTCTTGCACTTGGCTTGGAGTCATACCGAAAGTGTGGCCGACTGCGTGTTCCACGAGGTCCGGCCAGTCCCGCAGGATGCTCATGACAAGCGCACGGCGGCACGCCTCGTCCATGAGCCCCACTTCGATAACCGTGTCAATCCGGCCAGGGCGCGTAGACAAGGAGCCCCCTTCGTGGGAGACGCCCATCGCCGGATCGATTTTGTCCAGGCAGTTGGTTGTCACAACTAGGAACACACCGTCAGTGGAGTCAACGCCGCTGATGTGGTTGAGCACTGTGTCGAAAGACAACATCGTGTGCTCGGAAACAGGCTCACGACCATGGAAGATATTGTCGAAGTCTTCGAAGAGCGCTACGCACGGGGTGCTCATGTTTGACCATCTCTGGGCGAACTCCTGGTCGCTGAGGGTCCCAAGATAGAACTGGTAAACAGGGATACCAAGAGTGATGGCAAGACCACGGGCAATGCTGGATTTACCCGTACCGCCCGGACCGTGGAGCAGCCAACCCCGACGCCACGGAATGTTTCGGTCGCTATACCACTTACCCATTTCCATCCAGCGTCGAGCCTTTTGGAAGTGTTCCAGAACGTGGGGCTCGAAATACAGACCACGCAACGGGTCTTCCTGGGAGGCCTGCTCGAAGTCGTCCTGCGAGAACATCCAAGACTTATCGACCAGCAGATTAACACCTATATTAGACGAGCTACTGTCGATAGAATCCGGAACAGGGTCCCCCTCAGAGGCACTGAGAGTGCCTTGCTTCTTGCGCTGCATGTCCCCGACATACTTCTCAGCGCCCATGACCTTGTAGACCTGGAAGCGACTTGTGTTGCTGAGTTGGGCTTTCCTGGAGGACCCGCTGTTGTTGCGCTCCCGCATTTCATTGGTGGCCTGTGCAATCAACTTCTTGAAATTGATGGTGCCTCGCAGACCTCGAATCTGCATGGAATCGCTGTGACTGACAATCAGCGGAACCCCACGCTTGCTGACGTAAATCGCGGTAGAGTTGGGCAAATGATACGGGATCGGAATGTTGAACGCATCGCCCTTGATTTTAGCGTGGCGAGATACATAACGGTGGATACCGGACGGCACAATCTTATACTTCTGGCGCAGGTGAATGTACACAGAAGATGCGATACGGCTGTCGATATTTGCAGTCACTACCACTAGGGAAGCAATTTGGGCAAAGAAGCCCTTGACCTGTTTCCAACCTGCGACTACGGCAGCAATCAGGCCGCCGATAGCTACGGTAGATAATCCATGTAAGAAAGTAAAATCGGGCACAATGGCTCCAGAGTCCACGACTGGGATTCGTTAAGGAGGGGGCCGAAGCCCCCTCAGTTTACCAGCGAACGTTGATGTACAGCTCTTCGAACTCGCTAGGGTCGATGCCCAGCTTGGGCAATTCATCGATCAGGTACTTGTCGAATACCAGACCGTACTCGACGATAAACTCGTCGAGTGTGCCCTGGAACTGATTATCGCGCACTTGGTCGTTGTAGTATTCGGTCAACGACTCTTGGGTGAGACTGGTCAGCCCGAACTCGCTGTGGCGGCTGTACGACAACAGGCAGTCGTTGCTGAACCCACCCCATTCACGAATACGTTCCTGGCAGTTTTCAGGCAACGACGTGTAGTCGACCGTGAGGACAGTCTGCGGATAGATGTTCATTGCGCATCACCCATGGGGACAATTGCGTAGCAGACGTGCATGCTGTTAGTGAGCGACTTCGAGTGGATCGCCTTGGCAGTTTCTGCTGCTTTCTCAGAAGCAAACCCCGGAATCGAATGGATCCCCACCCCGTAGGTGCTGTAAACGCTAATAATCAGGGTCCACATAGCGGCCTCAGTAGGAGATCGACACAGCGTTGAGCAGGCCGACCGCGATGGACAGCAGGGCCAGGAACATACCGCCCGCCGTATTACGGTTCTTGACGCAGTCGCCGAAGCCACGCAGTCGGTGAGCAATCTCGAAGGTCAGAAGCTGCACGACGCCCGTGATAACGCCCCACTTGATCATTTCGATGAGGCTGTGGGTGAAGAAGATAGCGGACAGCAGCGGCAGCACGAAGCCAACCATCGAGCCCCCGAAGGCCAGGGCCGCAGCCATGTTGCCGTCCTTGATTTCCTTCCATTCATCGTAGGGGGTCAGCTTGTTGTAGGCCACCATGTACACCATGAGGACCACGAGGCCGGTGCCGAAGTACGCGAGGAAGTTGAGAAATGCGGTCATATTGACTCCAGGTTGAATAAGTTCAGGTAGGGGTGCGGAGGAACGCCACGTCTATGACGGCGATGATGAATAGGATTGTGACGTATATGTACATGGCTTGAATAGCCCGACGATACAGCTTCACAACCCGGGTAAATCTGAGGTACGTTTCCTCAGTGTCAGGGGCGCGTTCCAGATAGTAATCCGCCCGCATTTGCAGGACCATCACGGAGAGGGCGATAGCCGAGAGAATGCAGATAGCAATTGTCCAGAACGTAATAGTCATGTTACGCCCCAGTCACTATCAATACAAGGCGGTATACGAAGAACCCCAGGGCGACCAGGAGGAACATCATTACCACGTACAGAGCGTAGACTATACGCTGGGATTTATCAAGGAGCTCCTGTGTCGGGTGTTCCTTGAGCTGGCGATTTATCGACTGGCTCTTGAGAACCAGCAGCCAGGAAACTAGGCCCAGAAGCAGTGAAAGATACGGCAGCATGTCCATAGGATTACTCCGGGGTAAACAGGTGAGGAACGAAGTTGCTCATGTTGGTAGTGACACGCTTGTTGTCTTCACGGATGCAGATACCGGCAGGCTCGTTGCCAACAACCCACGCGCCGATAACCGGATAGCGGCCTCCGAAGTTCGGGAGTTGGCACAGACCCTGATACACATAACCTTCTTGCCCGTAAAGGCCAGCGCCACGTTCCAGCTCCTTGCCGTTTTCCACCAGCGTAACGTTAGCGCCTTCGCGGCTCAGGAGGGGCTTCTTGGCGTAGGACACGAGCTTGTACGGTTCGAAGTACGCGGGCAAGAGTAGGCGGTGGCCCGGATACAATTCCCACAGCACGGCCAGCAGACCCTTATTGGAGAGGATCGACTTCCACATTGGCTCGATAAAGCGAGTCTTGCAACCGCTGATCTTGGAACCGAACTCTTCACGCATAAGCCATTCCCACGGGTATAGCTTGAACAGCGCTTCGATGGGGTTGTCCTGAAGGTCAACGAACACGTGGTTGTTAGCGTCGTAACCCAGGTCTTGCACGGCCAGCCATTCAACTTCCAGACCCGCCTGAACAGCGGTGTCCATCAAGTAATGGCAGCACACCCAGTCTTCCTCGTTGATGCTCTCATCGTGAAGATACTTCTCACGAGCTTCGCCTTCCAGGGTTGCCAAATATTCCTGGTCAACATCGCGGGTGGAGGCGAAGTGAACCTTTTTCACACCGCCCTTGCGCAACTCGGTCCAGCGATCCAGCAGTTTGTCGTGCAGAGAGTTGAATTGGTCGGCCCCTGGAAACACGTCTTCCAGCCAATCCCACTGGCAGACGGCCGATTCGAGCAGCGACGTAGGAGTATCGGCGTTGTATTCCAGCATCTTGGGCCAGCCGGTGCCGTCCCAGGCGAGGTCGAAGCGACCATACAGCGAGAAATCCTTGCGGCCAAGGCTACGACGCACCGGCTCCCAGAAGGGCTCCGGAATCCGCAGCTTCTTCAGTAGGTCATCAGATTTCGCTACATGCTCGGCTGCCGCCAAACACATGGTCTGGAGCTCAGCCACACTCTCCTCCAAGCGGTCGATTTGCGTGGGGGTGAACTTGTACGCGGCACCTTCGTGCCAGTAGTTGTCCCAGGCCCAGAACGAAAGACCGCGTTTGGTCAAACGTTCTTCGAGGTTGGGACGCGGGGTAACGTCGATGCGTTTCATGGTTAGAGATTAATCCCTTGATTCTTAAGGTCAATGTGACGAACCTGAAGGTTGGAGCAGGTGTAGCACCGACGAGTTTGCCGGATATGGGTCAGGCGCACATACTCACGCTCTTCGCGATACGTATTCTTGAACAAACCGTAATGGGTTGTCCGGAGGCCCGTCTCATATTCATCCTTCCAGGCCGAATACTCGTGAGCACATACGTCGAACCCTAGACCCTTCAGGAAAAGCTTTATCAGACGGATCATAGGTCTAGCACCTGTTTAGACTTCTTCAGGTTAATATGGCGAATCTCCAGCTTGTAGCACTCGTGACAGCGACGAGTTTGGCGCAGATGCGTATGCGGCTTTGAGGAGCTCTCCCCGTAAGTGTCAAACATTGCACCCTGCGTCGTAACCTCATAGCTATGGGTGTACTCGTCCTCCCATCTGGAGTACGTGTGCGGACACACATCGAACCCAATCCAGCGTAGTAGAAGCCGGAGCCAGCGTATCATTTTGCATTCACATCCAAGGGCTGGCGGAATTCGTCCATGAGCGCCACGCGGTTGCGATCGTACCACGGCACGTCAACCCATTCCGGAGTTTGCAGTGCCTGGACACGGTGCTCTTCGTGGGAGCAGTACCGGCACGTGCGGTGCGAGACTTGTTCTTGGCCGACGATACGTGTGATAGAGGCGCACACGTCATGCTCGTGAACGGAACGGACCACGGGTGTGGACCACGGGCCGAATACGTGCATGCAGATATCGAACCCCGTACCGCGAAGCTTATCCGCGAATAGGAGCTGTATCTGGCGCTCTGCTTCGTCAGCAGCCGCGTCAAGGATAGAACCGAAAAATCCAGGGCGTTCGCAACTCATATTAGCCTCCTGAAGACATGGAACTGGAAGTGGAACCAAAGCCGCTACGACTCACAGATGGGGCGGCACGGCTGATGGAGCTTGAGCTCACTGAGCTTACGCTCGACACGGAGCCGATAGAGGAGCGGCTGGTAGTGGCAGCCGTGGCCCCCGCTTGGTTGAGATACGTTCCGGAAGCTGCGCGGGCGTTACCGTCTGAACCGACAACCATAGGGCTGGAGCCGGACCAGAAGTAGTGAGGACCCATGTACATGAAGCCACCGCCGCTCGTGCGTTGGGCTTCACGGGGGCAGTCCTTATCGCCCCAATCTGCCACGCAATCAGCGCGATTGGCGTACTGATTACGCTTGGCATTGACATTCTGTTTCGAGTCTTCGCAGCCACTGAGGGTAACAGCAGCACCCAGACCCAACAAGACTAACGCCACGGAACGTGACTTTTTCATTTTACGGCTTCTCCCAGAAAAACTTATTTGATGAGGAACTGCTCAAGTTGGAAACCCGGCCTCCAGTCCACTTCATACCCGGCAACGTGGCCCAGATACGGACGGGCCTGTTCCATAATCGTATGGAACGGCAACTGTTCCGCCTCGATTACGCCTTGGAACGGCGCTTTCAAAATATGCTTTATGGCGGCGGCAATGGTAGCCGTTACCTGTAGCGTTGTAGGGCCATTATACGGCACTAGGGCGCGGGCTTGCGCAGTATTTAGGGTACTGCCGTACCAGTACGTAAAGCCGTCTGCAATGATCAGGACACCGAGCTCATCGTAACCAGCAGTACCTTGGAAGATGGTTTTGGACTTAGGCTCGGCCCAATTGCGAGCCAAATGGTTTTCAATGCTCCGGACAGCCGCTTCTGCCGGGCGGTAAGCGTAGTACACCGTGGGACGATAGTCCGGCAACGTCAGCATGTCAGCAATCGAACTGGCTTCATGATGGGAAATCATGTAGGCCCAGTCTTCACCCCCGGTCGGCGTGTACGAATGCACCTTCTGCTCGAAGCCGCGCTTCGGGAGGACCGCCATCGGGCGACCTGGCGTCGGGGAAAAGATGCGCAGGTCTTTGTAGTCCTCGTGACTGCCGTAGGAAAGTTCCGCGTACTGTTCGCCCTCCGAGCAGAATCCATCGACAGACCACGTGTTCGCAAATTCACCAGGATTCAGGCGACGACCCAACACCTGGGTGTCACGTTCTGCGATCTGGATAGTGCGGATACCTAGATGGCGCGCAACCGCAGGCATTCCATCGAGCAGGATGGATGCTGGGATGTGCATGTCGGGGTCTTCAACGATGTTGAGAAGTGCTTGCTTGACAAAGCACGACACCAGACCCGGGTTCGCACCGCAGGCCAGAATTGAGGTTTCCCGAGCGTCGGAAGTGTTAGAAGCCGCTAGGATCTTTTGACGGAACATGGCGTTAGGAATCGGAGCGCCATTAGTGCCGATATAGCCCCCAGCCCACGGCTCGATGCACGTGTCTAGATAGTGTGCGCCTTTCTTCTGGCACAGACCCAGAACCGCCTCGGAACTCACGTCAACCGATAGGTTGAGAACGAACACCCCCGGATGCAGATGGCGGTCCAATACGTGGTAATAGTTGGCTTCCGTGAGGTTAATATGCGTACCCTTGATACTGTACGCGCGCATGACTTCAGTTTCCGGCTCCGCGGAAATCACATGGATATCGGCGGAAGTCAAATCGGAAAATTCTTTGAACAGCATCGGGATGATGCCGCTACCAATAGAACCGCTGCCGATGATCAAAATCTTCATCAGAAGATACTCCTTCAGAGTCTATAGGTTACGGTACGAACTTGCAACTTCGAGCAATAATCGCAGTACCGATGTTGCGACATGCCCACCTTACGGGTGGAGAACGGTGACATTGAGGCAGTCTCTATGCGCTCTTTCGTTTGCCACGGACCCCAGCGGTGACGGCAGCCATCGAACGCCAGCCAGCCGAACAGGCGGCTAAACCAGTAGCCGAGAGTAGCGCGAGACTTCACCGTCTTGGCCTTCATTTATTTGTGTTCCAGGCGCACGTCGTGGAGACACCGTAGCCGGGGTACACCGTAGTCACGCACTGAGTATTATCCGCCAGACTATGTTCGTAGATTTCAACCTCGCGATTTCCGCCAACTCGCTGGAGAATATAGGTCTTAGGCGCTTGGGTCCGGATAACCGTAGATTCCGCCTGAGCAGTACGGTCCGGATGGACGCCCATAGCGCTCGCCGCCGAGGCGATAGCAACCAGAATGATTCCGGCCAGGATAACTTTACGGCCACGATTGTTGATCAGCATTTCTTACCTTCCTGTTTGGCGTTGTCGCGTACTTCTTTGATAGCACGCAGGGTCTCGTGATTATAGGACCAATCCTGGGCTACAACCTGTTCCCAGTACCCACTGTGATCGCGGATGCGGCGCAAACGCCTACCCAGATCCTGATCCTCGATAATGCGGTCTTGCTCCGCAAACCATTCCTTGACCACTTCGCCGTACTTCTTGATTGCAGCTTCCATAAGTGGCAAATCAAAGCGGACTTGCAGGCTGGGGTCTTGGTGATATGAATTCCAGGATTCAACAGCACCCTGGTAGGAAAAGCCGATAGCGATGTGGCCGCAGCCGCCCGCAGATTCGTGACACACGGCGTGGACCAGACGCTGGCTGTGGCCGAGGCAGGATTCAACACCCGGTAGCCGGAACGTCAGGATAGGATACAGGAAATCACCGTCGTATTCGCCGTTTTCAAACACTACAGGGCGAACCCCACACAGAGGGCACGGATTTGCGACACCCACGTCCTTGACGGTAGGTATGCTCATTGGGTCGATCCCCACGTCAGACCCCAGCCACACGTTACGGCTTCCCGGTAGCTTGTCTTGATGCAAGGAGTACCATCGGTGAGCGTGAACTCGGTTACGGTGGTTCCATTGCGCTCCAGCTTATAGATAGCCCGGACACTAGCGACAGCTTCAGATTCGGGGCCAGTGGCCGGGGTCGCCACGCGGGAGCACCCCGTAAGGACTGCAAGCACCATGCAGGCCACCACTACAAGGGCCGCGCCCCGCGCACGGTACACCTGCCCCGCGCCCATGGTTGCGTCCAAATGGCGGCGATACAGCCCCCAGCTATGTTTAAGACTCATTCCAAGCTCCCATCAAATAACCATTCACAAGGGGACTCCGCCCGGAGATCCCCTTGTAAGGATTACTTATCCGACTTGTTGCCCAGGTTGCCGAGCATGCCGGTCACCTTGTCCAACAAGGACTTGCCTTCTTCGGTCTGGCCCAAAGCGGAGGCCATGGCGGCGATGTTCGTGCCGCCCTTGGCGCTGAATACGTCGCCGATGCTCTTGATGCCGGAGCCCACGTCGCCACTGTTGACAATGACCTTGAGCTCGGCGTCTGCCAAAGCTTCGGCGTTGGCCTTGCCGATGGCTTCGTCCTTCTCGATGACGCGAACGGCGATCAAGTATTCCTGGTAGCCTTCGTTTTCGGCGATACCCTTCGCCAGAGCGATTTGGGTTTCGACCGGAGCCATGAGGCGCGCTTGTTCCGCAGCACCTTCGGCCTTACCCGTAGCTTCCACACCTTGCGCGGCGAGCTGCGTGGATTCGAGATCACCGCGAGCTTGCTTCACTTTAGCGTCGGCGTGTGCTTCGGCTTCGATCACCTGGATAGCTGCCTTACCCTCGGCGTCCACCACGCCAGCTTCCTTCTGGGCGTTGGCGTTGATGATCTGCACTTCCTTGGCGATTTCAGCCGCCTTGGTTTGGTTGACGCGGGCCGTGGCCTGAGTCTTTTCCGCCGTGATCGCGGCCTGTTCTTGCACCGCCTGCTGGGACTGTTCGCGGGAGATACCCACGCTCTTGTCCACTTCGGCCTTGCGCTGACCCACCGCTTGGCGAGCGCTTTCCTGCTGGAGGTCAACTTCACGCTGAGCGTTGATTTCGGCCATCACCGCTTGTTGCGTGTTGGCCGCGACCTTTTCACGGGATTCGCGGTCGATGCGGGACTGTTCCTTGGCCATGATGTTCTTGATGACCTGGGAGTTGGCGCTATCCCGGATGTCCATGAATTCGATGGCCTTGACCGTGGTCACGCCCCATTCCTGGAGCTGCTCGTTCACTTCCTTGGTGAAGCTGTCACCGAGGCCGGAACGATCTTCCATGATCTTTTCCAGGTGCTCCGTACCCAGGATACGGCGGACCGCACCTTGCAGCACAGAGGCCAGTTGCTCGTGGAGCTCCTTGAAGTTGGATACGCGCTGGGCGGCTTTGCTGCTGTCTTCCACACGGAAGAAGGCAGTGATGTCGACCACGAACGGCAGACGGCCCACGTCATAGGCTTCGTATGCACCGAGGCGCACATCGAAAATCGACTCGGGGAATTCGGTAACCGTGATACCGAGGTACGGCAACCACTGCGGCCACTTGTAGTAGACGTTACCGGAGTCACGCTTGGCACCGTATTCGGTGGTCTTGCCAGCAGACTGGACGATGTGGACCATGTTGGTCGGAACGACCGTGCGCAGGGTCAGCAGCCACCACACGAAAATCAGTGCGAAGAAAGCTGCGATACCCAAGCCGATCAGCATCGGAAGGTTGTCGGAAAAGTTCACTAGGTAGGCTCCTGAGTTTACGAATTGGCGAGCGGGGTGGGGTTATACTCGTAGCCCCACTCGTTGATAAGATGATTGAGCGCCTCGCGTTCTCGCTCGCTCATCTGGTATCCGCCGTGGCGGGGTTGATAAATGCCGCCGTCTTCGTAGAAGTTGGCAGCAAGAATAAAATGGGCGTCACTTTCGGTCACGGGGTTTCTCCACAAAGAGTTTACCGCCACATTGAACTTGAGTCTTGCCCTGGTCTTCCCAGATAAGGCAAGTCGTTTGGCGCTTCTGTTGGGCTATAGCCTCAACCTGAGCATGTCGGGTAAAGTGGATAGCAGCCCCTAGAGCCGACAAGCCTGCTACCGCGCTAACTAGCGCCCAGAACCATTGGCGTCCGTGTGAGTCACGCTTCTTAGGGGTTGAAGCGGGCTTCCCACCATTGTGAAGTGTGAACTTGCGGTCGGGCATGGGGTAATGGCCTGGGGTTAGGGCAAAACTTATTATAGCGTGTATAACAACGGTGCGCAAGCTAAAAACCTAGCAAAACGCCTCTTTGACGTTTACGAACTCATTCCAGGTCTTGTCTCCTTTCCTCTTATTCGCCAGGGTCAAGTTGTACTCAGCACCGATCGGGTTGTCACGCCAGTTATTGCAATGCTTACCGACCGTAACCCACCCGGCCCACGTGGAACCAACTTCCCTGAGAAAAACCTTCATGTGCTTCGGAGGGTTGATTTCCACCAGCACAAAGCGGCGAGTTTCGTAACCTACCGTCTCAGTCTTAGCCCGCCCTTGCTCGGAGAAATCACGCTCATAAGCATACTTGGTAAGCGTGATCATCGGCGGAATTCCCAGAACCAACCACAGAACAAACAGGGGAATCCAGAAGCGCTGCCATTGAGCGGGCTTTGGGTAACGGGATGTTGGTTTCAGGGTCCAACGGAACTTGTTGCAGTTGAGCAAGATGCAGAGCGCGAATACCAAATAGATTGCCCAGGGCAGTCCGATAAGCGCAGCATACTTGAACACCGTTAGGCTGAAATCTGTCATTGCCTCAATCATGAATGCCTCAAAATGAAAAAGGGACCCTAGTTCCCTAGGATCCCTTATTATGCTGGTCGGTTATTCCCAGCGGTCGATGATGATCTCGCCCACAGTCGTAGCCGTGGTAACGCGGATGCGGAGGGTGGACGAGCCACCAAAGACCTTACCCGCGATATTGGACTTGTTCGCGGCAGGCACACGGGTATTGCGCGAGAAGCTCTCGATCGTGGCGCGCACTTCACGCAGTTCCGGAATCAGCGTTTCCGGGAACAGGCACATGCCCGGGTTGGAACGGTCATAAGCACCTTCCAGGAGGAAGGCACCGCCGACACCTTGGTTGGGAACCGGACGCTCTGCGTTCCACAGGTGAGGGCGCAGCGTGATGCCGATGCAGTTGACCCAGCCCGAGCGAATGTGCCAGTCTTCCGGGCGCGAGCCACCTTGATAGATGTACCACGACACCGGATTGCGCGCGTCCTCATAATCCCAGCACAGGATCGGAGGGGCGTCGGCGTGGCGAGCCGTCTGGAAGCCCGCAATGTTGTTGCCCGAGGATTCCAGGAATACTTCGATCTGTTCAGCCGACGGCATGATGGTCGACTGGAACTTCTGCCACGTCATGGTTTGAACACCGACGTTCATGCGTTGGCGCTTCTGAGCCGGAGCCGCAGCATAGGTCTTGGTAGGCACATGGCCGAAGATACCGCCCATGGCGGCAGGCTTCTTGTCGGCGTACGGATTTTCCGTTACCAGAGTCGGCAACCACACCGTGGACATGTCGTCGAAGGTAGCGAAGCGACGTTCGAACGAGCGCTCGACGCCCAGCTTGCGAACGATCTCTTCAGCACGCTTGACGTTGCCCGCAGCCGGGGCAGCTTGCGGACGCTGGTAGCTCAGCGGACTCATCTTCTCAGCGAAGCGCCGCTTCACCTGCTCGAAATCCATGCCAGCCGCAATGTCGTCGAGCAGCGTGCTGATCATGCTGGAAGTCGGATGCAGGAACGCTTCCGGCGCGGCACCGATCATGGCCCAGGTGTACGCGGACTTCTGCGGTTCACGCAGCGTCGCACGATTGTCTTGGAGCGCCTTGAGCCAGCGGGCGGGACCGATGACCTTTTCCTGGCGGTAGAGGGAGTCACCTTCCAGCAGTTGCAGAGCAAGCGCCAGATGCTCGGGCTTGTACTTCGCCAGGGCGTTGAGTACAGTCTGGTAGCCCTGCGTCTTTGCGGCCATCGCCTGATTGGCGGTCAGCAGGCGATTGTTCCACACGTCGCGGTTGGAAACGCCGAAGTGATTCCACCATTGGCCGGTGACGAAGTCACGATTACCCTTGATGCCCCATTCCTTGTCCGAGGACAGGAACACGCCGTTCACCTTGGCCTTCTTGACCATGGTGTACAGGTTCTTAATGGGCTTGCGGTAGATCGCTTCCAGATGGGTCTGGGTTTGCGGCCACATCAGCGGGGTAATGACACCACGAGTGGAGTTCGTGCTCACCATCACAAGATTGCCGTAGTTCTTGATGAAACGGCGGCAAGCCGTGCAAGTGTGGTGCTGGCGCTGGAGGTCATCGGGGAAACCCGCCAGATACGTGGCGAACAGCGCATCCGGATCCACATCAGTGGTCATCACCGGATCCTTAGCGCCAGTACGGGTCGCTTCGTAGTGTGCATTGAGCGCGGTTTGTAGGGCTGCAAAGTCCCCTACTTCACCGCAGGTATGCTGGTCTTGAGCAGCAACTTGGTTATTTACTACGGTCATTCTTCACCTCTACGTTGAGGGTTACGGGTAGATCGGTCAGTACGGCAGGTCGTAATTCCATCCGCTCGTAAAACGTTGAATATTCGCTAACATACAGACAGAGCTCGCCACGGTCATTCGTGTTGATAATGAGCTCTTTTCCGTTAATTGCGATTTTCATGCGGGTAGTTCCTAACGGTTAGGCCGGTGCCATATATTAACGCAATATGGTATAGCGCGCTAGTACCTTACACAATTAGCGGGGTCACGGAAGGTCACTCTCTTCCTCGTCTGCGGTCTTGGTCGGAGTTACGATGTAACGCTGACCCAGCTCCGGCATACCCAGAAGATGTCCGGCAGCTTCGATCACAGGACGCCACCGAGCATTATTCATGTTGCACGCGCCTTTGATCGAACCTAGGCGGGGGGTCATCTTGAGCGGAATATGGGAAAAGTTAGGGTCGGACGGGTCGATCTGGTCCTTACGCAACTCCAGCTCCAGCGTAACATCAAACGTAATGCGAGCATACGTTGGGATGTATTTGCCATCTTCCAAGCGAGCTTGGCGAATAGAGTAGAACAGCCGAGCAGGCTCGTTCATATTACCAGACGCGCAATGCTCCATCATGTGCCCGTCAATGGAGATTAGATCCCGTTCCTTCAACGGTATGACCACATACGGGTGACCAAAGAAGTCCCCTATGTAGTAAACCGGCGTGCGGCTCTGTTCCAATATCTGACTGAATTCGGCCGAGAGCTTCTTGTAACGTTCAATACGAAACTCAACGTATGAGTCGTGAGCCCACTTTTCCAAATCATATTCGGCCCAAGGCCGGGTGATCTTGTCGTGGTTCTTTAGGAAACCATATAGAGCTTGGATCAGCCACAGGCCGTAGTTCTTAGCCCGTGGATATACCTCGTAGGTATTCCGAGCGAATGCTTTGTCCGTAGATGCAAATACCGTGTTAGCGGGCATGGTCATACCCAGCAACGTATTCCGCATAGAAAACGTTGTTCCGGGTTTGGCTTTCATCAACAGACGTAGATCTCTGCGGATGATCGAATCCAGATCTATGAAAACCGGTCTGGACGTGGGGTTGGAGAAAGCATCGTCGGATGCCTGGAGCCACTTAGGCACCACAATACGGCACACGTCGTAGTCATGCTTGCTCGAGCAATTCAAACCCCGTTCCAACACCGATTGACGGCGAGTTTCGTATCGAACTCGGCCCGAAGGAGTAGAACACTTAACAATGGGGAATTGAAAAGCGGGGTCACGCCCGAACACTTTGTTCACAAGGTGATAGCTCCAGGCTTTGAGCTTTTTCAGGAAACTATCTTCCACCTTCATGAACATGCGATTTAGCTCAGAGTCCCGCAGTATTAGGTTCCTAAGGGTCTCGTAGAGCTGGTAGGAACATTCGTCCACGTTGATAGGGTTGGCCTGAGCTTGGGCCAACCCCAGAGGCATCGGGAAGGAATACCGGGTAAAGCGTTCCTCGCGGAGACTCGCAGTGGTTCGCCGGATGCGGCGGAACTCCCCATCCGGGGTGCTCGTATCAATCGGGGATTCCTGTACACGCCAACCACGACTTGGGAGCTCTGCTGGAGAAGCTTCAGTTGGATCAAAATCGCCGAACAGGTTCAGATCCAGTCCGACGTTACCGTACATACGACGAGTCATTTCCCGTATGGCCTGCCGGTCGCGCTGATTCATGTAAGCCACGATACCCCGATCCGCCATTCGTCGGCCACCGATGACAGAAAGTTCACCTGCACGCACACCACCTTCACCTAGATGTCGAATAAGGCGTGAACGGTCTACTTCCTGGACCAAGACTTGGGTCATTTCGTCGGCAGCTTCCGATACAGCACGAGCTTGGGATCTGGCATCCCGGGATTGCTGTACACGATTCTGAAGGGCGGTCCGGGAACCGCCCCAGGTCTTATTCGGACGTGGCATAGAGGTTACTTTGTTCAGCGGGAGTTGACAGGGCGCAGATGCGGATTCTTTTGGAAAAAAGCTTCCTTAGAAGCACGGTCTGCGGCATATGTCTTGTTCACTTGGAGTTGGAACAGACGGTTGCTCTCCACGCGCATAGCCTCTTCGTAGACCTGCAAACGACGGTCCTCTTCATGTGACCAGTTGGTGCTGTACATGCGATACGGATTGGGGCCAAGTCGTGCAACAGCCGACTGCGCAGCCTGAATAATCATTCGGTCGCGGTCAGCGGTGCTGTAGCTGGCTTGTGCGCCCGCCAGGGCGGGCAGTAGTAGCAGGGTAAGGGCTAGGGCGCGGGGTAGCATAACGGGCCTATACGGTTAGGGTTTACGGGTTTACAGGGCCATTATACAGGCGCGCATGCACCGGCACAAGCCCCAAAAACAAAAGCCCGACTAGGATCCTAGTCGGGCTCTGTTCTTACTTCTTACGGGCGAAGTACTCTTCAGCCATCTTGCGGACACCGGCGGAAACATTACCGCCACCCAGGCTTGCGAACTTGTCCACGAGCGTGATAGGCAGGCGCATGGCCGTGAGTTTAGTCTCGCCCGACGCCACAGGAGTCTTTGTCGGAACAGCCGTCTTCGCTACCTTCTTGGCAGGGGTCGCAGTCTTAGCAGCCTTCTTAGCTGGGGCGGCGGTCTTGGTGGGGGCAGGAGCCGCTTTCTTTGCTGCCTTCTTGGGAGCGGCAACCGGAGCTTCAGCCTCGTCGTCCTTAACCTTCACAGCCTGACGCTTGGCAGTCTTACCGCGAGCGATAGGTTGCAGGTCCTCGAGAGCCGGAGCAGCCTTCTTCTTAGGCTTGACCTTGATTTCCACCGGAGCTTCTTCGTCTGCACCGTCACCGTAAGCGGCAATAGCAACAGAGCGACGCACAACACTAGTTCCGCCAACACTGTCATCTTCCATCCATTCCTCGGCGGTGTCCTGCTCGTCGAAACGATATGCCTCGTTAGGGTCTTCAGTCCACAGGAAGCGACCCGTACTGGGATCCGACTTGAGGTACTTGGTGGATTTGGAGGTCTTGCGTTCGATTAAGAAAATTTTCGCCATGATTGTACTTCCTGAATTCTTGGGAGGGGTTTATGTGTATAGCGTATTATACCGCGCTATACATAATAAATTGGGCCGCATAAGCGGCCCGGTTACACACGTGGGGGTTAGGTCGGGGGAGCAAGTGCGCCGAGCTTGAGACACACCGCTAATGTGAAGATGTAGTTCAGTTGATGAACCCACTGATCTAGACCCAGCCACTCCCAGAATTTCGCAGTCTTAGGGTGATAATCCCACCAACGGCAGACATTGACTTTTGTCCAATCCATAAAATAATGGACAAAGAATTCAACTGCGCCGATGATAAGGAGCCACCCGAAGTCAAGAGGGAGGCTAGTCAGACCTACGATGGTCACAAGAGCGTGGAACGCGGCGTGTATGAGCCCACCAGGGTGAAGGAATGTACCTTTATTGAGGTACATATAGGGAGTCTGTAGGTAGAAATCTACGACCAGATGTTTGGTCTGCAGAAATATAGCCACAGCAAGCAAGACATACAAATCAATAGATACTACCATAGACTTCACCTTTGGATCAGAACTTGACGACAGTCATGTCCATAGCCAACTTCAGAGCCGTTTGAGCTTCAACGCCACGGTACTCGTCGTAGGCTGCGGGCAGACTCGACCGGATACCATACTTGGCGCGAACTAGCTGCCACGCCTCAAGCTTGGTAAGACCGCTATCTACGGATACGGTCATCGACAAACCCGTTTTTGATTTCGGGTTCAGGAAAGTCCAAACGCGAACAACGTCGCGATTGGTTAGAGTCGGGAGTTGGGTGTTGAATTGATCAACCACCTGCTGGATACGGCTGTCCTGAGCAGGGCGCTGAGCGACTACAGTTTCCAGAACATGGGCCACATTCTGGTGAACGGGAGTGCATTTCTTGAGACGCGGATCATACGAGCTCGTATTAGCGATAAATTGCTGAGCCTGCTCGAATGAGCTGAACTTGCGAGCATTATTTGAGTTGGATGTAAACGACGCAATGCCGCCTAGGCTCGACGAAAAGCGATACAGATACTTAATCGTGGAGCCTTCCAAGTAACGCAAGATTACGGGCGGCGTTCCCACTACTTTCTTGATGGCCTTCACCGGCTTCTGTTGGAGCCCCAAACGCTTCAATACCAGATCACGGCGCTGTTCGCTGGCGCTCATTCCATGACGGCAGATAATAGCTACTGCCTGAGACTGGGTGAAGGGTGACGCCTTCTTGACGTCAGTGACCCACTGTGGGTTGCCGCTGAGGCTCACGCTGAGGTAGCGACGCTCATCGGCATGGACAACTATGTAATTGTGTGAAGGGCTCATGGAGTTTGTAGTACCTTGTTAGGGTTGTGTAATGTATATGCCGTACACTGTAAGCATACCCTATATTAACGGTTTTACATAGGGTGGTTTTACATATAACGTATGGAGTAACTGTACATATGTATCAGTAACCGTATGAATAGAGTCTATGACTCATAGTCAAAAGAAAAGCCGGGGCGACCCGGCTCTTACACTGGCCTTGCCGGAGGGGTTAGCCCCCGGTGAAGTACAGGTCGTCGAAGCTGGAGCGGGCATTGCCCCGGTAGTCCATTTCGGCTTTCTGGCTGGACTTGGTGGAGTCGCCACCTTGTTCCTGGACCACCCAGTCGCTGCACAGCGACTGATTGTTCATGGCCTTGAAGACCGGACCGCCGAGCGAGCACAGCATGTCGTTCGCAGCCTGGGTCAGTTGGTCGGCGCGCTTGGGCTGCGAGGCAGCCGCCTGCATCGTGCGTTCGAACGAGCGGCGGATATCGCACTGTTGGTCGCGGATGGGCGTGACGCCGGTCGTACCGAAGCCGACAATCGACACACCCAGACCGGCGCTGACCATGCAGGAGTCGCTGGAGAAGGAGCCGTAGAACGAGTTGCCGCCGAGCGCGGGGTTCGTTTTCAGGCGGTCGTTGGCTTCGCTGTTGAAGGTGATCGCTTGGGCATTGCCCGCGTTCGTGGCCCCGGCGCTGGAGTTCGTCTGCGCGCTGGAGTTCGTGCTGTTGTTGACGGCGGTATTCGGGGACAGGACTTGAGCTTGCGCGGTAGCGCCAAGCAGAGCCAGGGTCAGGGTGGTCGCTACGATGCGAGCTTTCATTTTGATTTCTCCCAGTCTTTGGAAGCGAGGGGTCTGAAGACCCCTCGCGCTTCAGCAACGATTAGTTGCCGAACCAGCCGCCGATGACGCCAGCGCCACCGATGGCACCGATGCCGCCGACCGCGCCGATCGTGGCGGTCTGGAACGAACCCCAGCCTTCAGCCTTCGTGGCCGTTTGGCCGCCCGACACGGAACCGTTGACGATGTTCGTCTGGCCGGTGGCCGTGGTGGTGTTGGACGGGGTGTTGCCGACCGCGAAACCGGCGCTGGAGGTCGTCGACCAGTTGTTGGTGTCCGTCTTGACGGTCGCGCCGCCCGCGTTCACGACGCCGCCGACCGTGGCGTTGCCGCCAGTGGTGCCCTGGGTCGTCTGGAACGAAGCGCCGGTGCCGTTCACTTGAACGCCGGAGATCGACATGCCCGACGAGCTGGAGCTGACGTTGCCGTTCACCGAACCTTGGTAGCCGGTCAGAAAGCCACCGGCCACGACGCCCGCGCCGCCGATGACGCCAGCGCCACCCGAACCGCCGTGAGCGTGGGCAGCGCCCACCATCGCCAGAGCCAGAGCGGCGGACAGAGCCAGTTTGTTCATCTTCATGGTACTTCTCCTCTTGTAGGTCTTACGATAGACCCGGTTTAATTGCTACTACGGAAGGGTTAGGGGTTGCCCCCACCATAGCGCACCTATATTTAGTGCGCGCTACGGTAAACACATATTAACGCATGTAAAACACCTATGCAAGCCCCGGGGCGCTAAATGTTGTTTTACATTAACTAGGGCTTACCCTATTGCGTTAACTGCGGGTTTTGCGGTAGGCGCGGCCTTTAGCTTTTGCAAATGCTGGACAACGAATTCATTCCGCATCATGGCAGCTCGCTGGTTGTCCAGAAAATGCTCGTTGGGTTCGCCATAGCGATTTGCAATCCAACCGTTTTCTGCCAGATTCAACCCCGAATCGATAAGATGGCCCAGATACAAGAGACGAGCCAGAGCCACCCGGAAATGTGACCAGCGATTCTCAGGGCCGGTCCGTGCCGAGAACAGAAAGCTAGAAATGCTGGGTTCCTGGAACACGCGCTGGCACGAAATGTGAGTGCTGTTGCGGGCAGGTTGCACCGGCTTGTCCTTGAATGCCGGATTCAAGCGAACCAATTCCAGAGAGCCAGAGGTCGAGCTTCCCACGTATTTCTGGAGATCCAGATCGTAGTCCGCTAGACGGACACCGAGGCGGTCTGCGACAGAGCGGTCCGTTGCAGCCCAGCCGACTACGCAAGCGGCGGAGCCGCAGCCCTTCGGGATGATATCCGTATCGAGAGTGTGGATCAGGTCGAGGTTGACACGACGTTGACCCACAGTCAACAGTTTGGTGTAGATGCCCCCGAGCACGCTCAGTTGTTCATCCTTGCTCATCTGGAAAAAGCTGACCGACTTCGCCGGTTTCTTGCTCGCCATTTGGAATCTCCTGGGTAGTGGGGCGTTCAATAACGGTCTGTTTAAGACCCTGGTATTCAGTGTGGTCTTTGACCTTACCCTGAACAATGAATTGGGCACCAACAGAGTAATTCATCTGGCGCGAATTACCCGTGTAGATGATGACTTGGTTGTCGTCCGTCACCATCTCGTGCATGTACTTGTAGATAGGCGGATACTGATCCGGCTTGGACCAATCCAGAATACGCTTGAGCGTCACTTTGACCGGGCCAAGCTTTTCACCGATGGGTGCAAGGAACTCAGAGTTCTCACACTGAGTGGCGCGGGCTACTTCGCGGTCGTAGCACTTGACCAGAGCTGCGTACTGCGCTTCCGACAACGTCCACATGTCGCGCACTTTCCGGGACATATCCGCCAGGAAGTTGGACTTGGATTCGTGCTGCTGTTCGGCCCACATGATAACTTGCGGGTCAACATGCTCTTCCTGGAGCCATGTATTGAATTCGGCACGGCGACGCTCCAGGCGGGCCTCTTCTTCGCGGCGGGCCTTCTCGCGCTTGGCTTCTGCCTTAGCTTCTGCCAGACTGTTCATCTGGTCAAGACGCTCTTTGGTATAGCACGGGGCCATACGCTGCTGACGGCCCCCAGAGCCACCGCATTTGTAGCACGTATATCCAGTGTGAGCCCATGCTTGGGAACCACCCTGACCGCCACAGCGGGAGCAGTAAGAATAGGTTATGTGGAGCGCGCGACCATACGCCATGTCAAAGGAGCAGACTCCATCTTTCTCCACGGAAAGCGGACGTCCTGCTCGGTCATACCATTGGGTGTTTTGGGGCTCTTGCATAGTAGGGGTCCTATACAGTTAGGGGCTTACGGTAACGCCATTATAGCGCACGGTAAGCCCCTAAGCAAGCCCTGTACAACAAATTTGGAACGCTATTTGAGCGTCAACTTGTTGTTCTCGAAGCGCCAGCCAGTATCCCACGACTGGCGCTCGATGGTTTGGTGAGGATGGGGGTTGGAGTCCATGAGCCGCCCCAATCGTCGTGCCCGTTCCCCTTCACGGCGGGCCTGTTGAGCTGCACGTCTGGCATTACGGTCAAAACGAGAAAGGCTGCTCATGGGCTACCCCTTATTCCATTTCAGTGTCGATGTGGACGAATTCGTCGAATTCGATACCTTCCGGCACTTCCAGGTCCGCGTAGGCGCGCTCGATGACGCGGGTGGGAACACCCTTGGCTTCGGCGTTGCGGTTGATGGCTTCGCCCAGGCTGACTTCCGTGTAGACGCCGCGCACGGTCAGGCCCATGCCTTGCAGGTCACGGATCATGGCCTTGCGGTGGCGCGCGATCAGGTGCATGTTGTCCATGTAGATCGGCACTTGGAAGTTCTGGGCTTTTTCCAGCATTTCGTACCAGACGCCCTTCTGGAAAGCGTTGAACTCGGAGTTGTCCGAGCAGTATTCGAACGCCGTGACGTAGTCTTCAGCCGACGGCTCTTGGTGCTCGGGCACCGGCTCGATGATCTTGTTCTTGGCCGCGAATTCGAGGCGCAGACGGTTCAGGCTGAAGATGTTGTAGGTGGGAACCATGTCCTGGCGGATCAGTTCCGAAACCTGCGTCGTCTTGCCGCTGTTGGGGATACCGATCATCATGGTGATGATGTGGGGGCAGTTGCTCATGGTGTTTCCTGTAAGGTCAGGGGTTACGGCTCTTGGGGGTCAAGAGCTGGAAAAGGTCACGGGTGCGGCTGTCATAGACGGTGTCTTCCATCTTGTAACGCCACACTTGGAAATTGTGGTATTGCAGGGTCTTGATGAGGGCTTTCATGCGCGACGTGAGGTTGCCCTCGTATTTACTGTGGCCCGTCATGAAGGTGTCTTTGTCACTACGCTCCGGGGTAGCTACACGATCTTTCTGCATCAGAAGACTGGCAATCCGGAACCCGAACAGTTGAGCTAGAGCCGAAGCCTGTTCTAGACGATGGCCGAACACCGGCTCTATTGTCACATGGCCTTCGTAGTACAAGTCGGAGGGCTTGCCAATTTGCTGGTCCTTGAAAGAATGGGTGTGATAGGACTGCATCGTAAGCAGAGCGGATGGGATAGAACTGATTTCCCAGTTCCACGCAGCCCAGCAAGATACGGGACTTTCCAAGATCTTCAGCGCATCCGGGCGCAGTAGATCGAAGCGGTTGTCTGCGTACACCTCGAGCAGACGGACGATACGCGCCCAGACAATGCGCTTCTCGCAGCTTCGGTTACTCGAGTCCTGGAGCTCCACCACGGTAACAGGTCGGTGCAGGTAAGTCCCGACTGCCGACGGGTAATACACGTCCCGCCAGTTCTCAGGGTCCAGCCCGGACACAACCTGATCATCGCCTTTCCGCTCCGCGTTCCAGCCCAGCAAATCCATGCGGTTCGGGCGGAAGGAACGGCGCGATTGGCGCATGTCTAGAACCTGATCAGTACGCAGGTGGTGCAGAGTCAAGGCCAGCTCGCGCAGATGATTGAACACATGCGGGTAATCTGCCGTGATAAAATTGAATTGAGTGCTCACGCTTGACCTTGAAGTTCGGACTGGCGGTCCAGTTGGGCCTTGACCATATGGGCCGACACCGAAGTGATGCGACCCTGTGCCGTGTTGGCATAGAACCGCACACCACCGAGCGGGTCCGTCTCCGCATAGATCCGCTGGTCCAAGCGCTGCGCTTCCTGGGTCAGCAACGCATCGTGCTTGAGCATCATGTCGACGTACAGGCGGTTCACCGACTTGAGCTTTGCCATGGCGTCCTTGATAGCCGCTTCGGTCAGAGGGTCAGCGCCACGGTCAAGAACCGCTTGCAGGGAATCCAGAGTATGTTGCATGGGGTAGCCTATACGGTTAGGGTTTACGTGCAAGCATTATACATATAAAACGGGGGCCGTGCAAGCCCCTAAACAATAATGCGCGTGTATGCGTTCATAGAACCGTGTTCAAGAATCTGGGCCAGCACGAGTCCGTGACCAAACTTCCGGTATGGATTGTCCAGCATCGCTTGCCAGTCGTAGGCACCTTGAACCGGGTAGCAGTCGAAATCTCGCAGAATGAGCTTGCCCTCTTTCTTCAGGATCTTGTACATACCCCCAAGCGCATCGTAGGCTTCCGAGTTCTCCCGTATACACCCCAGATACTTGGGAATGTACACGAGTTTGCGTGCGGTAAGATAGCTCAGTTTGCGACCCTGCCAGAACAGGTACTCCGGCTTCGCACCACGTCCGGCTGGATATCGCACGGCCTCTGTCTTGGCAGCGCCAAGCTCCATCCAGGTGCGCCAATCCTCGGAAGGCATACCGTCTTCTTGGACATGGCCGAGCGTCCGGTACACCTTCGAGTATTGCCACATATTCTCAAAGTTGTTGAACCAGACACCGCCCCGGCTGGAGGAGTTGTCCGCAGCGTGAGTGCCGCCAATCAAGAAAGGGCTCAACGGAGACTTCGCACGAGACGTAACATCAATGTCCTGTGCATCCTCGAAGCCTTCCGGCACTTCTTGACCCGGGCGCAGTACGAGAACCCGCTTCGGATCACTACGCATCCTCAGACTCCTCTTGCGGAGAATATAGCTCACGGAACAACTTGTAGCCCGAAAAGAGGGCCAGCATGGTGACGAAGAGAGTGAGCTCTGGATTGAGGACTCCTGCGTGGACCCATACCATGATCAGCGGGCTGAGCCAGCCGATGCTAAGGCCAAAGAGCAGGGCGTAGAGTACAGAAATCGGGGCTTTCATTACGAGGACTTCGTATCAGTTACGGAAGGGCTATAGCGCTGGATGTGCTCTTCCTGGAAAAACAGGTTCCGGGCATTAACGGCGCATCCAATGAAGAAGCCCATGGGGAAGAACAGAAGGTGGATCCAAGGGGCCAGGATCTGTGGGAAACATACCATAGCCGCAACCCACAGAAGCAGGCACACGACGGCCGAGGTAGAGTGCCCTACGTACAGGTGGAACGCTCGGGTAACTTTGGAACCGGAATCTTTAGCCACGATGCACAAACCCCCAGAACATGGATCCAAACGTGCCAATAACGCCCGCCAAACCCGCTGTCGCAAGAATCTGCTTCCAGTGCAGGTCAAACACGAAGGAGGAAACCCACATGATGAACGCGCTGATGATGAACGTGAGCACGAAACGGAACAGAAGCTCGGCAAAGAACTCCCGCGTACCCGGACGCAGTGCGCTCCAGCCGTCAGCTAGAAACGACAGAAGGACAATAGAGAATCCAAAGATCTCGTAGTCGATTTGGTCGTTATAAACCCGAACTGCAATCAGTCCAATCAGGATCCCGACGCAGATACCGCGCAGTGTGATTTTCATGGGAATAGGGGCGGACGTGCCGCCCCGCCTCGTTAGGGGTAAGGGTTAGCCGAGGTTGCGGCCGAGGTTCATGGCGTTGCCGTGAGCACGGCCCGCACCGAGAGCGTCGCCGACACCCGAGCGCTTGGCACGGCTGGCGGTAGTACGCAGGCTGATACCGAACTTCTGCTGGAGAGCCAGAGCGTTGAGGCGCTCCGCGTTGGCGTACACGTCGGTCAGCACGAGGGCCGTGCTACCACCTTCAGGGGGCTTGCGCATTTCAGCGATGCAGCGGTCGTACAGAGCGCCGGAAGCACCCGTACCGAAAGCGCGACGGTAGGCGCTGACATTTTCGTTGCGAGCCTTGGCAGCGCGCTCACCCTCGGCCTTGACGCCGTGAACCAGGAACTGCGCGAGCATGACGCAAGCGGCCACGTTTTCGGCAGTGCCGACGAAGCAGTGAATCGCCATGTTTTTCTTGGCCGATTCCTTCACGAAGTAGCGGCAGAACATCATCTTGGAAACGCCCATGATGATGGTCTTGGCCCACGGACGACCGTAGAACTCGTGTTCTTCCAGGACGTGCCCTTCGATGTTGTCAACCTTCTTGGTAAGGTCAACACCCTCGACCGTGGCTTGGTCAATGTTGTGTTTCGCCATCAGCTTGTGGAGCTGATGCAGCGCAGCTTCGCGCTCCCCTTCCGTAGCACCGGCGTTTTGAGCCAGGGCCATGATTTTCTTCATGCGGGAGAGGAGCTTTTCGCGGTCTTGAGCATTCATTTGGGGTAGCCTATACAGTTAGGGGTTTAGGGCCGCTTGCCCTTGCAAACGGTAAAACAATTATAAGGGCAAACCGGCCACGCTGTATAGAAGTTTTTTACACTTTTTACACTTATTTTGGTTGAGGACCCTTAGTCGTCGTAATCATCGCAATCTTCGTGGTCTTCACCAACCAGTCGCGGGGTGATCCCAGAGCGGGCAACAAGCTTGTCGAAGTTCTTATTCCAAGCTTTGTGAAATGTCTTCCACGGAGTGTTGCGCTTGATCTTTACATCACGATTCACCATGTCGGCCACGGTCAACACTCGCAAGATTGCGAGCTGCTGCTGGGTGTATTCCAAATATTGGATGTGACCTGGAACGACCTTAGCCGGACGATCGCCCAGCTCGCATGCGTCCTCGTCCTCGGTCATGTCGCCGAACAGGAAGGACGATAGGCCGGATTCCTGAAAGACATTATCCAGGAGCAGCCACTCTTCAACAAACTCGTGCTCAGCATCTCGGGTATTCGGATCGGAGTAATCGCGGAAGATATCCCCCTGATGAGGGATTATGTTGAGCATAGTCTGGATATAATGATCTCGAACGATGGTCCCCAGCACACATTGAGAGATGCTGGTCAAGTCAATATGGTCCGGGTCTGCCTCGACTAGAATATCAAACATGATACGCAGAAGCTCCAGCTTGTAGTCCTTGCTCAGCTTCCGGAACTTCAGCGCGCCATTCTTGGTGTAAACAGCTTCCATTTAGTTACACTCCTTGCTTATGTGGTTAGGTTAATGGGGCTAATTATAGCGCCCAATTTTAGGTTTTGTATATCGCCACGCCGCCATGTTTGGAGTTACGGTCATTGACGGGACGCTCCTAAGGGAAGGGTGCATGGCGGCTAGTTAAGAGGGTGCCGATCCGTTAGCGATAGCGGGCTTGAGTCACCCTTTCTTTTTTCTTACCCAGAGTCCCACAGCTGGACCGAGAGGTTCCCCTTGCTTTATGCACGACGTTGATGAACGGACCGGCCAGTCCTGAGGAACGCACATTCCTCTAGTCAACGGAGTGCGCCCATTTCGTGTGTGCGCCACGTCCATGCCCCAGGGGGCAACTCTCGGATCCGAACCCACTCTGGGTAAAGGCGATCCAAATAAATCGTATTCATATGCAGTGACCATATCCCTAACCACGGGAGGATTTATCGTGGCCGGTCTATCAGAAATCCTTGGACAGACCAAGGAACGAATCAAAGGCGATATCAAAGGCGAAATCAATCGCGTCAAGGATACCATCAAAGGCGCTAAACAAGACGCAATCAACACTGTAGTAAATGCTGGGCGCGGCGCGGTATCCTCCGTGGTTCGTGGCGGGATTGATGGAATCCTTGGAGCAGCTTCTGACCTAATCCATGGAAATCCCCAAGCTGCTCTAGATACTATCTTACAAACACCGGGTCAGATTCTAAACGGCATCGATAAATCTATCCGGAGCATTCCTCTGGCGGACCGCCTCCTGGATTCTATTGGGTTTGGACGTGGCGGAATCTCGCTGTCTTCACCGTCAGTCGATGCAATGTCTTCCTTCTCCTCAAACGCGGGGATCACGGAAGGCAATTCATTGGCAGGAGCTCTGTCTAGATCAGACCCTCTATTGAATTTCAACTGGTACTGTATTCTTCCACAGATTACGGAAACTGTGTATGGTTCTGTCGGACTGCCGTGGTTCTACGTGGAAGAAGCGCATATACCGTTCCGTACGTACCAGACTCGGTCTATCTACAGAGAAGGGCGCACGAAGCAGTACGTGAGTAAGTATGGCGTGGACAATATGACTCTTACCATGTATCTCGATAATAGTGCCAAGACCTGGAACTATTTGAAAGCGTGGAACGCAGCTATCATTGACCCATTTGCTCGCACAAACGCAACTCTGCAAGGGGGAAGGTTTAATCCGGCCTATAAATATAAAAAGGATGTCAAAATCATGGTCATAGATAACAAGAAGCAAATCGTTATCCAACTGCTCATGAGCGAGTGTATTCCTATAAGTATAGAAACCTTCAGCCTAGGCTCGAATTCTAGCGACCGTATCATGGCCCGTGTAACATTTGCGGTCGGCGATATGTTCATGGATCCGAACCCAGCAGTTTCGCATTCTAGTATCACTGGAGTGTTCCCGGATCTAAGTGCCAAGAAAGAAGAAGGAAGCGCAGTCGAAGTCTTCCCGATCGCAGACGACACGATTACAATGAGCGAGGAAATTTCCACCACAGACTCAACAACCGTGCGACCCCTGTAAATACAATACCCTTTCCTTAGGAGCATCAAATGAGTAGTGAACAGTCTTTCCGCCCCTTCACGAAGGCGGATCTAGAAAGAGCCGCTGCTGCGCGCAAACCGAAGGGTCTGCCGGTAGTCAACGGAGTTCCTATGACTACGAATATCAACACAGGGCAGCAGATCCCAGATGGTCGTGTGGCGGCTCGCTACAATGCAGCCGCGCAACACAGCCAGGAATCCCAAGGCATGCAGCCGGAACAGTACATGAGGCCCCCGGAGCGCCCGAAAAGTGTGAACATCAGCCCAAATCAAAAGCCCTTGAGTATTCCGGGACAAGATCAGGGTGCGATGTTCGGGCGTCATCCGGATGGCACCCCACTGACCCCTGCCGAGTACTTCCAGGCACAGGCCCGTCAAACGGAAGCCCCCGCGATCGGGGCTTCGCATCAGAGGACCTCTCCAGTGGCCCCATATCCGCAGCATCAGTATCAAGAGCCGGTGGAACCGCCCAAAGCGCACGCACACATCCGGTATCAGGCTCTGCCGCCCGTTTCCTACAACTTCGTGTCTGAAGCTGAAGGCGTTTCGGTAGACCTGCCGTCCCAGTTTGCGTTCTATCCGTTCAAAGACCTGTTCGTGTATCCGCTGAAAGGCTATCACTTAGCCAAGCTTGCTCGGGCTCATGCAGAACGCTCACAGACTATTATGCTGGAAGTGGTATCGTCGGTATTGCGCACTTCGGATCCCAACTTCGAGGGCATTGCTCTGGCTCCGTTGCTTGTCCTGAACGACTACTACTGGCTTCTGTACTACCTGCGCCAGAACAATTACACGAAATCGACGTTTGTCCATACGACTCGCTGTGTGAATCCGGTTCACATCAAGAAAGTGGAAGACAAACAACTTCCGGAAGACAGCCTGACCATTCAGCAAGTTATCTCCAAATCTTCGCTCAAAGAAACCAAGCTCGAGACTCTACCTGTAATCGATGCTGCGGTCATGGGCGATATTGAAGTACGTCCCGCGACGATGCAAGACATGGTGGAAACTGCCGAGCACGAATTGTTCGGGAAAGACCATGAGTTTGACTATCTGTCACAGCTTGCATGCTATCTGGTAGGCGAGACTCTGGAGGACCGTATTCGTTTGGCAGCTACTCTAGGACCTGACCAGATCGCGGCTATCCAGGAATACGAAGATGTGTTGGCAGATTTCGGCATTGAAGAAACCATTGTAGTCCGCTGCAAAGAATGCCAAGAGCAAAGGAGGACCCGAGTGCGCATTGACGCATCTACCTTTCTTCCCGCTTAATACACTCGATCAAATCATGGATCGGAAGGCTTTGGTTCTAGCTGAATTCAAAACCTTCTTGCCGGATGATATACCTGTATTGCAACTCATGCACCTGTCGGAAGTTGCGCACCAGCAGCGAGAAGCTCGCCGAAAAGCTATTGAGTCTGGTAAGGTTTGGCACGGCTAAACCTCCAGTGTTTTATTCATAGAATAGGTTTTTATCATGGCTGGAACCTTTCGAACACAGTATGAGCAGAAGAAATGGGACTCACTTAAGGCCCAAGAAAAGGCTGCTCTGACCCGAGTAATGTCGGGTCAGGGTAAGCCCCAGGACTTTAAAGCACTAGAGAGTCTGGTTGCCAAGTATGACGCCCTTGCAGGGCAAATTATGAAACGGGTACTTCGTTCAATCGAAGACTCGGTCAATAAGCAACTGCAAGAAGCTAAACGTGGTCGCCAGACTGAGGGTCGCGAGCCATTATCTGAGGAAGAAACTCGGCAACTTATGGACCAAGCCTTAGATAAAGCTTGGTCTAACCAGGGTCCCGAACTTGTCGTAATTGTTGAAGAGAGTATTATCAAGGCACTCCGCGAGGAGAGTCAAAAGAATCAAACTGAATTCTCTCGCAAACTAAATGAACAGATAGGGCCTAGGCAGCAATTCACCCTTGACGATGTAGTTGAATATCTTACAGACCCCAGAGTAGAAGCGGCAAAACGCAGATACTTTGAGGAAAAGCTGGAAGAAGTCCAACAGAACATAGACGGCATCAAGGATCAGCTATATGCCTTAGATGATCGGGTAGAGAAGCGTGCTGAGGTTGGTGCGCTGCGAGCAATCCGCCGATACGTGTCAGGGGAATCGGAACAACGAGCCCACCCACGTGTAGGTCGCACTCCGAAAGAGATCCTTAATGGTCAGTTGGCAACAAACCAAGTCCATGATCAGGAAACCACAGAGGCCATGGATACCATGCGCAAAGTGGAAGCCATCATTACGGAAGCGGTTCGAAACCAAGACAATACCCTAGAGCAAATCAAGCGCCAGCTTGCAGATCTTAAAGAGTCTGACTCGGACCGCCGTCGTCGGGTGGATAGGGACGCGGATGCCTATGCGCGCCGTCTAAATAAAGACGGCACCTTCGGAAAACGAGCCAAGCAAGCTGGAGGAGTTGGACTCTTGGCGGGGCTAGGAATCCTAGGTGGTAAACTCCTGTTGTCCCAACTCATGGGTGGTCGAGTGTGGCAAGAGTTGGAAAAGTTCTTCAGCTCAGACAATCTACGACAGTTTGGCCGGGACTTTATGGAAGTTCTTGAGTCTGTCGGAAAAGGCATTGCTAACTACATTGCCAATCAGTTCAAGGATGCCCAGAAAAAAGCGGATGAGATAGCTGATGTCAAGGATAATGATCCGCCAGAGATCAGAACTGCGAAGCTAGAGTTGGCTCAAGCCAAAGCGGCCCTGAGCTATCAGCAGGAAGCAGAAACACACCCAGGGGCTAAGGATGCCGCGCAACGGGTTGTTGATGAGCGCCAGAAGAAACTTGATGACTTACAGCGGTTGAATCAAGAAAGCTTATCTGGTGGAAAGGGTAAAATAGGCCCACCCGGAGGAGAATTCCCAGATGGTCCTAAGTCCACAATCTATCCGCCTGGAGGTGCTCCTCCATTAGCTCAGGAGTTAAATCCGCCACCGACAAATCCGATCCCGGCAGTCACACCACGGTCTAACTTACTCGGGACTGGATCGTTTGGTTCCGATGCTCGCCTAGCGACTGCGTCTACTACGGTTAATCCGGTGGTACGGCCTACGTTCACAGAACCTGTGACTAGTGGACCGACTAACGCGGCTGCTAAGACAGTATCGGGCGGAGGCAGTTCAGGTCAGGCGGTGGGCGGAGCTATTCCAAACATTGCAAACTTGCACTATCGTCCGTCTATTGACGGGTCTATGGGGATGGCTAACGTTGGCATGTTGTTTAAGTGAGGTAAGAAATGAGACCGTCCGACGTACTAGCCGAAGACGGGTTACTGGGAACAGTGCTCGCAAATAGAAAAGACAAGGACGGAGATACCCCGCTAGAAGTTATGGACATGGCTATACACGCTTTGGTCCAGGCCCGTATGGATGAGCACATTCTACCCATGCGGGGTATAACCAGGGCTATCGCTAGAAGCTCAGAAACTGAGGATTCGTCGAATCGCCTTGGGATACTAGCGGGGGTCAGTACTCTGGCCTCTGGACTCCTTAGTAACGCTGGGGTAATACTGGCACGCATGGGCGTATTTGCGGCGGCAGTGGCTCGTAGAGCTATCTTCACCGCAGGTAGGTTCATGGTTGAGCGTATAGCCATACCTCTGATGACTGGGGTAAGTCGTTTACTCCTAATGACCCCCGTCGGGTGGGTAATCTCAGGTACAGCCTTATCCTATTTTCTATACCGTACCTTTTTCAAACGAGATAACCCCAAGACAGTAGGGGAACAGATATCACAGCGAGGAACAACGGAAGACCCATTGTTCAATACTGATGGAAGTCTTAATTGGGAGGTATTGCAACAAAAGTATCTAGGATTGGAATCTGCTCTAGGAAGAAGTCCGGTACGGCCAGGGTCTGCGGTTGCAACAGCTACAGCGATGAACGCCCCAGCGTCTGCAGAAGTTACTCCGGAACGCTTGAGCCTAGGCCGGAAAATCCTGGCCGAAAAGCGCAGTGCTAATGTGAAGGCCGCTATCGATGAGGCCTCTAGAAGAACAGGCGTCAACGTAGGTATCCTGAACGCTATCGCCTATAAGGAATCTACTTTCCGTGAAGTTGCCAGCCCAGGCACCTCCAGAGCTGCGGGTCTGTTTCAGTTCATACCGAGTACTTGGAATGAAGTACTACGGAAATACGGTGATCAATACGGTGTTCCAAAGAATGCAAGCAGAGATGACCCATTAGCTTCAGCTATCATGGGTGCGGCATACATAAAACATGAAATCTGGCCATCCATCAGTAAGGTTGTGAGCAATCCGTCTGCAACCGATCTGTATTTAGGTCACTTCATGGGTCCTGCAGGCGGTGCTCGTTGGCTGCGTAATCTACGGAATAATCCGAATGGTATCGCTGCCACAGACTTCCCTACAGAAGCAGGGGCTAACCAGTGGGTTTACTACGACAGAAACGGCAACGCTCGTACATATCAGCAGATATACAATATGTTTGCCGCAGACCTGAATATGATTCAGCAAGCTGCAAATGAAGAGACCCAGGTTCAGAGCAAGCCGGTATCAGCCGGACCTCCTGTCACGTCAAACCCACCGCCGCCAGACCAGACAGCGGACGATCCAACCCAGACACCCCCAGCGTCTGCTAGATACACTCAGCCGGACAACGAGTACGCGGATCTGAATGGTACACCGATAGTAGTTCCGGTCAAACCAACGTAAGGAATAACCATGTTTGCAGCTTCATCAGCGTCTACGCCGGGGGCCTCTGGCTCCAACCCAAGTCAGGTCAATGAGAACTACACCATAACCATAATGCAGTACCCAACCTCCAGCGCAAGCCCGGTCATTATTCAAGCTCCAATGCCGGAGTCGTTCATGTATGACGCTGCTTCACAATATGCTGCACCGTTTACTGGTGGTCTAACGGGCAACCAAATGATCGACACGATCCTTCGAGTAGGGGTCGCCGCCCGACTGGTTACTCAAAGCTTAACGGCACAATTCTGGCAAGGTTCGACAGAGACAGAACTAGGTCTAGAGATTGAATTTCAGGCAGAGCGCGATCCAGACCTAGAAGTTCGCCAACAAGTTTTGAAGCTACTGCGTCTAACGACCCCTACATCGGACCGAGCGGGTCTGCTCACCAGTCCCGGGCCAAAGATTGGCAAGGAACTAATTGACAAGCTACTAACCGATGGTCAAGCGATTATCTCTGAGACTTGGAACAAGGCAGGTCAGGCCACGGACCCAGCAACTACAGCCCAGCAGAATACCTCAGCCGGGGAGAGCATTCCGGGAACTGGTCCAAACCTGAACGGATCGTTTGCAGCGGTAAACCCCAATGCAGGACCGGGTCAGCAGAAGGTATGTGGCATGAATGACCCGTCCAATACGGTGACGAATGGCACCCAGGATGCCAGCCAGAGCCAAGATGCGGCGGATACTCCTTCCATAGGCACAGCAGACTACTTCAACCAATACATAGATGACCGTATCTCAATCAAGATCGGAAACTATATGTACTTTAACAGTGTCGTAGTGACTAACGTTCAGACTACATTTGAATCACAATTCGATGTAAACGGACTACCCCACTACGCCCGAGTCGCCGTGCGTTTCAAACCGCTGTTCATGATTACTCAGGCTGATCTAACCAAAATCTTTACAGGCCCAGGGCAACCCGCTAACCAGAATGGCGCGGGTGGATCAACGACTCCATTGATGGGAGTTGCTGGGGGTACGGCTATAGGTAGTTTTGAGGGCCTGAGTCCAGCAGTTGGTCAAGTAAATACTGCGGTACAGCAAGTGTCGAACAAGATCGACTCGTTCATACAGCCTGTTACCCAGACGGTGCAGCGTGTCAAGAACGCAGCGTCGTCCGCTATTGACAGTATTTACTCGGGCGTATCCAACGCGCTCAAGTCTCGCAACAACACATAATGGAGTGACTCATGGCTCAGGATTACACGTGGTCCAAATTCACACCCTTAGACAATACTCGTGATGCGCGGTCCCTTTGGAAATCTGCGTACAAGAATATCCGATTCAGTGTGCCGCTTCAGGAAATCATTGTCTTGACCGACAGCCAGTCTGCGAATCTACCTGGATTATCGTACGAGAAATACGGGGTAGTAGATTTCTGGCGAGTGCTGCTCCACTATAACGGATTGTCCGACCCGATCCAAGATGTCTATACGGGTATGACGTTCCGAATCCCGACCCAAGCAGGCATCATCGCATGGCTGAGCGCACAGCAGAACAACCAAGTGGTGTCACGTATTATCTAATGGGGTAAACGCATGGGTTACGTCTTAAAGGACCGTATGGAGATCAGTGTCTACTTAAGTGGCACTGAATTTCCGCTTCAGGGAATTAACGTTCTCAATTCTCTACAGATCGACATGAGTATCAAGGTACTCATACCTACGATGCACTTGGTGCTAACCGACGAAATCGAGATGATTAGCAAATCGACGTTGGTACAGGACGGAACCCCAATCAGTGTCGTCATCAAGGCTATGGGTAACTCGGATAGTCAAATCTACAATTTTCGGGTTTTCAAGTTCCAGAGCTTCCGGGCCACAATCGGCACTATGTACCAAATTGACGCGTATCTAGATTACCAGAAATACTGGCTACAGACGAGCAGCACTGGAATCCAGGGTACGTCTAATTATGTTCTCGGAGAGGTAGCTGCCGCGTGCGGGCTCAAGTACGATGGTATCACGACCAACGACTCTCAGTTGTGGCTACCACAGAACCGAACGTATTCTATGTTCGTTAAAAAGACAGTGGAATATGCGTATGCGTCAGATAGCTCCCTTATCATGTCTGGGCTAACCCTAGATGGGACTCTAATGCTCCGGGACATGAACAGCACCCCTGACCCTAACACCATTGTAGACGTTGTACTAGGTCAATACGTTGAAGGTAAGCGCATGGTCACAGATTATGTGCCTAAGAACAATGCGGGCCTAAACAATCTACTGACTGGGTACAATCATGCCCGGGTGCGTCAATCCGCAATTGCTGGAGCAGAGACTTACAAGGACGTAGTGTTCTTCCCGAACTCTAAGTCTCCATTCTTCTCTGAAGAAGCCAAGAACGTGGCTCAGAGAGGATTTGTCATGTATTCACCAATTGACTTTGGCAATGTCCACGAGTCATACGAAAGAGCGTACTATCAGAATCAGCGCTATCGCAATCTAATGAGCGCGGGTGTGGATTTTCTGTCGGTATGGCCCACCAATCTAAACCTATTCGATACATTCAACTTCATCGACCGTGAAGTTGAAGACCACGAGATCAATAACTCTTGGTCCGGCAACTATAGGCTCACATCCAAGGCTATACGGATTGAGGGTGCGGCGTATTCCGAGTACTTTGAAGGCTACCGTCACGGTACGAACGTTACAGGATAATAGCAATGTCACTTAATACCCTTAACGATCAGTTAAATAATAACGTTCAAGACTATCGGAACAAACGATTCGTCGGAACGGTAGTAAGCCTGGATGATCCACTTGGGATAAATCGTTTTCAAGTGGAGATTCCAGAATTGGTTTCCGAGGGGTCTGGGAGACCCTGGGTCGGCATGGAAAAGGCGAGCCCGTTCGGAGTAGGTCCGGGCTTTGGGGTGTATGGATCCCCGGCGCTCGGGTCGTTGGCTATCATAGAATTCCAGGACGGCAATCAATCGTACCCCATCTGCAAGGGGTATATGCTGCACAATGCGCACAAGGATCCCAGGTTCGCAAGCGGCAGTGTCTGGGGATATCAAGACCCCAGCGGAAATTACCTCATTGTAGACATGGAAAATGGGACGTGGACATGGCATCACCACTCCGGAACCGAGTACGAGATTGACAATTCGGGAAATTTAAGTGCTACGGTTGTAGGTAATGTCACGATCAACATCCAGGGCAATACGTCGATCAACACAGAAGGTGATACGTCGATCGTTACACAAGGGTCTACGTATGTTCACTCTGGAACGGGCACAACGATTGAATCTATCGGCCCGACAATCCTAGACTCGACTGGACCTACGGTAGTAAATGCCAACTCTGTACTCATAGACAGCCCGAGCACCACTATAACGGGACCAACCAGTATCCTAGGTCTTTTGAGAGTGCGGGCTGGGATTATTGTCGAGGGTGATACTGGAGGTGGTGTGTCTGCGCAGTTCCAAGGAAACGTTACCCATACGAATGGTATCTTCACTTCGAACGACGTGAGTATCAGTGGTCACATCCACGGCACCCCGGAAGGTAATTCAGGTCCTCCGATTGCCGGAACCTAATAGGAGAAGATTATGGCAGCACCTTTAACTCCGTACCAGCTTCAACTTGACGGAGCTATATGGATTGACGTCAATACCCTGTTAGGTATGAATGGGCTTCCAGACAGATTGCCGGATGAGCAGAGCATTACGTACTGCTCGCTCTTCAATCTACTAAACTGCCCCATCGGAGCCCGCTCTAGAACGTTCCAACCGGCATACGGATCGATTCTGTATCAGTTGCTGCAAGAGCCTATTGATTCCGGGACAGCAACTCTTGTCCAGATGGGTTTCATCCAAGCTATTGAACGGTGGGAGCCGCGCATAGTAATTGACTATGCAGGCACTTCCGTTCTGCCAGATTTCCAAATTCCTGGATATAGAATCCGGCTGGCGTACACAGTAAACATAAGTCAGGAACGAGGTATGCAAGACTTTGTTCTGGCCCAATAAGGACACAACCATGGCAGAAGTTCTTAAGCTATCAGACCTAACCGTTGAAGTGGACGATTTCATCACCCAATTCAACAACGATCTGAGGAATAAGGGTACTTGGAAAGGTCAGCTGACCACCCAGACCTCACAAACCATCATCGAGTATATCTCGACGGTTGGGGCACTGGATAGTGCTAAGATCATCCGCTCGTCAGAAGACGCTTTTGCAGAAACTGCACTGGCAGACGATGCAATCCGGTCTATTACTACGATGCAGGGTCTACGCATGACCCGTAAGTTACCGGCCCAGATTACGGTGTCACTCACCTCAACAATGAGTTTGACCCTAAGCCCGTACACCCAGATGACCATCGGCGGAATTAAGTTCTTCAACCGTGAGCAAGTCGAGATGACGGCAGGTCAGCCTATCAATGTGGAACTGGCTCAAGGTTCTGTAATCTCCTTTATGATCTCGGGCCTGGGTTCAGACTACCAAACATTCATCAGCCCAGAAGACGGTTTTAACGTCAGCGACATTGATACCCAAGTCCGTATCAATGGAACTCTCATCAACAAGTCATTCGGGGTACTGTGGAACTATAAGGGTCAACCAGCCTTTGCAGATTTGACATTGCCAGACGGTCGCCTCAATGTGCAGTTCGGGAATAGCCGCTTTGGTTCTGTTCCACAAACAAACGACATCGTAGCGGTCACTTACGTTGTGACCAACGGCTCAGACAGCAATGGCGCAGCTACGCAAGGCAAGCGCGTAAACATTGACGGGTTCCCCCAAATTACTGGAACGGCAACGACCAGTCCTAGTGGGGGTTCTGGAGTCAAGAATGTGGTCGTATATAAGAACGTGGCCTCTGGCTCGTTCGGTACGTATCAGAGTGCAGTGACTCGCAGTCAATACATTGCTCAGGTCAATACGTATCCAGGCATTGTAGACGCAGTTACGCAAGCCCAGCGCGAGATCGACCCTATGGACTTGCAGTACATGAACGTTATCCGCGTTAGTGCTCTAACGGATAGCCCATGGACACAAGGCCAGCGCCAAGACTTCATTGACCAAATGCAGCGGGTTACTATGTACAGCACCCGATTCGTATGGTTTGATGCTATTCCTCTTGATCGTGACATAGATGTAGACGTGTATGCGTTTAACACGGCAACTCTGTCGCAAGTGCAGGCTTTGAGCGAGCAGGCAATCGTTAATCTGCTAGCTCCGCAGCCCGGAATCCTCATGACAGATTACTTTAATAGCGATATCATTGTCGCTATTAAGAAGGCAAATCGAGGACAGGTTAGCTACGTTATTGTCAACGCCCCGCTCGCTCCAATGACAGTTAACGCGCCTAGCGCCGCCAACGTTACCTATGAGATCGTTCCAGGAACAGGTACACTTGGACCGCTGGTATATTCGTATTCAGTGGCTGTAACGAATGCCCAGGATGCGGGTCCTCCTAATTACTGGATTAACCCACAGATCACAGGCGCAGCAACTAACAACTCAATTAAGCTCACATGGAATGAAGTTCCTGGAGCAGTTTCATATCGAGTGTACGGTCGCCAAGGTGGAGCTCTTGGGTTAATTGCCACGATTCCGGCAACACTGAACGGCCCACCGGTGCAATTCACAGATGACGGTTCTATCACACCCACGGGTGGATTGCCCAATACATTAAGTCTAGCCCCGATTCGATACAACCGATTGCGCAATCTTACGGTGCGAGTACACTTTGCAGAGCGCCAACGCAAACTCGACGGTAATCCGGAGCGCTTGGATAATGCATGAGGTAGAAAATGGCTGACGAATACACCATACAGAGACGTTTAGGGTTTAAAGTCCCTAGGTCTATTCTATGGCCCCCGTATATGGCCCTGAATCCGTACTACACGGATTTCTCGGACAGTATTGATACGGTTTGGGGTATAGAGCTCGACAATGCGTTCAAGGCTCTGGTAAATATCCGCAACGTGTGGATCACTAACCCGGCTATGGAGCAGGAGATTCTGGACAACCAGATGATTCCGCTCCAAGATTGGTCTATCCATGAGCGGGAAACCCTAGTAAAGCAAGTTAACATGCTGGGGATGAAACTCAAGAGCGCTGGCATTCTGACCGATGAAAACTATCTAGTCGTATCCAGATATCTTGGATACTACTGGTTCGGTAAGGGTACACAAGCATTCATCGAGTTTATTAACTTCTGCCTGATTGCGGACCTGTCTGTTGAAAACTTCTGGTCACAAAATACGCCCGACCCGAACAATTACAACAACATGACCCTGGAGAATTCCGACGGCACACCTCCGGGGACGCCTATATGGGAAGGCGGCACGTGGTATCCAACGACGCATGTGCAAATCACGGCTACCGGTGGACTTGGGGGCCTTACCGTACAGACCCTGGCTGAATTCTTCTACGAGATTGCAAACTACAATCTGGTACTGCGCTCCATCGAGAATGCGTTCTACATGCCGGTGGTGGATAGACTTCTGCCAGAAAATGATACGACGACCATTGTAGCTTTGGGCATGTATCGTGACCACGGTGTGACCATGTCTACAGAAGGCCAGTACGGAGGCCCTTCCCCGGTACGCACTAACTTACAGCCGGGTAAGCCTTCTAGGGCTCTGTCTGCAGGAGTGCCAGATTTCAACGCGGCGTATGTGTTAATGGAACCCTCGTCATGGTTCCTAGATACGCAAGGTCGCTCTATTGTTGTCTACACGACGGAGCAGCGCGTAGTAGCCTCTTCCGACACTTTACCGACGACCGTTATAGGAAATCCGACAGGTGATCCAGATGATCCTGCTTCTTACACTATGCTTATGGGACCTGTTCAATATATTCAGGTTCCAGGTGGGACCGGAGGACCAGGACGAGTCCCAGTCTGGACAGCGGTCCCAACGACAACCGTAAATTCATCAGTCAGTGCCCGAACAATCGGGACACGAACAGCTTACCTGACCAATCCGGTAGGCTGGTACGAGATTAGTCCCGGGCTGTTCACACCGTATTGGTAAGGAAAGAAAATGGCTCTACAGAATCCACTCATTTACAAAGATAACGCGCACAAGCCACTCGACCCATCTGTGGATACAATAAATCCACAGGCGATTGCTATCAGTACAGCGTCAAATAACCAACTCCGCGCTGGAGCCGATGGCCTGTATGTCGGTACTACGTTTATCGCGAGCACCGTATACGTAGCGGCGGCTGGAGTTGATGATCTGTTACACGGCACGAAAGCGGCTCCGTTCAAAACCCTTGACTACGCAGTGACTCAGGTCTTGAACTTCAACCTGTCAAATCCAGGGGCCAACACCGTAATCGCCCTGAAGGCAGGCGAAACGTTTACACTAACGGGTCGTCGCACTATTCCAGCACTGTCGTCATTGACTCTATCTTTTTACGGCGATCCAGTGTACGGTGACTACAACTCGGCACTTATCAATGGTACTGCATTACCGGCATCAATGGCTAACGTGAGCCGACCAGTCATCACACAGGTAGTTAGTCTGGTAAATGGAAAGTATGTCAGTAACGGATTCGATAGCGGAACTCTGCGTCTGGAAGGTATCCAACTGAACTTGGCGGCGGTTCCGGCGGGGTCTCCGGCCAATTCTGCATATGGATTGATGGATTTCCATTACAACGTAAGCAGCTATCCAGCAACGCTTGATCTATACGGATCCATTATTAATCGTACAGACCAGAACAGTGTAGGCGGGGTTATGGGTGTGGCTGGCAGAGGCCGTTCTTACTTACGCCAATTCGCCTCGCAATTCCTTATCCAAGGGGCTATAGCGGATGCTTCTGCGGCCATGAGCGCTCCGCAACTAGCTTCTCGTGTTCATTTCATTCACATGTATAGAGATTTCCCAGGCGGTGACCAGCAACCGTACACCATTCCAGTATTTCCGTCGGCAGCCTCGTCCAGCAATGGTTCCGGCCTGATGGAACTAACTTGGAGTGATGCCACACTAGGAACACTTCCTCAGGGTAATACCCTAACCTCGTTCCCGTTGCTGTCAGACGTTCAGTTCGGGTTCCGCAATTATGTCTCAGGATTGGTTCGTGACCAGCAGTCCCGCCCACTTAATGTTCTGAGCAGCCGTCTGTTCTAAAAGGAAGTAAGATGCCCACTCCCTTAATGCTTGTGACTAACGCGGGCCTCGCGGCAGCTTCTGTAGCTACGCCCACCGGCCCGTTTATCAATATCGTAGAATTCCGAGTTGGTGACGCCTTCGGGTACACACCGACCCGCAACGACACGGGCCTGAACGGCAATCTGCTGTACACGGGCGCACCCACTCAGTACCGTAATGTCGGTAACAACACTATAGACATTGTCTGCCAGATCCCTCCGGATGCGGGTCCGTTTGAGTACGGAGAAGTTGGGATCTTCAATGAAGACTCCAGTGGCAACAAGGTTCTTTTCGCGAAAGCTGTGTTCGACACACCTCAGACGAAATACAGTTCACTTGGAACCAACGTTGCTACGTCTGAGACGTTCCATTGCCTAATTAAGCTGGAACAGTCCATCGCCATCTTCCAATTCAGCACGGTGACTAATCAAGAATTGGTTGAGTACGATCTGTGGTCCGATGTGGTTCCCCCAGGACTCAGTGCTAACCCAGACGTACCCCTTGCTCTAGTTCGGGAACTTGATGGCGCTCGGTGCTCCAGCTTGCTTACGAAATCGGATGACACTAGGTGGACCGTAGGCACGAACTATCCGTGGTTCCGTAATACGACAGTAGTTAACGCCACGTCTACATCCGTCACTGTGGCCGCCTCTGGGTTTCTAGCCTCGGACCTAACCACTATCAACCGCAAATACGTATTGGAATTCGCGGATGGCTATTTCAGATCAGTGTCCCAATTCGTTAATGCGGGCGGTAGTAATTACAGGTTCGATCTGAATCCAGCACCCCTGTCAGACTTGCCCGCGATTGGAAGTGCGTTGCGTGTGTACGAGAGTGTTAACTACAAGACTCTGCCACTAGCCACCAATTCGGTTCCTGGTATTGTTCGAGCAGGTAGTGGTTTGATAGTCAATACTCCAGGGGTTATCGAGACATTCGGTCTGGTACACAATGTCAACGGAAACAACTCAGTATTGGGTAGCGGGACCAATCTTAATGATATTGGCCTCATTAGTGGTGAGTACACGATATCGGATACCAACAGACCATTGAATCTGCCACCACAAACGACTCGGGGCGGTCGTTTGCGTCAAAGTAATATGGTGAACACGAATAGTGTCATCTGCCAGCAGTTCTTCCCGGCCCAACGTACTGTATCCGATACAGATCCGGATAGTCAAATGTGGTGGCGCATGTATGACAATGGTAACTGGAGTCCATGGCGAGCGTTCACAGGCAGTAGCTCATCTGGAGGCGGTACTGGAACCCTGGTTCCAGCGGGCGCTACTGGAGTATTCCCACATGATGGCGCTACTGTCTATGCTCGGAACAGCGGTAAGGATCCCTGGATTACAGGAGCGATCAATGGTATTCAAGTTACTGCGGGTGACTCCGATGGTGGTGGTGAAGGTGTGACCCTAGTTGGATACCAAGGGGCCTCCTGGCAAATTACGGCACACCGTGCTCTAACCATCTATCTACTCACATGGCAATAATCATGAAAAAACTCTATCATCTATTCGACGAAAATGGGTACAGCACAGGTGAAACCAAAGAGTCTGCTAATCCTCTAGCGAATGGCTTTGTCTGGGCTCCGCCTGAATCCGCTGCGGGGCTGGTCCCGGCATTTAACGGGTTCGCGTGGGAAATGGTTAAAGACATACGCGGCCTGAGTCTTGAAGATGCCAAGATGGAGCTGCTTGTTCTTCTGGAGGACATTAAGATGCCCCGCCCGGATGATAAGTATTCCATGGCAGAATCCTACACTTGGGAGGATCAGCGACGCGAAGCTACGGCGTGGCGCGTGGACCAGACTAAAGTAGGCCCTTTCCTCAAAGCTATCTCAGAGTATTCCAAGACCAGCGTGGAAGATGTGGTTAAAGGAATTGAGGCTAAATGCGCAGAATTCGATGAAAAACGCGCAACTCGGCTAATTCTGATACAGGGTTTCCGGGATCGTATCGTGAAGGCAGTAGACTCCAAGGCATTGCCGACCCGTATGGAGTTGGTGAAAGCCATAATGAAAGCTCGACAAGAGACGTAAAGCTTCACTAGCCAGAAGTACGTAGTCAAAAGAAAAGCCCCTGTGGATTATGGTCCACAGGGGCTTTTGAACGAGCATTAAGGAGTTACGCCTTGGTCATCTATGTCGATGCGGTAAACATCCTGAGTTAAAATAGACTGAATTGGAGTATACTGCTCCGGGTTCATGTACGGCGTAAGGAACGTATTAATCGTGTCATAGAAATCTATGAACACGTCGTAGCCTTGACCTTCGACCAGCGTAGTTTGCGGGGTCTCTGAATCAACACCGATAAAAATCTGGATACCACTATCGGTAACGCGAGCCTCGTAACGATCAATTACCGCCATAACACACCTCAACTCTATTTAGGGTTAACGTTTCCCATTCAATGCCTCCATCTTCTGTTCGTGCTCCCAGTCGTCCCTACATTCAGGGCCACAAAACACTTGAGGTTCTGGAACATATTCTTCACAATATCGGCAGTAGCCTGAATATAGAAGACGACGTTTCGCTTGGTCACGTATAGTCTGAACAGATTTGTCATTAAAGATCTGTTCATTCTCAGAGGCATAATCGAGAGGGTCCATCTTATTAATTCCTACAAAAAGTAATACATCCTACGATCCGTAGGAATTCTTCGGAAGCTCGCGCCCGTAAGATCGATATAGGGATTCTTTAACCCTATCCATCTTTTGTTTGTCAGCTTCCGTCAACCGATCCCCTGAACGGTTGATATAATACTGGATGCGACTGATAGCTTGTTCAAAACTATCACTCTTTGTCTTGATATCCTGAGCAATCTGGGAAGGGCTCATTTGCTCAAATGTACCTTCAGGCACCTTATTGATCTTTTCCGGCTCTTGCTTTTGGTGGCGCTCGGCTTTCCGGATCCAATCGGGCTTATCAGGTCGATTCGGACGATTCGGAAGCTCTGCCAAGATACGTTCTGCGAATCTCATGATAAATCCTTCCAGGGGTAACAGTATAAAACTATCCGTGTTAAGCCGCGTTTACGAGTCCGAACAAATCGTACGTATTTGAGGCAACACACTTCAGAGTAACAGTTGCACCTTGCCCAGCCAGAGCAAGAGTCCCTTGGAATGGAACGTTGATTGTTACGCCAGATCCAGCCACTAGAGTTACCAAGCCCGCCCCAGCTTGGCGAATATGGAATTCTTGACCAACGGTTGCCACACCCGTATTAACTGTGACAGTAACCGCCGAGGCTGAGGTGAATCGAGTGTAGTACCCGGACACCACGTTCGTGCCGACGGTAGTCCCTATAGTCACAGAAGTCCCAGCCACGGTGTTAATCGGAGCCGGGGGAATCTGGGAAAGTGGGACTTGAGCGTTCGCATCTAGAGACGCTACCCCGTTAGCCAGACCTTTGTTGAGATCCGTAATCTGGGAAATAGTGTGAGTGTGGGCTCGGGGCTGAGGCTCAACTATAGACCCACCAGTATTCCGAAAGAATATGCGCTCATCTGTTGTATTGAGCGCCAATCGACCGGCAGGCATATCAACCGCAGACGGAACAGTGCTCGCGGTTTGCGTCCGATACAATAAGTGATAGATAGGCATTACAAAACTCCAAGTTACAACTCCGTCTGTCTAAGATAGGATCCTTAAGCCCGTATTGTAGAAGCCAACACAAACAAGTCGTCTATCTGCGCTTGAGTAAGCCCGAGTTCTTGGGCTCTAGGCACAGGTTCCACGACAGTGCCCGCCGTATTGCGAAAATACAACCGTTCATCTGTCGTGTTTATAGCAAGTCGTCCCGAAGGCCTGTTAACTGCTTCCGGGACGACTGCTGCTGTGGCCGACCTATACAGAAGATGATAGATAGGCATACAGCATCCTTATTTAGAACGTACCTTCGTCTAGCGTCGGGATATCATCACCTACCAAAGCACGGAACGCAGGCGCAGCATCCGCACCAGTCGTTGGACCTGCGAAAACCAAATTCGCAGCACGCGCGGGTAAAGTCACAGCAAGAGTGCCGTTAGTAGTGATTGGAGAACCGCCAACCGCGAGCAGCGTGGAAGGCACTGACATAGCGACGCTAGTGACTGTACCCGTACCTAATGTGGTTTTTGCGACCCACTCAGGAGCACCAGTACCATCAGTCGTAAGTACCAAGTCATTACCTGGATTTGAGCCGAGTCGAGCCGTGTCAAATATCCCTGAGATGATTTTCGCAGTGTCTAGATCCGGAATATCAGCTGTATCCAGAACGCGGAACGTCGGAGCAGCGTTTGCACCGGAAACAGGACCAGCCCATACCGTATTCTGGGTTTGAGCCGCCTTGGTAGCAGCCAGAGTTCCAGTTCCAGTCACTGGGGAACCTGTGACAGTGAATTCAGCAGGCAGCGTAAGACCCACTGATGTAACGCCACTCAAGGTTGACTTCGCGGCCCAAACAGTGGCACCAGTGCCGTCCGTCGTAAGTACCAAGTCATTACCTGGATTTGAGCCGAGTCGAGCCGAGGCGAAAATACCCGAGGCGATATCACCTGCGGCCAGAACCACAGCGCCCGTCTTTCCGGCAACTGACGTAACAGCGTCAATGGCGTCTACCTTCTGCCATTCAATACCATTACTGATCACCCAATCCCCGACACCGTAGTCGTTACCGAACTGAGTACCTGCCGTAGTTACGACGTAGTACCATCCTTTCACTGTAGTGGGATCGTCGAGTGTCGGTGTATTGGCGGAGGCGTCCCAAGTGCCTTGGTACGTGACAGCACCTACCAGAGCTTCTGGTAGATATTGCGTGTCAATCTTACCAGAGCCATTAATTGGAACCACCCCGTTAGCACCGATGTCCGCTGGAGCCAACGTAAGCGCACCCGAAGAATTCGGGAGTACAGTGTTTACGCTTACCACAGACGAGTCGGCACGGGTAACGGAGGCAGCGCTACTGATCACGACCACTTCGCCAGCCGAATTCAAGATGAATAGATATTCATCATTGTAGTTCATCGCGATCTGACCGACCTCAATTTGAGCCGGTGTAGGAGCCGTACCCTGAATCCCAGAGCGCAAATGTAGAAATTTATTAGCCATGATTTTCCTTTAGTTCTGATAGGTGCCTTCATCAGTAACGTTCACGTCACCGGGGATACCCTGAGAGCCAGGGACGATGCTGTTCACAGTCATAACTCCAGTGTCCACTACTACATTGCCACTGGCGTCCGGCGCTTGGCCGTTGACAGTAAGAACTGGGGCTGTGATTGGATTCTCGTTCAATTGAGGTACAATAGACGCGTACGAGAGTTGGACAATCGCTAAATCCAACGTTGAATTGGTTATAGTGAATGTAGTAATTTCGTAATCGACAAAACTCAGCTGGTTAATCACGTACGAAATTGGAGGGTCTGGATTCGGGCGTTCCGCGTAAAAGGTTAGAACTTTGTTCGTCTTTATAAACAACCCGCTGGTCATAGGGCCTGTAATGCTCTCACCGGGCTGGAGTTCCAGATAAGAATTGGTGATCGCTTTAGCAGAGCTGTAATTTGCACTGAAAAGTCCGATATTGCGACGGAGCTGGGCAGTTGCTGTACCAACATCCACCTGCATCATCAGTGAGTGACGGGCGGGGCTCGCGGATAGAGAAATAGATGATGTAGCCATGTGTATACCTATAAGTTAAGACACGAGCGCCTTATGAAACATGCGGATGTCGGACTCTACGTTATCGGCAACGGCTACCGTAAAGCTAACCATTGGAATGTCCGTTATGAGGAGATTCTTTACGTCAAACGTAACAGTTCCAGTAGCCTGGGTCACAACTACGGTGACAGGATCAGATGCTTGGAGTATCAGCAGTTGAGTAGCCTGACACGTAAGCACCCGATCCTGATCCAAATGATATTCCGTGTAAGAATAGGAACTCATGTCATAATTGGTATCGGGAAGGATCAAGGTCGAATCTTCCCTTCGAGGAGGTCTCGATGAAGCGTGGGTCAAGACATTAATCATACATGAGTCTCTCTTCTATGAGGTTTAATCTTCACCGGGGAACCTAGTACCATTCATAGAACGGTAACACGTATGGTTAGTGGGGAGAAGAATCTGTAGAAGCCCTGGTTCATACTGAGTGTGTATGATTAAGGCCGGGGTCCAGTGACATATTAAACTTCACTTGAGTCTTCTGGAGTTAGATCCTTAGGCTCTGGAACTGGTGCTGGAACCCAACCCATAGGGGGTACTAGGCGCTGAAGTACTGAAGTATTGGAGCTGACGGCACCTGGACCCCAAGAAATCACTTGGGTCGAATACCATTCCGGCTCAAAAATCCAACCGTGAAAATATTCTGGATCTTCAATGTCTTCAGTAGTTAAGATCCGATTGGCAATCGCCACAGGTTCGTCTAAATATTGGATTAGTGTGCGGAGCTCTTCTTTATCGAAGCCTTCGTAAAGCATGATGTTTCCTTTTACCTAATGTTGAAGAACCAAACGATTTGCTGATTCGTCAGCGCAACGTCATCTGTAGAATCCCCGAGAACTTCTACTGCGTAACGCTGGACAGAATTCGGAGTGGTGTCATCGCCCAAAACTTCCACAACTAGGGTGTTGATTTCGGGCTCAAAGGCGCCCTGCGCCAAAACCTCAATTGCGTAATTGTTGACCGGTGGCGTGGGCTTTTCGACAGCAATGATTTCTTCGTCAAGCGCAAATACTGACGCAGCAGGCAGCGGTTCTAGGACTGTTTCGGCCAAAACTTCGACACGATACGAATTCAATGGACGTGCAAACGGCATTGCAATTAGCGTCTGACGTGCTGCTGATGTTGCTTTCAGATCGTCCGGAAAAACGAACCCGGTGTCATCGGCCAGAACTTCGACCATGAACGCGTTCACGTCTTTCGGTTCAACAATCTGCACCAGCACCTGACGATTCGCCGCTACCGCTTTCAATTCCTGAAACGGGATAAACGTCGTGTCGAGCGCGAGCACTTCGACACGGAACCCGTTTGCAGGAATTGTTTCGGTCAACAGCACTTCTTCATTGATCGCAAATAGGGATGCGTCAGCCATAACGTTTCCCCTTTACGATGTGAATGGTGCGGTGGGCGGTGTGAATGCGGTGGTGTAACGACAACCGCGCGAAACCCGGATTTCGTCAATCAGGCCGGGCCACACGTTGCCAGAAGTAGAGCCGAACGAAAGCACACCGACGTTGCCGCGCTGACTGATTGGGCCTGCGTTAACCGCTGGTGATCCACTGGCCGGATTACCATCCACCCACACATAGAACAACGACCCCAGACGACATACAGCAACGTGTCGCCACTGGCCGTTATTGAATGACGCAGGAACGGACAAATCCCAGGCTGTTCCAGAATTCGACACAAACAGTCCTGAAGTTGCCATCAGGATTCCGCCGAAGCTACTGCCGAAAGCTGCGGTGTCCATAGACCACATGACAGAGTTAGCGGTGGATGTAGTTTTCACGAAGCATTCAATCGTCCAGTCGTACAGACCTAGGCCATTACCTGGGCCACCGAATGCACCAGAAAACGCACAACTCGAACCCGAAGGGATTTGCAAACATCCTGTGCCGAATTTCGAATCAGTGGTGATCACCGCAGCAGAACCTAGCAGCGCGTTCGTGCCGCCACCAACGTTGATCGCATACGGCGTGCTGTTGCCGGTTTGCGTATCCGCATGCACGAGCATCGTCGTGATGGGTGTGCTGTCCGCACGCTTGACCCGAAATCGTGCGCTCGAAAGTTGCGCCGGAGTCCACGGATTGCCTGTCACGGGATTTGTTGCCAAAACCTGCGACACGTAGTTGAACGAATTCACGGGTGCAACTGCCTGTATGGGCATCGAATCCGTGTCGATTCCCGAATACTCCGTGCCGACCTGCACGTACGCCGGGTTGTTCAGCATGCGCGAGAAAAACGCTTCATTCTTGACCGACAGCACTTTTGCAAGCGACGGCGCGGTGTTGGAAACGTTGTACTGGTCCACTTTGTTTGCGCCCGATTCGCTCACATAGGTTGCCGGGTTCGTCACCGTTCCCGTTGCTATGTTTTGCGCATTCGACAACGTGGCATTCAGCGGATTCCACTCCGTCTCATCATCTGATGTTGGCGCAGAATCGTAGATGCGAAGATCGGGGCCTAGAACCGTCTGATCCGAAGTTCCTTCGAATTCGTACATCACGAGCGCACCGATGTTCGTGAACACCGCACGACGGCTCATGTTGAACCACGGATAACCTGCGGCCTGCGTTGCGTTCATATCAATAGCAACCGACGTTACCGGAACATCGTCCAGAACCATCGTAATGATCCAACTAAGACCAGATGTTCCGGTGGGACGCCACACGGTTTGAAATTCATGCCATTGATTCACCCCAACAGGCGGAAACGTCGTCTGAGATACGGTCTGATTCATTCGATACGCCGTATATAGCGAAGTCTGCGTGATCGTCCCGCCAATGGTGAACCCGGTTTGTCCTGCGGCGCTAACCGGCGTACCGCTGGGTTGCTGCGCGATGAAAACGCCGGTGATCGGGTTGATATCGCTAGAACCGCCCAGCGACGAACTGTAGTAGAAGCCCACTACGTTCCAAGTCACACCATCCACGGATTCCGCAACAACAGTTCCATCAACAACGACAAGCACGAATTTGCCATTCTGGAACGACAAACCCGAAGCGCCATAAGCAACGCTGGAAGTGGTGAATCCCGCGAACGGCGAAATGTTTTGCCACGTGATCCCGTCGTCGGTGCTTACTGCTGCCGTTGCGTTATCACCGATAGCGACGTAAACGCCATTGCCGTACGCGACGGTGCGATAAACGATGTTGCCCGGCGCTGGCGTAATCGTGGATGCCACCCATTCTGATGAAAGCATCGTGGACGTTGTGCACCGTGCGATTGATCCACCAGTGCCAACTGCAACGACGCTGGTAGGCGACGAAGCGAATGCGCGTGGCGCTGATACACCAGTAATGCCAGAAAACGCGGTGGTGCCCGCGTTATCAAGAGACAGGTAATAACCGCTCGATTCGACAGCAAACAACCATGCATCAGGATTCACCTGACTACGGCACGCGGAAATCATGATCACGTTGCCACCAGTGCTGACCAGTGTCCACGGACCTGCACCGCCGTTGGTTGATTTGATGAGACGATTGAACGTTCCATCTTGCCCGAAAGCAACAGTGATGCCGCCATCGCTCAGCATGCCGTACCACACAGCTTGCGCGCTCGTGCTTGCAAACACAAGTTGCTCAGAAAAACCAAGAGCAGGAGTTCCGTAGCGGCACACAAGGTTGTTGTTTGCGAGTTGGTCCAGCCACATCATTTGACCCGTAGTCGAGTCATAGACTGGATTGCTACGCGCAACAGGACGGGAAACGGCGGACACGTTTTGCGCGCCGCCAATCGTTGAAAACGTCCACTTCTGATTGTCAGGACTCGTGCCGATGTACGAACCTGTGAGGGCGGATGTGACGGGCCACACCCATTGATCATTCATCCACAACGGCATACATTGCGCAGATGTAGGAATCCAGTTCACGCCGCGCCAATAGCAGGCGAATCCACCAGACGCCCAAAGTTCGGACATGGTTTTGCCGCTCAGGTTTGCGCAAAACGGATCGTTCGCGCTCGCGCCCGGTTGGGTTATTGCGGCGCTGGGAGTGAGAACGCCGATAGCTGCGCCGCCGTAGGGCATCGGACGAGTGATGCGAGTGCGCCCCGCCGATCCGACGTAATACCCTCGCGTGCTCAGATCGTTTGTGACCTTGGCGTTGCCAAAGCTTTCATAGTAGGTATAGGGCATAATTCCCTCGAAAAAAGCGGGGGGTGTTTAGTCCCCCGCGTATGCCTTATCGAATGCTGAAGAACCACACGATTTGTTGGCCCGTCAGGTTTACCGGATCGGTAGAGTCCGCGAGAATTTCCACCACGTATCGGCTGATGCTGTTTGGGGTCGTGTCGTTCGCAAGAACTTCCACCATAAAATTTTGCGCTTCGGGTTCGAAGCTGGAACCTGCTAGAACTTCGACGGTGTAGATGTTGACTGGCGGTGTCGGAATTTCTTCAAACACCACGTCGAGTTCCAGCGCTTTTGCACGTGCGGCAGGGATAGGCGGCAAGTCCGTTTCTGCCAGCACTTCCACGGCGTAGCGATTCACCGGAATCTGCGTCGGTGCACGTGCCAGCGTAGACCGTCCAGCTACAGATGCCTTCGAATTCGGCAGCGGAACAAACGTCGTGTCGTCGGCAAGCACTTCGACACGTACACCGTTGTATTCGATAGTTTGCTGTGCCTGTACTAGCGCATGCCGACCAACGATGGTTGAACGTACTTCAGGCAACGGAACGAATGACGTATCAAGCGCCAGAACTTCAACGCGCACACCATTCAGTTGCGGGACTTCTTCTAGAACGAGTTCCGTCCATACCGCAGAGGATTTCACGTCAGCCATGATTTCCCCCTTTAGCTGGTGCGGCGAATTCGCATCTGCGCTTCGTTAAGTTTCTGGCGCGTCCAGGCAGTGCCCGATTGCGGATTGTTGTCCACGGTCTGCGATACGTAGGTCCACGAACCCACCGGCGATGCCACAGTTTGCGGCGTAGCATCGGAAATCACGCCATCAACTTCAACGCCGATTGATACGTCTGTCGAAACCGACTGCATGCGCGAGAAATACGCTTCGTTCTTGGTGGAAAGCACGGTGAACCCGATAGGCACCGCCGTTTCTTGGATCGTGTACTGATCCGTCTTCGGCGCACCCGCTTCACTCACGTAGGTTTGCGCGTTCGTGATGCTGGTGACTGCCACCATCTCAGCGTTCATCGCGCCATCAATGGAAGGATTCCACTCTACCGCCACATCCGTTGCCGGTTGATCGTAGTAGACACGCAGATCAGGCCCCAACAGCCCCGGGTCTTGCGCAAGCGGGAAATCGTAGAAAACGATATCGCTCGTGATCGTGAAGAAGTTGCCGCGACCCAACATGAACCACAGCGGCATCGTTGATTTCGCGGCAAACGTGGTTGTCGCAAACGGGCCGTATGCGGTCCCATCAATGATAAACGTGATGTTCCATTCGTTCGTAGTTGTCGCCGGACGTCCGAAGATTTGATACTCGTGCCATTGATTCACGCCAAGCGTTTGCGTTGGTGCACCTGTACCTACCACTGCATTGTTCACAACCCACGTGGGGTAATGGTTTTGCGTGAGTGGTGGAAATGCGTTCAGCCCCAGACCAACAGAAGTGTTCGCATTCGTCGGTGTACCGCTCACGTTCTGCGCCGCAAATACGCCTTGGCAAGAAGCGGTGGCGGTGCCACTCGCAACACCCGGTGGCACAGACACATGCAATTCCCAGTTCAAACCATCTGCGGAACTAGCAAGCAGATAGTTGTTCTGTGAGTTGTTGTTTTCTTGATTGGAAGCGCATAGCCAGAAACGGCCATTCTGAAACTTCAGACCGTCAGTAGCACCCGCATTGAAAAAGTTTCCGTAACGCGTAAGTGTAGGGAACGGAGACACGGCGTTCGCCCACGTAACTCCGTCATCATTACTAACCTGAATGGTCGTGCCGTTCACAGAAGAAACAACGTATCTCCCGTTGCCATAGGCTACCAAGCACGAGCTTGGATTCGTGGTGAACGTAATGGGGTTCCACGTGAGTCCTTCGTCGGTAGATCGATAGCTGGTGGTAGATGTAATGATCGCGGAAGTGCCAGAACTTGCCACACTGGCAAACGAAGCTACACCCACAACAACCGATGTAGGATCGGTGGCAAAATTATCGGTAGATCGCCAAATGTTTCCGGCACCACCTGCAACAAGCCAAGTTGACGTTCCTGGTATGTTGGTCACACTCATTAGACCGCCAGACGCGGTGTTAATCCGAGTCCACGGACCTGACATGTCAGTAGCCACCCAGATAGCGCTATTGCCAACAAAAACCGCGTGCGTATCAGAGGCATACCCGCTGCGCGCGGAAATGTTGCCCGATACCGCAATAGTGGTGGCTCCCATAGACATGCCGCTCATGTATCGAACAACGGCAGCCGCTCCAACTCTGTCGATATATCCAAACACACCGTTTAGGGCGATCCCGCCACTTGGGGTTGTGAACTGAGATTGCGCGCCCACGATCTGCACGAAATTCCAGCTTTTTCCGTCTGGACTTTTACCGATCCAATTTCCGGAAACCGTGCTAGTTGTGGGCAGCCAATAATTTTGACCATCCCACGTGAGATTGGTAGTAACGGAATTGTTGATCCAACTCATCGCCTTCCACGAACAACCCCATCCACCCTGTGCGTAAAGCTCTGCACTTGTCTTGGTGGTCATCTGGTAGCAGAAATAATCCGCGACAGAACCGGGCACCGCAGTGCCAGCAGTTCCAGCGGAATGCACGTTCAGCGCGTTGCCACCGACATAAGGAGCATTGCCGGTTGTGAGAATGTTGGTGGACGTTCCAGAAAACGCACCCATTGTGCGCAGGTCGTTTTGAACTCGGGTTCCCCCGAGTCCCACGAAGCTATAGGGCATGATTACACCTTTTATGCTGTGCGTTTGATTTGTACGTTGGCGGTCGTCACCGTCTCCGGCGTCCAACTTCCGCCATCAAGTTTCGTCGGGTAGAGCGCAACCAGACTCACGTTTTCAGCCGTTGATCCGGTAAGCGTTGTGGACTGCGCCGGGAGACTCGAACCACCTTCCGTCACGCTCAGTTCAACCGTGGGCGTCGGAATGCCCAGGCGCTGGAATGAGGCAGTGACATTTACAGCAGCGATTTTGTAGCCAGGGATCGTAGAAAGCGTGTCACCCGCGTAAACGTCGGTGTCGGTCGTGGCGGAACTTTGCACGTATGAATTGGCGTAAAGGACAGACCCGTTTCCTTGCGCAGCCGCAGCGTTGGATGCAGCACCTGCCGGAATCTTTTCCCACTGCGCTTCAACGTCGGTTGTGAGTGCGCGTGGGCGAATCTGAACATCACCGGTCAATCCAACGTTGCGCGATCCGGAAAAATCCGTAGCAATCACGTCGCATATCATGTTCCACGTGCCACTTGAACTGCATAGCCACAGGCGCTGATTCGCGTTCGCTGCTGCCCGATTGCCACTCGGTCCGGACACAAGATTTCCATCGTAATAGACACTGATGTTGAACGTGGGAACCGGCTGCCCTGCGACAGTAGTTCCCACGATGGAAATTCTATGCCAGTCGTTATCACGCGGCCCGGGTGCGGCCTGTTCATTAACTGTCCACATGGCCGAAGATGACGACTGGCACACGTATGCACCCGTACTGAACATATTGATACCTGCCATGTTGCTCGAATTTAGCAGTAGGCCGGTGGCGTTCGGCGCGTCAGAGAAAAATATACCCGCAGGAATGGTCACTGTACTAACGTTCGTGATCGATGTGAACAGAAACTGAATGATTTCCCAGGTGCCCGAATCGGAATATCTCACAACTACTTGTTGATTTATCCCGACTCCGCGTTTGTACGCGTATAAGTTTCCTTGATGGATGAACTGTTCAAACCCAATTGCTGCACTAACGGCATAGGTTTGCGGCTGTTCTACCCAGGTCCAGATTAGGCCGTCTGGAGATGTTGACGTGCCGCCACCCTGGGTGATGGCTACGAATTCTCCGTTGAACCAACGTACCGACGTAAAACGTTGATTGGTTTGGCCTGAACTAACTTGTGTCCACGTTGTTGCCGTGCCATCCGTACTCGTAACGATAAATCCGTTGTAGCCAACGGCCACAGCCGTACCCGATCCGTTCGTAGCAACGCTCATCAATCCTGTGGTGCTGGTAGTGCTTACGAAAGCGTCAGTCCACGTAGTTCCATCCACGGATTTAACGATACCCGCTTGGGCTTGGGCACTGGCCCGGTTACGCGTACACGCACCAAGAAAACACCCCACGTCGTCAAACCAATCCATGTGTTCAATAGCATTGATCGTGTTCCCTGCTGCATAAACCATTGTGCCGCCGGTAAGCGTCCACGTTTCATCAGCAGTTCGCCAAACTGCCCCGCCTAGGCCGTTCGTGTACCCATACACGTAATACTGACCGTTGCGAAACACAATCCCATTTGCCGACATATTCTGCTGCGCAGAACCGAAAGTCAGGGTGGTCCAATTACCCCCGGGCGCATCACCTAGCGTGGCATACGTGGTTCCGGTTGCAGCCAAAATGCGGTTGTTCGCGAAAGAGACACGACCATTACTGTAGCCAACATTCGGACCCGAACTACTGTTGTTTAGTGCTTGATAATTCACCAAATCCGGAGTTGTCGCACTCAGGGCTGATGAATATGCACAAATGAAGTTTGTGCCGTCAGAACCTAACGCTTGCCACGACATACCTTCCCACTTGACTTTCATCGAAACAGCAAAACCACCAGAGGCAGCGTAATCGGCCAACGAACCCATATCTTCCAGATACACTACACGTTCTGAGTTGCCAGCGGTTGCGCCGGGATAAGAAGAAGTATCCGTCGCTGTCCATGATCTATGCAGCGATCCTGTGTGAGTGCTATTCCACGGAGTTCCGTAGCCAGGGTGCGCAAACAGTCCGGCGTTAGCAAGATTGGGCACAACGGACGGACCACCTGCGATTGCTCGCAGATCGTCGTAAGTTTTGCCCCGGTTGAAGCCGCGAACTTTGGTGATCGCCATTTCCTTTACTCCTAAACTGTTCGTTTGATCGCCACCGATGACGTTGCAAGGGACGCTGCATCCCACGGTTCGCCGCTATCCGTCGTTTCGTAGATTTGCGACAGTGGAACAATCGTGGCGGTCGATCCGGTGAGATTCGCCGTTGCTACGGGCAGCGCCGCACCGTTGTCGATCACACCCAACGTCACAGACGGCGTGGGAATGCCAAGACGCTGAGCACCAGCAGAAACCATCAACGCCGACACTTTGTAGCCAGCCGGAATATCGACGGGGGCACCCGTGTATTCGTCCGTGTCATCAACGGCCAGCGATTGCACAGAAGACGTTTTCAGCGTGAGCGATCCGTTTCCAGACGCAGCAACCGCGTTCGATGCCGCATCACCTGGAACGCGTTCCCACTGTGCTTGAACGTCTGTCGTGTTCGACTTTTTCAGAATGCGCACATCACCCATCGGGCCTTTGTTGCGCGTGCCCGCCATGTTGCCGTAGACGACGTTTGTCCACTGGTTGTGACCGGTGGCTGCGGTCGTGAAATAAACGTCTTGTGCAGCAGATGCAGCCGTGACACGCAACGTCGTGCTGCCGGGCGTTCCGTTGTAAATCCATTGCACGTCGAACGTCGGCACAGACTGACCCGGTACAGCAGTTGCACTCATTTCGAATCGCGCGGGCTGATCCTGCACCATCGCAGCGTTCACAAAAGTTTGCTGCAACGACCACGCGTTGGTACTTGCCGTTCCTACTGCGTCAAGTCGTGACAGATACTGCACAAAACCACACATGCCGCGACCGCCCGTGATCGCCCCAGTTGGCGAAGTGCCGGACCCGAAAAAGAATCCAGTGGGTTGCGTTATCGCACCATTCGAAAGCGCCCCGGCCTGAGCCGCGCGCAAGCACTCCCAGCGCTTACCAACTTCGTCCCACTTGAACGTGTACACAGGATTCACAAAGAAAGTGCCTGTGGTCGTGACAAGAACTTGGCCTGACGTTATCAGCGGATCGTAGGTGGACGGAACCAGATCGCGCGGCTTGACGGTCCACGTCAGACCATCCGCCGAATACATAATGTCTAAGTTGTGCAGGAACGCAACGAATTCAGTTCCCGTCCACACCACCGAAACAACGTTTGCGGTTGTTCCGGACGTGCGTTGAACGAAAGTTTCACCGTCATCGGTAGATGAGAAAATACGACCGCCAACACCACCGACTACAATCGTTGTGGGGCTTGCGGCCATCGTTTGATAGCCGTTCCGAGTGTTGGTGTTGCCCTTGTTTGTCCACGTTATGCCGTCAGGTGAACGCGACAGATAAGACACCTGCACACTTCCGTCCAGCGGCTGCGAAACAGCGTAGACAGCGCCGCCAGCGCGAAACATGTTGACCACACCACCACCCGGAAAACTTCCGGACGATATGGCCCAAGTGCCTGCGCCACCGGATGCCGAAGTCCACAAGCGTGACTGAAACCCGCCTGCAAAAACGTATCCGTATACGTAGTATAAGTTATCAGGGGCAGCAGGCGGCATAAACCCATAGAACCCGGGACCGCCGCCGATGCTAAATGCCGTGTACGTGAACGTGCCGGGAATGGAATCGCCGGACGCCCATCCCGTATTCGAAACCATCACGTAGTATTTGCCGCCTACGTAAACCGGAGTGTTTCCGATTGCGGTAGTTCCAGCAATGTTGATCACCGTGTTCGTCACGTCAGACCAAACCACACGATCTGTGCTCGTGCGCGCAGTACCTATCGTGTTCATGCCGAATATGTCGGTGCCGTTTGTCACAAAGTTACTAGCACTGGCGCTCAAACTCGTCGCGGTGAATCCGAGCCAGAATCCACCAGCGGTGTAAAGGTCTTGCGCGTTCCCGATGCGGCGAACGTTCATGAACGCATCATTTCCCGTAGTCAACGTGAACGGATAGGCAGAACTTGACACAGCGGTATTCGAGCGCATCAGGGAACGATACTGAAGCGGAGCTCCATAAGGGACACCGCCGCCAGTAAGTGCCGCAGGACTCGCCCAGGAACCAGCGGCTTGAAGGTCTGCTGAGTTGCGCGGGCCGTTATAGCTTTCCGCTCCAAGTATCGTCATTGCTTTACTCCAACGCCTTTACAGGCTGATGTTTCCGACTTCCAGGGTTGCCAGCGTGGCCGGAGTGAATTCCGTGTCGCTCGCGCCTTGTTCCTTGACAGCGATGATGCGCTGCGTTCCCTTCGACACCACGTCGAAATTCGTGGTGGTGGCGTCCGCCGCCTCGTACTTCAGTTGCGGATTGACCGAAAGGAATTTCGCGCTCGTTTCCGTGATCTGCACAGCCTTGATGCCGGTCAGCGCAGGCGTCGTGGTGGGGTCGAACTTGTACAGATCGACTTGACCCGAATCCGTGGCTTGCACAAATTCAGTGGACGATGCAGCCGCTTGATAGTTGGGGATTGCGGCGCTGGGAACCCATTGATTCACCGAACCGTTCGAGTCCAACGGACGCAGCCAGGAACGCACGGGCGGCATCAGCGGCATATCGTTCGCACCCTGCACAGGCAGGTTGGCGACACCATCGGTAAAGCCTGCTGGCCACAGCGGGGAAGTGCCATCCACTTGCTGCATCGTCACGTCATCGAGCGTATAAGTGACAGATGTTGAATTTTCCGTCTGCCAACGATTAACGATGCTGCCGGCGTTAAACTGCGCCGCGCTGTAGGTGGTGGCAAGGTTGTCGCGGATCGTCGCGCCAGACACGACCACCGTCGTTTGCAGTGTGTTGGACGCGACTGCACCGGACACGCGAACGCTCACGAAGTAGTACAGGCCGGTTTGCACGGCCACCAGCACCGGTCCCGTGGTGAACGAACTGTAGTTCGTGGGGAACACCAGATTCAACCCGGCTGTGGTGTTGTTCAGCACACCAAACAGAGGGATGCGGTTGCCGGTTCCTTGTGCGCTGGATGCCAGCGAAATCAGTGGCGTCGCGGCCAACGTGGTCGCAACCGTATTCAGTTGAACCCAGCCGGACCATTGGAACAGCGATTTTTCCGCGTTTGCTCCAGCGCCCGCAGTAACGGTGTTCGTGATACGACCGGTGGACGCGAACTCACGTTGCATACCCACTGCAAACGTTGCTGAAGGTGCACGGTTAACGCTCAGACCTTGGCCCGAGAATTTCCCGGTGCCTGCGGTGATCTGCGGCGTGTAGGTCGCGTTCGGCGTGTAGACCGGATAATTCTGCGTCAGAATGCCAACCGGATCGGCTTCCATTCCGAACGTGTCTTTGATGAAAAGCGGGGTAGCCATGATTAATTCCTTACGTTATGGCGATTAGGCCGAACGGGTGCCAAGCATGTTGCAGTTGAATTGCGCGATGTTGCTGGGCCACACCCATTCGAGTTGATCTGCGGCCAGAAACGTCGGTTCAGGTTCCAACGCGGTAAACGTGACGACTCCAGTGGATTCTACGTATTGAATAGAACCTACATTGGTCGAAACGCCCGCACGAATACGGTTTAGTTGAATAGTTGCGGTAGTGCCGGTATAAAGTGTGAAGAACGCTACGGAACCGGCCCAGTTTGCACTAAACTTAATCGGCACCGGAAATGGGAATCGGACGTTACCTTGTAGAACGGGAGTACCTATAGCATTGAATCCAACATTCGCCACAGCTGGATTCGGCGGAAGTCCAAGCAGATCTGCGTACTGACCAGTAGCAGCTACAACCGACGCGCCAGTAATAGTCGAAATCGGTTGGGTATGTGCCTGCGGTGGGAATTCTGTGGGAATACCCAGCAGATCACTATACTGACCAGTGCGGGCTACTGTGGAGGCATCGGGAAAGTCAACAAGGGTAAGAGATACTGCTCCAGTCTTCCCGTTGACGCTCACTACAGTAGTCTGCAACGCAGCCACCCGTTGCCACGCCGTACCATCGCTTATGAGCCAATCACCGACCTCCCACGTAGAATTACCATCGATTGAAGTGGTTCCAGGAACTGAGACAACATAGAGCCATCCCAAATTGCCTGAGTCCGCTGCGGGTATTGTGGGAGTGTTTGTGTCCGCATCCCAGGTCCCCTTATAAACCATTGCACCCGTGATTGAATCAGGCAAGTATTCCGGCTTGATTCGATCGTTCGCGTCTAGGATATCTAGACCTATATCTGAGCGAGTTATGGTCACAATGCCGGTTTTTGCTGTGCCATTCTGGCCCTGTACACTCTGGACAGCAGCCGAGGCTGTACCATCCAGAGTAACATTAAGACCAGCCCCAATCTTTATACCGCCTAAGAGTGCCGCAGTAGATGGAGGTAATGTATAAGGGGTAATACTGGGCGTATTCGTCAAATCATCATAGTCGCCCGTGAAAGCGACTTGTGAGAAATCCGCACTAGCGACACCAAACTGCACCACCTGACCACCGGACGTTTTAGACCACAGACGACCGTCAGTCAAGTTCATAACTAGTTGTCGTTCAACTAGATCAGCCGCAGTAGGGATACGGCCTGCGACCTCCGTTCCCTTCATCTGAATCGGGATATTTATCGTAGCCATGTTAGAAAGTTCCTTGATCCACCATTAGTGTTTCCACATAGTTCAGCGTGACAGGTTGTTGTGCGGCCACTGGATCAGCCAAATTGTCAATGGTGAACGTTGCAGCATCCAGATTAGCGGTAAACGGTACAGTGCCATCAGCTTTCAGCGCATCCAGATCTTGTGCTGTTAGTGGGACGTTTCCACTTCCATCCGGTGCGATACCAGCAACAGTAGTGACAGAACCACCACCGCCACCCAGCGTCGAGATCTGAATACCTTCAGGAGTGTCAACGAAATTAATCGTCGAGCTAGGTAGCAAATTCTTCAGATTCGCCACCCCAGCTGAGACACTTTCAATAAGCGAAACGGCTCCAGCAATTCCACCATCCGGAATTGTCTGCACGTTCTGAATGCCGGTTGGGGGTGCCGTAATGACGATACTACCTGGGGTTGTAGTGCTATCTATATTGATACCCGTACCGGCGACAAGCGACACATCACCAGTCAGGGTATTCAGTGAGGTCACTGAAACCGAAGCCCCGCCATCATAAGTGACCAGAAGAGTGTCTGCCCCCTGAGCGGTAACAGTGATACCACCTTCGCCCACAAGATTTAGATTACCACTCAGAGTATTCAGCGTGGCTACTGGATTAGCAGCCCCAGTCGCACTTACTGTTATGGTGCTCCCCATAGCAGAAACTGCAATTCCAGTACCGCTAGCGATTGTCAGTGCTCCTTGTAGAGTATTCACCGACGTAACACCACCAGTACCTCCACCACCCGTGCTGTCAATCGTGATTGTGTTAGCACCTTCATCTGGCGTCAGCGTCACATTTTCACCGGCGACAAGAACCACGCCGCCAGTCAACTGCGAAGCGCCCGCCTGCATGAAGCGCACACCTGTATTAGTCACGGTCAAGTTTTGACCTGTGGTGTCAATGTCGATACCAAGACCTTCGATCAACTGACCAGCACCGACAATACCATTCAACGAGCGCAGGCCCGTGTAGGAAAGGTTGATATCCTGACCGTTGACAATTGCTGTGATAGGAGCATTGCCTACAAGTGTCACCGCATCCGCAAGTCCGTTCAGCGTCGTTACACCTGTTGAAGCCTGTGAACTAGTCAACGTGACAACACCACCAGCTTCACTGATAGTCAGGCCCCCAGCACCCTGGATCGATTTCAGTTGTCCAGCAGCCGTGTTAACCAGAGAAGTCGTACCAGCGCCGCCAACGTTCGAAAGCGCGATAACTCCAGTGTTCACCACGGTAACGGTGTTAGCTGAGCTCGAAACACTCACACCCGTTCCAGCCGCAAGTGACTTCACTTCGCCGTTCGCTGCAACACCGACAAGTGTAGTGCCAGTGCCGATACTTGCGAGTTGACGCAAACGCTGACCAAGAGCCGTGTCGATACCGCCCAAGTGCGCAGGTAGATAGGCACCACGAGCACCCGTATAATTGACTCCGGTGTACGAAACGATAGTATCCTGGTCCTGATCAGTTTTCAATGGGACCATGATCCCATTGAAGACATCGTTGACCAGGTTGCGCGTCAAACCGTCGATCACGTAAGGGCAGTTACCTGTCTTGCTCACGAAGGACTGAGCCGTCGCGGTGATCCACGTACTCACTTTGTGCATCAGCAGGAAGTTGCCTGCGCTGTTATCCGCGGTCGAAACGATTGCAGCCACACCCGGATCTGTACCGATGGAGCGCGCGCGGAACAGTTGAAGCGTACCGGCAGTGTGCAGGATCGAGTTCAGGTGCCACACCTCAGTGAGGTCGATGGTACCACCGTGAACTTCCAGCGTGCTCATGCTGTCCTGCGGGAACATGCGTGTCGTCACGTAGCCAGTTCCGGCAGCGTGATTGATCTTGCCTGCGTTGACATACAGCGAGACGAAGTACGCACTACCAGTCCACGCGCCTGCGCTTGCATCCGTCTGCAAGGCCGTCTGCGTGTTGTTCGCGTTGATAACGATGTTTTCGAATTTGAAACCCGCTGTCGTACCGACGCTAGTGATCCAAAAGCAGGGCTGAGTGCCGTTGTAATTAATTCCCAGATCCTGGATACGGATCTGATTCGCGCCTCCAACGACTAGATTACCGGTGATAACGGTACGGGCATAGTTACCTACGTTCCCCCAGCCTTTCAAATACAGAGGCTTTGATCCTAGGACCAGACTCTCAGCGTACGACCCAGGGCTGATCATAATAACAGCGTTAGGGGCTGCATTGTCAATCGCCTGACCAATAGTCGTATATGGATTGTTCTGCTGACCTGTGCCGTTAATCGGATCACCAGCGTAGTCAACCCACAGGGTCTGTGACGGAGTCCACGGGCCAAATCCAGGGCCAATCGCAAGAGCACCGTCTGGAGCTACGGTCAAACCGCCGACCGTTGGTACGTACACCGTACCAGCGACAGACGCGGTAGCGACCGGCACCACAACGTTACCGTCAGACGGATCCGGCGTAGCTCCGTTAACCGACAACACTCGGCCTTCTTGGTTGTCGATCTTATCGTAAGACGTGCCATTGCTAACTACCCAGTCACCAACCCGTAACTCCAACCCTTGCTGAGTGCCAGATACGCTGACAACCCAATAGTAACCCTTATTGCTGGGGTCTGGGGCGGGCAGAGGTGGAGTGTCAGTTGCAGCGTCATATGTACCCTGGTATTGAAGGCCGCCAATAATACCGGGCGGGAGTTGGGACATTGGAACCCAACCATTTGAATCCAGAGAGGCAACGCCGTCAGGCTGACCAACGTCGGCTAGAGCTACAGCACTAACGTCAGCCGCAGCCAGCGTCAAATCACCTGCAGAATCGGGCAGAATATGGTTTACTGACTTAACGAAGGAGTCGAGCTCGGTAGAAAGCCCAGGTATGTCCGCAATTGTGACCTCTACATTACCATTAGCGTCAGGCAGAACATCATTAACCGACTTAACAGTACCAGAACCTGTTCCAGAAACTGGAACCATGACAACGTACACCACGCCGGGGGTGCCTTCTACCTGCTGGGTAGGCGACAAAGTTCCATTGCGGAACACAATCGCGCCATCGGGTAAAGGAGATACCGGACCAGTCTGATCCCAGTACACGTCGATAGTGTACCCATCAATCACACCGACTGACACGTTCACCTGAGGCAATGCAAAGCGCCAACGCCTGTCGTCCCATATGTATAGACCCTGCGTGGCTGTGCCTTCGTCAGCGGACAGGATAATAGCTGAGCCCTTGAGGGCTTGATTCAAAGGAATGGTGCATACGAAGGGCGTGTCTATACTGGCGGAGGACGCCCCTTGATGGACCGTAATTGGGTAGTAAAATCGAGATTCAGCCATTCTAGGCACCTTCACTGAAGTTTTGGACTCTTTAAATGATCAAAAGGTGTGAGTCCCGAAAGACCCACACCTAGTCTGTCCTCACACGAAAACGGCCTTCGCAATGTCCATCCAGGATTTACGCTCGGCCACAACCCTCGGGAGATCAGCATCGGATGGGCGGTTTATTGCTTTAGTCACCGCCGAGAAGTCATCCTTATCGGCGAGCGGTAAAATCTTGTTGACAGACCAATACCATGCAGCAGTCAACATGCCGTCGGGATACTGAGCTACTAAGTCGGGGTCGTCTACGAGCTTTGTATTTCCATAGATATCCTTAGACGCCTGGGTGTAATTATTGCGGAACGTCAGGTGGTTGCCCCCGCGACCGCGAAACTTCCAACCATCACCTGAAGCTTCATCACCGTTCCCTTCACGACCACCGTAAACTGCATTAGCTAGTTTCTCAGGCTTTCCAGCGTAGTCTACCGCATTGCGCGGACCCCGACCTATATCGACGTATTTGCCGTTTCGATCTTTACCTTTAAAGTAGAATCGAGTCGGCCACACGACAGGCAGGCGGTCCGGATAGCTATAGACCAATACTTCTTCCCACTTAGTAAATCCCTGCGTCTCGGATGCAGCCTGGGCCATGAAATGGCGGACTCGCAAGGCAGTGGAGTTAATTCCGTATTTCTCCATAGCGGTATTGGCCGCATCTGCTATAGCAGATCCTTGTGCAGCCGTCAGCTTGGAACTAAATTTCAAAATTTGGTCTGCCGTAACCTTAATCATGGGATCACTCCTTGATGATAAGTCTCGCGAGCTCCATCTTAAGATCGCCGTTCTTAACCGCGTTAATAGGGTAAACAATGTCTGCCCTCAAAAAGTAAGATCCTGGTTCGATGGTGCTCGGAACTTTGAAGGATAAATCCCCTGCCTCTATTCTGCCGCCTATAGTGTCCACGTACATGGAGGGATATCTGTAGATAATCTCCCCTTTGTGATCTACGATGTACGCTGTGTACAGCGCTTTCGTGATGTTGGGACCTAGAGTAACGGGTGAGGTGACATATACGGGGGCCGCTGGGGTCACCGACATGGTTGCCAACTGATTGGCGGGGGATTTAAACTCTGTTACAGTCGGGCTCTCTACAAAAAGCGCGCCACCCATGATAAAGATGGCGGGAACTCCAACCATACAAGTCACAGTCCACAGTGCGCCGCATACGGCTGAGACTGAGTCGGCCGCAGAGTGGCCGATGATTCGAACTAGTGCGTGATGTAGTAAGCCCGTTACGTTCATTTCGACTCCTCGTCTTGTGGAGGAGAGGGTCGTGTAGGCTCTACAGGAACCCCTATCTTGGAGCGCAAGACATTAGCAAATTCCTGCCAAGCCTTCGAACCCATCAATCCGGAAACGCCAATCAAAAATCCGCTGAGCGGGCCTGTTATGTTTGAGCTCTCACAGAGCCAAAAGGTCAAGAGCCCAGTAAAGCCACCAGACAAAGCATCAATTACCAACCGACCCACGGAAAATCGTGTCATGTTATTGAGGTAACGTATCGCTGCTGCGACTGAGGCTACAGCTACTACCGTCAAATATGTGGAAATCGGGTATCCAAATGGGTCTTTATCCATTTTTGGCCCTTTTATGTGAAACTCTGGAGGAGTCCAGGAAGGCACGCTCCTCTCGTATGGATAAAATTGCTCAGCTTTAGGAATCGCCCGGCGCTGAATTCGCCCTATAGAAGACATAGGCCAGGACTATCTTCAGATCGGCGAATAAATATCCAACAATGGCCCCGAGTAGGTCAGGGCTGATGGTGGCATTACTGCGGAAAAGTAAAAGGGAAACAATCGTAAAGACTGCCACGACTACAGTGAAACCCAATGCAATGATCAGAAACCCTTGATACTTTTCCATCGTACACCTCTAAGAATTACACGTTCACAGTTAAGGTCACCGTAAATTGAGAGTCGTTAGCTGTCCATTCATCGTTTGGAACAGCAAGCCAAGTAGTTGTCCCAGAAGGATCTACCGCCTTATCTGGAAAGGTTGCGTAATCTCGGTCCCATACAATATTGTACGTACCACTTGGAATTGGTGATATGACTATAGTCAGATTGGATACTCGCTCCAAGTTGGCCTCGGCTTCCGTTCCAGTCACGTATACGTGGTACGTTAGGGTGATGGTGTATGGACCACTTGAGGCATTCACTGGACCATAAGTCTGTTCCTGACCTTCCGACATACCACCTCCACTGAGCGGAGGGTCGAACTCCTGTAGAGGAGTTGTGAATGTATATATTGGCACTTGACAATCATAGTTCACAGATTCCCAAGGACCATATTCCCAGGTGAACGGAAGCCCATAATTGAAGCCTGTCACAGATCGCTGCTGGTGGTCGCCGGTGCCAATCATACCCACCGGACACGCAACTACTTGAGTAGTTACTTGTGGAGGTTTCGTCCGAGGGTTTATGGCCGCCACGGCTTGGATAATGGGTCTCATCCGTACATCCTAATAGAAAATGAGACAGACCCCGAGGGCTGATTACTGTCAGACTCACTCCATAATCTCTGGTTACTTGAGTCTACGTCCCAGTCCACAAAGGCCACTGGAGATCCAACTGGAGTCACATGCAGGAGCTTTCCAGGTAGAGCAACCGGCCCGTTCGTCGAGAACGTAGCCAAAAAGGTCAAAGCTACTGGACCGGAAGAGCCGACACGTTTGTATGTAGAGACTAACTGACACGTGTAGTTGAATCCGTTATAGGACTGGGTACTGGTGTAGGGGCCGTATTGAGTGCTTACATTAAATCCAGGCTCCCCAGTCGAGGTATAAGATGCAGTTGGGAATGCAAACGTCACGTCCACGTAGTTAGGTATGCAGTCCGAGGATTGAGTCACCCAACCTGTACAATTCCAAACACCGGTGGAGTAGTTAAAGGTACATGATCGGGTCTGATACTGACCAGTGAATCCAGAAGATCCAGGCGGGCATGGAACATACTGCGCCTCTGAAGGCCGAGGAGGTATCGGACTGCAGGAGCCTCCGACAGTCACCCAATCAGTGCATTCCCACTGGAATGGTAGCCCATAGTTGAAAGTGCAGACCCTAGCCTGGTTATAGCCGGGTCCCCAAGAAGTAGCCGGATCGCATGGGACGACCCGCGATTCCTGAGGTTTCGCGGGTTTCTCACGAGGTACGATACTTTCAATAGCTTGGAGTATAGGTCTCATGTAGAAGTATCACCGAAAATTAGATAATTTCCGGTAGGCAGCTTCTTGACAGATGCAACACACCCACCAGGAATAATTAGACCTCCGGAACCGGTTGCCACGACAGCGCCAGTAAGAGTTACCGCATTCGTCGTAGTATAGATAGTAAACTCCTGAACTCCCAAGCCGGTAGTCATTGCCAACGAAGTCGTGGGACCCGTATAGTAATAAAACACACCAGACAGTAGACTTGCGGCAGTCAGTGAAGCAGTGCTGATTGTCGGGGTAATGTCTGGGGCAATAGATGCAGGAATGCGTCGCCAGACGTTGTTCACACCAACAACTAAATCACCCACATTCCATTGACCAATACCATCGATTACCGTGGAACCGGCAACAGATACCACAAACACCAGACCAGAACCTGAAGCTTGAAAGGTCACAGGCGGAACGTCATCAGTAGAGTCAGTCATTAGACCACCGCTCTGAAGAGTTACCGTGTGGGTAGTCACCACCGGAGGATCAGGCGGAGCCGAGGGCTTAGAGGTCGTATACACCGCCGTGTTGGTAGACGCATTCCAAGACGCACGACTTACCCAAGTTCCGGGTTCGCTTTCATTCGCGAGCAGTCTACGGTATAGATAGTCGGACAAAGCTAGTGCATTGTTATCCGCAGCAGTCGGTGGATCCGATATTACTGGGGGATTTGGATCTAAATTCAATTCAGCAGCACCGGCCTGGACACCAAGTTGGTCCATAGGAATAGCGCCCACGTCTTCGGCAGTCAGAGTGATAAATTGATCACTCTTGCCGTTGACTGCCTGAATCTGAGTGCTGACCAATCCGCCAACCACGTTAAGACCGTCACCAACTTGCATGACACCGAGCTGCGTCTTAGAGGCTACCTGTATAGTGGAAGCACCTACAGCGGACCACGTGGACCAGGAAGCTCCGGTCAAACGACGCTCTGCCATGTACCCGTGCTGCATCCAACGTTGCATAACATCACCACCACTACCGAGGGCAGTCAGCGGGATAACTTCCAAAGTTGCACTGAGGCGAGTACCGGATGGCAGATTAGGACCATTTCCGACAGAAATCGCAATGGCATCTGTCGCAGCAAAATACAGACCGGCTGTCGTCAGGGTATTTAGATCTGTACCATTGGCAATAGCAGTAGGATCAATAAGACCAACAATCGTAACGTCACCAGATTGACCGTTGACTGAAGTCACCGGAGTAAATCCAAGACCCATAGTACCATCAGCAGCAACCGTAATCGTGGCGCTGGCTTTGACTCCACCCAGAGTAGTCAAGGAAGCTACAGGTAGAGTATATCCGGTAGCGATAGTGACATTACCAGAGCCGTCAGGCGATACACCGTTAACGCTACGAACCGTTCCCGGGATGTCCGCAGCAGTCAGTACAACGTCCCCCTGGAAAGTATTGACAGAAAACACAACTCCGTCAGGAATAGTGTCACGGTCAACCGAGATTATACCGGCCGGAGTAACGTCAATACCTGCGCCTATCTGCACTAGACCTAGAGACGTGGTAGTCGCAGGAGGTACAGAAACATTGGTCGTCGTAAATGGATCACGATTGTAATAGAAGAACGTGCTTCCAACAACTGGAACAATCGCCAGAGGCGTGGCGAAGTTGATCGTAGCAGTACTTCCGCTAGGAACAATCGACAAAACATTGCGGCAGATGCTATACAGGTTGCCGGAATTGAACTGGATGATTCGCTGACCCAGATAAGTGGGGGCCATGCTAGGGTCGTAACTGCCTAGGGCGATATCGACCGAAGTATTAGTTGCCGAGACCACAGTCAGAGGCAGTGCGGCAGTAGTCGAATAGGCGTAGGCGTCGAAATTCCACAGACCTTGGCGGTCCGTGTAAGCCTGGAAAGACGTCTGAGTAGCCTCAGCAGACTGAACAATGTAAACGTTAGGGACCGCGTTGGCAGAGGACGGCAGGTAGTCGATACTCTGGATCGTAGCAATACGGAAGTTATTGTTCGTGTTCGCCAGATCCAGCCACATTTCGTAGTTGGTTCCGACCATGTTCAGGTACACATCCAAACGAATGGAGTTACCTGTCAACAGACTGGTCTGCTTGATTTTGGCAATGAGTGCGTCACCCGTACCAAGAGCAAACAAGTCGCCATTCTGCATGAAGAGGCCAAATTCACCCCAATCGAAGTCGCCGACACTGTAGTCTAGATATGCAGAGTACTGAACCGTATTGCCGTTAACCGCAACAGGGTCGGATGGGGCAACCTCAAACAGTTCCGTTCCGTGGATGTTAGTGTCAGTTAGTGCTGGTATATAGCCGAATGCTGAACCAAACTTACATGCGGTCAGCTGGACAGGAGCCCCACCACCAGCGGTCAGTGCGGCTACGCCTAAATTGGTAATTTGGACTTGCATCTAAGACTCCTGTCCTAATTAGTGTTACCCGCCCCAGATCATAGTAACCAGAGGGTCAGTAGTTGCCCATTTAGTAGAAGGTGGACGGCGACGGAATGGGTCGTACCCGTTCATACGTCCAAATTCCTTCAAGCCATACGAGCTGTGAGGGCCGCGCTCTAGGCGATTGGAATCAGACTGGCGCACCGTCAAGTCACAACTAACAACAGTCGTGGCCCAATCTGGAGCGCGTAGGCGTCGTCCCATAGTGCTGTATGTGCGCCAGATTTTAGCTTGCTCGTCATTAGAGGCAATCTGCAAATCTAGCGAAGCTATGAGTCGGTGGGCTTCTGGACCAGCCCGCACCAGCATAGCGTTACCCGGCCAGCGGGTAACGGCTTTGTTTAGAGCGATGAGGTCCTTCGCCAATTGGGCTTCTACTTGTGGGGTGTAATCATCCCATAGAAAACCAATGACGCAGTATTCAGTAGCATCCATTGAAAACCTCTTTAGAAAAAGCCACGGCCCTTCTTACGCGGATCCTTGAGAGCAGAAGCTCCAGGGATTACATCCGTGCCCCTAACTTGTAGGTTACGGCGACGAACGGATTCGCGGTAGTTAGGATCTTGCATGGCACGGTTGGCTTTTAGGATCTGATCGTTACTACGCTTGCGAGCCTTGACCTGATCCGTAACGTGGTGACGTCCGGAACCACTCTTATTCGGAACCCAGATAAGACCTTCAGCCTCGTCAAAGTCTCTAGTAAGTAGGTTACGGCGACGGGAGCCGCCCGCAGTTAACGACAAGAACGGCAGTCGGGTGCGGCGAGTCATGGATTCCACACTTTCCTGATCTTGACTGTCGTACCGGAATGGCTTCAGGTTAGCGTCACTCGGAGGGGTGCCTTCGGTATTCCAGCCCCCGCCGTTTCCATGACCCAATTCAGATTCGTAGCCAGTGTCCTTACCAGTGGCCTCCGCCAGACGGCGACGCAGTTTTGTGTCTTCCCGTAGATCACGAATGAGGGATTCTAGGTCAATGCCCGCAGCCGCAGCCCAAGCCTTGATTGGAATCGGCACGTTGCGTTGATCTAGCTGGTCTAGCATGTCCATCATACCTTCCTCGCGGTTGGTCTGGAGCTGCTTGTCCCAATGCACTTCAGGAATCTTCAGGTTGGCACGGGCATTAGCGTTGAACAAGAAATCAATCACGCTGTCGTTAGCGCGAATACCATTCGGATTCTTGTACATGCCATTGACCACTGCCACAAGAGGGAATATCTTCCGATAAAACACTTGATCCGTAAGCATGCGACGGTACGCATTTTGGGTCTCGAGAAAACTCGAATACGCAGACTCGGCTGACGCATAGCTGGCATCCCCCGACAAGAACGATTCGCTAATACCAAGGGCTCTCAGCTTATACGAAGTGAGCTGTTCCACAACCTCCATCCAGGTCCAGAAGTCACCACCGGGGCGGATATCAGTGGCCTGAACAGCATTACGAGTAGTAATCCAGCCACCCAGCGGGTCAAACTCTGCAGCCTGGAACTGAGCAACCAGTTGAGCAAGCTCTGCCGTGTTAGGAACCCAATTCTCGTCGCCTGCCGTGATGTGAGTCATAGCACGTTGGCGGCGATGTGCTTCAGTGAGAGTACCACGATACATGGTCTTCTCAATGAGATACATAGGCAAGCAACGATGCAGATAACTCACATAAGAGCGGTCTGACAAAGTCTTGCGAGCCACAAACAGAGTGGCAACGGGATCCAGAGTGAATCGACCGTCCTCCAGCAAGCTCAGAAAAGCGGGCGGTAGACTCTCCAAATAACGCTGATAGTATTTACTGTCACTCGTGAAAAAGTCAGACATAGACGTATTCACGTTAACTGCAATCTCAGGGTCAACGTTATGAAATGGACTACGCTTGACCGTGCAATTAAGCGCATCATGGATCATAACGTCCATGAACTGGCGAGTGCGCGCATCGAAAATCAGGGAGCCGCAGAAGTAACCGTCTACTAGATACGAATTACTAATTTCTGGCATCAAACGTTCAATATCCAGCCGCTCGACCGCTTCACGAAATGGCTTAAGCTCATGCTCGTCGAGGCCGCGCAACTGGAATGAAGAGAATGGAAAACTAGACTGTATGTCAACCGCGGAACCGGCAGTGTGGTCCAGCAAGTACATATCCCGGTAGAACAGAGCCAGCGAACTAGCATCCGTAACCATGGGGTCTGCGCCTGCCAGAATACCCGTCAGGTAATACTGGTACTCAGCAGGCCATGCTGTGTTCACGCTCAGGTTGACGGAACCGGCCATACCCGTGGCAATCGCACCCTCAACGCGAGTACCCTTGCCACTGCGCATAACCGAAGCTACAGCGTGGTCATTGTTGCGAACGAAGTCGTGAGCTACAGGTCGTGTATTGATATCTGTCGGGCGTGCTAGTTGGAGCTGTCCCCCGGCGACACCCAAAATCTTATTAGAGCTAAACATAACGAATCACCTTTGGAGGAATTTGCGGCACTGCTCACGAACTTCTTTGAGCTTCGCTTGCAGTTGCTGACCAAATCGCACTTGACACTCATGGAAGAGCTTATCGTACTCCTTGGTCTGAACGTCCGTAACATTAGGGTCTCGGCGCAGACTTTGAGCAATAAGGTCAAACTCCTGCATCATAGCCATACCAATGTCTAGAAATACTGGCAGGATAAAGCGCTCAACAAGCAACTCACCCTGACGACCTCGATCCTGGCTTTGCTGGATATCGGTCATGAGCTCGCGCACACTACTCACCATGGAGTTGTAGGCGTAAGCGCCTTTCTGGCCTTTCGATTTACGAATGACCATTTCCATGTAAGGCAGCGTGTCAACTACGGATTGCAACATTCGCTTGTAGATAAGCGTCGTAGCTGCATCAGTATGACCGCTCTCGATAAGTTGGTGAATCTCTTCGGCGGACCGACCGATAATCGTGCGCTGACCACGAACTCCGAGTTTTGAGATCGGAGCGTTCTCGGGGCGTACAACCAAATCCGTACCCGGATCGTCAATTAGGTCGTCTGCTTCGTTCATAAGATCGCGGGTCTTGCTAGATACCGCCAATTCGGAAGCCTTCAAACCCTCTCTGGCAGCCTGACGCTCCCGGCGTTCACGCGCCCTGCGTTGCTGCACAGTCTCTTCGGCGTTGATCCGAGGCCGACCACGGCCTCTGGGAGCTGCTAACAGTGGATTGTCATCTGTGTCTTCGACTTCAACCTCTTCTGCTTCGATAATATCAACAGCCGGGGTTTTCTTAACTTTACGGGCAGGCTTCTCGTCCGGGTAGTCCGGCTCGTCATAATCTTCAACCACATCCTTAATATTTTTCAAATCTTCGACTTTCTTAAGGAGGCGGTCCGCCACTTTCTTATTCTGGGAAGGGGTTTTCTTTAAGAGCATAGGGGATCCTTAGATAGGAATGTCCCCACCTGGAGCCTGCGGTTGTGGCTGCGTATTAGGTAGAGGCAATGCGATTCGATCGTTGAGGCACACTTGTACCGGATGTCCGTTGGCTACGAAGCCGGAGGTCATAGGTTTCTGGCATACCGGGCAGTACCCCATCCCGACAATGTCCTCGGACATATTTACTCGGGCGTTAACCTCTGTGGAACCAGGGGTAGGAGCAGCAGTCACCGCCGTAGGCTTGGTTCCAGCTTCGCGCCACGCTTTAGGTAGATATTGGCTCATGCTAGTCTCTCTTTGCTTTTCTGGTACTGAGCTTTACTAAAGAAGTGCGCTCAACGCTTTCCAGAACGGATTTTGGGGTATGTGGGAATGGGCGTAGACCTTGCTCCAGAGCCCACAACCCGATGAGGGTTGCGTCCAACTGGTGAGGCTGCGCACCACAGACCTTATACAGATATTTAAGGTCTACTGAGTGTGCTTTTTGGAAACGATTCTTCCAAGTGGCAGCGGTTATTAACCGAATCGACCGATCTGAGAAGTGACCTAGGATAATCCCAAGCATCAGATTGACAGACTCTACCAAACTCCCTTTAAGACCCCGGCTCTGAAACCGCTCTGCGACAATCGCATTTGGGTCAAAGCGCGAAACCCATTGACCAAGCTCCTCAATAAACGCATCCCGCTGGGGCTCAAGAACTTCTCGCGTCAACCCATGAATTGGATTCGTCATCACGGCGTTGGCAAGGACGGCCGCTCTTCCGGTGCGGAGGTCTATCTGCGTGGCTGCGATTCCCATATTGCGGGAGCCGGGGTCTAGGGAGATCACTGTTGCAACGGAGGAGCGCTTCCGGAATTCAGGCAGCCGGTACGCCATCCTAAAGTCTGGGAGGGTGTCCATAATGGGGGTCCAACTTGTAATAGGTACAGACTTAAATTGTGGAATTGAGCTCCAGTTTTATCGTGAGATAGGGTCGAACAGACCGGCCAGTCCCGATCGTCGTGTCACGATCTAGATCCTATCTTGTTCCTGACACGAGGAGAAATTCATGAACGATTTTTACGTCTATGCGCTTCTAGACCCGCGCGAAGTAAGTCTATGGGTCTACGGAAACGGAAAGCTCTGTTTTGCCTACAAACCGTTCTATATAGGAAAGGGTAGAGGCAGACGATGTTACGAGCATGTTAGAGAAGCTCTTAGACGTAAGGGCCGTGTGAATCGCCGCCAGGGTCTAATCAGATCTTTAGTGAGCCAGGGTTACGAGCCTAAGATTGTTAAGCTTCACACTAGGTGTTCTGAGAAAAGAGCGTATGAGTTGGAAGCGAAGTACATACGCATCATAGGTCGCTTTGTAGAGGGAGGTCCATTAACCAACCATTCTACAGGCGGTGGAGTTGATAGCGGCTGGAAACACACGGAACAATGGAAGCTAGAACAGTCCAAACGCAAGCGTGGACGTCCACTAGGTGCAGAATTTGGTAGAAAAATCTCTATGGCTAAGAAAGGTATGGAGTTTACAGACTGCCACAAGAAAGCTCTGGTATTGGCTAAGAAAGGGCACATGACAGATGTAGAGTACGAAGAATACGTGAAGCAGCGTGATCATCGCCGCTCTAAGGAAGAAGTGGCCGAGATTAAGTCCACTAACGGGCAACGTATATGGGCAAAGCGTTCTGTGGAAGAACGGAATACCCGCGTTAGCGCATTGCACGCTGCTCGAGACCGCCCAGAGGTCAGAGCTAAAATCCGAGCTTCTATACAGAAGCGTAACGCAGAAGTACCGCAGGTCCAATGTCCTCACTGCCAGAAAGTTGGTCAGGAGTACGCCATGAAGCGGTGGCACTTCGATAATTGCAGGAGAATCTGAATGCCTCCATTTCGAGAATCATCTAATAATCGCATATTGCCTGCCAATGCGCGGGCAGCAGACGTTGCGACCAAGGCAATCGAAGAGATCTCTCACGTTCAACAGCAGAGATATCTCGCGGCGTTCTCCCCTCAAGGATATCAGTGCGTGCTCTACTCACGCATGGAAGGTGGTGGAGCTAAATGCAGTTGCCAAAACCATCGTCGAATCATTAACTCCGTGCTTGGCAAAGATGGAAAAGCCAGTCCCGGTATAATCAATGAATTGCTGACAGGGCGCAACTTCCAAAACAACCGTTACGGTTCAGTAGTGTGGTCAGAGAATGGATTCGACAGCCCAAACTATCCAGCCGCTGACAATTCAGCTATAGAGTCGAATTCTAGTCTATGGGTTGGCCAAGACTCTTCCACGGTGACAAGCCCCGCTAACCCAGGTAACAAGCATCTGGGCGTGTTTGACGTTGTTACTGAGGGTGGTGAATACCCAACCGAGCGCATAGCGAACGGAGACTCATTCGGAGACAACGGGGCAGTACGCTCGAAAGATATGGACGCCCTTGTGCAAGATTGGGACACTGGAGTTTACCGGGGTAATGACCCCGGGTGCTCAGTATGTTTCGGCACGGGCTTTATAGGGGGCTTTACCCCGCTGTATGGCTGGCGCAAAGTAGTGGCTCCCTATGAGGTCAACCTGATCGACGGGGAAATTAACACTCTGGAGTTACCGTTCTCCACCAAAAACAACACTCGGTTTGAAGTAGTTCTGGCGTTCCCACGTGGAGCACACTCTCTGGATACAGCTACTCTGTGGAAAGGTGACGTCAAGGTTCCGTATATCATGACCATTGACACCGTTCGAGTCACGGATGCCAATGTAATGAGCTTCTGCGATGGGAAACCCAAGGTTCTGGAAATCCAACTTATCAACGGGTCTGAGTGGACACACTTCGAGATTCAGTTCAATCTAGGGGCTTTCCAGCAGAGTGCGCGATTTGAGTTCCCAAAGCAACCTAAATCCTCAGACGGTAATAAGCTGGAACGCACACTGCCGTTCCAAATCATCCTAGACCCAGGCGTTCCCCAGGAAGTAAAGGTGGGGGATGTTATTACAGAGTCGGTGAATGGTAAGACTTTGGTGGTCGGTGCAGTGACCCCATGGAACACTCGAAATCGCCGCCTCCTAGGGCAAGAAATCACCGTCAGGCCAGTACAGCCCATGGAGTATTTTAATCTGTTGCCACGTAGAGGCCGCGTCCCGACTAAGGACCGTACGACAGATTATCTCATGGATAATGTCACCGGACCAAGACGAACCTAAAGGATTCAATCATGAACTTTACTGACAGAATTATGGCGAATCACGGTTTGGCCCCGCAGCCTCCGTCTGCGCCTAACAAAGCCCCTACCCAGCAGCAAGTCGCGGAAGCCCCGGAAGATGAAGATAAGTCCGGAGGTCCTGAATGGGTTGCGGTCAAGCCGTATGAATACGATTCGGATGCGAAGCGTATGTGCATCTTGATCAACCCCAAAGACCCGTTCGCCTCGTCGACATCCAATCTGGTATTTGCGGAGTTTACGGGTAGTACTCTGGATTTCGGTATCAAATGGTTTATTGGTGGGCAAGACGATACGTTGAACATCAAGTTCGCTGATGGTCTGGACATTGACCAAGTCAACTACTTCTACAAGAAACATGAAGTGCCTGTGGATATCACGATCCGTGAGATATGTTATCTACTAACAGGTATCGAAGACGGCATCAAGCAAGGTCCAGGCGGTGCGCCGGAGGAGAATCCCCAAGCTCCGATTGAGCAAGATCGTATGGGTAGCCGCCCCGGCCCAGGTCCTGAATTGGATGCCAAGCCGGGTCCAGGCCCAGGTTCGGGTCCAGCTCCTGGCCCCACTACGTCAAACCCAGCCCAGATGATGGGTCTTGGTATGGACCCCAACAGAATAGGACAACGCAAGGTATGAACTTCGCATCTAGACTACTAGGTGAGATACAAGAAGTTGATGCTTTAACGTTTGAACAGTTCAGCAAATGGGATCGGGCAAAGCAAGAGCAATACCTGCGCGATCACCCCGATTCCGACTTTGCTAAACCTGAGTCCGAGCGCCGCAAGAACAAAGTCCATGAGATGGACGATGACAACGGCCGAGCGCCCCGCGACGAAAGTGAAGTGTACCCGGTTCCGCAAGCCCCGACTACGTATATGGTGCTGAGTAAAGCTCTTGGTCAGCTGGATAAGAAAACTACCCAGATGATTCAGCAGATTCTAGATGCTCAGTACGATAAGGAGTTGATTGGCATCGCAGAGAATAATCTGAGGTCGCTTACTAGAGCACAGCTTCAATACGTCATCTCAACATTGAGCCAGGGACTTCCTGCTCCTAAGGAGTTGGAGCCTGAAACACAAACGCTCCTTAACTCTCTGAAAGAGCAGTTCTGGGTGAAACAAACCTAAGAGGAACTAACATGAATTTCGCAACTCGCGTACTGGCGTCCGAAGTCGAGGTTGACGCCCTAACGTACGACCAGTTCCGCAAATGGGACTATGAAAAGCAGGTGGACTACCTGAATCGACACCCGGAATCAGATTTCCGTCTTCCAGAAGATTCTGAAAAGAAGAAGGAAGATACAGGCGAGGCTCCGACATCAGGACAGCCCGGCGAGCAGGCTCCGGAGCCGGGTGCAGATCAACCTAGCCCGGGTCCGGAAGAGAAAGAAGACAAACCGGGTCCTGCTACTCCGAAGGGTGATGCTGGGTCTATTGGAACCCCGCGTTCCGGAGGTAGTGATGGCGCGCCCATGGATATTACCGATGACGTTCCGGATCCCTTGGAAGAACTGCTTCAGCGAGGGATCACGGTCACAAATAAAACGACTGGTGAGCGCGCTGTACGTATGGATTACGACCAAAGTCGTGATCTTATCGACGATTATCTAAATCGTGGATGGGCTCTAAAGTACGATCTGGCAACTGGATCTCAACTGCAAAAGGGCAATCGCCAAGTGACGCTGAAGACCGAGCCTTCGGGTAAGAGTCTGGTGCGCGTCTCTCAAGCGGATGCGGATGCTGAATAAGGGGTTGACATGGCCCGCACATTAGTCTTTTATAAAGAAACACAGTCTGACCGGACCATTGATGTGGGTCTGAATCAGTTTCTAGCTGCGGGAGAAATCTTAACCAGCGCAGTCGTGCAGACTACCAGCCCGACGACCACTCCACCTCTAACTATCGTGACTCAGACACCGCCGTCTAATCCGGCTGCGGTGTATACGCTTCAGGGCGGCCAGCACGGTACGAGTTACGGGGTGGAGATTCTAGTCACCACCTCGGCCAAAACGTTCATCGTCCTGTTGGCAATCAATGTACAAGATGCTTCCAGCGAAATCTACCCGTATACAACTCAGAATCCTGACGCGTTCAGGGATCTAGTCGGAGAGATCCAAGCAGGGGAAGCAGCTATCGGTACTGGAATCTTCGCGTTTGGTCCAGAGGTAAATCCTACAGGCGGATACGTAACGTGGGAGTTGCTGGCTGAGAATGGAACTATCTATTCAGCCGGAAATGCGTTCTCATACACGGTCCAGAGCACCGGATTCTCGAATACGGTTATAGCCAAGGCAGTAATCAACGTTCCATCTGATATCCCTCCGACACTCGAAGGGCAGAAGTATCAGATCCGTTGGGCGTTGCAGCTCGACGACGCGTCAATGCAACCGGTCTACTACACGGCAGAGCAAATTACGGTTGTAGGTTTGAATACGACCCCGCTAGGAACTCAGCCAATCGTAGAACTTCAAGGCATGGTTGCTCAAGCAACTCTAGTCACTGATCAACTTTACGACACAGTAACGTTCCAGGTCTATTACGATAACACGCCGTTCTCTAACCCTATTCCAATAACAGGGCCAAACGTAGCAGGCTCTTTTGCACCTGTCAAGGTGGCGAACGGGTGGCTGTATATGGCGTCCATTGACACATCGACCATGTTTCCGGATGCGGTGCGCCCATTCACTATGATTTGGCGGTACTCGCAAGCTCAATTCCCTTCAATGGTGTACAGCGAGCAAGCGGATTTCTGGGTTATCAATCCGACGATCTCCCAAGCTGTATCAGACGTGAAGGCCATGGTAAACAAGGCGCGCACCACTCTGTACGGAACTCCTGACCTACTGTTCCCCGCTGCAACAATCCTAACGTGGCTGCGTCGCGGTATGGATATGTTTAACGGATTCAAAGGATACTTCACAAACTTCTCAATGCTCAATGCACGCGGATCCATCCGTGAGTATTGGCTTCTGTGTACAGAGCTCATGGCATTGCGTTCGCAGTATCTAGCCGAAGGCGAAAAGGCTTTCGACTTCCAAGGTCAGGCCATTAGCCTGAACGTCGACCGCACAGCTTATCTGGACGCGGCGGCTAACCAAATTCAGCAACGTCTGGCCGACGAGTTGCCGAATTTTAAAACACAGCTCATCAACAAAGGGAACACCTCTGGCGATGGTTCTGTTGATCCCAATCAACTCCAACGCGGGGCTATGGGTTCCGTCGGTATCTCCATAACACCAGCGACATGGAGTGGTCGTTATCCGTACTACCCAGGATCTGGTATTCTCTAGGAAAATGAAATGATCAATTACACTGAATTGAAAGCTGATATGACTGCCAAGGGATACACGGTATCTGCTGGCGCTGTCTGGACTCCTGCTGATCAAGAGCAGTATCTCCAATATATCTACTTCCACTACAACAATCTGCCCCCAGTTCCGGGCTTTTACGGCCTCCAGTACACGGATCTCCTGCTTGAGGTAGATCCGGCGTTCCCCGGCGCAGGTGGAACCCCCGCTCGCGAGCTGCAAAGCATCGCGATCACGGGTACGGCGACGGCGGCTGTGGGTGGAACGTCACAACTGACGGCAACGGGTACGTACAACGTGGCTCCTCTAACCGAGGACATCACAGCGTCGGCTACGTGGACTTCAGGCACTCCGGCAAACGCTACAGTCGCAGCCGGGTTGGTGACGGGTGTGGCAGAGGGCACTTCTGCCATTACGGCTTCTGTTGGAGACGTAGAAAGTGCCCCGACGACGTTTACCGTGACGGCAGCTCGGGTCGTGACTTCGGTTACGGTGGCAGGTCCGGTGACGGTCGCTGAAGGCGCAACTATCAATCTGACAGCTACGGCTAATTACAACGTCGCACCGCTCACTGAGGATGTGACAGCTACGGCAACCTGGGTTTCAGCTACCCCAGCAGACGCTACGGTTAGCGCCGGTACTGTGACGGGCGTAGCAGCAGGCTCGTCAGATATCACAGCCGCCTTCGGCGGTCAGACGAGCGCTGCTCACACTGTAACGGTCACGGCACCGTAATCAAAAGGGGGCTTCGGCCCCCTCCCCCTTCTTAAGGAACTACCATGGAAAAACTCAAAGAACTTAAAGCTGCTCTTCTAGCATGGATTGCAGAAAATCCTGGCAAAAATGGCATGATCGCAGGCTTCGTGGCTGGGATCTTAGTAGGCGCAATCTTACTGTAAGGTGAACCATGTACGCTCGACGCCCTAGTATTCGCAAATCTAAAGGTGGTGTGTCTCGTATTCGCCGCGATTCGTATGCGACTAACAGTGGGTTCACTGAGAAAAACTCTTGGTGGTCGTTGCGCAAATCGGCTATGGAACGTTCCGAAGGTATGTGTGATGAACCTGGATGTCGAAGCGTAGCTAAAGAGGTCCACCACATTGTGCCTCTATCCAGAGGGGGCCGTAACATACTGAGCAATCTAATGTGCTTGTGTAAGTCGTGTCACGACAAGCGCCACAATCATCTGTATAGAGGCCGATAGCATGAAAACAAATTTCAGCACCCGAATATTGTCAAACACTGATCCGCTGGATACGGTTACGATGGATGTTCCGTTTTTAATGAGAGTCCTAGAGCTGTGTCGGGAAAGTTTAAAGACGGACGTGCAACTGCACGATCTAGTGACTGCAATACTTAAGTGCTCCAAAGAATCCCCGGTACTCAACATGGCTCACTACGAACATATAGTGAAAAATCTAGACAGCCTAGAACGGCAAGAAGGGCAGCCAGAAACTCCGTCTGAAGAGTACTGAAAATACAATTTAATCTCACAGAACAGGAGCCTGACATGGAATTGCAAGCTAATCCGGAGAATGCCCTGGAGACACTGATCGTAAATTTCTTCAACATCAACCCACACCCGGCAGATGCGCAAATTCATGCACTTGCTGGAGCCGTCGGTGTAGATAAAGAGACCCTTGAGGCGGTCATTTACAAGATGTTCGGAGAGCAGACCAATCAGATGCAACCGTCAGTCGGCGACACGTATGCGGCCACTATGACGGAGCGTATTCTCCAAGACGATATCTGCCCCATCGAGGCACCGACAAACCGAGTGTCTACCAATGACGGCTGGAATTCGTCAGAGAAGGACACGATGATCAAGACGATTACGTATTCGGACGGAGCTCCAGTAACGAAACCTGTGGAGTAACGGACATGGCAAAGGACATCAATCTTAGTGCCCTTGGAGTACCGATCGCTGAGCAAAACGATGTCCCCGATATCTATTCGTTGCCTTTGGAATTCAATCCAGCTACGGATAAAATCTGGCGACAAGCTGTCTCGTCCGTCAAGGTCAAGAATCCGAAGAAGGCTTGGCAAGATACGATTGCCAAGTTTCTTGACTTGTGTTCCAAAGCCAATGTATTTCCGTTCAAAGGTCACAAGACCAACAACGATAAGATTTACGGTCGGTTAGTGGAAGCCCGTCGGGCACTCGTTAAGTTCATGGATCGTCACGATCTATACACCGCACTGCGCCCGCGTTCCGTTACCCAGCAAGTTAGCATGCTCGCGCAAGGCTTCGTTATCAAAGCCGAAGCTCGGGCAGATCAGCTTAAGAAAGATCCAGACATTCTAAACGTCAACGGAGTGTTCGATTCCATGGGGCTAAGAAAAAGCGCCGTTGGAAATCCGTCTATCTGGGAGCGTGAAATCGATTCGGGTGTACGTTTCTTCATAGCGAATGAAGGAGCTCGTATGTCCAACCGCTGGACGTTTGGGTACGAAATCGCTGTCCCATGGTTCCCAGAAATTCCGGGCAAGTACATAGCATCGGATACGGAACTCGAAGACTTCATTGCCAATATAATCTATAAACCCATCGTGCGGGCAATACGACCTGTCGGGGTTATGCACCGTCTACTCTAGGAGAGCCCATGAAGGTAGAGGCAAGAGTCATCTATCCGGTGATACGTTCTCTTAACAGCGGTCTGTACGTATGGGCGTCCCTGGTTGAAGAATCAATTCTGGAAATCAGTAAGTTGAAATGCTCGGTGGTTAAGCCCGAACTATTCGAGTGGGAATATTCCACTGAGCTACATGCAACTATCGTATATCATCCAGGAGAACTTCCAGCTCATCCAGCGATCCCGCCAGATCAAAACATGGTCGGGGTCGTGCAGAACGTTCTAGGATGGAACGATCACAAAGGCAAGCAAATCGTTGTCGCACAGCTCTACTCACCAGACCTAGTACGTATTCATAATGAATTTCGTGCTCAAGGTTTCGTACATTCATTCCCAGAATATGTTCCTCATATTACCCTAGGGAAGTTTGTGGAACCCGTCAGTCTGTTTGAGTTCCGGATCTTCGTACAACGACTCAATGACATTCTGTACAGATATCCTATACGAATTAACTTCCAGCCTAAGTTATTCGGGGATTCCCTATGCTAAGGAGAACTAGATGGCTAAATTCATAGGGAACCACGGCCCATATTACCGTCGGGGGCAAACTCCGGCAGGCGTGGGGGTTGCTAACATTGGTCCGATTATCGGCTCATGGGGACAAGTTGCTGGCAAGTCAGGCGAGATCGTTCCCGTTACCGTAGATCAAGTAATCTACGACCAAGTTCGCATTGGAATTTTTGTACAAGCTTCAGCGGCTGTCACTATTCGGTATTCTCTTGACAATATCGCACTTGCAGGTTCCAATGATCCGGATGTTCGAGATAATGCTCAGTGGACAGCTAATCAGTCATTGACTGCGGGCGATATTGTTCAGGTCGATCCGATTATCTTTACCGTAGCGGAAATCACCTTCGGTGCTGACGCCATCGTAACCTTCTACGCGAGATAACCATGTCCATTAAGATCAGAGCAGCGACTGAAAAGCCGCTCTTCTCGGTGGATATGGATTCTCCAGAAGGGCGCGAAGGTATCCGGGAAGCATCAGGTGCATACGCCTTGGATTACACAACGTGGCTACCCAAGATGGCGGAGACTTACATACTAAGTCCTCGTATCGAAGACTATGCTATCGTGTGTGCTCCTATTTGTCCAGCAGACTTACCTAACCGCAATGGCATCGGGTTCCCATTGGCAGAACTAACCAAGTTCCGCCCGGCTCCAATGAACCGTATCGTGTACAAGGCGTGGGCCGGGTGTCCGATCCATCTTGAACACGATAACGAAGATTACACGAAGGCGCATGGGGTAGTTTTAGACTCTAGCCTCAGCCCGGTGTCTAGGTATGGCGATGGAAAGATCTTTAAGGTTATGGGACTCTACGCTATTGAAAAGCTAAAGTACCCGGATATTGCACAAGAAGTCATCAGCGGAAAAATTGACACCTATTCCATGGGTGCAATGGCGGATTCCTTCCGGTGCAGTTATTGTGACACGGCAATCACTCAATTCAGCCACTGTCACCACATTGACCCAAGATCTGGTGTCGACTTCACCCCCGTAATGGACTGGAATGGACAGAAGCATCTAGCGTTTCGCAATGCGTATGACCTAACTCCTTTTGAACTTAGTATTGTGCGAGATCCGGCATGGACCACTGCGCAATCTGGGTACGTTCTTGAATCAATTCAGGAACCATCTGGACAGTTCGCAGAGAGAGCTCCACCCACTCGAGTACGGCAATTCACTGACCGTTCATGGTACTAAAGCATCCGGCGATCCACAATTTAATTCCTGTATCAAGTTAGGGCGCGGATCGCCCCAACACATTTTCGGAGATACACAATGGCAATCCGTCCCCAGGTCCTCGCAGGTAGCAAAGTTACCGCTGCGGACAAATCAATCTATACGCACACCAACAACGTGCAGGATCCGAAGCCGATGACCGGTGACCTGGATCTGAAAAACAATCAACAAGATACGCAAGACTTGATGGTTGATCCGGATCACACTCCGGGCACGAACGATAACGAGTGCATCTACACCCACGACAATAACGACAAAGACGTTAAAGCCGAAAAGGGTTCTAGTGCAGCTCGCAACGACAAGAATCCGGGTAAAGTCAAGGCTAATGCTGATGACGGCCCTGGTCCTGGCGCTACGACCGACGGTGGTGGCGAATCCCCGGCCCAGAAAATGGTTCCGGATGATACTATCAACATCAGCACGATCCCCAACGACGTTAATCCGCTTGATGGATATCCGCTGAAAGACAACTGCGCTCCCGGCGTCTTAGCAGAACCCGGTGCCAAAGTGGAAGGCGAAACCGATCTGGAAAACAACCAACAAGGTGAGCAGAAGCTAGATGTAGAAGCTAACGCTCTGACGGTTGCAAACCAGGGTGGACCCGGTGCTACGACCAATCAAGGCGCAGGCACCCCGCAAAACATGGCCCCGCTGATTGCTGACGATGAAGCCGGAGAAGAGGAAGAGTGGGAAGAAACCACTAATCCTATGGAAACGCCTCCGGCTGGCCCTGAGGGTGAACCGGGTCTGGCTCCGGCGGCCCCTGCTGTTCCAGCTCCGGCCGCTGTGCCTCCTGTGGCTGCCCCTGCTCCGGCTGTGGCCCCGGCTGTTGCTCCTCTGCCGACGCCCCCTGTTGCACCTATCGTTGCCCCTGCTCCGGTCCCCGGTCCTGCAGATGCTCCGCTGCCCATGAATCTGGGTGTGGGTGAGGGCGATGCGTTTGAAGGTGAAGACGTTATGTCGATCCTGGACGCTGACGGTATCGACGACGGTGACTGCGGTGGTATGGCATTCGCTGAAGTGCAAGCTGGAACTATTGCGGTTCTCAAGGATCTGCGCATTATCGCTTCCATGAGCGCTGAGCAAGCAGTTAAAGCAGGCGCAGGCGAACACTATATGTCGGATCAATTCTTCGAAGTGGCTACGGCTGAGTGCCAACGCTATGGACTGCGTGCTGGTCTAGAATCGATGGGATACGTTCTGTCCGAAGTGAATATCGGTCGCAACGATATCATCGAAGCTCGCGTACACGCTCACGTTGAAAAACGTACCGAAGAAGTTCGTGCTCAGTTTGCAGATAAGGACACTTCGTTTGGTCACTGCCTTGCGATTGCTTCGGTTGGTATCAACCGCAACTTCTGGCAAGACGTCCCCAACGAACTGCGTGCTGCTCTGGAAAACCAACTGACTGCGGCAGGTCTGCGAAATGCAGGTAAGGTTGTTCGTGAAGTATTTGCTCAGTACGGCACTTCTTACGCTAAGGCTATCGTGGCTATGGCTAACAAGCTGTCGCAAATGAGCGAACAAACCCGCAACGAATTGGCTGCGGCTCTGGACATGGTGAATGCGAGCGGTAAGTTCGAAGACGTCATGGACGACAGCTCGTCAGAGGTTCATGCGTCGGTGCAATCGGATGAAGATGAGTACGATACTCCTACATCTGTGATGGCTGCTCTATCGTTTGCTGGTCGTCCTGCTCGGGAACGCGGTGTTCTGCTGACCCCGAAGCAAACCGGGTATTCGGTTACTGCGGCTGCGGTTCTAAATAGCGATGAGCTTCTGTTCAACCGCTAAAACCTCCATTTTTATCGCGTAACATAATGGTAGGGGAGGAGTTCCAATCCTACCTTCCCCTACTCCATAGGAGATTTTCTCATGGCTATCTATCTGCCGCTTTCTAAATTCCGCGACAGCTCAGAAGCAGTCACTGCTCCTGGCGCTGTAATTCAGGCCGAGGGCATGGCTATGGTTCGCAAGACCAGTGCTCAAGCTCAGGGCGTTCTGCCTTCGACCGGTGGTACCGACGAGAAGTTCGCTGGCTTCTCCATCGCTGGTACGTCTGCTGCCCCGTTCCCCGAAATGTACACCAACAAAGTGGAAGCTCGTGTGGTTTCCTCTACCGGTAACGTCGTCCTGACGATGACCCCGGTTGCCGGTCAAGTTAGCGTGTATAACGTGACGACCAGTGCTCAGATCGCTACTCCCACCGTGACTGGTAATACTGTGTCCGGCACGGGCATGAACGCCGGTGACAACGTTATTGTGACCTACAAGTATGCTCTGACCATGATCCAGCAAGTGGCTCTGTTCGGTAACGTACAGCCCGGTGGCTACTCGGGTGCTTACATCGGCCAGATCGGTCTGGTGAAGCGTGGTTTCATCTACACGTCGGAATTCGACGCCTCTAAGAACTGGGCTGCGGCTACTGCTGTTAAGGCGGCTGCGAATGGTCAAGTTACCGACCAATCCGGTACGGGCATCGAACTCGACGCGCAGATCATCGCGGTCCCGGGCGTGGAAATTCCGTTCCTCGGTCTCGAATTCAGCGCTCCCTAATACGAGCCGCGCGACCAACTCATAGACAAAATTCAGGAGCACCTAAATGGTTAACAAAATTCAACTTCGCACTGCGAAGAAGCCGGTCGTGACCGCAGCGTCCGAATATCGTATCGGTGACTCGCAAGAGCGCGCCGTTGCATATAACGGCGAAGTCAACGCCAGCTCGCGTAAAGACCTGCTGAGCCGTGGCTTCCAGCTGATGCAAGCCGCTGCCCGTAACGAGGTGGTCGCGGATGCAGTTCTGGCTGAGCGCGTTCAGTTCACCCGTCGTAACAAAGAACTGATGACTGCTGCTTTCCAAGACATGGACGCCCACCGCGTTCTGGGTCAGAAGATGGCTGAGTCGCTGTACGTTACGGCCAACCGCCAAGGCTTCATGCGCAAGTTCCTGGCTAAGAACGAAGTGAAGCAAGGCTCGATTCCTCGCTTCCCGATTCGTACCAAGAACGTTACGGCTGTGATGTCGACGTCGGCTACCAAGATCGACACCGAAATCACGCGTGACCGCTGGCTCACTCCTCCGGAAATTCAAATCGTTACGCGTCCGTTCGTGCCGCTGAACGAAATTCAGCAATCGTCTGGCGACGTGCTGGAAGAAAAGTACGTGGAAGCAACCGAAGCCGTGATGGTTACGGAAGACCGCCTGATGTACAATCTGTGCAACCAGATGGTTGGTATCGACAACCCCCTGTCGATCATCGCTGGTCAGCTGACCCCGTTCACGCTGGCTCAAGTGATGCAACAGGTCATCGCCTGGGGCCTGAAGACCCCGTACATGCTGATGGCTACTGACCTGATGCAAGACATCATCGGTAACGCTGAGTTCTACACGGCCATCGACCCCGTTGCCCGTCACGAACTGCTGCTGACTGGTGAACTCGGTACGCTGTACGGTATGTCGCTGGTCTCGGATGCTACCCGTCACCCGGAACACAAAGTTCTGAATCGTGGTGAGTTCTTCGTGTTTGCCGACGACATCAACTTCGGTGCTTACTCTGATCGCGATGGTATCGATTCGATGCCCATCAACATCACCACGGAACAAATCCCGGGCCGTGGCTGGGTGCTGACCGAAACCCTGGCCATCGCTCTGGCGAACAGCCGCGCTGTGGCTAAGGGCATCCGCTCGTAATCAGTTGGAGGGGCTTTCGCCCCTCCATCTAGCTGAAAGGAGCTGATAATGGCTAAATACAACTACACCCTGGACCTTCTGGGTCTGGCTGTAACTGAGCAACTCAAAGGCAACTCCGTAAATGCTGCGTTCATTCTGATGGCTGCCGCGCAAGAACCTAGTGCTGAACATGCTCTACGCATGATCGAAGCTACGAATGCTAAGGCTGTCGCAGAGGCAAGCGCCGCGCATGGAGCTCAAGTCGAAGCTGCTGCAAAATCTGGAGAAGTGAAAGCTGCTCCGGTTGTTGCAGGCGTTTCTTTTGAAAAGACCGACGAGAAAGTCACCGCTGTTCTGCACAAACTCGCCGCCAAGCTGGCTCCTCAAGAGCCTGCCAAGGTTCAGGCTTCTGAGGAAGTGGATGCAAACACTCTGAAGCTCGCCAAGGCTCTGGCTAAGGCTCTGGCCGAAACCAAGTAAGTCCCGGCACCTGTGCGGTACTAACCGAGGCCCGAGCGCAAACCCTATGTGGAATAGCGCTCGGGCCTTTTTCGTTTAGGACAGGATTATGGCAGAAATCGTACGTCTACGGCCTGTAGAGGAATTAATCCTTAAAGGTCTATCTGACCGGTTTCAGCAAGTGTTCGGGTGCATTAACGTCTTCACGAATACATATGAAAAGATGCGCGTGGTTCAGCAGATGTTTGATGGGCGTCCCGTCAAGTATCCGTATGCCATCTTCATGACGAAGGCAATGTACCAGAATACGGATAGCTGGAACACTAACTACATGGCTCGCCGGGGTATGCAGGCGGTTGTCCATGACTCAAACAACGCAGCGTATACAGTGAGGCTTATGCCCACAAGTTTCGATATAGACGTCGAATTCTACACAAATCAATTCAATCTCGGTCTGGAATCCTCAGTTCTGTCGTATGCGAAGCAGTGGCTATTCGCGCGGCGCACAGGCTCCCTGAAATTCGAGACTGAATATGGTCGGCTGGTGCTGCAAACGCAAGTTGAGCTTGCTCCCAATGTACAAATCCCAACCATGGAAAACCAGGCAGAGGGTGAATCCGTGTACATTGTGAAAGGATCGATGACTGTTCATGGCTACACAAGCCAAGCAGAACTTGGAACTGTCGGGATTGTGCAAGAGGTAGAGTTAGAGCAAACTATCGGACCTGCGGTAGCCAGTCAAGGACTTCGAATCATAGGAACTCCGGAAACCACTACGTGGACTGTTCCGGGATCAGGGAGTTAACATGAAAATCTCAAACGTAAGTTCTATTCCGCAACAGGTCGGTATCGTTCTAGCGGATGGCCGTGTGGGAACTGTGCGTGTAATGGCGCGGGTCCGCATGGTAAGCCTACCCAATGGGTCTGTTGTAGATCCGCGCTGGGAGGCAGTAAACCCGGGCATCATCGTCAAAATTCCCGAAGATGGGGATGTTCAACTGGCGAAGCCTGTCTACAACAACGTTGAGCCGGCCAAGAATGAGGCAGCCTCGCTTCCTGCGGCTCCGGTACAAAAGATCAACAAGGAGTAAGCAATGGCGATCTATACACCAGGGGCAAGTAAGGTCATTATTAACGAGATTGACCTCTCGCAGATCGTGACTGGTGCTTCAGCTTCCGTTGGTGCCCAAGTGATTGTTAGCAATCAAGGTTCTCCGGAGCCTAAACTTTGGACCAATGGTCAAGATTATCTGGCTGAGTACGGCAACCCTAACGCCCAAATCTCGTTTGACGTGTACTGCGGCCTAGATTACTTCTCGGAAGGTAATCGTCTGTGGGCTCTGCGTGTCCTGGGTTCTGGCTACTCGTATGCGGGTACGCTAATGTATCAGAATGCGACTGGAGATCTGACAGAAATGGCGGCGGTAGCCGCAGGTGATGTCACAGATCCGACATTCCCCGACTGGAACGTAATCAAGCCGAATCCGACAGACACGCCCATTGCACTGTTCTATCCGCGTCGTGGCCCAGGTTCGTATGCTTCCAACATCGCAGTCGGTATCAGCAGCAACAACATCCTGCCCCCGACTAACGTAGCGGTTGCTTCTGCGACTACTGGTGGATCTATTCCAGCAGGCACATACACCTATCAGGTGGCTGCGCTTACTCCAGAAGGCCCTACTCTGGCCAGCGCTCAGGTGGTCTCTATCATTGCAGGCGGCGGTGTCACCAACTCGATTACGATTAGCTGGGATCCCGTTCCTAATGCCATCGGATATCGAGTTTATGGTCGTGTGACGGGTGCTACTTACGGCGGAATCGCAGACATTGGTCAAGGCACGTACCAATTCGTAGATACAGGGGCGATTGCGCCGAACACTACGCTTCAGCCGGTCACTACCGAACCCACTAATATTGACTTTGTTGTGCAAGTATTCGACACTGACGTTTCTACGTCACAGCCGGTCGAATCGTTCACCTGCACTCTAGAGCCCGGGGTCGACGGTGATGGCGTTGCAACCGAATTGATGGAACGAATCAACCCGTTCTCGCAGTATGTGTATGTCACATCTAACGTTCCGAATATTGTCGGTACACTGCCACGGGTCACGAACGCAGCTTACGTGAACATGGGTGGCGGCGATTCCGGTGCGGCCCCGACGTCCTTCGATGTAGCAGGGGCATGGGCTCGGTTCCAAAACCGTGAATTGTATGCTGTCAACCTGCTGATCAACGGCGGTCACGCGGATCCTGGTGTTCAAATGGCTATGGAGTCATTGGCCCGTACCCGAGGCGACTCGGTGGCGTTGCTCGATGTACCTTCCAACCAACAAACATTCCAGGCGGCAATCAACTACCGCAATCTGAGCCTGAACCTGAACAGCTCCTACGCTGCTCTGTTCTGCCCGGATGTGCTGGAAAACGATACGATCAACGGCAAACAGCAGTATGTTCCGTTCTCTGGATGGGCGGCTGCCTTGTGTGCCCGTACAGACCGTGTCGCTAACCCGTCGTACTCGATTGCTGGTCTGAATCGTGGTCTGGTTAACGTATTGCGTCTACGCTACAACTACGACCCAGGTCAGTCGGACGAGCTATTCAACGCACAAGTTAACTATACCCGCAACTTCGTGGGTCAGGGTATTGCCCTGTGGGAGCAACAAACTCTACAGGCCAAGGCAAGCGCTCTATCGTGGTTGTCCGTGCGTCGTATCGTGAACGTTATCAAGGTCTCGCTGTACCAATTCGGCCTGTATGTGCTCCAAGAGCCTAACGATGACTTCACGCGCCGTCAGCTAGTGGGCTCGTTCTCTGACTATCTGGAAACCCTGAAGAATGCTCGCGCACTATTCAGCTATTCGGTTATCAGCGATAACAGCAACAACTCTGCTGCTGACGTTAACTCTGGTGTTCTGCGCGCTACCGTTATTATCGTGCCGATCATTCCTGTGCACCAACTGATCATCGATCTGGTGATTAGCAAGCAGGGTGTGTCGTTCACCGAAACGCTGGCTGCTCTGGGCATCGGTTAATATCTGGAGGGGGCTCCGGCCCCCTCACATGCAAAGGAGTTAAGAAATGGCTATTACGCGTCAAGTTAATGCTGATCTGGACGAAATCGCTCTCAAAGACGACGGTACTACACTCATCGCAGGTACGGGGCTTCCTAACGGCGGCTTCTACCTTGTTGAAGATGGCACTCTGTCGCTGGGTATTGCAATTCGGTATCGTTTTAACAACGACGATATTCCGGAAACAGGCTGGGAACTGACTACCAATGAAACTGACGATCAAGGTCGTGACTGGGTATTCGTTATTACGGCATACATGAAGGATATCGAACGCCCCATTACGGATCTCTACGATGTCACGCTTCTGGCTACGACTATCGTGGGGGAAACGTTCTCCGTACCTTCGGTTAATCTACAGTATCTGGATGAACAATACATCCTGTATCCTCTACCCCGCGAAGATAACGAACCCAACACAGGCAAAGTAAACGTGGTCCAAGAAATCGTCTACCCGAATGTTCCACTGCTGTCAGGCATTTTCAAGCTGGGCTTCAGGGCGGTTAACAAGCAGACGGGGGAAGTTCTGGACAATACGATGGTTCTAACGGCGGTCGATCCTAAGATCGGTCAATTCGTTAACGATCCGGTTCTAGGTACGGGCGTCTACATCGGGGTGTAATTATGGCTTACGAATTCGTAGACCGTATTCTGGCCAGTCTCCCGAAACAAGAAATTGCACCGACACGCCAAACGGATACTTCCGAAGAAACTGTGCCTACTCAGGAAACGAAGCTGACTAAGTCAACGGACGATACTAAGTGGACTAAGCCTACGCGCAATACCGATATTGGCGTGACATCAACATAAGGAGTCGGCAATGGCCCGCACTAGCTTACAAGATGTTCTGTCGCTGGGCGACGTTGCCCAAACATGGAACTTCGACCTGTTCTTCCCGTATATTCCGGGATCAGCTTCGTCACGTGACCTCACGTTCCGCTGCATGACCACGGACCTACCGGGCACTCAACTAGAAGTCGTTGAAGCACCGCTTCACGGCGTGGTAATTCCCTACGCGGGTCGCCGCATGTTTACCCAGACCATGAACGTTACGTTCTTGGAAACGTATGACTGGGGAACTCGCGAGAAGTTCCGTCGTTGGATCGCAATCGCTCGCGACTGGCGCACTAACAGCGGTAGCTTCTTCGCTACCTATGCTGTCGGTGGCGTTCAACTTGTGACGTACAACGATATTCCGCAGCCGGTTAACGTAACTCAGCTGAACTACGTGTGGCCGACCGAAATGCAAGAAGTTGCACTGGACGGCGGTCAATCTGGCCTAGTTCAATTGACGGTCGTCTTCAAGTATGTCGACTGGGAAACAGTTTAATTTAGGTCTTGGCCCAATTACAGACCTCCATACGTGCCTACCCAGAGCCTATAGTCTTGAATGATCTCGACATAGGCCGTGAGGTTCACAAGTCAAAGGACTAATAATGAGTATCTTTACTTCGCGTGACAAGATCTGCTCCGTTAACATTACAGATCATCGCATGGTTAGCCCCACTCTGGCTAAGGTCGTTATCGCTTGGACGGGTAATCCGACGGGCAACGACGTAGCAGAAGTGCTGACCGCCTCTCTAGACAACATGGCTTCGCCGGTCGAATACAGCTTCCGTCAACTGACGGACAATTCGGCGGTGGGCTTCATCCGCTACCAGCCTACGGTTCAGCCGTGGGACGAAAGCGAAATCCGTGCCAGCTTCAAGGTTATGGGAAGCCACGGCAACATCATGATGGATACACGTGACCGCACCCTGTGGGAAATCAAGGATGACGGTCTGGGCAACAAATTCCTGGCCCGCAATGGCACGGAAAATCTGGCAGAGATGCTGGAAGCCCGCGTCAACAAAGACGTGATGTCGGTGCCGCGCCTCAGCCGTGTGGTTATGGCTCGCGCTGTTCCAGGCGAGTTTGCCTCGTTCGTTAACAAGTACGGCGACATGGACCACGGCTTCGTGACCCACACCAAGCCTGAAAAGTTCAAGGTGGTTTCTGCCTCGACTGGCGAGCATGTGGTTGTAGCTAACGAAAACGTCGTGTCTCTAGTTCAAGTGCCGGTCTCGCAAGAGCACCACAAGGCTGTCGTTGCCGCTGTCAAGGGTAACGAAGCAGGCAAGGGCGCAGGCGATTCGGTTGACTACTGGCGCGAACTGTACAAGCTGTGGGAAGGCACTGGCGTCAATGACGGCGGCGCTACCAAGTCTTACATCGATGACATCGTTCACCAAGTTAACAGCGACACTCCTCTGGGTGGCAAGCTGTAATCCATGAAAAAGCCCCGGCTCCAAACGGAGACCGGGGCTTTTGAACGACCAGAAGTTCTAGTAGTTGTACCGGGACTTGGCTTTCTGTTCGCGGCGTTGCTGCTTGGCACGCTCTGTCAGTTGCTGGGCAACGGTTCGAATGACAAAGTCACGCTGAGCTTCCGTGTAAATGCCAACGGGCTTGTTCTGTACGTAAAGCTCACCTGTTTTAGGATTCCATAAAACAACTCCGCCCAAATATGCCTTAAGGTTGGTGAGTGGTGCTCGCTCCTCAGGTTCAGATCTTTTCTGAATCGGAGGGCTTGTCGGCGATACATAGGGGGTCTGTGCCTTCAGGTCCGTCCCCTGAGTTATCAGTGTCGGAGAGGCGGTGAACAATCGTGCGATTGAAGGGGTCGACATGGGTAAGTTCCACAAAGGTGCGTCCCTTAGTGCTGATCTTCTCATCAATCAGCTTTCTCACAGCATTCGCTAAATTCCCGGCACCATAATCGAGTAAAAACTTGATATGGTCCTCAGTCAGCTTCATGCTAAAGGACTTCATTGGCTTGTTACGAGGTTGAGACATGGGATCCTCAACCGGGCTCCATTAGAGTGGATCGAGCAGATAGCTGTCTTGGGTAGGGCGATTGCCAATCGGCAAATCGTCTACTGAGTCCAGATAATCAACCATTAGAAATTCTGGACCTTCGTCATAGAATTTGACGTGAAACCGGGCCAGCGGCTGCTTCATAAGCTCGTACAGCGTTCGGGTCTTGTTCTTAAGATCAGTGAGGTCCTCACAAGTGATCGGCAGATAAACAACCCACTCCTCGGTGAGGTCAGAGGTGAGATCACTCTGATACGCCAGATATAGCTGTTGAGTTTCTGGGTGACGAACTACCCACAGCAAATCAATGCCGCTGACTGAGATCAACGATTCAGTAGACTCTACTTCGCGAACACTCTTCAGATCCAACATCTAATTTTGCTCCGGTATAGTTTTGGTTAAGGCACTTGCTATATAACAGGGCCGCGCCGCCACGGTTAAACGGGTACAGGCGCGGCCTTTAGTGTGGGGTAGGTGTGGGGGTACGTGGTAGTACCGCCAGCCGTGCCACGCCCTTTATTTACGGTCGTAGGAAGGGGTGCGGTGAACGTCGGACAAGGGGGCTCCGTTCTTCTGCTCTCGGTGCATGTTACACAGACGCCATGCTGCGCGCTCGTTCGGGCAGTGAGTCCAGCCAGTGTTGCGGTTATCCGGTTCCACTTTACCGGACCCGTACCAGTGGTAGAGTGGGACACCTTTGTACATAGCGGCCCATTTGCCGGAGTATCGGTAGTAGACCACACTGTAGTCAGGGTCGTACTCGGCGGAGTCCTCCACTAGTTCACCCTCAATGCGGGTGGCCTGAGGCCCGGTCACCAGAGCTACGGCAGTGGCAACGAGCGGCTTCTTTTTCCACCAGCTCATTCTTCCTCCTCTGCGCACCAATGGCACTGACCACCATCAGGAGCACGACCGTCTACCATAGGACGCGGCTTTACACCGTAATAGGTATGACCGCACCCTCGACATTTAGGATGGGCGTAACCTTCAGGAACGGACCAGGAGCCAGCATCTTTGTCCCACACAGGGGTTTCGGTTGTCATTTTCCCACCATCGCTTTTAAGGTGAGCGAGAACAATCCGTCCCGCACCACACCGGGTTCTACCGTAAGAGCCTCTGCACGCAAATACAGATTCTCCAGCTCAATCTGAATCTCAATAGGCATTGGCTCCAAGACTTCAAAGTGACGGTCTTTCAGCAGGCGTAAGCACTGAGTAGCCATTGTGCGAACCTGCTGCATACGTTCGGTATATGTACCGATCGAACCTTCGTCTGAAACTACCGAACTCGGGTCTGTGTCTTGAATAAGCGTCAGGAAGCCTACAGCCTGCTTGAGCGCTACACAAATGAACCCCACGGTCGGGGCAACTGGCGGAATGCGATGCGGCGCGTGCAAATCAGTTCGCCAGTCCTCGACTTGCATTCGCAAATCAGAGTCGGGCGACAGGGCTATCGCTAAGTTGACGAGCAGCGTGAGGATCTCCGTATCACTCTCGATCTTATGGAGATCCTCGGTAGTTAAGTAGCGGTCAGACATGGATAATCTCCCGGCCCGCAGTCAGCTCGTGCATGCGAAACATGCCTTCCAGGATCTGCATCTTGTTGGATTCGAGTTGTGAGTGGAGTGCATCCAAATCCCGGTGAATCTGGGGACGCACCACGCGAATCTGGGCAGCACGCATCATCTGAAGCGCGTTACGCGCTTGCAAGTTAGCGTGGAACGTCAAATCCGTAGGGCCGTAGACCCGCTGGTGGGCATCGCAGTTGCGGCGCATTTCGTAGACGAATGCCAGCACCTGATAAAAAGGCGGAGCAACATCATCAGCGAGCAGGTCGCTCATGCTAAGGGCGTCCATGTCGTGGCGCAGTTTGCTCTTGATATAGTCAAGAGCCCACGTTACGCCATGGGCCTGAATGTCAGTTGTTTGGAACATCGGTTTTACCTTTCAGCACGGTGCGTACCATATCCACAATGCGGGATGCGTCTTCGGACGTAGGCATCGTCTTCTTGTCGTCCGAGACTTTTGCGTCATCCATAAGTTGCAGAATAGTAGCCAGCTCCTTCACCACAGTCTGGAGCTCGGGGTTGTTAGGGTCCAGCAGAATTTTCTTGTCTCGGGTACTCAGGCGGTCTTCCATGTATTTATGGGTAAACGCCCGCTTCGCATAGAGCTTGGCAATGGCATAGAACTGGTGGAGGGTAATCGTACCCCGATCCAGTTCCTTGTAGGCGTCCATCACTTGGTCAGCCGCGCCGCCGTGCTTGTTCAGGATCTCCAGATGACGCCCGCGCAGATCAAGATATGCTTGACGCACTTTCTTGTTAAGTGCTTTCATATCTTCCGGCAGCTCAGGCACAGTAAGGTCAATGCCTAAGTCATTGCCCACACGCTCCGCGCAGGAACGTAGTGACTCGTCGTGATTCTCCTGAGACATGGAGATTTTCAGCAACGAGATCAGACCGTTGATCAGGGGTGGGTTGCCCGGACCCGAAGGCATGAGGTCCGTCAGATCCAGAGACGCCACTTCCTTGTCCAGGTCCTGGGTCAGGTACTTACCGATAAGTACAGGACCCGATTCCGAGTCAGCACCCATGGTGAGTTCGCGAAGGTTGGAAATAGGCATACCGAAAATCCTTTTATACGATAGTTAGGTAATGGCCTATTATAAACAGGGTTGCGCTGGCGTGTAAAGCATTACTCCGGTCGGCGAGCAATGTAGACCGGGTCCGGCTCGTCATCCCAGGACTTGAGTTCAACCAACCCTACTAGAGCATCGGTCAGGCTCTCATAGCAAAATCGGCGGCTCCAACCGATATCAGTGAGCTTCGTGTACAGGGCAACTGTGAAAGCCAGTCGGCCGATACCAGCATACGTACCGTCCGGCAGAACACGCACATGGGTATAGCCTTCTTCTTGGAGCCGCGCCAGAAGCGGGTCAGGCATTTGGGTCTGAGTCATGGGGGATATCCGTGTGGGTCCAAGTGACAGTCAGGTAGTCCAGAAGATCGGTAAGGGAAGTAAGTTGGCGCTCTGCCATCACGTGAAGACTACAATCGTATTCGTGTATCCTAACACTTTCTGCATCAGAGTCAACGCCGAACGTCAGTACCCCGTATTTTGGGCGCTTAGGCCGATTGAGGTTCGTCATAAACCCCATACGAACAACGGTCCCGTGAGGCATGTTAGCGTCAGATACGGTCACACTGATGTTAGGGCAGCCAAGCATTTTCGGCCAATAGGCCAGAAGCGGAGCCAGCACCATCATCAGCTCGGTGGAAATAGATTCCGCTGCCTCAGATTTCTGGGGGTCAATGGCGTCCCATGCCGCTTGCATAAAAGGACGGGCTGTCATTTGACCACCAAATCCGGGTGAGAAAGGTGATGGAGGAAGAAATCCACAACTTCCACGGGGTCCTTGGTAGTTATATCTTCCAGCTCAATGGTTGGGTCATTCAAGTCATACGTCTCCGCGTAGTATTCGCCATCGCGGCCGATCCGGAGGGTCCACGGAGACTTAATAAGGTCGGTAGCCTCTGACCACAAAACAATGAACGCAGAGCTCTTGTGGGTATCACGTGTCATAGCCGCGTCAAGAGGCCAATTCTGTACGAGAATTGCGAGACTAGCCCGCAGCGCATCCGCCTCTTCCTGGGTAAGTCGTGTCCGGAAGACCTGCATCAGCTCTTCGATATTGTTGAGATTCATGGTCTTCCTACTGCGGAGTAGCGGGTGCGCCGTGGGTAGCACTCGCCCACGGGTCGGGAGCCTTCTCGGCTTCCGGCTCCAGATATTTGGTGATAAGTTCTGGGTCTATGGCAGCCGCCAGTTTATCCGCACCTTCCGGTAGAAAAAAGATGAACATATCAGGCTCGTGACCTTTCCGGGCCACATACTGGTCAATCATGGAACCCGGCATAATTGTCCGGTCTCCGAAATACATGGAGCCGCCGTTCGCGTGCATGCGCGTGCTGACGAGGTTAAACAGCTCCTGGTCGCTGATGCCCTTTTCCTTGGCCTGTGCGATAGTCATCCCCGACAGGTGCTGGACCGCGTAGGACATGATATCACTGGCCCCACGCCACGTCTGGACCAGAAGCTTCTTACCTTCTTGGAGAAGATGCACCACGCGCTTGGGATCAGAGGTCAGCAGGATTTCAATGTTGGTATTCTCAAGAACAGGCATATCCGCTCCTAGTGACGAGTGACTGACGCTTCTTTCAGAGTCTTGCCAGTGGCCGTCTTGACTGTATCTTCCAGCTCCGGGTCGAAATAAAGGATGTACTGAGGCGCGTGTCCGGTCGCTTGGGTGTAGCTCTTGACAGCGTCTTCGACGTTGATGGTCGCGCGCTTGTAGAAACCAATGCGGCGCTGGTTATCGCCGGACAGGTTCATGTATTCCTGGCCCGCGTTGAGGTAGTGCGCCATGTTCGAGGTAAATTCGTCGACTGTGATATCCAGGGCGCAGATCGTGATGCTGGCAATCAGAATCTCCGGGTCAACCGCCGTGAAGAGCACGATGCGGCGCTCCGGGTCCTTCATCATGGTAATCAACGAATCCAAATCGCTGGTTCCCATAGCCACATAGTGCTGGTCAAACGTGGAACTGAACTCCTTGGAGCTGCGACCAATATCCATAGCGCGCCTTTTATAGCTGGGGTTAGGGTGTAAAGCAATATTATACAGCTAACCCCAGGGCAGCGCAAACTATTTACACGCACCGAGCAGGTTCTGGAACGAGGTCGGTGTGAGTTAGAGTCATGGCGATCAGAGGGAAAAGTACCAGCAACGGATCCACCGTGGTGTTCCCAGTAGGCATCGAATGGGCCGGGAACGTTTTGAGCACGGCCATCGTATCGCTGTCTATCAGAAGACGGACGTGGGTCCCGACCTGATGAGGTCGCCAGAAAAGTACATTCGATCCGGGGCCTCGCAACATCAGGTCAGGTGGCGGGCACCCCATGAGTGAAAGTCTGCGAAAAGCACTTCGAATCCGTAGACGAGCCACGGAAGATTCACCAATGGTGACAGCCTCGTCTATGTAAGAATCCCAGTCTTTGAATTGGAACTTTCCGCTCATACGGTTGTCAATAGATCTGGATGGTTGAGAGCCTGCATGAGCAGGTCTATGGTGTCGTGCGGAGGGAGCCCTGAATAGCGCTGAACACCCATGGGTGTACCGGGGGTGTACATACGCAAGACACTAGGCTGTCCACGACGCTGGCCCAAGTACATGCGTCGGCCGAACTGATCCCACACGAATCCGATGCCTTCGTTCGGCTGCTCCATAGGGTGAAGCATTCGGGTAGGCGCGGGGCACCCATAGCGTCGGAGACACGTGAACACGTAGCCCAGACGGTGCTTATCCACGGGCGATAGATTAGTCGCGTAGATATGTAGCCGGGCCGAAGGCCAAGTGCCGTCGTAGTCGGCCATCAGTGGAGCACCGGCTTTTCGCTGGATCCGGATTCCGCGTCGGCGGCAGCAAATTCGGCTTCCAACTGAGCACGCCACTGCTCAACTTCCTTGGATCCCCGCTCGATGGCGTCCAGAACTTGGGCGTCCATGTTCGGATGGGCTTTCAGGTGGGCAAGGTGGTCTTCGTGGAGCAGCAGCGCTGCTTCGGTGATGGCGTTCGCCTCGTCGTTTTCAAGCGCATGTTGAGCCAGAGTGTGCGCCACGCGACCTTTCGGAGCGTAAACGATGTCACCCCCGCCCGAACGGAGAAAGCCTTGAGCGACGGGCACCATGTCGATCCAGGAGCGGGTACGGAAATGAGCTTCGGTGCCGAATTCCGGGTGCTTGTCCTGTTCCAGGTAGGTCAAGACCGAGTAGTAGAAGCCTAGGCTGTCGAACTCGCAGCTCACAAGCAGCGTCTTACCGGCAAGCGCTTTGCTCACCAGCATCGGCAGGTTGTCGGTCAGGTAAGCGTCTTTCACATCAATGGTAGAGGTATAGGGCATAATCGTCAGTTGGTTGTTGCAAAGTCCGTATGGGACAGGTGAAAAATCAGGTCATCTGCTACCTGATCGGGGGTCTGAGCATCGGGACCTTCCTTGACCCAGAAGTAAGGTCTGTTCATAACCCATCCGAAGTATTCATTGGAAAAGACGAAGGTCACCCGGTGGTAATACGGGATGGTCAGTTGCCAAGTGAGGCTACCTCTGACAGACCCAATGCGGCCCATGGAGGGCGGGTCTATGAGACCCGCCATCTGAAGTCTCAAGAGCACGATACGCACCTTATTGCGTATTGCCTGTGGATCCTGGGTCTTGGTCAGCCTGCTCAACACAGTCTCAGTCACCTGTTCCCAGGTCGGATCTTCTAGGATTGTGAGTTCAGAGGCCATCTATGATGGGCACCATATCAGGGTGAACAAGACGGGCGTAGGCATCCTGGACAAGCGCGGGCCACGTGTCGTAGTCTTTGGAGATAGATTCGTAGTTATTCGGAATCTTCCGGTAGCCTGTCATGAGCACTGTCTTGCGAATGGATTCCGTGTGCAGGAACAAAACGTGCGGAATGTTGGGGTTGGGCTTCATATGGTAATGAAGCACTACGTTCGACCGCTGAGCATCCGCACCATACCGGGCAAGCATTACAGGCGACACCCCATGAGCACGAAGTCGTTGGCTTGCCCTCAAAAGAATGTGCGCCGCCTGAGGCTGGTACGGCTGTATCCATTCCAGGAGTTGGACGCGCACGTCAGATGGCTTGGGATCTCGAATGAGAATGCTGCTCATCGCTGGTATTCCTCGTTGGTGGTCACCACATCAGGGTGGATAAGATAGGCTGCGAGGGCGCGAATCAGCACCATAGTATCCTGCGTGTCCCGAGCTTCGTTATCCAGGAGAACCGCCGTGTAGGTCTCGGCCTCATAGTGGCCGACCGTGCATCGGTCGTGGTAGACGACCAGGAATGGGTACGAAGCCGCTTTCGAGGGTTCCCACACCAGAGCAATACGAGGCTCTGTGCGCTTAATGTCGTCTGGTTCCCGGTCCGTTAGGATAACCCACGAAGGCAGGGCCACACCTCGATCCGTTAGTCCTTTAACCGTCTGGAGGGCACACGCTCGGGTGTCCTCGTCAATACCGTAGTTGTGGATCGCGAACTTGACGTCGTTCCAGTCCCGGGGTTTAGCTCTCGGCATCGTTACATCCTGTTACAGTGTAGACCAGATTCCCAGGTCTGGCAATCAAGTCCGGGTGAAGAAGTTGGGTCACGAGGAGGGCTAGAGTGTCCGTGGCCCCAACTGCTCTTTGTTTCAGCTCAGGAAATACGGCGTGCGGCTCAAACTCGTACACGGAACCCTTGGGCGCGTAGTCCTCAAGATGGATCTTCATCTCGGTGTGATCCCGTACCTGATTAGGGTTAGGATACCAGGTCAAGACCGTGATTTCGGGGGTAGCTACAACTAGCTCCGGGGGTTTGACCAGAGAACTCGCCTGTTTTAGGACCCAGAGAGATTGTTCCCTGGAGACCTCCTCCAGATCCATGGTCTGTGCGTATTCGCGAATCTTGTCCCAGTTCCAATTGCTGGCTATGCGCCAAATCTTACCCATGAACGGCTCGCTGACCCAGATGTTGATCGATAGCGCTCAACAGATCACGAGTGCCACGGAGCCGGAACAGGTATTCCGTACTGCTAATCTGACGAATGGGGACCATTCTGGAAAAGGCCCACACGTGGCGACCCCGAAGGGCAAGACACAACTTATGCTGAGGATACCAGAGCCGGACAAGGGTGCGGTTCAAGGACATGACAGGAGGTGGTCCCAGCCGGGTATGAGCCACCTGAATGCCAGCCGTGCATAGGTTATGAACGTACACGGAACTGGGACCGTGGATTCCCAACTCGTATATGGAGGTCAGTAGGTCGGGGTTTAGAAATTGGGGCATGGGCAGCGGGTTTATAGGTTAGGGGTTACTTGCGGCCTATGTTACCACGCTTTGCCCTGTATAACAATTACCCGTACCGTATAACAAAAATAGGAGGTAAAGCCCGAATGGTACCTCTAGGATCTAGAGTCTGAAAGGGGGGTACACCCCCTAGATCCACCTTCTGGACTACTTCTTGATCAATGACGCCAGATCTTTGCTAGTCCAGGGTATGTCCAGGTGGTAGTCTAGCGTGTAGTCATCTGCGTGACCGATCAGCCTCTTGAGTTCGACAATCACGTCGTGCCATGTCCCCGTCTGCTCGATGCGGACATCCAGCCGAGGCCGGATCACAAGCTGCCCCACATAAAATGCAGCGGGCCGGATTGCCATGTATACGCCTTGCGGAAAGAAGATCTGGACTTTAGGTTGCGCACTCGACCCTGGACTGGATTCCAGCGTACGAGGATCGGGGGAGTACACGCGCCACGGAGACGGCACTCTGTAGTTCTGAGCCATCTGGGTAAAGATGTGGAAGGTGTCCCGTATATGAGGGTTGAGACTAGGCATCTTCTGGACCAGTTCTATGATCTGGTCCCAGGTGGGGTTATCGAGTTCCATCTTACAGGGGAGTCTTCAGGTTGTTAATCAGGTCAGGGTGGCTCGCATGTCGTATAACAAAGTCTACAATAGTGTCCACATCGTCACCGACCTGATATAGAAACTCACCAGTCAGTACGTCTTTGACCCGAGCTCCTATGCCTTCAGGTGTCGCCCAGGTGAAGACGCGGACCGTGGAGTTATAGTTCCAGATCAGATTTGCGCAGCTGGAGGTCAGGTTCATGACCTGAGGTGGAGGGAGGCCGTAAAACGACAGACCTACGTTAACGCTTAGGAAGCGTCTCCGGACAGTCTCCGGCAGGTGCTCCATATTGGTTTGCACCTGATGACTGATGACCGACCAGTTGGGGTCGGCTATGGTATCGAGCATAGTTTAGGTCCTCAGTCCAGCAAATCCGTGTGTGAGAGTGCCAGGGCCATAGGGATACGGAAGTCACCTTTGATCCCAATGTTCTCATGGACCACCTCTGTACCGTCGTTGCGTATAGTGGTCACGACTACCGTTTGATTACGGATCCATACACGTACCCGCCCCCACGTGAAGATCCAGCTAAGTAGAGCCTGGAGAGGGTGCTCGCTCAGGATACGGGCAGTGACCGGAACAGGATAGGACTGTTCTTCAATCTGACGAACAATGCGTAGAGCGTAAGCCCGGTCTGCTGGGTCCAGGTCGGGTCGGTTGAAGAACGACTCCAGTTGCTTCATCTGTTGGGAACGGTTAGGATTTGTCTGCAAATCTTGGTCTGCCATGGGCTTATGCGGGCGCTGTTTTGGTTAGGGCTTGCCATACTACCCTTGTTTGTGGGGTTTTGTACAGGGGGCGCTAGCTTTACGGCGTAAAGCGGGCCATAAAACCGAGCGTTAGAGTCCGTTCTAATAGGTCTTAGGATTTGCTTGCAAATCCGGGTCTATAGGGCGAATGGTACCAGACTCAGGAATGAGTTCTAAGGAGGTACACCCCTATTGAGGGCGGTTCTTAACTCGGTAGCGAACGGTGGATGGAGCTATGCCGAACATACGAGCAATCTTCTTATTAGGAAGTCCTCTGTCTACCATTTCATACAGTAGGTCTACACTGTACAGATCCTGCTTTGGAATGCGGCCAGTCCCGTTTCTGTAGGTTCCATGGGTCTGTGCGTCCCTTGTGTTCATACGGGCGTTTCCCCAACGTAGATTACGGAACCAGTTGTGAGTTGGGTTCCCATCCTGGTGGAGTACCATAGGGTAGGACATTGGATTCGCTATGAAGGATAGGGCTACTAGTCGGTGGACTAACATCTTACGCTCACGCAGCATTACTTGCTGGTAGCCGTAGCGATCTAGGAAAAATTTCTTCAGAATTCCCGGTCGTCCATTGAGAACCATCAGTTCCATGCCGTCCCAGGTTTGGTTCTGAGGCACATACGCTGCCCATACGCGCCCATGGTCAGAAACTGCATACATTTCGTCTATAGAGGCCCACCGTTCACTACCGTCGTCCAGAGGTCCCTCATCGAGATATTGAGTGTTTATATCCATAGGGGTGCGCTTTTGGAGGTTGGAAACCTCTAGTTTACGGTCTGTGCAAAAATCGTCATACGGCTGAGGAATTTATTCCTCTAAACCCCGAATGGTACCTCCAGGAAAACTGGATAGAACACGGGTACACCCCCTGAGTCGGTCAGATGGGTCATAAGTTTTCTGGAGTCTATGTTTGTATAACAGAGGTTTCTGTAAAACTCGTCATAGCAAAAAACCCAAAATCGCGGGCCATGGGTAAAAACCCTAACCCGCCTGTGATCGCCCCCCCCCTATGGGGTATGGGGGTAAGCCCTAACCCGTGCGCTGCTGCTGCTGCTATGCGTTGACGGGTTAGGGGGTTGCCCTGCCCTAGAGGGTTAGGCGGTTATACACCATGTGCCCGATATCGCCCACAATCACAAGGGCTAGGGCTATGCGAATGCCGGTATCGGGCCATACGCGGATAAACCAGTTAGGGCGATACGGTACGGGGATAACGGCCCCGTTAGGCAGGCCCCGCGCTTTGCGTTGCGTGGCCGCGATAAGTATACGGCGCTGGCGATTGACACGGGCCATTACTACGCCGTACAGCATGGCATACAGCACAAACGCATAGCCCGCCGCAAGGCCAGGGTTAGCTAGTGCTAGGTCGATCATATTTTGAGGCATGGGGTTATACCTATAGGGGTTAGGGGACTACAGTATAACACGAAAACGGGGTAAAAGAAAAGCCCCGCTAGGGGGCTTGTGTTTCACGTGAAACAAGGGGCTATCGCCATGCGTCATCAAGGCAGGCGCGTATAGCGATAGGCAATGCGGTACGCAATGGCGCATAAGCGGTTAGGCCGGGTTCGCCCGAGATATAACCCGCCAGCGCCATATTAAACAAGCCTGCCCGGTGGATATGCTTAGGGTTGTCGGCAAGCCAGCATTCTAGCAAGGCGAAACAGCGCGGCATACTGCGCACGTGATCGGCTATTTCTTGCGCCAACCATTCAGCGCTAGGGGGTTCGGCAACCCCGATCATTTCCGCGTTATACCCATGCGTTAGGGCTTGCGTAGTAAGCGGGAAATAGGCGGCGCGTTCGGCTTCGGGCGCTTCGCATACCTTAGCCAGTAGCTTAAAGGCGTTTTCAATCTGAAAGCAGGTAACGGGCGGCGTTCGCATGGGGTTATACCTATAGGGTTAGGGGGCTACAGTATAGCATGCAAAAGGGGCTTGCGCCCCCGGTGTTTTACGTGCGAATCAGAGTACCATTGGCGATATCATCAAGGATAGGCACGGCGTAATCCCGGTAAAAGCTGGCGGCAACTTCGGGCGCGACACCTAGCGCTAGGGCCTGCCCGCCGCGCCCATCGGTGTTATACCGTTGCCCGTCGCGTACCAATTCGGATACGGCATTGATAAACCGGGGCAAGTTTTGCGCCGGGTTTTGCGACAAACGTACCTCTAGCGCCATAAGCGGGCTAACGCCAGGGGCTACGGGCGGCGTATCGGGTTCGGCCAACATATCCATATGTTCTACGGCCCACGTATCCCGCGCCGCGTATAGCACGACAGGCCATTGCACAAGGGGCGTTTGCGCAAAGCGCGAAGGGGTAAGCGGGGCAACATCCAGCGCGGTAAGAATGCCGATTAGGGCCGCATGCACTAGGGGGTAAGTGTTAACGCCTGCCGCCTGCATAAATCGCGCCTGTTGAACTAGACTTTGTGCCATGTTGTTATACCTAGGGGTTAGGGGACTACAGTATAACACGGTTTCGGGCCACGTGCGCAAGGGGGTTAGGCCAAAAGAAAAGCCCCGCTAGGGGCTTGTGTTTTACTGTAGTGCTAGGGCTTGGCGGGCCGCATCGGCATACTTGCCATTCTCTACCATATCCCACGTAAAGCCGGGGGCAAGCGTTTGGAAGCATTCGCAAGCATCGCCCCATACCAGCACGGGCCACGCTTGCACCATGATAACGACACCGCTAACCACGCGGATAATATCGCCGTCGCGGATATCGTCGCGCATTTGGGTTTCGTCGTAGGCGTCGCTTGCATCCATGCGGGACAGGTCGTGTAAGGCCATTTGTATAACTCCGGTTAGGCGTTAACCGTTTTGGTTAACGTGCAACTAGTATAACACGGTTTAGGGCCGTGGCGTACACCTAGGACAAACCCCAATGCAAAAAAGCCCCGCTAGGGGGCTTGTGTTTCACGTGAAACACGGGCTAGTTAATGTCGCGGAAAACGTTATGCAGCATCGCCAAAAATTGAGCGGGTACATGCCGCTCAATTTCAAGCAAACGGTTATACGTTAGTTCGCCGCTTTGATCCGCCGCCCATTGCGCGGGGCCATAGTCGGCGGGGCGTTCGGCGGGCATGACATACCGGCCTTCGGTGCGGTACTGCGCGGCTATGTATTCGGCAACCATGCCGACAACATACGCGGGGCTTTCTTGCAAAAAGCATTCAAACACGGCCATATCGTTATCGGGGCTTATGTACTCGCCTAGCAAATGCGCTTGTTCGCTTTCGGATTGGATGATACCCAATCCCGTATAACGCGCATCATCGGGGTATGCCGTGCAACCTTGCCATACGCTATACAGGCAAGGCAGGGCGCGGGCGGATGCGATGAATTCGCGGGTTTCTACCGGGTCGCATTCGTCGCGTTGCCATTGGGATAGGTGCGAATCCGGTATAACGCCAGGGGCCGTAAGGGCGTTAAATGTCGCGTCAAATTCCGCAGCAATGCGCGCCATGGTGGATTGTGTGGGGGTATACGTGGGGGCCATAGAATCGCCTTGTTATACGGGTTAGGGGACTACAGTATAGCATACAAAAAGCCCCGCTAGGGGGCTTGCGTTTCACGGGAAACAAGGGGCTTTCGCCCCGGGCTTACCACGTATAGAAACCCTTGCAAAACCCGAGATACCCGCCCGTCGAATGCTTGCGGTTTACCAGTTGGCTAAGGTTGATCGCGCCGACCCAGCGCCCCCACGGTTCCACGTAAAACACCACGTAATCCGCGCTAGGTGCATCGGCGCGCTGATCGCGGTCGAAATGGGTAGCGGCGCGTTGCGCCATATCGGCGGTGGCCTTTTCGGCGGCTTGTTGCGTGGCGTAATTCTTGCACGGGTTTTTATTGGTGGCGCGGTATTCTTCAATACGTGCCGTAAGCGTGGTAATGATGTTTGCCATGGTAAGCCCTTTAAGAGAATTCGTTAGCTGTATTGCTAACGTGAAACCAGTATAACACGGTTTAGGGCTTTGTGTACTACCTAGGGCAAACCCGTATGTAAAACACAACAAGCCCCGGGTTAGGGGGCTAGTGTTTCACGTGGAACAACGGCGGGCTATTCGTCGGTTTCGTATTGCGCGATACGATCAAGCATGGCCCGTATTTCATGGGGCAGGATGCTATCAAATGCCGCGTTAGGCGATAGCGGGCTTTCGTGCGTTACGTCGCCGTTACCCATGTATTGCACCATGCGCGCATACAGGTAATCGGCTATTACGTTCTCGCGCCGGTAATCCTGGTTCCACGCGCTAACCAATGCCCACGCCTGGAAATATTGCGCCGCGTTGTCAAATGGGTTATACGCGGTTTCGGGATCAGCGCTAGGGGCTTGCGCTTCAATTTCCAGCATGCGGCAATGCACCCAATGCAGCAAAACGCAAAGCTGCTGGATGTTGTCGCCGCGCATATCGGCATGCTGCGCGGTAATCAAGCCGCTTTTGTTCGCGGGGCCAAAGTGTACAGCCGTATCAATCGCGGCCTGTAGTACGGTTAGCGTAATGGGATTGTTATGCACGGGGTAGCCTATATGGGTTAGTGTTTCACGTGAAACAGTTAGGGGTTTTGC